CGATCAAGATTGCCATGAACACCGAGAAGCCGGCAAAGCTGAAGGCGTGGTTGGCAGAGATCGAAGATCGTGCACTGGCTGAGCGCATGATCAAGTGGTTGGAGGCGAACAACAAGAAGCACTTCACCGCTCTGTATCTGCCGGAGTCGATCCTCTCCACGATCGGTATCCCCAAGGAAGTGATCATCGGCGTCAACATCCGCAAGCTGATCTTTGCAACGATGGAGCCGTTCTATCTGATCCTGGAATCGCTGAACATCCACATGAAGAACAAGTGGCTGACGCGACTGGTGTCGGACAAGGTCGAGATGATCATGTCCACTCCGAACGAAGATACAGCTGTTCTCGAAATCGAGGAAGAAGAAGCCGACGAAGATCCATTCGCAGGAGCATACGCGAATCTGGACAGCTTCGGCTCTAGCGACCTGGATTGGTTCGACGAGGAAGCTGAGGAAGAAGAAGAGGAAGAAGACGCGTAAGGGCATAGAGGCAGGGGCTCGCGCCCCTGCCTCTGCTTTATGTCCCTGGTACGTTGAGGAACCGGGAGATGTTGTTGTTGATCTCGTCCATCGACTTGTCGAAGGTTGCGTCGTCCAACCCACCCTTGAGCGAACGATCGCTTTCCATGATCTTCAGACCAATGGCGATCTCATTCAAGTAGCGCTGATTGACCTCACCGTACAGACCGTCGTTGGCCTGAACCAGATAGGAGATCACCGGGATGTGAGCCAGCGTGATAGCCCAGTTCACATAACGGTTGCGCAGCGGCAACTTGAAGTCCATGACCTCACGGACGTTGTTCTTGGTGATCGCTGGTAGCGCTGCAATCATCGCAGGGAAGTCAGCACGGCGCGTCTTGGAGACATGCACGTACTGCTCCAGAACATCGTTCACAAGGTCGTGGTAGTCGTTCAGAGCGAAGCTGTTGGTGTTGCGGGTCTTCGGTACGTCCAGACCCATCAGCAGGTACAGCATGCGATTGAACAGCGCCACGTCCAGCTGAGAGCGCATCATGTTGGCCAGAGGCAACTGCGTCAGGAACTGTACGATGGCCATGTTGCGATCAGGGTAGGCTCCTTGTGCATCGGACCACATCTTGAACTGGGCGCCGAGCATGGGCAGGTTGACCAAGAACACGCTGATCCCACCGAAGTCATTTCGACCATTGGGGAAAGGCATGTTCAGATCAGTGGAGGGATGGCGCAGTACACGCACCGGCTCCAGATCCTGCCAGGTGTTCTCGATATCACTGACATCGAAGTCAGAGATGTCTGCAATCACCACCTCGTTGCTGCCCTTACCGTAGAACGACCCATTGCGAGTCATCTCACCCTTGGCCAGGATGGATGTCATCTGCATGGACATCGACCGGTTCAACGCCATGTCGGCGAAGCGATCTTTGTAAGTTCTTACGTCCAAGGACAATGGTACGGAGGTGGATGCCAAGAAGCGTGAAAGAATGTGCGTTGTGGCTACGGACTGCGGATTTTGGCGATGCCAGTTGATCGCCGTGGACAGGTTCTGTTGGAGCTGCCGACGGACGTATTCAAACCGACCTATCACAACCTGACCGCGACTCCACGTCGCTGAGGGGTTGAAGATGTCGAGCATTGAGTGCTCCAGAATAAGTGGTAAGCTACACAGTATTTGCAGGACTAGCTGCAGGGAGTGCGTGTAAAAAAATACGCATTCTCACCCTATGGTATAGGGAAACAACCCCTCGGCAGCTTCGGCTGCTGAGATATGCGGGGAGCGTACGTTCGACGTAATTTGATTTAAACGCTTTTTAAGCATATATCATCCAATTGACGTATCCCAAAGATGCGTTGCGCGCAAACCATCAAAACCAGAAGAAGGTAGAAACAATGAGTGTGAACACCGAAGAAAACGGCGCCCAGGCCACCTCCCGCGACCGTGCACGTGAATCCGTGCCGAGTGGCAACGAGCGCCGCGAAGCCCGTGGTGATCGTGATGAAGGCCGCAGCCAGCGCGAAGGCCGTGCCAGCCGCCGTCCGGGCGTGAGCAGCATCGAGGCCGATCTGGCCCGTCCGATGTCGATCGAAGGCAACGGCGAACTGCTGACCACCGTCAAGAACAAGATCCAGGACATCCTGAAGGACAACCTGAAGTCGACCTACGACGGCAGCTTCGGCGTGCTGGCCCTGGATCGCAACCAGATCAAGACCGGCTTCTCGGTCCTGGTGATCTACTTCAACGAGCGTTCGGGCAACAGCCAGTACACCGGCGCGTTCAAGCTGATCCTGGAAGGCACCGGCAGCGGCGCCCGCCTGACCCGTCCGGTCAACATCGGCTCCAGCAGCTACACCCGTCAGCTGGTCGCCGGCGACCTGGAAGGCCCGGCCCTGACCGACAAGGTGAGCCGCGCCCTGGCCGAACTGAGCGGCGCCAGCGTCGAGCTGTACGACGCCGGCACCCTGGTCATCCACAACACCGTGGACCCGGAGAAGCACGAAGCCAAGCTGAAGCAGTGCGTCCAGATCGCCACCCAGGCCTGCTTCACCGTCCTGGACCGCGCCACCGGCCAGCAGGAAACCCCCTTCTCGCCGCAGCTGCTGGGCAAGAAGACCGTCCTGTCCGTGAACATCGACAGCAACCCGACGCCGCTGATCTCGGCCGGCGGCCTGCCGATCCGTACCGACTTCGCCATCGAACTGTCCGCCAGCGAGAACCGCAGCCGCGATGATCGTGACCGTGACGATGCTACCGACGAAGAAGTGCTGCACAGCACCGACGTGGCGCTGACCCGCCTCGACGGCTACATGGACCTGGTCTACATCCCGCAGGGTCGTGACGACCGTCGTCGTGATCGCCGTGATCGCCGCCGCGATTACATCGATCCGCTGTACCAGCCGGCGCTGGTGATCACCCGTGCGGCCAACAAGATCTCGGCCCTGACCATGGAGCTGCTGCTCCTCACCATCGCGACCTCCACCATCATGGACCGTCGCCAGGAGTGGGTGAATCAGTTCCTGCGTCACGACGACGCCCGTGCTCACCTGCGTGACATCGGCGCCATCGGCTACGAGCTGGCTCCGCACCTGGAGCCGGGCGCGAAGGGCGAACTGATCGACACCCAGCGTGCCGACTTCGATCGTCGTGCGCTGAACGAGCTGATCGAAGACGCCATGACTCCGGACCTCGTCGTGCGCATGCACATCGAAGAATCCGGCGACCAGTCCTGGCTGACGCTGGCACTGCTGGCAGCAGCGGAAGGCGGCAAGGGCAGTGCGGAAGTGGCCGACATGATCTACAAGGCCGCCGACAACCTGACCGATGGTCACTTCGGTGATCGCTTCAAGGAGCTGGACGGCACCAAGATCGCGATCGACCTGGAAGACCGTGTGATCCTGGGCACCTACAAGGACAAGCACGGCGACCAGCGCGACCCGCGTGAAGTGGACGACTACCTGGCCGCGCTGAACCTGTTCGGCAAGAACGACATGGACATCGTCGAAGACCTGTCGATCACCCACGACGACACCTCCCAGCCGCTGGCCGTTCGCCTGCACAAGCGCACCGAGATCCTCCGTCACGCCACCAACGAGACGCTGGAAATCAAGGCCTACGCCCGTGTCATCGAGTTCACCTCGGAGTTCATCGAAGCCCTGGTGCTCGGCCTGCAGGACGCCGACATGGACATGCGCTCCAGCAGCCTGAACCTGGACTACCGCCAGGGCACCAGCCGTGGTCGTGCGGACGCCACTCGCAACGCCATCCGTTCGGATCGCGTGTCGAGCCTGTACCGCGACGGTCGCGATCGCGACAACGGCGGCCGTGGTGGTTCGGCCTTCGGTCGTGGCCGCTACTCCAACCGCTGGTAAGCAGCAAGCGCACTGCGCAAGTAGTGCGTCGATGTAGTTGAGAGGCCGGGGGGTAAAACCCCCGGTCTTTCTTTTTTGTCTCTATGCCCTAACGGAGATGTTCCTTGTCAATCATGTTCGAGATCGTCGACCATAACAAGCTGTTCAATAGCTTGTCCGTGGATCCGATGTTCATCAACGATTACAACCTGAAGACCGAGGAAGATCGAAAGCGGCTCGACTCACGACTGTTCACACGTTACGAAGGCGACTCGCCCTTGGACGTGTTGCCGCGCTGCCAGTGCGGTCACCTGACCGGCGGTCGCTTCACCGGGATGATCTGTCCTGAGTGTGGCTACCAGTGTCTGGTTGTCAGTGAGCGCAACATCGAATCGGACATGTGGATGGCGCCGCCGCCTGGCGTGCGTGCTTTCATCAATCCACTGATCTGGGTCATCTTCAGCAAGTACATGACCCACTCCGGTTTCAACGTTCTGGAATACCTGGTCAATCCGTACTACAAGGCCAACCGATATCCCGAGCACATCATGGAACGCCTGCGCCGTGCAGACATTCCTCGGGGCATCAACTTCTTCCATGACAATTTCGACAAGATCTTCGAGATTCTCATGAAGGAGCGCCTGCTCAACATCCGCAAGGATGAGAAAGCAGACCTGATCCAGTTCGTCAACGAGAACCGCCCAGCAATCTTCTCCAAGTACCTGCCGATCCCCAACAAGATGTCTTTCGTGGCAGAAGACACCAGCGTTGGGTTCTTCATGGACACGCAGATGGCCACTCCGGCATTTGCGGCATTCCGGACGATCTCCGGAGCTGTGAACTCGGTAAGGCCGCTCACACTGGATGTCCTCCAGTCCCGAGCAGTGAAAGCCAATGTGCTGATGACTCAGTACTACATGGCCTTCCATGGCAAACCCTTCGGTGCGCGTGAAGGTTGGGCCCGAAAGCACATCTTCGGTTCCCGATTCTTCTTCAGTGCACGAGCGGTGATTTCCTCGATCAGCGAGAATCACCACTACGAAGAAGTTCACCTGCCATGGTCCCTGGCCGTGGTCGGCTACAAGCTCCACATCCAGAACAAGCTCAAGCGGCTGGGCATGACGCCCAAGGAGGCCGCGCGTTACATCAACGACAATACCCTGCGGTATGACCCGTTGATTGACAGCATCTTCAAGGAACTGATCGAAGAGTCCGCGCACGGCGGCTTGCCGATCATCCTGCAGCGCAATCCAACCCTGGACCGTCTGAGTGCTCAGCGGTTCTTGGTGACGAAGATCAAGACCAACGTCCGTGACGTTACCATCTCCATGTCGGTACTGACCCTTGTCGGACCTAATGCAGATTTCGATGGCGACGCCTTGAACGTTATCCTGATTCTCGACAAGGATATGTATGACAAGCTTCAACGCCTGTCACCCCACCTCGGGGTGCTGGACTTGATGGCCCCGCGAACCATCTCCAATAACGTGAAGCTACCGGGTCCGGTAGTCTCGACGATTGCAGATTGGCTCTCACGAGCATAGCGGGGATTCGCGCGGCATACGGGGAGGCCTTCGGGCCTCCCCGCTATGTTGTTATCCCACACGGATGATCCCCCATGGACACCACAAACACGCAAGGTGATGGAAACCGTCATGAGCTGAATACCTTACTCCACCAAACCCTTCGGTCATTCTCCCGCCGTCATTACAGGACACCTGCTCACTTCGGTGGAAAGCAGTTCCTGTGTGATGAGGACAATGACTTCAAGGTCTGCTTAAACAAGCGGAACGTAGAGATCGTAGGGTTCTCTCACGACGGCGAGAAGAAACGTAACCTGCGGGTATCGGAGGTTCACGAGACAGTGAACAACCAGGCCCGTATGGATTACGTGGAAAGACTGCTGGAGTTGTACAAGAGGACGATCGACAAGGACCGTAGCGGGATCTACTACGTACTGGAACACCCTTACCGCGAAGGAGCCATCAGGAACCGGCTGCTGTCATTTGCCTCCACTGTGCTCAACGACAAGTTGCATCTGGGAGTCGAGTATAGCTGCGCCAGTAACCTGATGCTTGTAACGATCAACAGTCACAGAGGTGACCGTCGTCTGATGATGATGCCGGTAACGCCTGTACCACGAATACTCTGATCCAGTCCCCGTTAAGGGATCGCTGGGATTGCTGTACAATCGATGGCCTGTAATAGTTGGAAGAAGAAAAGAGTTCCCCCGCTCTTTTCTTTTGTCGTCAAAACAGTTTCAGACCTACACTATCTAAAAGAATACGGATGAAGGGATATGGTGTGATGTATCCCTTATCCACCTAACGAGTCCACAAATGAAACAGGGGACAATTGCCAAGGTGGCAATGGCGCTTTTTGAGGCCCTCGCGCCTGACTACTCAGAGGAAGAGAAGGTCAGATACGCGGATCATTGCCGTCTGGTAACCGAGCACACCAATCCAAGGAGGATTCGGTATCGGGCAGGAGAAGTGTCGCTGTCGGGGCGTGCCAAGAGCGTTGAGCTGATGGCTACGTTCCACGGAAAGACTACCTACGCGTTTCATCCGCCGCTCCAGAATCTGGAAGCGGAGATCATCTTCGCCATCCTTGACTGCTACAAGACCGGAAGTGGCGTCAGTCACATCTTGTTGGAGGACGTCACAAAGGAAGGCACACAGCTCGCGATTCGTGAGGTGTCGATCAAGGATCTGATGCGTTACATCGTACCCGACGTCATTTTGCTGAAAGACAGCAGTGCGCGGTGCACGATCGAGTTCGAAGACAAGTATCTACAACTGGGCGGAACAGGCGACGTTGCGCTGCGACGGGTCTACTTCCGCGAATAAACCTGAGGAGGGCTACGGCCCTCCTCTATGCCGTAAATCCCATAGATTCTATTGACATGGACTAAAAAAGTACGCCGACAACCTACCATATGCAATCATTAGAGGAGCAGTAATGGCCAGATTTTTCGAAGGGGATGACGAGTCGTTCGACTACATGTTCTACGGTGAGCAAGACCGTGGTCTGCAGTCTTACTTCTCCGATCGCCTGGAGCGAGCATCCTCCGGTCTCCAGAGAGCTGGTTCAGAGTTCTTGGAACGGGCCAGGGCTTTGCATGACCGGTTCTACAATTCCGATGCGGTTCGCTATGCTCGTGCTGCGGCACGTGTGGTGGAGAGCATCTGGATCAGCGATGAAGTCAAGCGCATCGTCGATCTGAAGGGTCTACAGACTGCCAAGCCGCGCATGCAGCGCTGGCTGATGGCAGAGCCGACCTATCGCAAGTTGTTCAACGAGGGCCGCGCAGCTGGTTATGGCGAAAGCTACGAGAACCTCGAACCCGGCAAGATTGGCGAAGATCACTACGACTATCGTCGTGTCATGACTGGCATGGTGGTGGAACTGGATGATGAAAATTGCGATTGGGAAGCCACGACCTACGATGAAGACCTGCACGATGAGAACGACCGCCTGTTGGTGGACGAGCAGGTTGACATCACCGAGTCCTGGCACCTGATGGCGCACTACGCCAAGCTGGGCAAGAATGACCCCGGCAGTCGTTTCGACGACGAGCTGTAAGAAATGGTATAGGCCGCCCCATATTGGGGCGGCAGCATTTCAACGGAGCTCGCAATGACCGCCATCTTCACGTTGTCTTCCAAAGGCCCTGCACGAAGCATTCAGGAAACTGCCGACATGGCAGTGGCTCACTTCCTGGTCTGCGAGTATTCACAGAGCACCATGTTCCTCGGCAACGTCCAGTCCTTCCCCTGGATCGTTCAGGCCTTCGCCAGCGATGAGTCAGCGCTGAAGCGACAAATCGAGGACAGGCTCCAGCAGCACCTGTCACACTACTTCGATGGCGCACAGGTCGAAGTGGACACCAGCGAGAAAGTGGTGGGCGATGAGAACCGACTGCATGTGGTTATCACCGCAACCGTTACTCGTAACGGCTACGCCTACTGTGTTGGGCATGAAATCAGTACCTACCAAGGTGCAGTGTTGCGCATCATGAAGCTCAACAACTGACCTTATTTTTTTCTTTCCATACAGGCACAATTAGAAATGACCCAGACCGCCTTCTTGCCGAAGAACGACCCGCGTGTTGCCGCAGAACTGGACAAGCTGATCCAGGCGATGACCGACTTCGAGAACGATCCTGTCGGCGACCTCGGCAAGGCTACCAGCCAGATCATCACCATCCTGCAGAACCCCGAAGCTGCGCTGGCCATCGGTGCCTTCCGCGACGAGCTGGTGCAGATGCTGAACGTGGCCACGCCGGCCAACGAATCGGCCATCGCCAACGAGCTGGTCATGCACAGCCCGTCGACCCTGCGCACCCTGGGCGACATGATCGGTGTCCAGTACAGCAACCGTACCGACCGCTTCGAGGGCGCTGAAGCCGCCCTGGAGCTGAACACCCTGGAAGAACTGCCGCCGCACATCGAAGCTGGCGTGGAGTCGGCTGACCCGGCCGCGATGGACGCCAACGACTTCGTCAACGTCGCCGCCACCGTCGCTGACAAGCAGGTCGGCGAACTGCTGATCCGCCTGTACGACCAGCTGCAGCAGAGCAACCGCAAGGTCCAGCACCTGGAACAGCAGAACCGCCAGCTGGCCGCCCGCCTGGCCGAGCCGCTGAAGCAGATGATCGAAGGCACCGCCAGCCAGATCGCCGAACTGCGCACCGCCATCTCCGACCTGCGCGACGACGCCGGCTACTTGTCCTTCGGCGCCCTGCACGATCTGCTGACCTCGGCGTCCAAGAACGTGCAGACCACCATCGTCAACCGCCACAACTACCGCGTGAACAAGGCCCGCACTTCGGTCGAGTTCTCCGAGCAGAAGATCAACGACCGCTCGGTCCTGGTCACCCTGTGCCCGCCGAACGATCCGGTCAGCCCGAACAAGTTCGAGATCAAGAACCGCGTCGACGGCGAGTGGGTCGACGTCTCCAAGGACATCCCGAAGTTCGCGCTGGAAATGGTCTGCGAGCAGCTGGAAGTTCGCGGTCTGAACGACGGCAAGCGCCGCTGGGCCAACATCGTGATCGACGTCCCGGAAGAAGAAGCACCGGCTGCCGAAGCGCACGATCACGATCACGAGCACGATCACCAGCACTGATCCGGCCGTAACCACTAACCCGGTGAATTAAGTAGCCGGGTTTTACAAGGCAATGAACATGTCCAACAAAGACAACGAGTCGAGCGATCCCCGTTCGATCGATCAGATCCTGACTGAGCGTCAGGCTGCGCCGTTCGTGAAGGCGCTGAAGAACATCCTCGAAATGAATGCGGCCGACGTGCCGACCATCACCGAGCATGCGTTCAAGGGCACCATCCTGCCGCTGCTGGCCTCCACGGAAGAAGAGATCAACCTGGAGCCGTGGGTGCATGTCGCAGGCAGCCCGAACCGTCCGATCAACGTGGTGGACAATACCGGACAGCTGCTGTTCCAGTTGCCGGCGCTGATGTCGATGCGCGCCACGCATTACGCCATCACCAACGACGCCTCCTTCCTGGAGATCTTCCGTCGCACCGAAGCGATCCGCATCAAGAGCCCCTACGCGGCCCGTCAAGCTTCCGAGCAGATGCTGGCTGCGCGTGTGTTCGATCCGGGCGTGAACTACGACACCGCTGTCGTCATGGACGGCATCTTCCGCCGTTACGGCCTGAAGCCTCTGTTCGAGGACGACGGCGACGAGAAGGCGGCAGGCGAAGACTCCGGTCCGCGCCAGACCAACATCAGGCCTCCCGATGCGTTCGAAGAGTTCTAAGTACCTGAAGACGGCGCAGATCGGTGATATCCACACCGGTCACGCCAAGACCCCAACCACCCACATCCTGGCCAATCTGCGTGAGCACTTCAATCACGAGACCCTGGCCGATGTGGACCTGCTATGCATCAATGGCGATCTGTTTGACAAGATCCTGTACTTCCCTAACCCGGCGGTGACAGAGATCCAGCTGTGGGCTGACTATCTACTGCGCGTGTGTGCCGACTGCGATGTCGTACTGCGCGTACTGGAAGGAACCGATTCCCACGACGCCAAGCAGAACACCATGTTCACCACCCTGCTTGAAGCCAACCAGCTGAAGCTGGACTTCAAGTACCAGAACACGGTGTGCATCGAGTACATCGAGAAGCTGGACATCAATGTGTTGTTCATCCCGGACAACTGGCCTGCGGGCATTGATGGGACGTGGTTGGAAGTGCAGCAGCTGCTCCGTGACAACGGACTGAAGCAGGTGGACTTTGCCTGCATGCATGGTGCGTTCACGCATCAGCTGCCGGAGGTGGTGGCGATCCACGGTGAAGGCGGTATGCATAACCCGGATCGTTACTCGGAGATCGTGAAACACTACATCTTCATCAACCATGTCCACAAGCCTTCCAGGTACAAGAACATCGTTGCACCCGGTTCCTTTGATCGCCTCGCCCAAGGTGAAGAAGGTGACAAGGGCTTTGTCATGGCCGAGATTGGATACGACGGAAACGATAAGATCACCTTCGTAGTCAACCACAAGGCAATGATATACAAGACGGTTGATTGCTCCAACCTGATGGCCACGGAAGTGTTCGAGAAGATCAATGCGTTGGTCGATCTCGGGATGCTACCCAATGGCTCCTACGTCAGGCTTCAGGGCAATCGCCACGATCCGGCCATCCTCGGCCTGAAAGAGATCCGTCGAGAGTTCCCCCTGCTCGTCTTCGATGACCCCAAGGTCAACAAAGAGAAAGTCACTGAAAGCACGCTTTTCACTGATACGCGAAATCGATTCGAAGAAATCACCGTCACACCTGACAACCTAAAACAACTACTCATGCCTCGTATCGAGGCTCGACTGGGCGAAGGGGCCCAGTTAGCAGGTGTATGCAGTTCCATCATTGATGAGCTTCTCTAAAAGGAGAGTTCTGTGAGCAAGTTTGAGAGTGCTGTAAGCGTCGCATTGAACCAACTGAGTGCCCAGTTTGAGAGCCTGGCACAAGCTGTCAAGACCGCTCTGCCCCATGCTCCGATCCCCACCGGTTACGGAGCTTCCCTGCATTCGCTCATCTACAACCTCAAGTTGGCAGGTGAGTGTGAGATGGCCGATACCATCAAGATGTTGCGGGACACGGGGGTGATTATCCCCAACCTGCCGATCGTGGTGAACTACCTCAACGACCGCGATACCGCATGGGACGGTAGGCTCTCCCTCAACCTGCGTCGGTTCATCGGCGGCAACGTCACGATTGCCTCCGACTTCCTGCATCAGGTGGAAGCGCCGATCGTTGTCCGTGATCCGGATGGTCGTTGGACCTTCACCATCAAGGCCAAGGACAAGAACACCGGCTTCTACCGCGCAACTGACAAGAGCATCGAGATGACGCTGGAGTTTGTCGATGACAACACCTCAGCCAAGCTCAACCTCTCCCCCATGGGCAACATGGTCAGCTTCGACGCCAAGACCTTCGTGAAGCATCGCAACGAAGATGTGATGCACAGCAACCCAGCGGTGTTCTCGAAGGACTGGATCAAGAAGGCCGTCGAAGATCCGCTGGAAAGAGCGCTGATGGACTTGGCAGCTGCCAAGCTCGGCGACCCGATCATGATTGACGAACTGGGTCAGTGGTTCGCTAGCCATGCCGATCTGGTGCGCGCCAACCCGAAGCCGGCCGAGTACCACGAGCGCAGCGTCATGTTCGAGCGGTCCATGAAGGACGGCACGTACTACACTGCGACCACTCCCAGTCACCACAGCCTGGAGTCGGAGGAGTGCACGATCTTCTTCACCTTCGAACACCAGGATCAGAACCAGCGCTTCAAGGCGCATCTCCAGATGAAGTCCATCGAGGGCAAGTACGTCCACGAAGGGTTCCAGCTGATGTACGAGATGGCCGACGGTCATAGCCAGGGTAGCCGGTACTGGAAGAACTGCATGGTCGACAAGGCCGAGCTGCTGCGTCTGCAGCGTATCTACGCACCGGTGTTTGAAAAGCTCCGGACAGAGAAAGAAGCACAGGAGGCAGTGCAGTCAGCTGACACTCCTGCCGAATAGGCCCAGGTGAATGAACATCATCCAACGTAAGCTGGAAGCGCGGGAACTGGGGCAGATTCCGATTTCGATCGGAACCTCCCTTGCACTGGAAGGAGCCTTCGGGATCTACCCGGACAATCCGGTCAGCCCCCCGCCTATCCACTCGGTGAGGCGTGTGTACATCAACGTGCGCACGATGATCCGAAACGTGATCAACGGCCTGGATGCGGATGGCAAGGACTTGGTGACAGCTGCACCTGTCTTTGACATCGTTGCCGAGGAGATGGAAATCATCTCGGCAGCCATCTCGCGCCAAGGCAATGCCAACAACAGCGTGGTGTTCTACGCGCCGTCGTACATTAGCCTGAACAAGAAGTTCCGGTTCGCCAAGCTCTGGAAACCGACGACCCCTCGGCAGATTGCGCTGTTTGCAATCGAAGAGGCGGTCACCAAGCAGATTGCCAAAGAAGTACGGACCGTGTCGATCCTGCACATGGACACCGACTTCCCCAGCAACCTGCCTGAGAGCTTCATGCTCACCCATTATCCGGTGGACCTGCTCTCCCGGTATAGTTTCAAACGCGTTGATCTGCTGGAGTCGCATACCGGCAAGATCAAGCCGTTCTCGCAGTGGTACACCAAGCTGGGCGGAAGCAAGGAGCTGACCAACGTTCCTTTCAACCGCCTGACACTGCAAGTCTTCGGCGATGGCAGCAATCACTTCCTCTCCGGTCCCAACCCGTGGAAGAAGGCGATCCTGGAGCTGGCAGACGAGCGTAACTGGACGTCTGTTTCAACTTCAGAACTGGTGGTCGATTCCATCAGACGGTACAAGGATCCGCTCATCAAAGGTCAGCTACTTTCCCTGCTGTAATAACTGACGGGGGTAGCAGATAGAATGTACAACGCACCGCACGGGAATTACTGACAAATGGCTTACGGAAACAACAACCAGAGCAACCAGCCGAAGGTGGCGCCGAACATCCTGAACGACTGGGATCTGCGCATGATCGGCGAACCCCAGCAGGGTGCGAAGAAGCCGCCGGCGCTGAACTGGCGCCTGAGCAACACCAAGAGCGGCACCAAGGCCGTCATCCAGGTCCGCACCAACGTGCCGGGCGCCAAGGACGATGGTCTGATCTCGGCGCAGCTGAACACCCGCGACTTCTTCGGTGGCTTCCTGGGCATGTTCAAGCGCCTGGAAAAGATGGAGCCGGGCAAGCAGCTGGTGATGGGCAACAACCGCTTCTTCAACGGCAAGCAGAACACCGTCTCCAAGACCATCCTGGGCAAGGAAGCCGACGGCTCCTGCTACATCGGTCTGGTGGCGCGTGACCAGGCCAACGTGAAGTTCTACTTCGGCCCGAGCGAAAACCACTTCCTGACCTACGCCGACGGCACGCCGCTGAGCAAGGAAGAAACCAGCCTGATGTACGCCGGCCAGTACGCCGAAATGTTGCTGCAGTTCGTCGGTGGCCTGCTGACCACGCAGTACGTCCCGCCGGCTCCGCGTGAAGGCGGCTTCAATGGCGGTGGTGGTGGCGGTTACAACGGCGGCAACCGTGGCGGCCAGGGTGGCGGTGGTGGCTACGGCGGTGGTGGCGGTGGTGGCTTCCAGTCCAACGGCGGTGCCGGTGGCGGCGGTGGCTTCGACGCCGGCTTCGGCGGCGACGACCTGCCCGACAGCTTCTAACGGCCGGATGCCGTAGACAAAACGACATATGGGTACGGGAGCGTGTGCTCCCGTACCCAGTCACTCCCTGTCAACTGAAAAAAAGTTCAGCCATACATTACCCATATGGCGCCCTACAAATAAAGACAGGAACGCAGCAATGAAAATTGAAATCTCCAGAGAGTCGGGAAGTGGTGGAGTGATCGAGGTCACTCTGAGTCATGGCAACCATGAAGCGACGACCTGGAACACGAGCATGCACGATCGGACCAAGATCAAGGACCGGCCGGCGCTGTTCAAACATCTCAACGCCTACTGGGCACACCTGCCCGAAGAGAAACAGGAGCAGATCTGGCAGATCTATCAGGCAATGTACAATACCTTCGCCAAGGTGTTTGACGACAGCCTGCTGGACCTGTTGCTGAAACACATCCGCGATCTGTTCGATGTGATGACGCCGGAAGACATCTCCAAGTGGATGAGTCTGCGTGGCAATGCTGGTATCCCCAGCGCCATCCAGGACACCTACACCGAAGAGGGTCGCTACGGCAGCATCAAGCGATTCCATGATCGCACCTGCCTCCGACCGGACTACCGCAACTTCATCTACACCGCACTGGCGCTTCGTGCACTGATGCCGGTGTTCGGTGAATACATCTCCCGCACCGAGAAGATCAATGGCGCGGTGTTCAAGGAGATGATGGCCCTGCCGTTGATCAGCGGAAGCCAGCTGTGGGACATGCCGGGCGTACAGTGGTTGATCAAGTACGTCGATGCAACGCTGGAACAGGAGAAGCCCTCCGACTCGGCAATCATCGGTGGTATCGGTCCATCGGAACGTCCTGACTGGCTACTGGCCAAGATCCTGATTCGTCGTCTCACCACCGAGGAGTTCCCGGTCAACGGTGATGACAACAACATCATGATCAACATCTACCACGTCGTGCGCAACTCGTTGAAGAACGAGCACAAGAGCTTGATGGGTCCGATCACCAGCAAGTTCCGCAACGACAGCGACATGGGTGACGAACAGGAGCGCATCTCCAGGTACGAGCAGTACAAGGAGCGCACCAATCTCTCCCAGGGTGACATGGCGCCCAATCGCATCTGGGTCGAGGACTACGTCGCAGCTGCACAGCGACTGGACCCCACGATCGACCCGGCAATGGTGGAGACCTGCGTGAGCTACGCTCGCAAGCAGGACAACTCGGCAATCAACGAGCATTCGTTGGTGCTGATCAAGTACGTGCTGGATCCGGCGGTGTCGTCCAAGAGCATTGATCCGCTCTTGCTGCCGACCACGCTGGTAGCTGCTGGCATCACCCAGGCGCTGCTGTGGCATTGGGAGTTCTTCGATCTAGCTGGCCTGATCACGGCCAAGCGGTTCGAGGTTCCTGTCGATGCAATGGCCTCTGGTCCTGAGCAACGGAACCGAGTCCCCAAGGACTTGGCCGAGGACTTGATGCGTCTGTACCCCCACTACGTGACACCTCGTGGTGGACGCCCGCAGACCGACCGCAAGAAGAACATGGCATACATCGCCATTGACATGATGGCCGAACTGATCTTCGGTGTGGAATGGACCCTGACCTGTCCGCCCGCCCTGGTGAAATTGACCAATCGCATCACCAACGACCGCATGGTCGCGCCAGCCGACCTGAGAGCACATCTGGCAAAGCTTATCATTGAACGTTTGGCATAACGGAGTAAAGACAAGAGCATGGCTAAGAGAACCCGCATCATCCAGCTCCTGTTCCGGGAAACTGGAACGTACCAGCAGATGCACTCGCGACCCTACGTCGCCGAAATTGACGGACACGACCTGATCAGTTTCGCCGAGCGTACCGACGATGGCACCAACTTCAGTCGTGAAGCCCTGGCCGGTCTGGCCGGTAGCATCCTCTCCCCGCAGGCACACAGTGCGGGTGTGGTGGATATCAGCGGTGGCTACCACAACAAGCGTTACCGCTTCGTCATGGAAGTCAGTCATGAAGACCGCTTCGGCGGTGGGCACCGTCAGGTGTTCTCGGGTTACACCGACTACATGGGCGCTGATCCCCGCACGCGTCGTGGCAATGAGGTTGCCATCGATCCGAACATGAAGCTGTACCTCAACAGCGTCATGACCATCCGCGATGTGGTGGACCACAGCAGCAATCGCCGTGACACCATGTCCTCGGTGTTTGAGAACTCACACATCCTGTCGGGCATCTACAAGCCGAGCCTGCGGCAGGACGAAGGTTCCATGGATGTTCGCATGCGTCCTGAAGACGTGTTCGCATCGATGACCTTCGGCGCGTTCAAGAGCAACCGTCGTTCCAGCAACGAAGTCGTGCATGACACCCGCACGTCCTTCGCAGACGGCATCTGCAAGAGCCGCCGGTCGAACTCGACCTCGGCCAACTTCCTCAGTGATCTGCTGACCACATACAGCAAGACCACCGAGAACATGCAGTACGAGAACACCGACCGCTACAAGAAGCTGGAGTCGGCTCGTGGCAGCATCGCCGAGAACTACGTCACCGACGATCTGTTCCTCGGCCCGCTGTACCGCGAGACCAGTCTGAAGACCGGCAACTGGATCACCTTCCAGGAACTGATCGACATCGACCCGGACGTGGAGCGCGATGAAGTTACGCAGGTTCACCACAACAAGGTGATCCATCGTGACAGCACCCGCCTGCGCGACCGCAACGATGACCAGGATGACTGGGCTGACGTCAAGAACGAGACCGTGGCCGCTACCATCTTGGCCCACGCCGTGCCGGCGATCATGATGGACCTGACGCTGACGCAGGTTGCGTTCATCGCTACCAACCGGACCCGCGACAACCGTCCGGAGATTCATCCAACCCGCGCCCGCATGTTCAGCAAGCATGTGAAGCAGGTGCCGGAGAAGGTGATGAACGTCTTCTTGAACCGGCTGGAAGATGAAGTCCTGCGTGACATCTCCAATCGTGGTCGTATCGACTACGACGTCGAGATGGACGTGAACGTGTTCGGCGACTCGACGGTGAAGATCTCCATGCTGGGCGGTCGTCACTACGAGTTCATCGTGCCGTCCTTCAGCGATGCTGCCTTCGTGCCGGTTCTGGCCCGTAGCAGCGGAGCACTGGCCTCGCTGGCACAGGAGCTGACCGAGTTGACTTCCACCGTGGATGCCAACGCGGCCTCCCGCAACAACTTCCGTTCGAACTTCATGGGTAGTCGCGATGACGACCGTGATGACGACCGACCCACAAATGGCGGCCGTAGCCGCTGGACCGAGAGTGACCGTGATGACGCTGATTCCGTTCTATAGTTCCCTGCTTGATTCGCTCAATGTGGTATCGGGCGAAAATGGCAAGCTGTCCCTGCTCGTGGGCAACGAGGAGCGCCCACTGCTGATCGGCGGTAAGCGTGCTGCGATGCCCATCGACGAAGTCCTGCGGGGCGGCATCGATGACGGCGTCGTGGTCTTCCACCCGCTCTCGGAAAAGATCTTCCGGGGTGAGTCGGAAGTGCTGAAGAAGCTGAAGGAGCTGGTGACCCTGCGACTGGGCACCGCTCTGACGCTGACCATGGCACATGTGCTGGACATCGCTGCCGATCCGGAAAGCCACAAGTCGCTGCCACCGGCCGCGATCAAGAAGCTGCGCCAGCTGGCTGATGCCGACGACAAGCTGGTCAAGACCTTCGAGAAGATCACCGAAACCTTCGCCGAGCACAAGGAATACCGGCCGTTCAAGCTGTTCCTGCGCAAGAGCGGTGTGATCGGTGATACCACCTACAGCCGCGTGGCCAAGGTGGACTTCCCGTACATCGAGCAGATCGATCTGGAAAAGACCGAGCTGTTCGGTATCAAGGTCCGCAAGCGTGACCCGAAGGCGCTGTTCAACCTGATGGACCTGGTGGTGCCGGGCTGTGCCGTGCCCAACACCTACAGCTACGGCAGCAACGCGCTGATCGCTCCCAACTTCGACGCTCTGATGCGTGCCTACCACAAGGTGGCCAGCCAGATCAACGAAATCAGCGAGCTGTTCCGCGACAAGAACGAGGACGTCAACGACCTGCATATCGACCTGAGCTGGTTCGATGGCATGGACGACCTGGACAACCTCGCCGTGCAGGTGCCGTCGATGTCGGGCAACGAAGGCAACGTGGCCGTCGAAGACCGCGCGCCGGGCGACGACAAGGAACGCGAGAAGCCGACCGAACCGGAACGCGTGCCGGAAACCCGTCGCAACGAGGAACGCGATGACCGTCGTGATCCCCTGCGTGACGAACGCCGTGGTGACCGCGAGTTCTCCGAGTCCCGTGACCGCTACCGTCGTGAGCGCGATGAAAGCCGTGGGCGTGATCGTGATCGTCGTGATGACGAACGTGAGCCCGCTCGCAGCAGCCTGACCGACCGTTACACCGGCCGGGCGGATAGCGCCCCTTTCCGCGACTCGTCGTCGTCCAGGGATCGCGACGATTCGAGGTCCGGAAGCCGGCGCGATGGCTACTCCGATCGCGGTGGATATCATCAGAGGCCTCGGAATGGCTGGCGTTCTGAAGAGCGTGATGATCGCGGTCGTGACCGTGATTACCACTTCCGCAGCGAACGTGATCGTGATGATCGCGATGACCGCCGCAGCAGCAGGCGTGATCGTGACGACCGCTACGACCGCGATGACCGTGGCCGTGGGCGTCGTGACCGTCGCTACTGAGTAACGGCATAAGCGGGGGGATCAAACCCCCCGCTTATTTTTTTGCCTCCGGATCACTGTCCGGAGGTCATCAGAGTGCGCTTCTCGGTAATGTAGCGAGAGCGGAGCTTCTCGATAACCTGAGAAGATGGAACCAGCAGAGACGTCTCAGTCCCGAGGAAGTCCTCATTGCTGCGCATGTTGTTTACGCGCATGACAATGTGGTGCATGAACCTTGGGACGTCCATGACGGTGAGCAGCCCTGCCAAGTCGCCCTCGTTCTTCCACCCATGTCGTTCAGGGATAGCCATGGACCGGGTGGACGGATCACGGCGCAACAGACCCAGATGGGATTCAATCATCCGGAGAAAGTCAGGGTCGTAATAGATGTCGGTCCCATCGTCTCGTTTCGCGCTGCGCAGACTCGCTTGCATGACCGCTCCAAAAGAAAAAAGTACAAACCTATATCATTCATTAGCAGAAGAGTTTTGAAGTCTGCTTTCGCTAGGCCAATGGAGCATCAAGAATGTCCGAGCATTCGCCCAACTTCAGCAACCCCCAGGGTCGTGAACAGTTGGCACCTCAGTTGCTGGGGTTGAGTTCACTCAACAGCTTCCCTGCAGAAACCTCATCCTCACGTGCGCAGATGTGGACATCGCACATGGGGCAGACCCAGGTTATTCGTGGTTCTTGTCCGCCCGTTGTTTCCACTGGTACGGAGTGGGATTACGGTCAGTACACCTTCAACATCAAGATGCCGTGCAACGCGATCATTCGCAAAGTCATTCCCAAGTACAACACGCGCACGGTCGGTTACGAGTCCATCCGCGAGAATCCTTCCACGCTGGTGATCTTCGAGGATGCCGATAGCCGAGCTGGTCGGCTGGACTGCATCGAGATCCCTCGCCACTGCATCCATCACCAGCACTTCGGGTTCGTCTACGTTCCCACCGCTGCAGAGAAGATGCTCTACGAGGGTGCCCACATCGCAGAGGGCACGATCATCGCTGACTCACCCAACGTGGATGAGAACGGCGACTACAACTTCGGCATCGAGGCGCAGGTTGCCCTGATGTCGCTGCCGGGGGTCATCGAGGACGGTATCATCGTCTCCGAAGACTTCCTGGAGTCGATCACCTCGGTGGGTATTGAGACCCGCGTCTTCAGCTTCGGCAAGAAGCGCTTCCCGCTCAACATGTATGGGCGGGACTCCGGCGACTACCGGCCGTTCCCCGAGATCGGTCAGGCGGTGGCAGAGGACGGCATCGTCTGCGCACTGCGTGAGTACGACCCGATCCTCGCACCGATCCACATGTCGCCCCAGGCGTTGCGGACTCCTGATCCGCCGCATGACGATGTGATCTACGCACCACCGGGCGCTATCGTTCGCGATATCCAGGTGTGGCATGACAACCGTCGTACCTCGGCACCGCCGACTCCGGTGGGCATGGAAGTGCAGCCAGCACGCTATCACTCGGCCGCTTCGCGCTATTACAAGGCGATCGTGGATACCGTCGATGGCGTGGAGCGTGAACGCAAGCGCAGTGGTCGTCCGTTCCAGCTGGGCGAGCGACTGGAAGAAGCAATGGTCAAGGCCATCGCTGACGATCCCAGCAACGGTGGCGATCAGAAGATCACCTACACCTACCGCAACGAGCCGCTGGATGACTGGCGTATCGAGATCACGGTGGAATACCCGGTGATCCCGGACATCGGTTCCAAGGCCACGGGGCAGGATGGTGACAAGGGCGTCTTCGTGGAAGTGCGCAAGCGTGAAGAGATGCCGGTGGACATGCACGGCAATCGCGCTGACATCGTCATGGATGCTGAGTCTGGCATCAAGCGCATGAACATGGGTCGTCTGTATCGTCAGTACTTCGCATCGGCCTGTCTGTATCACACGGGTGTGGTACGCGACATGTACGACAAGAAGGTCTCGATCGAAGAGATCTGGAACTACCTGCTTGGCTTCTATGCCATCTGTTCCCCGGTGAAGCACCGACTGCTGACCAGCGCCAGCTATCAGGGCTCTGCGGCAGAACATGTCGAATCGGTGGTGAAGGACCAGATCCGACTGACGATCCCATGTGACAACCCGCGCCGTTCGATCGACATGGTGCGTGAACTGGAGAAGGAATACCCGACGCCGTATGGTCCGGTGTCCTTCATCGGCAAGCGTGGCAACAAGATCACCACCAAGAACAAGGTGCGTATCGGCGGGATGTACATCCTGATCCTGGAGAAGACCGGCAATGACTGGGCAGCAGTATCGTCCGGTAAGACCAGTCACTTCGGCTTCCCGGCCAAGCGCACGCAGCGTGATCGTTACAGCGAACCCGGTCGTACCGGTTCGACCCGAGTGGGCGGTGAAGCAGAAAGTCGTCTGGGCGAGGCAATCGCACAGGGCTCGTTCGCTGAACTGATCGAGCAGTCCAACAGCCCGGTGACGCACGGCAACATCGTGTACAACCTGCTGACCCATCCGACTCCGAGTAACATGGATTCGGCGGTGGACCGCAACGTCGCCCCGCGAGGTCAGGGACGCAACCTGCGTTTCCCGAAGCACATCTTCGGCTGCTTCGGCTTCCGGATGATCCAGGTCGATCCCGAATCGGGTGAAACCCTCCAGCGTCTGTGAGGACTATGAGCAAGTACTACAAGGCACGGGACGTCGCAGCGATGTCCCACGACGAACTCTGGGATATTCCCGATGGCCTGCACGAGGTCGAGTTCGACGACGGAGTAATGGAGGTCAAGGGTCGCTACTTGATCCTGTCCTCCTACATCTGGCGATTCGTCAACGAGTGGCCTGACACGCCACTGAGGAAGGAACACCTGTACTCTGACAAGGAGTTCTCCAACCAGGCGTTCCTGAAGATGTTGGGCACGATGCTGTTCAACGTGTTCGATACCTACGACCTCAAGAAGCATCCGGCCGATATCGAAGATCTCTGCAAGTTCCTGTATGAGATCGTGAATGCGGTGTTCAACAACTTCACGCTGAACTGTGAGGAGAACGCCACATCGCTCGATATCCTGGACCTGATCGAGGTCGTGGACTATCCGGAGATTGCAGCAGCCAAAGCAGCGGCTCTGCCCACCCAGCGCGGTATCAAGAAGGCCCACTCGGCTATCAAGGAAGCGCTGCTGGAAGCACCGGACCTGAGCCACAACGCAACGGCCAAGGTTGCTCGCCGTAAGCTGGTATCGATCGATCAGATCATCCAGTGTATCGGCCCTCGTGGCTTCATTACCGATATCGCATCGGTGACGTTCCGCGAACCGGTGATGTCGGGCTACATCGAAGGTCTGAACACGCTGTACGAGTTCATGATCGAGGCGCAGTCGGCTTCCAAGTCGCTGCTGTTCAACAAGGATCCGTTGGCCGACTCGGAGTACCACAACCGTAAGCAGCAGCTGTCTGCGAACGTGGTGCGTCGCGTGGAGCGCGGTGATTGTGGTACGCCGTACTACACCAACTTCAACATCAAGGCCAGCGACCTGAAGGCCTTCGCCGGTAAGTACTACTACGGCGATGATGGTGAGCTGAAGATCCTGCAGGAAACGGATCGCCACCTGCATGGCGCCAAGATCAAGATGCGCTCGGTGCCACACTGTCAGCACAAGGATCATGGTACGGTCTGTTCGACGTGCTTCGGTGAGCTGTGGATCTCCATCCCGCGCGACACCAACCTGGGCCACGTGGCGGCCACGGTCTTCTGTAAGCTGATCTCTCAGCTGATCCTGTCCACCAAGCATCTTGACAGCAATGCCTCGGTGGATGAGATCAACATCAGTGACATGGACAAGCTGTACATCCAGGTCGCCGATGACCCCAACCAGATTCAGTTCACCGAGCTGATGGGGAAGCAGAAGTTCAAGATGGTGCTGCACGCATCGGAAGCGAAGTACCTGTCCGACGTCAACTTCGTGTCGGAAGTGGACCAGCTGCCGATCTCCCGCATGAGCGAGATGACTGCTGTAAAATTGGTCATCGGAGAAGGATCCAATGTACAGGTCATGGTCATCCCGGTCGAGATGAATGGTCGCAAGGCCTACCTGACCTACGACATCCTGGACTACATCAAGCGCAAGAGCTGGACGATCAACCACGAAGGCAACATCGTGATCGACATGTCCGAGTTCGATGTGAACAAGCCAGCTTTCGAGCTGCCCCAGCGTCACATCAACATGGTCGACTACATGCGCTGGATGGAAGCGTTCCTGCGATCCTCCGGTCGCTCCGAGCGCAAGAAGATGGGCATCGAGAAGCGTCGTGTGTTGAGTGACTTCAACAGCATTGACTCTGCTCTCGCCGAACTGTATGAGATGGCCAGCTCCAAGCTGACTGTCCCGATCGCCTACCTGGAGGTACTGATGTACTCCACCATGGTGCGTGATCCGGAAGCCCGTGACCATCGCCTGCCCAAGGGCGGTGACCCGGTGCACTTCGGTACGTTCGGCAACAACATGACCCGTCGATCCCTGACTGGCGTGTTGGCCTATCAGGACCAGATCGGTTCGATCACCGACGTCGAGTCCTACATCCTGCGGCATCGTCCGCCGCATGTGCTCGATGAGATGGTCATCGGTTAGTAGTGAGCGAGGGGCTGTTTTAGCAGCCCCTCATTTTTTCTTTGGAGATATCCGTGGATCAGCTCGATTACGCGATGCGCATTGACGTATATTCGCATTACGTGAAAGCGACCAAATTCGACACGCTCGGTAAGACTGCGTTGTTCGAGTTCGCTATTGCCCAGGGTATCCGTGGGTGGAAGCCGATAGGTCGTGGTAAGTCCATCCAGTGCATCACTTCGATCTTCGCTGCGGCGACCAAAGATAGATCGGAGTTCAGGTTCCACATCAATCACTTCGAAGCGCTGAAGCGCCACCTCACCGCCTACGACATCGGTCCAAACAAGATCCAGATTGTCGAGCACGAGGGTTACACTCCGGCGATCGCAAACTTCGTCAAGATTTCTACGAAGAACCTGTTCGATTATCAGGTTCCTCTGCATGAGTATTTCATTGCCGATGGCAAGACCAAGGTCGTCACCCTCCAGACCGGTAAGGGTAAGACGATGTTGTTCCTGGAGTCTGTCTACAAACTCCAGAAGCGAGTGATCCTGATCATTCGCCCCAAGTACATCGACAAGTGGATCCTTGACTTCCGTGAGATGTTCAAGGAGACCGATACGTCGCTGGCAGTCATCCGAGGCGGTGGCGCGTTGTCGAACATGCTTCAGGCGTGCATCGACGGCACCTTCGACGTTGACTTCACGATCATGTCCAACAAGACATATCAGCTCTGGGTGAAGGACTACGAGCATACGCGCGGTCAATCCGGCGACTACCCGCTCAACCCAGACATGCTGTGTGAAGCCACCAAGGCTGGCGTGATCGCTGTGGACGAAGTGCACAATGACTTCCATCTGAACTTCAAGATGGACTTGTACACCCACGGCGCCAAGTCGATGAATATGTCGGCAACGCTGGTCAACGGCAATCCCAAGATCACCGAGATGTATCAGGTCAAGTTCCCGAAGTTGGAACGATCACCTGAAATCGAATACGACAAGTACATCGCCGTCACGGCGCTGTCCTACACGTTGATCTCCCAGAAGGGCATGCGATTCAAGCGCAGCATGGGCTACTCCCATACCGCGTACGAAGAGTCGATCATGAAAGACAAGGAGCGCTTGCGCAACTATCTGACCATGATCGCAGGCATCACCAAGACCACGTTCATCAATCGCATGGTGCCGGGCAAGAAGATGTTGATCTTCGCCTCCACCGTTGAGATGTGTACGCTGATCGTTAAGTTCATCACCCCGATGTTCCCAGATCAGAAGGTCAACCGCTACGTCGGCGAGGATGATTACGCTGACTTGCATACTGCAGACATTGTGGTCAGTACGATCCAGTCAGCAGGTACGGCAGTTGACGTTGATGGCCTGTGGGTGGTCCTGATGACCGACTCCATCGACTCGATCCAATCCAACCTGCAGGTGCTTGGTCGCCTGCGCAAGATGAAGGGCGAGTTCCTCGGGGTGACGCCTGAGTTCTACTACATCTTCTGCAACCAGATTGAAAAGCAAGTCCAGTACCACATGAACAAGCTGGAGCATTTCTCCGGCCGAGTGATTGGACACAGAACATTGCTTACCTCTTACAAGGTGTGACATGGAAACAAACGAGACGCCGCAGTTGGTATACGGCGAGCAGATCCTGGGGAGCGCACCTCCCCAGACTGCACACACGCCTGTTGAGAAGGACTGGCGGGATTACATGGAAGAATGCCGCGACTTCAAGAACGCGTGGCGCACGATCCATACCAAGCACTACCAGAAGCGCTGGATGGCAATGCTTACCCATAAGCCGCGCCTGCAGGTCATCGCTGGCGTGTGGGCTGATGATCGGATGATTCAGGAGGAGTGGCGTCAGGACAATCGTGCTGCCGACCTGCTCCCCTCGATCAAGCGGGTACTGACCGGCATGGCCTACATGCTTGGTCCGGACACGACGATGAAGATGATGAACCTCAATGGTCGCGTTTTCATCACCGCTGGGCTGAGCTTCATCACTTCCAGCCTGAACGGTCCGGATATGGAACCATCGGACAGCGAGAATCTGGCACTGAGCATGTTGGCCGCTATCTTGGCTGATAGCTCCTGTGAGCTCTACCCCACCGATCCTCGCTGCGGCTACATCCATCTGGCTGGACAGTTGGCGATCCCCTTCCGGTTCCTGACTGCAATCATGCCCATCGTCGAGGAATACTTCGACGCACGAGACGAAGCGCTTGCTGAAGGCGCTACCGAGTTCTCGGCCTAAGAACATAAAGCCCCTCCCATCCGGGAGGGGCGATATGCTGTAAACAACCAAGGAGCAAGAACAAAGATGTCGATGTCTGAACAAGCTACTGAACTGCGCAGCAACATGATCCGCCTGCACACTGTGCTCGGTCTGATGCTGGAAGCCGGTGCTGTCGTCACCGAAGAACACGTCAAGGAGATGACCAAGTACATGGAGCGCATCGGGTTCGTCAATGAGACGTGCCTGTGGGAGCGTGTGATCGCTCTGCTCAACGACGGCGACTACAAGGGCTACACTCGTCCGCCGTGCGAACACATGGACGCCATGGCGGCGCGCATGAGTAACCGTGCAGTCGACGATCTTCTCAACGTGGCCGAGACGCTGAAGAAGCTGACTCACGGCAAGACCTACACCGGTGGCGAGTTCCGCGTCCACCTGCGTAGCAGTCTGCAGTACAACGCAGAACTGTACCTGAAGGATCACCCGGTCGTTCTGGATGGCCCGGTAACTATCGAAGGTATTAAGGCAGTGGCTGCCCGTAATCAGGCCATGGCTCAGTATCTGTTCGACACCCACCCGACCATCAAGAGCCTGCGTGTCTACAACGGCATCATCGGCTGCGCGAAGTCGCTCGATATCCCGAGGTCGGCGGTCAGGGTTCACACCGTGGATATCGACGATGTGTCCACCGAGTTTGAGACGTACGTCGATGAGAAGCTGATGCCGGGTAAGACCCTGGTCATGAGCATGTTCGATGTTCCGAGGGACGGTAGCGTTCCTGGCTACATGGAGTACGGCGAAGAACTCAAGCGCGATATCTCGCTTGTCCGTCCAGTCGATCTCGCCGGCAAGATGAATGAGCTTACCGTGGAAGCCAAACATATTCTGGTAGCCCAGTTTGTGGCAGGGTGCCGCACGTGGCCTAAGAACCGCATGATGGCGGCTCACTACGCTACGAATGGCACCAGTGGCGTGATGAACCTCCGGAATCAGGACTACCGCTTCTTCATCCGCTTGGACGAAGAGACCGGTATTGTCTCGATGGAAACCCAGACACTGGCAGGCAACACCCTGCGCAACGAAGAGCTTGGGAAGCTGTTCAATCACATCGTGCCGGATGAGGAGAAGATGATCAAGGAAGACATTCTGAAGTATCTCGACGGCAAGACTCCCATCTATACCTCACCCCTTTATCAGGAAGCTGCCAAGCACGCGCTTCATCGCCTCCTGGATCGCTCAAGGGTTGATGGTAGGAGCTCTTTCATGAGTGTCGAGCACTGCGGTGGTTGCGGTATGGAGAACGCTGCGGGCAGCGCTGCTCCGTTCTTCATGGCGCACATTAGCTTCATCAACGAGGCCCATGTCGCACACTTCCCGATCTACCTGGAATAAGCCGCACGGACATACTCCCTCTCCCGCAAGGGAGAGGGAGCTATGCCTGTTTCTTTTTTTCTTTGTTACCTGCCACCCTTTCCGCTGGTGGCATCGCGTGCTGCGGCTTCGGCAGCAGCCTGCAGCTTGTTTTGCCGCTCCAACCAATCAGCGTTGGCCTTGAACATGATTTCCGTCTCCCTGCGAGACAGCTGCAGGAACTCGCTCCACGTCACCCCAAACCGATCCTTGATCCCATTGATCATGTACCGGTACATCTTGTGCTCAAGCGGACCGTAGGATCCGTATTGCTCTTTGGGATGCATGGCGACGGCCGCCATGGGACGATGATCCTTACCATCCTCGTCGAAACGAGAGTCGTGATCAAAGATCCCATAGAAGTCATCGTACTCTTCCATGCACATCAACTGGACTGACATGGAATCAACTTCGTCACTCACCGTAGTGAGCAAGTGGTTGTGCGGACCCAGCTCGTCGACCCTGTCCAACCCGAAACGATCAAAGACTACATGGCCGTTCGGGTCGAGTTGTTCAAGGTCTACATCACTGAGGCGGAAATCGCCTTCGCTGTGCGCTGGCCGAGGAGCGTGAAAAAAAGTCGTGTCACGTCGAGCGGCAGCAGACGCGGATGGCGCGAGCTTTCCACGGTCTGTTCGGCACCGCAGACACGGCAGGTGTAACGCGGGATGGCAACCATTGCCACGGTCACCGAGTCGATGAACTTCTGCACGCCTTCGACGAAGCGCTCCACCACGTCCTGGCGACTGGAGATTTCACCCAACAGCTCCACGAACGATTCACGCACGTCATCGACGTCGTCCACGGCCGGATCGTAGGTCAGCACGCCCGGGGTCGCTTCTTCGACGTTCTTGAAGATGATGCGCTTGACCCAGTGGCTGTACTGGCGCGCGGTAGCCATGCGGGACTGAGCCAGGATGTACTGGTCACGTTCCTGCCCTTCCAGCGAGGTGCCGAAGGCGGCGTCCACGCGCTCTTCGATGGAGTTGATCCAGTCGAAGGAGGACTTCTCGTACAGCTCCACCGTCGGGACGGCGAACTCGACGTAGACGTCGTCGCTGATCGCACACAGGGTCGTGGAAGCGTAAGCGTGGCCGTTGACGTACTCGGCCAGCTCTGCTTCGTTGATCTTCTGCGTACGACGAGCCATCAGGCGGCGCTGGTTCTGGCTGAGCGAACGACGGTCCACGAACTTCAGGCGCGAGAGGTTCAGCACTTCTTCTTCGATGTGCTGGCACTCCTTGGCATGGTCGGTGCACGGACGCGCCAGAGGGTAGCCGTTGGGGTTGTTGATCAGGCCCAGCTGCAGGATGAGCAGCGGGATATCGGTGATCAGCATCTTCGACTTCACCGATGCCGGGCTGATGTCCTTCAGCGTGCTGTCGTACATCTTGCTGATGGCGAAGTTCACCACGGTCAGCTGATGGTAGACGTTGTTGGCCGAGAACGCCAAGCCTCCGGAGACACGACCCAGGGTGATCTTGCTGTTGCCCAGCTGCTGTTCCAGTTCCAGCATCTCGCCTTCACCCGGCGCCTGCAGCGACACCCAGAAGCCGGAGTGCCACATCGGAGCCTGAGCCAGCGAACCCACGCCCAGGCGCGCCTTCAGGCGGCTCTTGGCTTCTTCGCCGGAGACACGGCCGTTGGTGCTGGAGTTGCCGCCGGTGGCGATCGGACGACCGATCATCATCTCTTCGCCGTTGAAGTCCACCGACTGCTGCCAGTCGGAGCCTTCACGAGCCAGTGCGCCCTGACCGTAGTTGCCGGTGGGCATCAGGCGCGAACCACGAGCAGCACCTTCCAGCCAGCGGAGGATTTCCGGAGTGGCCGTCAGGTTGAGCTCGTTCATGGATTCGCCGACCGGAGCGAACTCTTCGGCCGTCTGGTTCAGGGTCCAGATGTGGAAGCCCTTTTCCAGATCCTGCTTCTCGGCATCGGTGGTGGCCGGACGGGTCAGCGGACGGGAGACGGTGACGGTCTTGCTCGGTTCGACCGGCTCGGAGCGGCGGGGCTGAACACGACGCGAGGCGTCGGCGGCCAGCTTGCGTTCCTGCGCGGCCAGCGGGCTTTCGCCAGCCACTTCAGCAGCCACGTCGTCCAGGGTCTGCGCCGGTTCGACCGGCGTGCCGTTGGTATTCACGAACTCACGCGGATCGTCAGCGACAGCGGGAGCAGCCTGCTCGACGGGCGCCGGGGTCACCGGGGTTTCGTTGGTGTTCTCGTTGGGTTCCTGCGTCACTGCTCACTCTCCTGATGCGGGGTTTCTTCGGCCGCGCTGGCGGCGGCCGCAGCGGCGGCTTCTTCGGCCTCGACGGCCTTCAGCTCGTTGCGGGTTTCTTCGTCGTAGTAGCCCAGCGTCTGGACGATGTTAGGCATGACGATGCGGGCGTGACGACCCTGCCAGTCGCTGTACTTCTCAGCGATCTCGATGACACGGATCGTTTCGTCACCGGTCATGCGCGGACGGCTGGTCTTGCGCACGCGGCTGGTGACGGAGTTGGTGAACTCGACATGATCGGTACGGATCTTGTCCAGCTCCTGACGGAAGGTTCCGCTGTCCTTGCTGACGACCTGTGCGGTCTCAACCAGCTTGGGGCGATCTTCGACCGGCACCTGCTGCAGCGCGGCCTTGTCGCGCAGAAGCTGGGAGACCGGCAGCACCTGCGCCAGCTGTTCTTCACAACCGGAGTAGACGTCTTCCAGCTCACGCAGCGAGCGCGCGGTCAGGTCACGATCCTTGCCCGCCCGATAGGGCTTGCGTTCATTGGTGTTCTTGCGATTCTTGTTGCTAACGGGCATGTGTGCATCCACTCCGGGGATAGGTATGTCAAAAACGAATTGCAGCCTTTTCATATAAAGGCTGGTGTGTGTACTTTTTAACGAAAGGAGATTTGCATGTCTGGTCTACTGACTGGCATTGCTCAGCTGGGTTGTTCCCCTGAGCGAGTGGCTCTGCTGGAACGCGTCCAAGACGTGCTGGCTGCCGTGGGCTTCACCGATATCGAAACTGAAGTGGAGAATGTCTACTTCAGCGGACAGGAAGTGGAAACCCACGTCTTGATCGAAATGGTCGACAACTTGTTCCATGGTTACTTGGACAGCTCGCTGAATCAGCAGGGCGTGTTCACTCGCGACGATGCGAGCATGGAACAAAAGATGGTACTGCTGGAAGACCTGCAGCGGTTTGCCAACTTCGACAGTCCGCAGTTCTTCCTCGAACAGCTGGACCTGGACGCCTCTGATACCGAGCGCCTGTGCGCTGGTCTGGAGATCGTTGGTCAGTGGGTGGCCGACCAGTATCTGGCCTTCATCATCCAGGTCAACAAGGGTCTGCTCGATCGCATCCGTTCACTCACCTCTGAGGTGGTGTCGATGGAAGCCGATGAGAGTCCGGAGCTGTCGCGCGCACGACTGCGCATCCGTGGCTTCACCCAGACCTTCGGCGGTAACCTGGTGGCTGAGCTGATCCGTGAGGGTTACAGCTGCGGCAACGACTACACGCTCTATCTGGGTCAGCTGCGCGAACTGCTTCCCCAGCAGACCGATCAGGATCTGGCCAAGAACATGGTTGCGATCATGCTCGCCAGCAACCTGAGCAAGGAGTCGGTGCTCTCCTCGGCCATCTAAGAAATCGAACACATGGATCTGCCCCTGCTGCGCGTGAGTGCAATCAATGGGCTGATCGGAAAGACCTACGGGGACTTCATCAATGCTCAAGCGTGACTATTTCCTCCTCGCCATGAACAGCGAAGCGTATCGCTGGAAGGCGTGGACCATTGAAGCGTTCGCTATTACCAATCTGGCCAACAAGGACCGCACCAAGAAGGCCGACCCGTGGCTTGATCCGGAAGGTGCCAAGCAGCCGGGTGGTTATCCGTGCGCTCTGTTCGTCGAAGGTGAGACGGTCTTTTTCCATCACCCCGAGAGTGGTGAGCGCATCGTCATCGACGACATCAAGCCGATGACCAAGCCGTTCGACTTCATGGACGAGCTGGAGATCTCGCCGGACGAAGTACCGAACCTGAGTGAGAAGACGATTACCACCTACGGCAATCTGCTCTTCAACTTCAACGTGTTCGTCTACGCTTTCGGCGCAGTGATGCCGTATCTGAATGGCCCGGCCAACATCCGAAAGATCGAGGCGGAACTCGAACGCCGCATGTACGACGACAGCGAGACGCCGCCTGACGGTGGTATCTCCATCGAGCAGTACAAGCGCTTCGCCGAGGCCATGCTGGCAATGGCAGGCCTCACCCAGCTGTGCGTACCGGCAGCCACTCCGAAGACGCTGGTCATCAACCCGGCCATCATCAAGCGTCGTGACGAACTGCTGGCAGAGCACAAGGATCGCCTGCATGATCCGGCTGTGATCGCCGAGATCGAGAACGAACTGATCGCGATGGACCGCGCCGACATGGCCGACGATGAGAGCATGGGCTTCCTCATCGACAACAAGTCCTTCGATATCGTCCGTAAGAAGACGCTTATCATGCACGGCGCCGAGTCTGCGTTCCAGGAGGGCAATCATGTCCAGATGATTCCGACCTCGCTCGACGAGGGTTTGGACCCTGACTTCATGCCCGAGTACGCCAACTCCCTGCGTGAGGGTTCCTACGCTCGTGGCACGCTGACCGCACTTGGCGGCTCGAAGGTGAAGGAAACCTATCGTGTCGCCCAGAACGTGAGCGTGCAGGCGGAAGACTGTGGGGTGAAGTACGGCATCCCCACGATCATCCCCAAGGGTAAGGAAAAGTACTACATCGGCAACTACTACTTCGAAGGCGGCAAACAGGGCCAGGTCACCGAGGAGAATGTGGCCGATCTGCAGACCCGTGCGATCGAAGTCAGGTCGCCCATCTATTGTCACGCGCCCGGTTCGAACTACTGCCGGTTCTGCGTAGGCGATGCGCTGGCATCTGCACCTGAAGCCATTCCCACCCTGCTGGCTGACGTCGGCTCGGACATGATGGGACGCTTCATGGCACTGATGCACGGCAAGAAGCTCTCCACTGCCAAGTACGACTACACGGCAGCCATTTCGTAGCATGGTATGCATAATGCCAATGCTGCCCAACAACTTCATTGACCAAGAGGTATGAACATGTCTTACCAGCAGAAGCGACTCAAGGACTGGACCGATGCCGACTACAAGGCGTGGGCACAGGCTGGCGCCGAAAGCATCAACGGCACCAAGAACACCGTCATCTTCAACCGCGCACGTGGCCGCTTCGAAGGCGCCGTCGATCTGGACGATGCAGCCCTGATCACCCTGCTGACCTCGCTGGTCATCGAAGGCGAAGAGCCCGCCGCCGCTGCGCAGGAAACCGCCGAAGCTGCCACCTCGGTTGAATCGTCCGACGCCGCACCGGCTCCGGTGGTGGTGGAAGGCACCGAAACCGTCGACCCGGCCACGCAGGCCGACTCGCCGGAAGTCGAGCGCGTCGACAGCCCCGTCGAAACCCCGACCGATACCCGCGCCGAACTCGACGCCGTGCCGGATGACCTGAGCGGTCCGAACACCAACACCCCGCGCGTGGCCACTGCCAAGGCCAACACCTACGTGCCGATGGGCAAGCTGGACACCGAGACCCTGGTGCGCTCGGAGATGGAAGCCTACCTGAAGGAAATGGCGCCGGGCAAGGCCATCGCTGCCGAGCGTGTGGTCGAACTGCAGCTGCGTCTGTGGCGAGTCATCAAGCGCGTGCTGGGTTCGGAAGGTGGCCAGTTCAGTGCCAGCTTCGGCTACATGCTGAACATCTTCGCCGAGAACGACACCAAGCACTTCCATGTCGACCGCATCATGCGCGGCTTCAACAAGATCGGCACCCGCATGCCGGCGCGCGAGTTCAACGCGTTCCGCAACATGCTGGACACCATGAAGCTGCTGGCCAACCCGGCCACCCGCAAGATGACCCTGACGCAGACCGATCTGCCGTACGCCCTGCGCCATCTGGGCGAGGACGAGCAGGGCAAGGTCCGCGCGTACTTCGAAGGCCTGTAACAAGCCTTATAGCCTGCCTAGGAGGACTTCGGTTCTCCTAGGCAGCTATGCCCTTTATGCCGTGATTCAAAAACCTTTCAACCCTATAACACCTAGCTGAGGTCTCAATCAAAGACAAAGACCTCACTACGCGGCATAAAGCCCGGGGCGCAACCATCGCCCCGGGCCGTACTGCCTTTTACAACCTAGCTATAGGAGATAGCCTTGTCTATCAAACGAACACGACCCCCTAAGGTCGTTTACATCAAACCCACTAAGCATCCGCTGGGCCACCTGCCCGGAGGGATGCTGAAGCGGATCTTCCAGCTGGAAGGAGGCCAGCCTAGGAACTGACTCCGTCCATAGTATCGTTTAGGGGGTATTTATTTACCCCCTATTCTACCCCTAAAAAGTCGATTCCAATAACTTTCACCTCTATATAACTCAGGTGAAGTGCAACATCAATCAAACTAATTCCCTTCGTTATACCCTCAAAGGAGTTCTACCATGAGCAACAATCTGAAGCTGGCCGGTGAAATCGCAGTCGTCGCTATGGCCGTTGGCGCAGCTGCCTACTGCTTCCACCTGGAAAACAAGCGCCGCAAGCTGCGTCTGAACAGCACCGAGTTCCAGGCTCTCAAGAGCGTGGTCGGCCTGAATGCCGCCGCTCGTGCCAACGGCATGAGCAAGCCGGTCAAGAAGTCCACCAAGCGTTAAGTTCTACTCAGCCCCTTCCACAGAGCTGTTTCCTGTAGTACAATTACCCCACACCTTCCGCAACACCCTCAAAGGAGTAATACCATGTTCAAGAACATCATCTTCTTCACCGTCCTGGCTCTGATCCTGGGCGGCACCGCTTTCTCCATCGCTGATCAGGCTCTGGCTCACGAAGTCACCACCTGCGGCAAGAACATCACCCTGGCTTCCAAGCTGACCCGTGATAACACCTATCACTGCAGCGTCCAGTCGACCGGCTATTTCACCGGTCACGTCAAGTACCGCATCGAGTTCCCGGAGCAGAAGTAACCGCCGCAAGAAACGCTGATCTTCCTACCAAGGGCTTCCGAAAGGAGGCTCTTGGTAGTATGCCCTCGGCGACTTGTTCTTTTAGTCAACCAGAGGTAGAAACGATGAGTCTCGTACCAACGATCGAACCAGTGCATCTGGAACGCGTCACCAAGTGTGGCCGTACGTTCCACCACGCAGCAAGCAAGATCGGTTGTGACGTGATGCGTCGTATCGCCGATCTGCTGTCTGACCCGGACAGGCTGCCCAACTACTACAAGAAGCCCAACTACACCATGCAGGGCGAGTCCTACAAGCCGGAGATTGAAATCAAGCTCCCGCTGTTCCTGGGCTATGACCTGCTGGAGGGCATCGACCACTCACATCAGCTGACGATCCAAAGCGAACTCGAACGCGCTCTGGCTGATGTGGCTTCATCTGTTCGTCTGCAAATGGAACGCTTCACCCACGTGGGTGCCGATCGTTCTGACAAGCTCACCATCGTCCTCCGTGGCGAATTGATTTAAATCCCTCAACAACCCAAAGGTAACTACAATGATCAAGGTCAACACCACCAAGCTGGGCGGCAACCTGACTGACAACCAGATCGCCATCGTCAACACCGCTGTCTCCTCCATCGCCACCGCCCTGAACGACGCCGACCTGGTTGCACGCAGCAGCCAGATCGTCAAGGACACCGTCATGCTCACCGTGCCGCTGGTTGATCTCATCAGCCGCGAGCTGCACCAGTCCATCGACTTCAACAGCAAGTACGCCATCCAGCGTGAACTGGCCAAGAAGATCGAAGGCGCCGGCAGTGTGGTCTTCAACATCGACGTGTCGGCCAAGTACGACGATGACGACCGCTACGAGCGCCGCTGCAACGACACCCTGAACTTCACCCTCCCCAACGTCCAGATCTAATCTGGACTTCACCCGCAGTACCCGCTTCAACCTTCCATTAACTAGCAAAGGAGTTTTACCATGAAGAACCCACTCAACATCGTCGACGCTTACAAGCAGGCCAACCTCGCCAGCTGCTACAAGCCCGGCTCCTTCAACATCGCAGAAGCGCGCTCCACCTCACTGGTGGAACTCGGCAAGGTCTTCTGTGAGATGATGTCCGACCCGCAGAAGATCATGCAGGCCTTCGACCCCGCTGAAGGCGTCGTGCGCTTCACCACTATGGTCGAGTACTGGGATAAGTACATCCCCGCTCTGATCGCCCCGGCCTTCAACGACAACGGCCTGTCCGGCGTCCTGATCATCGGTGAAACCTACGACGCAACGACCTGGCGCGTTACCTTCGTCGTGCCGATGCTCGTCGAAGAAATCCTGGAGCAGGGGAACTAATTCCCCTCGCTTCACCCCTCCCCCCTCCATCGTCGCAAACTTTTACCACGTTCCTAAGGAGGAACTAGAAATGATTAAGAATGTCCTTGCTGTCATTGGCGCAGCGGTTGTCCTGAAGCACGCGGTGAAGGTTGGCATCAAGCTCTCCAAGGACTATGCGGAGCTGGAAGGCTACCGTCGCGTCAAGTAAGTGCGCACCGCAACTCCCTCAACTACCAAAGGTAACTGCAATGTCTCTGCTCGATCGTAACGATTACATCGCCCTGGGTGCTGCTGCCGTTGTGGCTGTTGGTCTGACCTACGTCAACCACCGCATCTCCCAGAACGTCATCGCCGCACTGAAGTCCCCCGAAGTGCGGGTGAAGATCGCCAACGCCAAGCGCAAGCCGGCCAAGAAGCCGCTGAAGAAGATCGCTGCCAAGCGCTGAAAGTCGATCCAAACAAACTTGAGTTCTATATAACTCAGGTGAAGTAGTACCCGTAACAAACCGCAACACATCCCTTACCCCTGAAACTAGCAAAGGAGCAACACCATGAACGCAGTTACCCGTAACGTCAACAACACCGCCCTGTCCTCGGCCATGATCGCCGAGATCGCCAAGAAGCTGCCGCAGATCACCTTCGATCCGAAGTGGCACAACGGCACCGGCTACTTCAACGGTGCGGTGGATGCCGACGTGCAGCACACCGCCACCTTCACCGATGAGAACGGCCGCATCGGCATCATCATCCCGCTGGACATCGCTGGCGAAGAAAACGCCAACCTGGTCATCTTCCAGCGCGACACCACCAGCCGCGTCTGCGCCAACGTCCCGCTGGGCTACAACAAGAAGACCTTCGATGGCTCCGTCGGCCGCTTCCCCACCAAGGGTGAATACGGCAACGTCCTGGCCACCGACGGCTTCACCCTCGCCTACGGCGGTAGCTGGAACGATCCGGAAGACTTCTCCGACGCTCTGGTCACCGACCTGGACAACCTGCTCGCTCTCGCTTAACGCAACACCCCTCCCCCACTTCCTTAGGAATGCCCCCGATGAGCCTTGACGAACGTATTGAACAGAACCGCCGCGAACTCGTGAACGCCATTGGCGGCATCTCCGACTGGGAGCTGCGTGAACGCGCCCGTCGCTTCAACGCAGAACAGCAATACAAGAACACCACCCGCAATGCGCAGGTCAAGCGCCTGTGCAACACCTCCTACAAGTTTGACGCCTAAGAAAGGAATCAAGATGGACATGCATCCCAGCGAACGCAACGCTCTGATCGCCACCGCTGTCATCGGCGCTGCTCTGATCGGTATCGCAGTTGTGCGCCACCGCAAGGAAAAGAAGGCCATGGCTGCCTTCAGCGACGAGATCAGCAAGATCGGCAAGGTCAACCTGTCCCCGGCCGCGCAGTTCGCAGCAACCGGCGGCGTCACCAGCCTGGCCAAGTTCCGCGCAGAAAAGCTGAAGGGCAAGAAGACCGCTCCGAAGAAGGCTGTCCGCAAGACGGCAGCTCGCTAACATGAACAGCCTGATCTGGCGCGTCTCATCCCGCGCCGTCGTGGCTGCGGGCATCATCTACCTCCTCAACTTCCACCAGATGAACAAGTACGAATAATCGTACCTCATCAATCCCCTTTCTGCAATACCCATCCAAGGAGTTTCACCATGATCATCAACATCATCTTCGTCGCCCTGCTGGCCTGCTGTGCAATCACCGGCTACTTCCTGTGGCAGCTCAAGAGCGGCAAGCCTGGCAAGTACATGAAGACCAACATCGAACGCCTGGCCTTCGCGTTCATTGCCATGGGTCGTGACACCCCGACCGACCGCAAGGAATGGATCGGTCAGATGAACTTCGTCGTCGGCATCGTCACCTTCCTGCTGTGCCTGGTCGCTGTGTACTTCGGTCACATTCACCTGTGCATCCCGCTGATCGGTGGCTTCGCTCTGAACCGCGAGTTCAACGCTGAGTTCCTGCAGTACACCGAACTGGAACTGCACGTCATCAACGCACAGCGTCGCCGCATGAACCAGGACGTGATCGACGGCTGCCGCAACCTGCACCTGAACGACATCTTCGACAACGTCCACAAGCTGTAACGGCATAGCTGGGCTCCCCGCATGGGGAGCCCAGTAGCCTTACTCTTTTTTTTTTGCTTTACACGTGCTCTTCCTGACGTACACGTTCGCCGATGCGATGGATGTTGTCCAGCACGTCCGGGTTCTGGATCAACCCACGATCGCGCTTGAAGTTCTGCAGGAGCGTGTCCATGCTCGGTGCATTGTACAGCGTACGCACGATCTCCATGGCATTGGTCGTACCGCCAGTGAGGTTGATACCCTGCGCACGTTGGACGTCTTCAGGAATGTCGCGCATCTGACACAGCTCGCGCAACGTGGTTTCCTTGGAGATGTTCATCACCACTTCCAGCGTCGGGTAAGTACCGACGGCGTCGCAGTCTGCCACGTGAGTGAAGATTGCGGTGGGATGGTTTGGCATCTCTTCGATCAGGCACAGGCCATCGTCGACCAAGAACGAAGGCAGTGTCACGATCCAGTCGTTCATACCGAGCACGAACTTGTCGTTCTCATCCACCATGTCCTTACCGGTGGAGCCCATGACCTTGCCCTCGTTCTGTACGAAGAAGTGCAAGTCGTCGCAGGTACGCTTGGGCTGAGACGGGAACTTGGTGTACTCGGAGTGCTCGACCAGAACCGAGATCACTCGCTTCAGATCGTTGGTCTCATCATCGAGCATCTCCATACCAACGCAGTCGAACACGTTATAGATGCAGTACTCGATCGGGTACTTGCTCTGCATGAACTTGTGCCAGTCCAGCCCCTTCAAGTGGTCGGCCACATCGAAGTTCAACTTGCGCACACCCAGGTTCTTGTTGAGGATGTGATCGAGTCGGTAGCTGGTCTCGTTACCCTTGGTCACGCGCAGCTTCTTGTAAACGCACATGGCGTCAAGGAAGACAAACGCAGAGGGACATTCCATCTTGTGCCAGCGGTCGGCAGGGTGGATCGGCTTCAGTGCGCCCGTTGCGGTCTGCTGCTTGGCCCGACCTTCTACGTACTTGACGAAGCGGAATGCCGGAGGCACGCTCGGATCAGAGAACACATCAGCTGCATTGATGCGCTCCTTGTCCAGAGCAGACAGGATCTTGGGTAAGTCGAAGTTGATGTTCCAGATGGCGATGATGTCAGGCGAGATCTCGTGAGCACGCTCGAAGATCTTCTTGATCAGCTCACCCGGCGTCTTACCGAAGTGGACCTGCAAGTTGATGTTGCGTGCCTTCTTGACCTCGCCGAGGTAGGTTTCCATCGCGTTCTGCAGAGCCTTCTCTGGCTCAGGGATGTGTTCGACGAACGAGTCCTTGACGCAGAGAATCACGTTCTCCTTACACGCCAGCGTGATCGAGACAATTTCCTCGGTCCCGTGAACAACGTCCGTTTCAATGTCGAGCGTGGCCACCAGGTTGTCCCTGATGTACTCCGGCCACTGCTTGCGGTAACTGTGCTTCAGCAGCACCGGGGTGGTGATGTCGGTGCCGTACAGATACGGGGACATACCAGCAATCGGCATGCCTCCTTGAATCATGCCGCGACCAAGCGCCTTGGATACACTGGCCAGCAGCTTGTGCTGAGGCGTGGTGTACTTCTGCAGCTTGTCGATGTCCTCCCACTCCTTCTTGTCGGTGTGGTTGCGGAAGTTCGGCTTGGTGACGTAGAAGTCACGCGGGTAATCCTTGAAGCGACGGATACGCGGAACGACGCGACCATCCTTCAAGTACACCTTCTCCTTGACGACCAGAAGGTCGAACGGAGCATCTTTCGGGTGGCAGTAAACGGCGTGTTTACATTCCAAACCGAGGATGTCTTCCTGCTTAATCTGTGTCATTTAAAGCTCCGCTGCGTACCGCTTTTCCTGAGGCTATACTATCACTATGAGCAGTAAATAATCACAGAGATCCAAAGGAACCCCTATGGCCGCCCTCGGCGACTGGTTGCTCAGTCAGGAAGCAATCGACTTCCAGAACAATCCCCATGTACTCGAACAGATGGCCGCCGCCTTCACCAAGGCGATGGAAGTGCCCGTTCGCGATGGTCGACAGCTGGACGAATCGGGACTGACCAAACTGGTCTTCGATCTGACGGGAATGAAGATCCGTTTCTCCGTCTTTGAAAGCCAGTGCATCGACGCCTTCGTACTGATCCCGGCACTGCGAAATGGTCACTCCTGGTTCCCCGCGCCCTCCCCGCAGAAGTGGGCCAACTGGGAAGCGCTGAAGAAGATCGAAGAAGTCGGCAACATGATCGAAGGCGAGGTCAATCTCAAGACCGGTCGCGTCTCCGGCGTGTTCTCCGAGATCGACGTGGACGTCGTGTTTGCCACCGGCTGGTTCAAACTCGACCTCACTCCCATAGAGCGCGTGGCGATCCTGCTGCATGAACTGGGTCACCCGTTTACCTACATGGAGTACCTGGCCGAAAGCACGCGTACCAACTACGCAATGGCAGCGATCAAGGAAGGCTTTGCCCAGACCGAAGATCGTACCATCCGCTTCAAGCTGGTGGCGCAGCTGGAGAAGACCCTGAACGTCAAGCTCAGCGATCCCAATGGTGTCGCAGCAGCTACCGATCCGGGCGTGGTGGAAGTGATGGTGATCACCGCTGTCACCGATCGCATCCGCTCGGAGATGGGCAATCCAACCTACGACAACTTCGCCATCGAGTCGTTGGCTGACCAGTACGCATCTCGCATGGGTGTGGGCGCCGAGCTGGCCTCGGCACTGGTCAAGATCAGCAAGTCTTCGTTCGGTCGTTCTACCGCAGGCTCTGCACTGCTGTTCGGTTACGAATACTTCGCCTCGATGTACCAGGCATTGCCCCGCATGCTGCTCACCATGATGGCGTTCAGCTTCAGTGGCCCTCTGGCGATCGCCACGGCCATCGGCTCGCTGCTCTATGGTAAGCGTGACCTGGGTAACTACGAAGACCTTCCAGCGCGTCTGGCAGCGATCGAGCGTGACATGATCGGTCGTCTGCGTAAGGGCAACCTGCCACGCTCCAAGGTCGAGCAGCTCGTGCGTGATCTGCACACCACCCGTCAGCTCGTTTCAGCGGTGCGCACCGAAGAGACGGTGGTTTCCCGGATCGTCAACTTCTTCTCCCTGCGTGCGCGCAGTCAACGCAATGCCGTAGCTGCCCAGCGTGAACTGGAGAAGCTCGGTCGTTCGCGACTGTTCGTCACCTCCACCGAACTCCAACTCAAACTGAAGGTGAACAACTGATGGACGGCATCCCTGACTCGGTGACCATGGCTCTGGACTGCGACGGCCTGATGGGCAAGGAGCGTCTGGAGGTGGTCACCGCCGCGCTTGCCCTGGCAATGGCATACGCACTGGCACTGCCGTCTGGTCCGGTGGAGAACGTGGAGTCGTACTTCGTCCAGAACTTCCGGGACGAGACCAACCGCATCATCTCCAAGGTCAACGAGCGCGAGCCCCTGAACGTACCGGCCATCCAGAGCCTGACCATGGGCCTCTGGAAAACCCGCTACCGCATGGTGTACGAACCCAGCCACCCCTCGGCGATCATCGCCCTGGAGCAGGCGCTCAGCTCCGGCACCCTGGGCGAGATCAGCTTCGATCTCGTCAACTCCCTCCGCGATGAGAAGCGTCAGCGCCAGATTCGTTTCCTGGTCCGTCGTTTCGAAGAGCACACCACCAAACAAGGCGAGAAGTTCTGATGGACGTTACTGACCTCGAAGAAAGCACCCTGCTCCCCGAAGACCTCGGCGCTGAAGAGCAGACCCAGATCGAAGACATCGAAACCTCGATGGAAGCACTGCGCGGTCATATCGAGCGCATCGCTGAAGTCGGCGGTATCTCGATGGAAATGGCCGAACAGCTCGTCGTCGAGCACGCCATCGAGCTCGGCCGCATTCCGGTCAAGAGCTTCACCAAGGAACCCTCGACCACCAACCTGAAGGTGGCGCAGGAAGCGATTACTGTCGGCCAGGCTGTCCTGATCGGCGCGCTGGTGGGTGTGGCTGCTGCCCTGCTCATCAAGTTGACTATGTGGATGGTGGAGTATTTCCGCTCCAACCGTACCAAGGAAGCCAAGACCTCGGTCGTGGTCAACAACGTCATGGCGCTCGGCGAGGCCATGGAAGAAGTCGAGCCGCTGTTCCAGGGTACGCCGCTGCAGGAGATCCGCAAGCGTCTGGGCAACGATCGTGAGATGCTCAGCCAGATGCGCGCCATCCACGAAGACCTGCTGACCAGCGGTCCGTACTCCACCTTCCTCGGCACCTGCTGGGAGAAGCTGGACCAGTGGGAGGAGAAGCTCAGCGAGAAGATCTCCAACTACATCCGCCTCTCCGGCCAGACCGTGCGTGAAGGCGACCAGCGTTCCAACGACGTGCTGGTGGACATGCTCGATGAGATCGCCCGTCCGATCCCGATGTTCTCCTTCCCCGGTGAAGTGACCTCGGGTGTGTTCGTGGCCGAGTCGATCCACTCGGACATCCTGCCGGTGGCCAACGCGATCTTCCAGTCCGTCACCAAGCTGGATCAGCAGCCCGTCGCCGTGGACGATATCGATCGTCTGGTCAAGCGTGTGGTCGATGGTGCGTTCGTGACCCGTTCGGTCTACGGCCCGATGGAAAGCTCGCTGCGCGGTGCCGTTCGTCTGAACGCGGCTGCCCGCAAGCTGAAGTCGGTGGAGAAGACCACCTCGTCCGATCCACGGGTGGCCTCCACCTACAGCAAGGCGCTGAAGAACATCACCGAAGAGACCCGTGCTCTGGTGGTCATGTGGAATGCAGTGGAAGTGATGGCAGCGGCTCGTCGTCGCCTGCTCACGCTCTCGCTGAACCGCATGTTGGCCTTCTTCTCCGAGCTGAACAAGCTGGCCGTAGCATCCGACGATGCTGAACTGCGTGGTCGTGTTGCGAAGATCACCGCTGAACTGAAGCGCCGCATGCGTCGTTTCTAAGCGACATAGAGGGAGGGGCGAAAGCCCCTCCCGATATGCCCTTACTTGGCGACCGTGTGACGCAGCGGATCGATCTGCACGTCGTCCTCCACCGCCAGGGTATCATCGCTCTTGGTGACAACACGCTTGCGGACAGAGCAACGCAGAGTATCGTCCATCAGCGTGACGAGTGGGAAGTTGTTTGCACCACCCAACCCGGACACACTGAATGCGATCGCTTCGTTGCCGATCTCCTCACGCAGCTTGTCGAGGATGTCGTCGATTGCCACGCGGGTCTGAATCATGCGATCAGCGATGACCAGCTTGATCGAACGCGTCAGCGACTCACGCAGTCGAGCGTCGGCGTACTCCGCACGGCCCAGGTACAGGCCAACACGCAGACCCTGCTCGGCCGGGATGGTCGAGACCAGACCTTCCTCCACCATGACCTGCACGTTGCCCAGCGTGGTCTGCGGGGCGAAGTACAGCTCGGTGCCTTCCAGCAACTTGGCACGGATGGTGGCAATGTCGGTAGTGAGCCAACGAACCACGGTCTGCGCAGTGCTGTCACGGTAGTCCAGCGAAGCCTGGTTGGTTGCGAACCAGTACTTGCCATCCAAGAAGAACAGGTCAACCTGACGGGTCATCTTGCGGGTGGATTCGACGATCGGGTTGCCGTCGGCATCACGCATGACGTCGCCCTTCATGAAGCGGATCATCGGCTTGCCGTCGTCATCCAGACGGACCTCACCCTTGGCATGCAGCATCCGGTACTTGATCTCGCCGTTGACGACATCGTACAGAATCGTGCCAGTGTTGGGATCGCGCTCGAACTCCGGTTCCTCGTAGGTCCAAGGTACGTCAGCGGCGTAGCGCTTGTAATCTTCCGAGGAAGTCACAGAACGCGAAGCCGTCCACAGACCGTCCAGCGCACTGCCCATGTTGGTGTTGAACTTCTCATGGGTCAGACCGATGGCGTCTTCCGGCAGCATCTCCTTGGACATGAGCAGATCGATATCCGTGTTCAGCGCATCCACAGGACGGAAGTCGCTCAGCACGTAGAACAGATCGAAGCTCTCGGTCAGCGAGACAGGAACCGGACGGGTGCTTCCACCGAACATCTGGAAGTTGGTCAGGTACATGTCGTCGTTGGCGTTGATGTCCAGGTTGCTTTCCAGCTCGAACACGAACGCACGTTCGCCACTGGCCAGCTTGACGTCCAGCACGCCGTTGAGGTACGCACGGCCGCTCTCACCGGTCGGCTGGAAGCTCAGCTGTGCATGGACGCTTTCATCCGGCAGAGCCAGCGCTTCTTCGCTCGACGCGGTGACCACGGTGATGCGGTAACCCTTCTCGGTGCGCTCGATGTCGAAGCTCTCAGTGGAGATGGTCATCCCCAGCGTATCGTTCTCGGCGATGAAGTTGCGGCTGTCGATGGACGGGTTGTCCAGGTAATAGCCGCGAGCGTCGAACACGTTGCCGGTGATGTCCAACACGTAGTGGTACGGACTGTACAAGTAACGCTCGGCGTTGATCAAGCGAGCCTTGGTTTCCGGGATCGCCCCGTTGACCATGTTCAGCTCGTCCTGCTCCACGATCTTGACCAGACCATTGTCGAGCTTGTACAGAATGCTCGGGGTCAGGGTGACGCGCTCACCGTTGTCCTTGACGCCGGGGTAGTTCTTCAGGCCATCCAGCGACTGCTGGAAGGTCATGATACCTGCGCCGATGGGACTGAGCACCGAACCATCTTCCGGCAACGGCAGAGGACGGGAGGTCTTGTAGATACGGCGGGTCAGGTTGTCCACGGTCTTCACCGAGGAGTAACCCTCGTTGGTCAGCGTGGAGATGATCTGCCACGGGGTGATCGGCTGATTGGAAGCGCCGTGGGCATTCATCATGACCTGCTCACGCAACACCTCGAACGGCTTGGCACCGCTGCCACCTGTGACCACTTCGTCGGAGAAGACCAGCAGCGTGGAGATGTTCTCCAGCGCTGCCCAGTACAGGCCGTTGTCGTCGTTGTCGAAATCCTGCCAGCGATAATCGAACGCGTCGGACTCGTAGTTGGACAGGATCATCGACAGCTCGCCTTCGGTGGAGTAGACATCCACACGCAGCTGCTTCTTGATCGTGCCGGCCGTGGAGTAGACCTCCGGCACCGCGTACTTGACTCGATCGGAGAACACCTGCAGCGACAGGGTCGGCTGAGCCGGGTCGAACACCTGGCGGGTTTCGGTCGTGGGGATCTCTTCCCACGGACCGTCACCGGAACGGTGATAGGCACGGGTGGCGTAGTAGCTGCCAGCGAAGGAGATCGCACCACTGGTCGGCACGGCCTTACTGACGGTGAAGTTGCTGCTGGTCACCTTCATCTGCATCACGGGGATTTCGATGAACAGCATCTCGATCCCGCCCTGCGCACTGCTCTTCCACGTCTTGAGCAGGTTGGTGGACAACGGCATGAGCGGAGACGGGCGGGTTACGTCGTAGACCACGCGTTCGGTGCCAGCGCTGTTGATGCGGATCTCGATCGGGTACTGCATCGAGAAGGTCACGCCCGCCACCACGAACTCGGTGTTGCGCGGGATGACCATCTTCTGCACGCCATTCACACCGGTCGGGACAGCGCGTGCCAGAACTTCTTCCAAGGCCATCGCCACGGTGATCGTGGTACGTGCCGGGGTAGCCCAGCGGCCGATGTAGTCCTTGTCGGACATGTGCAGGTACAGCTCTTCCTCGTCCAATGCCATTCGGGCGAACTGACGACGCGTGTTGGCAGCACTTTCATGCATGCTCGAAGCGGCCAGAGTAGCGGCCATCTCGATGACCTGCACAGCCGGCTGGCTGGCGTCGACGAACACCAGCTCGCCGCTGTTGGCCTGCTCCAGCATGTCGATACCAACTTCGAACATGGCGCCAGGGTTGTAACGTGCCTTGTCCAACAGCACCAGAACATCGCTCGAATTCACGACAGCAGTCTCCTCTTGGCATCTTCATAATCGAGCTTGGTGACCCACCATTCAAGGCGGCCAGACTTCGGATCGATTCGAGGATAGCCTCTGTAATTGAAATAGACCAACTCAGCCTTGGTCAGACGCTGCATCTTCTCTTCGCGAGTACCGTCGAACATGTCGCGGTTGAAGAAGCAGACAGTGGAGTTGAACTCCACAAACAGGATCGGGTCGTACGGCTCGTAACCAACGCACTGGAAACGAACTGCGATCTCCTTACTGTCCTGACTCATGGCCTGATCGGCATTGAAGTTGAACACCGCGCCCAGCGGATTGGCCGTGGGGAAAGCGCCTGCGCAGGCAGTGATTCGCTGCACGTACTGGCGCGTGGGATCGAGCACGAGGCGATAGATTCGCGTCATGTAGTCGATCTCGTTTTCCAGCACCATCTGCGGATACGGCAGCATCGTCCCTTGCGTTACTTCGGCGATGTACTTCATCCACACGTAATACAGCAATGTTATAGGGTCGCCTGTCACATTGCGGTAAGTTGCAGTGAGTGGGAAGGCTGAGAAGTCACGCGAGATGCCATCGGCCATCGTGTAAACTTCCCGGTGCGCACCCGGTTTCGAAGTGAACGTATCGAGCTCTTGATCAGGCCACCCCGTCAGACTGAGGAGGTGGTTGGTCAGCGGCGTTATGAACGCTTGCTTCGGATCGACCAGAGGGGTATTCACGGCCTTACGGATCCCGGGGTGTTCAGGTCCATTACCCCACGGATCAAGCAGGCTGCGGATGGCCCGCTGGTAGCTGTATTCCTCAGGCGTCAAAAGAGGTGTCAGCTGGCGGCACGATGCAACGTTGTCGTAAGCAAGATTCAACAAAGGCCTGGTGAAAAAGATCAGACCCTGATTGTCGGTATTCAGGGGGATCGGATTGCCCAAGCCGCGATGGTTGATGCCGTACAACGCATCACTCGATGCTCGGCTGAAGGAACCAAGGCCTGATCCTTGTGAGATCAGGTTGATATCCTCTTGATATGTACCCATTTCTGTTTCAACCTCCGATAAAAGGGCTTTCCAATGATTCTCAAATCGGTGCTGGCGAATACCGCGCTGAAGTTCGTGACCCAGTCGCTGCCATTCCTGTTCGCAAAGAACAACAAGTCACTGATTGACGTGTCCCAGCCCACTCGCGTGGAGCCGGTCGCGCTGGTCGATGCACGCCTGCAGTCACAGCCGTACATGGGCGACATCATGCAGTCGCTCACCTCGCTCTTCGCAGCCTACTACATGATGGCGGTCAGCCTGCGTGTCAACGTCGGACGTGTCGACGTGGTGCGTCTGTTGGAACCGCTGAACCCCAAGCGTTCCGGCCTGGGCGCGGCTGACATGCAGCGCGCCTCCGCCTACCTGATGTCTTCGATGGAGTCCTACCGCTTCGGCCTGCCTTCGCCGAACCTGCCGACTCCGGGTCTGGAAAGCTACGGCCTGGAAGCTGACGATTACCAGCAGCAGCGCATGAAGCTGGACGAGCGTCGCCTGGCTCTGGACACCCGCCGTTTCAACGCCGAACAGCGTCGTCAGATGGAGCAGCGCGAAGGCGAAGCCGATCGCGAATACCAGAACCGCCTGCGCGACCAGAGTCGTGCCGACGCCGAGCGTCGTAAGCAGGAGCTGGAAGAAGCCCGCTTCGCCGACCAGCGCACCCGCGCTGATCGACGTGAAAAGCAGGAAGAGCTGCGGCAGATGGCCGAAGAAGAACGTCGTCTGGCTGAAGAAGAGCAGCGTGAATACGAACGCTCGCAGCCTGGCGCCGAGTTCTCCAATGTCGATGTTCTGAAGGACACTGCCAACCTCAGCGTCGGCAAGATGCTGGAAGTGTCGGTCACGGACAACGGCCAGACTGCTCGCTTCCCGGTTCAGCTGCGCCTGATCGCTTCGCTGATCGCCCCCCGGAACCTGGTTCATATATTGGGCGACCTGTCCAAGAACATGACCATCAAGGAACGCTACCACATGTGGCGTGCCGGTCAGCTGGAGTTCGTCAAGGACATCGTCTTCTGCACCGACCTGATCGACAACCATCGCCGTACGCTGGCTCAGGACAGCACCCGGACCTACCGGAACATCCTGAAGACCCGCAACAGCAACGGCCTGGCGGCGATCTTCCGTGGCAGCCCGTCGCTGGCCACCGCCTCGAACCTGTGCGTGATGTCCAGCGAAACCGTCAAGGAGCTGGAGCGCGATGCACGCGGTCGTATCAGCGATGGCCGCTTCCGTCAGCGCATCTTCGAAGGTTCCTACCTGATGGTGCTGGTCGTGGTCGACGAGAAGTGGGAGAGCGTCACCTTCTACCATCGCGGCATCGACCTGCCCACCGAGCTGAACCTGCGCGACATCAAGGGCGCGTCGAAGGGTGGCAGCAGCACTGCTGACATCATGGAAATCTTCAAGGCGCTCAACAGCCAGAACGCCCCCTCCTTCTGATCCAAGGAAACAAAAGAAATGAAAGCCCTCGAATTCGTCCGGGGTCTCCAGGAGACCCTGCGACGTGATCAGATCACCGCTGCACTGGCTGCGCTGGACCACGAAGTCAACGAACTGACCACCGCCCCGTTCCGTAATGGCGTGAGGGTGCTGGAAGGTCGTGGCGGTTTCCGCAGTCGTGCGGTGCAGGAGGTCAGCAAGGCCTTCGAGAACGCCGACCGTACCTGGGGCCCGAACTATCCGGTCCTGCTGCTGCGTCTCATGGAAGAGATGCCGGCCAAGGTGGCGATGATCCACAACTACACCAAGACCAGCTTCAACAAGGACGTGTCGCAGGAAGAGCTGGACTACCGTCGTGCCACGGTGCTCCAGTACCTCAACGCGCTGGACTTCTTCGTCACCTACGCACGCCACCTGCTGCTGTGGACCATCGACTGCGAAACCGCAGCCGCTCAGGGCAACGTGAACGAGCGTGGCGCCTCCACGATGCCGCAGGCTGAACTGGAGATGCTCCAGAAGGGTCTGCCGGGCTTCGTGGGCGTGTGCAAGCTGCTGGAGATCCCGCTGGTCGAAGTGGACCGTGCGCTGAAGTCGGTTCCCGACGCAGCAGTGCGTGCTGAAAACGACGATGCGATGCGTCAGGGTATCGGTGCTGCCAAGCTCGATCCGCTGCGCATGGACTTCCTGCCCCCGCGCTGGAACCCGTTCTTCCACATCCGTGCTGGCCTGGCCATGTTCTCGGCCAATCGCTACCAGGCGGCTGTCGAAGAAGCGCGTGCCATCGAATACAGCCTGCTCAACCTGGAGCAGGTCTACGCTGGCCGTACCTCCGAACCGGCGGCCGTCAAGGCCCTGGAGTACACCCGTCGCCGCCTGCTGGACAAGCGCCGGCAGGTTGCCAAGTACGAAGAAAAGTACCTCAACTAAGGAGGGTTACCGATGGCAGCTCTCCTGATCTATCCTCGCCGTTACTTCCGCCGAGTGCCGAATGGCTCGGGTGTGATTCGTGTCAATGGTGACCCGGAGATCAACAAGATCTTCGACGACTTCATGGCACAGAAGCTCAACACCCAGTCCTTCGCCAAGCGCGCCGAGGTGCTGGTGGTTGCCGGACGCCTGCTCCACAACTTCGTGGAGTGGGCCAAGGACCAGCAGGCCAATGCGAACCTGCGGGGATTCAACTACGACTTCCTGGTCGATACGGTCAACTTCATCAATTCCGGTAAGCGCAAGCTGTCGGCGATGAACTGGCACGATCTGGTCAACGAAGACGATTTCCCCACACATGGGAACAATATCGTTCGCGCCGTGCCGCTCGATCTGGGCATGTTTGAGAACGATTCGGCCTATGTTGTGACCAAGTGGTGCTCGCGTGAAGGCGGCTTTGAGGACATGATCCTCTCGCTGTACCTGATCTTCGGTCGTAGCAAACAGCAGCGTAACGACTGAAAGCTCTAGGATAGCGCAAGCTATTCTATAGGGAAAATGCTCACCGCTGGAAACAAGTGAGCATTTTTCACGAGTATTATTTGGATCTATTTTGTTGGTGCGCACCACTAGCAGAAACCCGCAGCAGGGAATGCTGTAACAGCTGTTACTCGCCTGGGTCATTCCCCGGCACAACCCATACAGAAGGACAATGCAATGAGCGTTCGCGACTTTTTCGCCTCCCTGGAATCGGAAGACGAGACCGGTGCTGAAGACATCGAAGAAACCGGTGCCGACAGCCTCGAAGCTGACCTGACCGAAGTCGAAGAGGCCGGCGGCGAAGCCGAAGCCGACCAGACCAACGTCGAGCAGCTGGAAGACACCGCCGAAGCCCTGGAATCCATCGCCCTGTCGCTGGAAGCCGATGCCAAGAACGGCGGCCTGGACCCGGTCGCTGCCCGCTACGCGCAGCGCGCCATCGACTTCGCCCTGCGCCCGCTGGGTCCGTCGGCCAAGTTCACCCACGCCTCGCTGGAATCCTTCGGCGGCGACAGCTCCAAGCAGTCGGCCACCCTGTCGATGGAAGCCGACGTCAAGGCCTGGCTGAAGAAGGTCTGGGAAGCCATCAAGCGTGCCATCGCCAAGGTCCGCGACAGCATCAAGAAGCTGTTCATCAAGCTCTTCGCTGCCGCCCCGAAGCTGAAGCGCCGCGCCGAAGCCCTGCAGACCACTGCCAAGGGCCTGGAAGGCGAGCCGAAGGAAAAGCAGCTGACCATCGCCGGCAACATCGCCAGCGGCCTGGCCGTCGGCAAGAAGGTCGAAGGTCTGGGCGACACCGCCAAGAGCCTGCGCGCGCAGGGTGACTGGCTGTTCGACGACTTCTTCAAGAAGACCTGGGAATACGGCGATGCCTTCACCGCCGCCCTGACCAACTGGAAGTTCGACAGCGAGAAGAACTTCGAGTCCTCGGCCAAGGCCGTCGACAACCTGATCGGCCAGGTGCCGACCGTGGCTGGCGCCAAGGTCGCATCGGGTGACAAGCGCTTCGCCGGTCTGGAAGTGGACCGTTCCGAGCCGCTGCCGGGCAACCAGGCCATCTTCGTGACCTGCAAGAAGCCGGGCGCCACCCTGACCTCGAAGATCGAGACCCTGGGCACCTACAACGTGTCCGTCCGCGACTACACCGCCACCCCGGTGGAAGTCAAGGAAGTCAAGATCTCCGTGCCGAACAAGGGCGAGCTGGAGAAGGTCGGCGAAGAAATCGCTGCCCTGGCCACGCGTGTTGCCAAGTACAACAACGCGTTCCAGCAGATCGACACCCTGATCAACAAGGTGAAGGCTGCCGGCGACAAGTTCTCGACCGAAGCCGAGAAGTCGGAAAAGCTGACCGGCGAGAACAAGGCCAACGCACGCCAGATCCTGTCGGCGGCCAAGTCCTGCGCCAACGTGATCGACGCGCCGGCCGCTGCGATCACCCGCTACCTGATCACCACGGGCGCCAAGGTTCTGGCCCTGGGCGAGAAGGCTGCTGGCATGTACAAGGGCTAATACAGCCTCGTCTGCGCAAGCATGGAGCCGAGGCCCCTTCGGGGGCCTCGGCTTTATAACGTCAACCAAGGAGAATCAATCGTGGATGATTACACATCGTCCGACGTGGAAGCCTTCGCTGATGACGCTGTTGCCCAAGCCGTGGTGGAGACCCGTGATCCGCATCTGGTAGTAGCTGAGGACATTGCGGAGACCGCCTTCACCGATTCGGTTGCACAGATCGCTCGCGTCCCCGGTGAACTGGAGGACGTTGGTCGCGCGATGGATCTGGCTGATGGTCTGCAGCGCCTGTCTCTGGTCACCTCTGATATCCAGGAAGCCACCCCCCACGAAGCTGCCCTGACCCAGATCGCTCTGGAGATGGCACTGGCTGGTACGGGTCGCTTGCCGGAGAGTCTGGCACCGGGTCTGGAAAGCAGCATCGGTTCGAAGATCTCGATGGAAGGTGTGGGTGAGACAATCGCCCGTATCTGGCAGCGCATCATGGACGTGATCCGCAATGTGCTCGCATCCATCTCTGCCTTCTTCCAACGCGCCATGGGACAGATCGCTGTCCTGAAGCGTCGTGCACAGCGCATCGTGGCTCGTGCCAAGGGTGCCTCTGGTCAGCCGCTGGAATCTGCTACCGTTGCATTGGGCAGTGATGCCTACTCGCTGGCGGTACAGGGTCGTAGTCCGGCCGCCGTGGGTCAGATCGACGCAGCGCTGCGCGAGATGACGCGTCAGGGTCAGATCCTGTTCGATGTCTATCCCAACGCCATCAACGACACCCTGGGCAAGGTCAACGAAGCACTGGGTGACTTCGCCAATGGTCGCGCTCAACAGGCCATGCGTGCTGTCAAGTCCGGCGAGGACATCTTCGATCCGTGGAAGATGGCTACCAAGTTCCGTACCTCGGTCCCCTTCGCTGACCCGCGCTTCGAGCCGGGTACTGCCAAGGTGGTTCGTGGTCTGCCTGGTGGCTGGGGTCTGGTGTTCGTGGCCGCAGGTCATCAGGGTGCTGGCATGCAGTGGGTCCGTACGGTCTCCGATGCACAGCAGCCGACTGGCTCTGAAACCATGGCAACGATCCCGGCACAGCAGTGCCACTCCCTTGCTGAACGTGTCTATGACATGCTCGGCTTCGTGGAGAAGGTCGAGGGCGGCAACTTCTTCCAGAACATGGAGAAGGCCTTCAGTGAACTGGATCGTCGTGGCAAGGCAGTGATGTCGGCAACGGATGCGGAGAAGAACCCGCAGAACAGCGGCGCCAAGAAAGTGCTGCTGGCCTTCCTGTCCAACTTCACCCATCGCACCATCGGTCCGATGAGCCAGTTCCTGGGCCACTTCATCGTGGTCTGCCGTTCGACCATGTCCGTCATGGAACGTTCGCTGGCTCTGCATCAGCGTTAATAGGTACGGGGAGACCCTTCGGGGTCTCCCCTATGTCGCTATGCCCTAAAACTGGGATTCAAATAAGTTTCACCCCTATATCACCCATGTGAGCGTCGAGTTCAATTCCCTCGGCGTTAAACCCACCCAAAGCTGTATCCCTTAGATACGAGGAGTGTTACATGTCCAAGAATGCCCCGATCCGTGACGTTGCCACCGCCGTCAACCTGCTCCGCGCCGCTGCCCTGGCCAACATCAACGGCGACATGATGCCGAAGCTGATCAAGGATCTGTCCGAGAACGACTCGGTCACCGTCTCCGGTGCCCTGATCGACCGCGCCACCTTCGACGCCGCCATGGGCGAAATCAACGCATCGCTGATGGCCGAAGGTCAGCTGATCGACCCGAATGCCTACGCCGACGAACTGCCGCGCGAAGGCATGGGCTGGGTGGGCAAGACCATGATCGCTGGCGTGGTCGTCGGCGGCCTGGCTGGTCTGGCCTACTGGTGGTACAACAACCGTGACAACCGCGACGGCGACGGCCTGTTCGGCACCGGCTTCTAAGCCGGCGCTGGCAAGTCGAGCATAGGCTCCACTCCCCTACGGGGGAGTGGAGATACTGGTAGTCTTTTTTTTTTTGGTCGATGTTATGACCCACGCTTAGAAAGAGGCGGCCATGCCCAGCGGTTCCATCACGATCGACGAGACCTACGACAGCATCAGCCGTCCAGTGGTTTATGATGTTGTTCGCCAGATCCAGAAGCTCACCGGGGCTCCGATCGGCACTACCATTCAGTACATCGGTGTGGCAGGAGCCAGTTACATGAATGGCTCTACCCTCACTCCCGCTGAGGAGTTCAACACCTTCTCCCATGCAAACAAGATGCGCGTGGAAGTGGTGGAGGATGTGGACGAACGTTCGTTCCTGACCATGAACACGCACCAGAAGAACAACATCGCCATCTTCAGTGATCAGGCGTTGGGTATTCTGGTGTACCCGATCTACTCGGCTACGATGGCCAGGATCAACTTCCAGTTCCGTGCGGAGAACGCTACCGTCGCAGAACGCTTCCGCAATGACCTGCGCATGCGCACGGCCAAGGGACGGATGGAAAACCTGCACGTGGTGGATTACAGCTATTCCTTCCCCAAGGAGTTCCAGTACATCCTCTCCCGTATCTACGACCTGCGTGAAGAGCAGGCTGGCTACGGACAGGACTTCGAGGAGTATCTCGAAGAACACGGCACCAACAAGCTGACGGTGGTTACCAATCAGGCGGGTAAAGAACCCCGTCTGGTTATCGCCGAGCAGCAGATTCAGGTGCAGGGCTGGTTCGAGTTCTCCGCACTGCCAGATCATCCGACCAAGGATGGTGAGGCCTCTGCGATGCAGTTCGACTTCAGCTACGTCTTCCAGTACGACAAGGTGACCGGTGCGCACATCGAGTATCCGATGGTCATCCATAACCAGGTGATCCCGGAAGACATTCGTCCGCTGCCTGGTGAAGGTATTTACTCACCCAACCAACACAACCGGGCACAGTCCTTCGACACCTTGGCACTGGAGCAGTTCAGCAAGCTGTTCCGTCCGCCGGGTTGTTGCTTGGATGGCGTGGTCCTGCCGTACTTCGATGACTGGGCACCGCGTCGTGTTCCATCGGGTACGTCCTCGATCATCACGTTGCTGATTGCAGCCAAACCTGAATCGGATCGCAATCTCGGCAACCTGCATCATCTGGGTGACTGGAAGCTTGACGATGACCTGATGAACTTCATCATCGCAGAGCGTAACCATATCTCGGTGCTGGGAAAGTCAGTGGTGCATCTGGCGCTGTTTGAGAACGACCTTCCGCTTACCGATGGCGCTGTCCATTTGGCTGCTGACGGGTGTGCGATCAAGCGGTTGGAGATCGACATGCGCAAGGTGTATCACCTGCGACTGTCCATGGTCAACGACCTCAAGCGCATTTCCACCGACAGCTGGAACCGCATGCGCAAGCATGGCAAGGCGTTGGTCAAGCTACTCACTCAGATCCAGTGCGGCTTTGCCAATGGCGTCTGGATTCCGGAACTGCTGCCCAACGGTTCGGTCGCAATGCGCGACATCGAGATCATCATTAAGCGCGTGGAGTTGCAGCGCGGTCAACATTTCAACGGAGTGGAGCACGTGATGCTCACCGTTGGCAACTACACACTTGTAGCCAGGAGAATGGAAGATGTCCTTCGTAACGGGAGCGGATCCGAACAAGGGACCGCCGAAGCCGACCCTTCGTCAGACTGGGGCAGTCGTGACGAATCCCGAGTATCGCGGTGTGACGGTGAATACCCGACACGTCCCGAGCTCTTCCCTGCTGACGTACGTCAGCGGCCAGAGTTGGATCGTTGATTACTACTCGCAGGTTATCGATCGCGACAACGCGGTCAGTGGCCAGCAGCGTGGTAAGCCTGCAGACCAACAGCCGTACCGTCTGATCAAGGGCATGGAGCTTCGCGTCTCCAGCGCCCTCAACGACGGGCAGACGCAGGAAGCAGACACCAAGTCCATGCAGGTGCGCGGTTCGGCAACGATCTACCCTTGCCTCGTACCCAATGTCGGCGACATGTTCATCGCTGACGTGGGCGATGGTCGTGAGGGTGTGTTCCAGGTTACCCAGGCCGAGCGCAAGACGATCTTCAAGGACACCGTCCACACGATCGAATACGAGCTGATCTCCTACAACGACCTTGGTCGCCGCGAGGACTTCCGCCGTAAGACGACGGTGACCTATCACTTCGTCCGTGACTTCCTGCATCATGGCCAGAGTCCGCTCATCATCGATGAGCTGTACAACAACCAGCGCAACATGATCCAGATGTATCAGGATCTGCTGGGGTCGTACTTCCGTGACTTCTACAGTCACGACCTGGACACCCTGATCGTTCCCGATCAGAGCGCGATCACCTACGACCCTTTCATGGTCCGCTTCGTGCAGCAATGCTTCGAGGCCAACGAGAACGCCTTCCGTGGACGCATGCGTTCGCTGAACGTGGGTGGCGATCGTGCGATGGAACAGCTCACCGTTCTGGATGCGATTGCAGCGCTCAATGGTCGTATCCTGCCCACCGCAGTCTACAAGATGCAGTTGGTGAGCACGAACCGATTCAAGGACCACGTGGTCTACAACGGCATCTTCTACACCAAGGTTCGCGACGTGGTGTTCCCTGCCGAAGTGCGTACCGACGTGGATGCCAACTACACCCGCAACAACGTGGTGGCTGGCTCCAACAACTCGCTGCAGCGCTCCGGTGCCCGAGTCAAGGATATCCGTCGCCTCATCCGCACCACCGCAGTCCCCTCGTTGCTCGATCTGGGCAATGCTCCGGAAGACGTCCCCGACATCAATCGGGTGGCTGATTCGGACTACTACATCTTCACTGAGCGCTTCTATCACTCTCGCAGTGGACAGCGTTCGACGAAGATGGAGATCGAGGTCCACAAGCTGCTGCGTGGTGAGCCGATGGACAACAAGGTGCTGATGAAGATGGCAACCGAATGCGGCTACTGGGACAACCTGGAGCGCTTCTACTTCATCCCCATCCTGTGCGTTCTCTTGAAAATTGCATACAGGTCCAATCCGTCATGAGCATCCTCCCGCCCGAACCAGTGAAGGTCTTCCGTCCGCGCACCAAGGCTGCGGATAAGAGCGTTGCGCAGAAGCTGTTCACGTTCCGCTATCGAGCGCAGATCTCCAAGGTTCACCTGATCTCGGAAAAGGAGATCGCGCAGTTCGGCACGGTCTCCACGGGCAACAAGGATGTCGATCGTGCAATGGCCGATGAGATCGTCACTGCCACATTGACGGCTCCGGAGATGGCAGAGTTCTTGGACAACTCTGTCACCTTCGCCCTGTGCAATACCAAGGACAGCGTGCAGATATTCCGTCACCTGATGGAACTGCTGAAGGACTGGGAGGAACGCTCCCGAGCTGACCTGCAGGAAGTGAAGGTGCCGATCGAAGAGCTGGTCAAGCTGGAGAAGCTTGCAGCTCACATGTACCAGAGCGCCAAGTACTGGATCGCCAAGGGTGAGTACGGCAACGACCTGCAGCATCGTCTGTCGCTGTTCGGTTCGCGTCGTCGTCGCCACCTCAATGCACTGGGTGATGTCAAGCGCCCTGTCATTCGTGAGAGCGCTGGGATCAAGATCACCGAAAGCATTCGTCAGACGCTGTCTGAGCGGGAAGATTACTGATGGGACAGACAATCCGAGAATCGCCCCTGTGGGAGGAGATCGAGGAGGTCATGAAGAACGGCGCCAAGGCCATCCAGTATCAATGGACGGCCGTGCTGCGTGCTGCGGAGATTGAGTACGACACCATTTGTGTGCTCTCGGTCGATAATGATCGCAACTTCCACCGTCGCTTTGCTGACCACATGTTCGTTGAACTGGCGGTACAGCCTGGTACGTTCTACTCCGACATCTTCCCGCACAACGACACGCTGGAGATGATCCTCACCCGCACGCCCAAGTTCGTCGCAGGCTCGACCGAAACCCCGGATGAAGCACCGATGGTGCAGACCTACCGGGCAAGTATCGTCAACCCGAAGAACCCGCTGGTTTCCATGAAGCAGGACTTCGGTGCCAACAAGGAGGCGATGAACCTGTCTGACGTGGCGCGTGTCACGTTCCAGGTCTTTGACCATGCATTGGAACAGCTGATGATGATGACAGTCAACCAAGGCGCGACGCGTTCTCGCCCCGGTGGACTGGCTCGCTGGATCCTGACCAACCTCAGCCAGAAGATCGAAGTTGCCGACGAGTACAAGATCACTGGCGTGAGCATCGTGGACTACTCCAATCAGGAGCCACGTCCATTGGTACAGGTTCCTGCGGGTACGCGCTTCGTTGACTCGCCGCTGTATCTGCACGAGCATCAGGGCGGTATCTACTCGGCAGGCATGGGCTACTACCTGCATGGACGCAGTTGGTACATGTACCCCTCCTACGACGTCACACGCTTCAATACGGCCCGTCCCAAGCTTACGGTCATCGCAGTACCCGCCGACAAGCTGCCGGGCGTAGAGCGCACGTACATGCGCGACAACACGCACACCACCATCATTGCAACTGGCGGCATCGAGTACATCGATCCGACGGAAGGTCAGAAGCTCTCCAGCGGTAACGGCGTTCGCTACAACGACAGCCGTAACGTCATGGAAGCCTATGGCGAGGTAGAGGGCAACAAGCTCATGGTCGACAACTCGCTCAACACGACCGAGTACGTCACCGAGCAGCGCGAGAACGGATTGAACAACGTCCAGACTGGTTCGCGCAAGTTCACCTCCAACCCGTTCGTCGAGTCCTCGCAGCTGGCCAAGCGCAATGGTGCCTACGTACAGGTGGTCTGGGAGAACAGCTCGGTTGACATGATCGAGCCGAACATGCCAGTTCGCTACATGTACGTGCAAGGTGGTGACGTGAAGGAAGCGATGGGTACGTTGGCGGCGGCTCACTTCATCGTGGAGCCGTCCCAGCAGGGCATCACCTTCGCCACGCACACGCAGAAGACGGTACTGACCATCTTCATCGGGTCCAAGTTGGACTGGGCTCAGGTAACCAATGAATGACATAAGGGAGGGGCTTTACGCCCCTCCCAATATGCGCTGTAAAAAAGATTTGACCGTACACTATCCAATTGAGGTACAACTTCAATCTAATGGGGCATGTCATGGCATTCCGTCACTTCCGCAAGAAACCTGGCTCGGCTGGTCCGAGTCGCCGCACTACTTACATGAGCGCGGCCAACATCGAGGCCCTCGGCACGCCGTCGGTGGTCATTTCCATCGGCAGCAAGTACGACAATCGACCCAAGTTCAAGGTCGAACACAAGGAAGTCCTGCGCCTGCACTTCGGGATCTCCTCCAACACCTACGAACCGCACTTCGATGAAGGTATGGCCAAGCAGATCGCTGAGCTGATCGAACGCTGGCCGACCGAAGACATCATCATCCACTGCGGCGAAGGTCGTATTCGTTCCTCCTCCATCGCCCGGGGGATCGAGTACTTCAGCAAGGGCGACATTCTGGTCGACGTTGACCATCCGTTGTGCTCGCGCCACATGCATCAGGAAGATCGTCAGATCGTCCGGACCATGGGCCTTTACGAACACGTCTCCAGTACCGACAAGGAAAGTGAAGATGCGGATCCCGGTAACGTACAGCAACAGTAATCGTGTAGCCGCCTACTCGGCTGCACTGTTCCGCTCCCTGGGTAAGCGCATCGCAACCTACGCTTCAGCGGAAGATCCCAACATCGTTTTCAGTACAGCTGCCGATCAGCAGCGAATTGACCTGGACCAAACTCTTCTGGTCCCCTGTCCGTACTCCGAAGTCGATCATCGCCTGCGTGTCATCTTTGCCGCGCAGAACGACGACGGTATCGGTCTGGGTCAGGAACTCCCGTGGCACGTCAAGGAAGACATGCGTCACTTCAAGGCAGCCACCATGGGCTGTCCGGTGATCATGGGTCTACAGACTTTCCGTTCTCTCCCCGCCAGTGGCCTGCCCAATCGCCACATCATCGTGGTCTCCACCACTTTGGAATACGATACCGGTCAGAAGTTTGACCTGGTGCGTAATCTGGACGAAGCGATCGCACGCGCTCGTCAGGTGACCGACTCGGAGTACTACGTCATTGGCGGCACGCGTCTGTTCGAGGAGGCCATCAAGCGTGCCTCGCAGGTGCATGCTACCGTGGTCGACTACACACTGAACAAGGTATGCGACACCTACATCCCGTACGTGTGGGAGCGGCTGGAGTCGGACTACTTCCTGCTGGACAAGTTCGCCCAGTACGAGCAGTGCACCGTCAAGGTGTTCCGCCGGGTACGCAACCCGTAAGCGCCAGCAGAGCCATCCTATGCCTAACACAGAAGGGTATAACGATGGCTCTGCTCCTCCGCAAGGGCGACTCCTCCTCGGCAGTCGCCGCTGTCCAGAAAGCTCTGGGCATCAAAGACGACGGCATCTTCGGTCCAGGCACCGAGGCTGCTGTCAAGAAGTTCCAGGCCTCCAAGGGTCTGACCGCCGACGGTCTGGTTGGCGCTGCCACCTTCGCCGCCCTGGGTCTGGCTCCCGAGCCGGCGCGCAAGAAGCTCATCGAGCAGGACTACATCGATGCAGCCAAGCTGCTGAGCAAGCCGAACCAGCCGTGCCTGGTCAATGCCATCAAGGCGGTGGCCAAGGTGGAAACCTCCGGCGATGCTTTCGGCTCCAACGGTCTGCCGGTGATCCTCTGGGAGCGCCACAAGTTCGACACCTACCTGGTGGATGTCGGCAAGCCGGGCGTACCGCGCTCGGAAATGATCGCTCTGCGTGACAAGCTCCGTAAGGAACAGCCCGAGCTGTGCCTGAACAAGGGCAAGGTCATGCGTGCGACCTACAACAAGAACCCCAGCAAGTACGTTCCCACCGATCTGTACTCCGGTGGTTCGGCCGAGTGGGCGTTCATGGAACGTGGTCGCAAGTACAGCGACACCGCTGCGCTGATGTCGGCCTCGTTCGGCATGTTCCAGATCATGGGGTTCAACTACCAGCGCGCTGGTTTCCAGACCGTGCAGGCTTTCGTTGAAGCCATGAAGATCGGTGAACGCGAACACCTGCTGGCCTTCGTGAACTTCATCAAGACCGATGCGCGCCTGTGGGACGCGCTGCTGCGTCTGGACTGGGAAGAGTTCGCTCGCCTGTACAACGGCGCCGGCTACAAGCAGTTCTCCTACCACACCCGCATGGGCGATGCGTTCAAGTCGCTCAACAAGTAAATCCATAGGAGAGGGGGCAACCTCTCTCCTATGCCGTAAACCAAGGGAGAAGTATGATACACGAGATCGTAATAGATACTCGTTATGACGTCAAGCGCATCATGCGCACATTGCTACGATTACGGTTAAAGCCCTACGAGATCGATGAGTTTGTCTCGATGACCCTGATGTTTGTCGGGGAGGTTATCTTCCAGACATTCTCCGAGGGCATTATCGACGAAGGTTTCTTTGAAGAGACTGTGAGCGAAGCGCTCTATGAGACCTTCTATGAAAGCACTTTCAATGACGTCATCAGCGACGGGCAGATATTGGGTTGGGTCACTGACCTGTACTACAGGGTAGCTCCGACTCTTGTGAAGATGACCACAGCCAATGGGTTCATTATCTCAGGTGTTGGGTTTGCCAGGTTAATAGGTTATGACTCGGTCTACTTCTTTGAGGAGACAGATCTGCGTCATTAGCGTAAAAACAAACACGTGTTTAAGATCATTTGAACAATCCTCGGACATCGCCGGAATATGCACGCTCACCAGATGATCACCGATGAGGACAAGATCCTCAAACTGCCGACCGACCCGCCCAAGGGTAATCGGACCTTCGCGCTGCGCTTCATGGTCAAAGATCCCTCGACCGATGAGCAGCATGCACTGGCTCGTTCCTGCCTGTTGGAGAACGTGCTGCTGTGCGACAGTCGCTTCAGTCATCTGAGCGTGCTGCCGGAGAACTTCATCCAGCCGCTGGTGGATGTATGGAAGGAAGAGAACAGCCCGCAGGCACGACTGCGCGAGCTGTTCCAGTTCCAGCGGCGCCCCCGCAAGTTTCACAAGAAGAAGAAGCGCGGCTAATCCCCGCAAAAAAAAAACACCACAAGGAACTAGGAAACAATGAAGAAGCGCGCACTGACCCAGGCCATCGAGATCGAACTGGGCAAGGTCTACCTCGAAGAGCAGCAGAAGCAGCAGCTGGCACGTGCTCGTGCAGCAGCAGCTGAACGCGCCTCCCGTCGCCTGCAGCAGCAGGGCGGCAAGCTGAACGTCGTCACCCTGCCCTACAAGCCGGCTGCCGAGAAGATCTACGAAGGTGATCCGGCCCTGCTGGCGCAGGTCCACGACATCATCTCCGGCAACCTCGTCGCCGCTGCGCTGGCGCACTGATCAGTAGAGGGAGGGCGTTGGCCCTCCCTCTATGGAGCTAAACATGGGCATCAATAATCGAATGGGTCGGCTGATCGCTATTGAAGGTGGCGATGCAGTTGGCAAGGGGACCGTGCTGGGCAAGCTGGCAGGCTACCTCGAAGACCGCGAAATCCCTTACGCGATCGCAAGCTCGTGGACCAGTACCAAGCTGGGTCGCGAGATCTATCCGGTCATCACCAACTCGGGTCTGGGGATGGATCCGTTCCTGCGTGCGTCTCTGGCACTGACGGTGCATCGCTCGATCTGGGAAGAGATCAGCAAGCCTGCTCTGGCTCAGGGCAAGATCGTCCTGATGGATCGCTCCTACCTGAGCACGCTGGTTTACCAGTGCAAGCTGGAAGGTTGCAAGAAGGACGACTTCAACCGTCTTCGTGAAACCATCCTGCCTGCAGGTATGCCGGACCTGACGCTGCTGCTGTGCTGCAACGTCAGTACCTCGCTGGAGCGCATCGCGCTGCGCCATGGCAAGATGGACCCGATGGATACCAAGGATCCGAACAAGATCGCGGCCATCCGTCAGCACTACATCCAAGCGGCTCGCGAAGAAGTTCGCAACCGCGTGGCGATTCTGGATACCGACTGCGGTCAGGAGATGATGCTCAACCGAGCGCTGACCCTGCTGCATCAAGCCGGCATCCTGCGGTCGGTGGAGGATGACTACCTGGTGGAACGCGGTGCTGGTGTTGGAGGGTTCGCGTTGTGAAGCATCCGGCTAACAAGTCCCTGGAAGAGCTGCGCAAAGAGTACGGCCGGTCCGTACTTCTGTTCATCGCCTTTGGGTTGCTCGCAATCTTCGACATCGCATATGGACTCACCTTCCTCTTCCAACCCACTCATCCGCTCGATCCGGCAATGTCTGTCGTCTGCTTTGCGTTGGCTATCTGGGCTAACTATCAGGCGACTCGCGCGCAGCGCCGGTACAAGCTCCTCGAACCGCGCCTCATGGCCCACCGGGAGGGTAAGAAAAATGACTGACTTGTCCTCCGTGGACCCCTACGCAGAACGCAACCTTCTGCTGGCGCTGCTCTCCCATCACTACCCGGCCTTCATCTCTCGTACCAACGAGAACGGCTGGGATGACGATTGGCGCTGGAGCTGCTACCTCACCCTGCCCACCGGTCAGATCAACTTCCACATCCACGACAGCCAACTGATGCTATTCCAGCATTTGCCGGTCAAGATGGAAGGCTGGGACGGTGCTGACAAGAAGGAAGTCCTGATTCGTCTGGACACCCTGGTGCGCCAGTTCGGCGATGTTACCCACATCCCCAAGGTTGACCTCAACTGGTTGATCGAGGATGTGCGTGTCGCCTCCCGTACCCTGGGCGGCAAGTCGGCACTGACGGCACTGAACGAAATGGTCGATCGTGCCAAGGAACACAACAAGCAGTACGAAACCCAAAAGGAGAAGTTTTGAACGCTGTCTATCCCTATCTGGTCTGGGCACTGGCGATCGTGATCGTGGTCCTGCTGGCTCTTGCGGTCTACTTCGTCCGCCAGACCGTGCTGGTCTACAAGGCGCGTAAGCAGTACGAAGAGAATGCCACGAGGGCGGCTAATATGGCTGCCCACATGGAAGAGGCCTACAACAACTTGGCCGAGGACTGCCACATCCTCTACTTCGCTCTGGCGCACGCATGGACCTCGTTCCGTGTCGAACGCGAAGGCACGTGGGACATCTACATCAACCTGCCGACGGGGCTGGTGGTGTACGCTCTGCCCAAGGAGCAGCATGAGCTGTTCTCTGTGATCCCTGAAGGAAAGGATCCGGGGGAAGCAATCACGCCGATCCAAGTCCGTGAGCGTCTGCTCGGCACCGCCCTCTGATTTAGGAAGCGCAATGAGGAAGCATTTTTACATCAAGTACGGTCGAGGCATGAGCCAAGGCGTAGGTGCCATCACCATGATGGATGTGGGTGGTGAGATCCGACTGAACGACTCGCTGCTCCTTGCCGTACTGGCTTACTACAACGCCTACGGCAAACCGAACCTCCGCCTGCTGTCCGGTCCGTACGTAGACACGAATGAGGTGCCTGGGGATGATACCGCCGAAGAGATCCGTGCTATTGAAAAGTACGGCTCTCTCTTCGAGCTCTTCCAGGCTGCAGGACTTCCTATCCCGGCCGATCAGGTGTTCCGTGTCCATGGCAGGCAGGGCGGTAAGACGGTAGCCTTTATCCGTGCCAATGATGCCCTGCGTAGCTTCTTGCTCGGGGACGAAGGTTAGCCATGGGAAAGCACAAGAAGATCCGGGTCTATAGCGAGGGGAGGGAGAGCACCTTCTCCTCCAACGGAAAGACCTACGCCCTGGATGACCTGTTCCGTGAGACCCACAAGTACACGATTACCGTTCTGCCCGTATCGAAGTTGAAGTGGGTTCTCGATTACGCCACCCCCGACCCTGACCGGATGGAGAAGGCCGATACCGATGTGCCCATCCTGGTTGTGCTCGATGTACGAGCGCCGAAGGGGCAGCAGTTCCTCGTGGTAGATGGCTTGCATCGACTGGCCAAGATGATCAAGTCCGGTCGCAACAACATCAAGACCAAGCTCATCTCCAAAGCACTTCTCGATTTGCACGAAATCAAGTAAAGGAGCAGTTTATGAAACAGTACCTCGATATGCTGGGACACGTTTTCCAGCATGGCCGCAGCAAGACCGATCGTACCGGCACCGGCACCGTAGCCACCTTCGGCTACCAGACCCGCTTCAACCTGAAGGATGGCCTGCCGGTGGTCACCACCAAGGAGATCCACCTCAAGTCGATCATCCATGAGCTGCTGTGGCTCATCAAGGGTGACACCAACATCCAGTACCTGAAGGACCACAAGGTGCGGATCTGGGACGAGTGGGCAGCTCCGGAAGACGTATACGTCACCTCCCCGATGCTGGCGGGGGACATGCGCGAAGCGCTGGTGGCGCACGATCCGTTCCTGAGCGCCTGGGCCAACCGCAACCTGCTCAGCCCGCACGCGCTGGGCGAGAAGCTGGTCGAACTCGGCCTGCCGGTTACGCAGGAGATCAAGGTCAAGAGCAAGGGTGACCTGGGTCCGGTGTACGGCAAGCAGTGGCGCTTCGTCGAGGATACCAGACTGATCACCAAGGACGAGTTCCTGGCTGGCGTCTACGCTGACAAGTACGAGATCTCGCTGATCCCCGTGCCGATGCCGAGCGGTGAGTTCTACGTGGCCACCCGCAAGATCGATCAGCTGGCCAATGCGATCGAAGTCCTGAAGAAGGATCCGGACAGCCGCCGCGTGCTGGTCGATTCGTGGAACCCGGCAGACCTGGATCACATGGCGCTGACGCCGTGCCACAACCTGTTCCAGTTCGGCACCACCTGGCTCACTCGCGAAGAGCGCTGGGCTCTGCTGAGCGACTTCGCCAAGACTCCGGCAGTGGCTCGTATCCGCAAGGATATCCGCGACAACGGCTACGACAAGGACAGCGTCGAACATCAGTCCCTGGATGAGGTGTTCAAGCAGCACGGTGTTCCGACCCATCGCCTGAACTGCATGGTGAACATGCGTTCGAACGACGTCTTCCTGGGCGCGCCGTTCAACATCACCTGCTACGCGCTGCTGACCCACCTGATCGCGCAGGTGGTCAACATGGATGTGGGTGAGCTGGTCTACACCGTCGGCGATTTGCATGCTTACACCAACCACGTGGAGCAGATCGGCCTGCAGCGTACCCGCGAACCGCACCCGCTGCCGAAGCTGATGTTGAACCCGGGGATCAAGAACATCGACGACTTCACCTTCGACGATATCGTGATCCTCAACTACACCCACCACGAAAAGATCAAAGCGAAGGTAGCCGTCTGATGTCTCTGCCGCTCATGAACCTCATCAAGCCCCTCAACGACGACCTGGCCAACCTCGGCAAGGAAGTCACCCACCGGGGCTTGACCTTCACCAAGTACCCGTTCCCGGTGGATGGCGCGATCAACCTCATGACCGTGTCCTGCAACGAGGCCAGCAACGCGGCCTTCATCACCTCCATGACCGATGGCTGCCGTCTGGACGCCGTCAGTCTCCTGGTCATCAAGGACTCCCTCGGTGAAGTGAAGGTTATCCCGGCCAAACAGCTGCTCACGCGCACCAAGGGCGGGTCGCCTCTGTCTGTGGGCGCCGGTGAGCACTTCATCAAGGTCGCTTACGACCGCGACTACTTCACCGTCAAGGTGGAGGAGTTCAGCGAGCAGGTGATCGGTTATTACCTGTTCGGTGAGCGTACCAACACCAACCTGAACCACCAGCGATGAACGCGCGTAGTCGCGGCTAATGGCAATCCTTGTCATCATCGGCAAGGTAGTAGCTGCGATCGTCGGGCTTGGATCCCTGGCGGTCGCGGCTTACTGCTACTTCTGGAAAGACCCGTGGGTTGAGCGCATGCGGTCTGACTACTACAACGAGAGAAAATAGTGCACTACATCTACTTGGCTGTACTTGTAATCCTGGCGGCGTTCACGGCAACGGCGCTGACGCATGGCCTTCTGTTGCGATTCAAGTGGTATCGCATCAAGGTCGGTAAACCCTACCTCACTGACTTGATGGTGAGGGTAGTCCCCTCGGCGAGACATGGGGAGGTTGTTGTGCAACCACGGTCGCCTCCAATGGCGCCGAACTTCCCATTCCCCGGTGGCAAGCTCAAGGTCTGACATGTACACCTACCTGATCTACCTACTCATCCCCACGCTTTTCATGTATCCAGCGTACACGCTGGCGATCATCTGGCGTATTCGCAACTTCATCGAGAACACACATCCACCGTACCCGGTCAAACCGACGGACCCAGAAGTGATCTATCGCCGGCTGTTCTGGCTGGTGCCGGTTCTGCAGCACTGGATGCTAGGTTCGGTATTCCACCTGGCGTTATCTGCAGGCGCCCTCGTCCTGATCTGGATGGGTCGCCCATTCAACATGGTGCTGATCTCCACGCTGATGCTGGTCAACCTGCTGATCCATCTCTGGCTGACATGGCGCAAGCTTACCATCGTTGATCGTGATTCGCGCAACGTACGGACCCGGCAGTACGATGTGGTCAGTTATCCAGGGTCGAATCCTGAGCTGACCGAGGATCAGAAAGAGCAAGTGCGGAATGGTCGCGACGTTCCGCCGAACCCGCCTCCGGCTCAGCGCTAAGGGCATAAAAGCAGGAGAGCCTCCGGGCTCTCCTGTATGTCGTAAAACCAAATGACCTAGTCGGATATGATGACTAACCGAGGAGTATGCCGTGAATGATATTGTTGACACTGAAGAAATGCGCGCCGCCCGTAAGGAAGCTGCTCTGGCCGACCTGACTGCCATGGCTACCTCCAGCTGGGGTCTTGCTCAGACCGAGATGGAGCAGCACGGCAGCGAGAACAGCAGGGAAGACTACTTGGTCGAATTCCGCGCCCTGCTCAACGAGCGCATGGAAGCTATCGCACTGGGTGGCCTTGCTCCCTACACGTTCAGGGACTTGGCCGTAGTTTGGACTGACGGCAAGCTTGACATCCTCTTCGATTACATCCGCTACGGCACCAAGGACCAGGTTCGCATCCAGTTGGAGGTCGAACCCAAGTCGTGGTGGAAGTGATGAACAAAGATAACGTACAACAGCTCTGGCGCGATGAGATCGCTGAGATCATTCTGCTGAAGGTAGGGGAGTCCAAACTCAACTACAACCAGTGGATGGACAACGGCGATCGTGAGCATGATCTCAAGGACTGGTTACCGAAACTGCTGAAGGACCGTAGTCAGTACCGGGGACATATCCCGGGTCTCTATCACTCCAGTGAGGTGAGCTGGAATGACAACGAGGTCTGGGCTCGTGTTGACTATCGCTACGAAGGCGATCTGTACACGGTTGAGGTCTTCCATAACCTCGCCACCCAATTTACCAACGAACGGCAGGGAACCCTCTTTGCCAACCACCGTCAATCGAAGTTATTCTAAGGGAGTAGGTATATGACTGAGCAACTTTACCTGGACATACGGGCTATCACTGATGTCGTTCGTCCGGCTATTCACAACTACTACCAGGTCGTGCGCAAGGCTCAGGTGAAGCCCTGCCTGGAAGAGCTGGTAGGGAAAGTGAAAGAAGCTGTGCGTACGTTGGTCCTCACCAAGCTCAGCGATCCGGATCTGATCAGCGTCACGGCTGAAGAATCTATCCACTTCGTAGAGCTGAAGGTGAAATGTCTCTTCGGCGACGGTCCGTTCAAGAATCTCTATCAGCGTCATGTGGAAGTCACGATCACCGAGCCGAAGTACGGCGGTATTTCGCCCGAGTATCTGAGCCACATTTATCCCAGCGAGTCGTCCGCTTTCTTGCATGATGCGATTCTGTTCGCTAAGGGCCTCTACGGTCAATGGGATGATCTGCGTGGGATGGTAGCACTGTACCAGCACCACTACGCCGCCACCGATCGCATCTACGTGTACGAGGGCAACTTCTTCAACATCATCAGGGTACTGATGCCGGCCATGGAGGCTGCGGGTATCGTTGTCACCCATGACGAATACGCCAAGATGCTGAAGCTCGTATTCCAGCGCGATCTCGACAGCGCACTTGGTATCCTTGTCAGCAAGCTGACCCTCATTCCGATCGCCCGAGTGAACAACGTCCCGCTGATGTGGGGCACCAATCAGATCGTCGCCTCTGTGCTTCTGCCTTATGTCAAGGCGAAGGAAGCATGAAGAAACTTCGCGCGTGGCTAGAGGATGAGATCAATCTCTTGGGAGTGGGCTTGTCCATCTGTCTCGGTGTTCTCTTCCTGATGATTATCGGACTGGTGGTAGGCCTTATCTTTCTCCTGAAGGTAGCTGCCCGGGAGCAGGACTTCATCAACAACCACTGTCAATTTACTGGACAGACCAAGATCGAAAGTGGCGTCCGGATTCACAACGCCGTTATCGGCAAAACAATCATTGCCCAACCCATCCCCTACGAAGAACTTCGTCGCCTGTACAATTGCGACGACGGCACTTCCCGCTGGCATTAACTAGGAACCCTGATGTCCAATCGTCATCTCATCAACCGCAACGGCACTACCCAGTACAGCTATTCTCACAAGGGTCGGGTCTACGAACCCACTGTCAGTCGCATCAACGATGATGGATCGCTGACCAGACTACAGCCCGGTGAACATGGCGACTACGTCATGGAGTTCGGTCCCCGCAAGCGTAAAGTGCGGCTGCTGCCGAAGGCACTCCCGGAAGGCGCGGCACCGGATACGGAAATCCCCATGGATATTCGGATCACCAGCTACAGAAAGCCTGACCCTCGCAAAGAGCGGCGTGGCTATCAGCGCGTTCGCCACAAGAACGACAAGCGTTGGCGCGCGCAGCAGCGCGCTAGGAAGGTGGAGGCATGAAGTACTTGTACCAGGGCGTTGTTCTGGGAGCGATCGCCATCTTCATTGGCTCGTTCATCTTCATCACCGGCTGCTCCCCGCAGGGCCGTACGCCAGACGCAGAGACGCCGCGCATCGAAGCAGGGGCTCAGTACTTCGTCGTGGACGGAGTGGTCTGGCTCTACTTCATCCCGCCAGGTAGCTCCATGCAGTGCGTCAAGAGGCGAGGCTATACCACGGGCACCCAGTGTGTTCCATTGCCGCCGGACGCCCCATAAGGGCATACAGGAGACCCTACGGGGTCTCCTGCTTTATGCCGTTTCTTTTCTTTTGCTTAAAGATCTTTCAGCCCTACATTACCTAGGTGACTTATCAATGGAGTTCCAATGTTCACCTCGGTCACACAGGTACAAGCTCACCTTCACGACTGGTGCGACACCTATGGAGTCAAGCCGTCGGAGATCGTAGTCCTCGGTAGCGCAGCCCTGATGGTTCACGGGTTGCTCGATCGTTGTGAGGATATCGATATCGAAGTGTCGCAAGACATGATTCGTGAACTCGAAGCGGTGAGCCACTGCAAGTTCATCGACAGCATCCAGTGCAATTCGATGACCTACCCTCAGTCCAGTGTCGAGCACACCGACAAGAACCTCAACCGTGAATCGGACAAGATCTTTGGGTTCGATTTCCCGGTCGCTACCAGAGTCCAGTTGCGAGCCGATTACCTGCGCTTCTATCAGGCCAATCCTCGCGAGAAGTTCGCCAACCGCATCAAACTGCTAACGGAGTAACACCATGAGCTACAAAGTTGGACCTTTCGAGTTCTACCTGAACATCCGCGCTACCGCTGGCGAGAAGATGATTCTCAAGGCCGCCAACATCGAAGGTGCGCATCACTGGCGTCGTGACCGCGAGGAACTCAACAAGCTGCGTAACGCCGTCCAGGCTGTGACTCCCGGGGTTATCATGGTCGAGTGCCATGGCACCGACATGCGTGTGCGTGGTACGCGTGTGTCGATCCTGCAGGACGCTGAGGGGATTCGTTATGAGGTCCGTGAGGATCTCGGCTACGGGTACAAGGTCATCCGTGAGGGCGAGGAAGTTTCCGACTGTGATTGCGAGCTGTCGATGTTGATTCGCAAGACCCGTCCCAACTTCCCCTATCACGACTGCGGCAAGATGATCAGTGTCGTCTCCACCCGCGTGATCGAAAGCGCTGACATCAGTTCCAAGGAACAGCTCCAGCACTGGATCAATGGTCGTGACATCCACGCCACCTCCACGGCTGAGTCGATGGAAGAGCTGACCAATCTCTCCGAAGGCGAGTGCTGCCCTGACTTCGGCTGCTGTAGTGGTGTCAAGAGCTCCTCAGAGGCCCGTCGCGCCTATCACACCGCCTGCAGGGAAGGCGATGAGGATAAGCGCAGCAAGCTCCTGATGGGCTTCCTATGCGAAGCTATGGGTGATGCTGCTGAGTACACCGGCAAGAAACCCTACAAGGCATACATCGCTGGCAGCATGCCGGACGCCTCCACCAAGTTGAACTGAGAAACGTAATGAAGAACGAGTACATGGTCAAGTTCTGGGGCGCCTGCTTGAATGACGGCTGGCTCTGGGCGCAGATGCCTGAGCTGAACGGCAGCAAGTATCAGTGGTTTGATACTGCCGAAGAGCGCACGGCTTTCATTGAAAAACTCAGGACAGTGGTGGCCTCTGGTGGGCCGGCGTACAACGTCGTAGTCATCGATACTCGCGAAGGTGACGATACTCGCATTCGTAGTGTCGCTGTCTGCACCATGGTGATGCCTGATGGTCGTCGCTTCGCGATCACTGAAGACTTCGGGTACGGGAGGCTTGACTCGACTGAAGAACACATCCACTTTGACTTCGAGGAGAACAATCGCTCCTGTGATCACCGTCGACAGGACATGATCGCAAGGCGCTACCCGGAGTACGAAGCACGCGATGAGTTCGATACCTGCAATTCGACCATCAAGGTAGAAGGTCTCTGTGTGTTGCTGGCCAGTGAGTACATCACCGTCGAAGAGCAGGCGGAGCTGGCGCTGGAAGGACGCTACGTCATCGCCCTTCTGCCGGAGGCTTTCCACCCCCTCGATGGTATCGTGGACTTCAGCAAGAGCAGGGCGTCCATGTTCCAGAGTATTGCGGACATCAACATTGCCGCTCTCTACGAAGCCAGCAGTAAGCGTCAGCACTGAGTAAAAGCTGACAGCCCCGCGCTATGAAATAGGTGAAAGCAAAGACCGCTCTTACGCGTAGCGTTATGCCTTAAATATTAGGGGAGGCGTAGCCTCCCCTTCCTTTTATCTTTTGCCCTTCAGGAACTGAGAATGGAAAAGTACGGACCGCATGCGACATCACCCAAGGAGCGCATCGATACCACTGCCTTGTTGAAACGGCAGATCGAGGCAACCTTGAGTGTACATGCGAGTTATGCCAAGGCTGGGATCATTGAGCATCGCATCACTGGCACCCTGGACTTCTACTCCTATCGTACCGTGCGCTATGGTGGACCCAAGAGCACAGGTAGGAGCAGCGCCATTGCTAAGCTTGCTCGACCGGGGGACATGATCATCGTCTCCTCTGTACCGTGTCGTAACAAGATGGCTACTCTGTTGGTGGAGAATGGCCAGAGCGATAATGACATCACGATCCTGGACGCTGATGAGTTCATGGAGAAGATCTATCGCAAGCTGCCGCCGTTGCCGCCTGCAATCCTCAACCCTAAGCGCTATGAGATCCACTCCGCAGGTGATGAGGGGATCCGCCGCGTGTTTGTGGATGATGTGCTGTTGATCTCCACACGTTATCAGCGCAATGGGGACATGGAGGCACTGCCCACGTTCATCCCAGCCATCCTGCGCTATGCGGTCAACTGCGCAGCCCCTCAGCCCTTGGTCATCTTGGTAGGTGTATGAGTAACGAGTGTATGGCGATTGCAACTGACCAGGAGTCGTGGCTTGCGATAGCGACCTTTGTCGTGGTCATGTCGGTCATGGTCTTTGTACTGGGTAACCAGGAAGAGATCTGGGCGTGGATCAAGTCCAAGTTCAAGCGGAAGGATAAGGACGATGAAGCAGCCTAACACCTGGCAGGAGATCGAATTCCGCGATCGACAGCAGTCTGAGTACATTCGGGCCAAGCACTTCCTGCAGTACCTAAAAACCTACATGGCATCCTCTTCCTACGAGGAGATGGACCCCATCCAACAAGAGTGGGTGAGGGAACAGATCGTCGCTGAGGAGAAACGCTTGCAGTTTTTGACTGCTTGGGTTGTCCATTATGGAGCCTCAGTCAAACTGCCAGGCTAACCACATGTAGGGAGAGGGACATGGAAATTGCAGCATACATTGCAGTTGGGTTGATGGTCATCATTGTTTTGGTGGCCTTCCGCAACCGGAAGTACCTGAAAGACCTCATGCAGTCCATGGATGAGATTCTCCAGGACAGCCGTGATGATGTTCCTTTTCCGAAAGAAGTGGCGACAAATCTGGCCGAGTTGCAAGAGGAGCGCGAGCCACGTTGGCCGCACAACATCAAGCCGATCTTCCTTCCGCTCGAAGGAGTTCTTCTGTCGGCCTCGACGGATTCTCAGTATCGACTGAGCATCCTCACTGACCTCATGGAGCTGGAGCAGAAGAAGGCCGAACCCGACCAGAAGCTGATCGACATGCTTCAGCAGGCCCGACTCCATGAGAGCGACCTCGGAGCCTCGCTTTTCTTGGCACATTCCCATGTGCTTTCCACCCGTACTACCGAGCAACCAGCAACCTAGTTTCAAAGCCCCACCTATCTATCGACGAGGGTAGGTGGGGTTCCGCCCGAGGCAACCGGACATTGGTCCAATCGCAAGGGTTCATCGTCGCACTAAAAGGTAAAGAGAATGTCGCTGAATTTGGAAAAGTCGCGTAACCTGGAAGACCTCCTCGTTCTGACGGAGTCTGTCAATGAAAAGATTGACATCCAGGAAATGCACAAGTGGATGATGACAAACCTCTCCTTTGGAGATCAAGTCATGTCACTGAGACTGACCACACTCCCCCTGACCGACGAGCGAGTGCAGGTCGGATTCGACATAGCGCGATACAAGCACTTCCTGCTGGGGTACGTGGCGACCTCCCGTAGGGTGTACGAGATCCTGCCTGGCATGATTGTCGAGTATGGTCGTTCCCCCAATCGCTTCTCCGATCTCCGACCGTACCCGATGTCAGTCCCGCGACCGGTATCTGTTTTCTACCCCGATCCCGGGATCTATAAGTCCATTCATCTGCAGGTAAGGAGCGGCGTGTTCGTGCCGGCCACTGGCCGTTTTTCGGTGCACAGCTACGACTTCCCGTCCGCACCGGTAAATAACGGCATCCTGATCCGCAATGCATTCTCCAAAGCGTCCAAGGCGCTGACTGGATTGGTGCCGCGCGCCAGTCGGGAGATGTGGCTTGAGCTGGTCAAGGAAACGACTCCTGACAAGGCAATGCGCAAGAAACTGTTCGGACTGCGGGATGACACCGCAGCATTCGATCCCGGTCTCGATGCCCTTGTCGAAATCTGGTGCGAAGTAAAGCACATCGACAAACGCCCCCCAGAAGAAGTGCTGAAGAGAATCAAGGAAGCCATGGTCCGCTGCCTTGACCAAGTGTAAGTAGTAATGATTGCCCCCGCCGAAAGGTGGGGGCTTTATACCGAAAGGGAGATGGACGTGACACCGCATCAAGCTTTCATTGCATCACAAGTGATTTATGCCGTCATCGTGGTTGGATGGGTTTTGCCCAATCTGATCAGCGCCGCCCGCTACGTTTACAAGAACCGTGAGAACAAGAAATGACGCAGCATTACGTTGGAACCAAGATCATCCTCGCCTGGGAACAGGAGAAGGACGGCAAGCCCGGCTACGCAGTCAAGTACGCCGATGGCTACACCTCGTGGTCACCGAAGGAAACCTTCGAGCAGGCCTACATCGCCATCGGCAATATCCCGGCCAACATCGAGCCGCACGTCGAACGTCTGATCGGTGAGCGCGCTCAGCTCCATGATCGCACTGAGAAGCTGCGTGAGTTCTATCGCGAGGCCGAAGACCACGAAGACTTCAAGTTGCTCCAGGGCAACGAGATCGAAGACATCGCGGACCAGATCCCCGCCATGGTCGAATATCGCGCGGTCCTGGATCAGCGCCTGCGGCGCCATGGTTTCGTCTTCCACGAGACCGGAAAGCTGTTCACGGTCAAGCAGGCCCAGTACGCCAACCGCGCTAGCGTCGAAGACATCATTGTCGACGTCATCGCTGAAGCCGAGAAGGCCGGCGTGCTCCTGGACATCGCGGCCGGTACGACGATGCCGGAAAAGATCTCCAGTGCGATTGCCCGCGACTTCGACATCCACGTCAAGGTCACTGGCAGCTTCGAAAACGAATACTGGACCTTCACCACTGAAGCCAACGAGGTGTTCGGCGAGAAGGCTCAAAGCTACATCTTCCGGCGGTTGGAGTGCTACCACCGCAGCGTGGACAAGTACATCGCAGATGCCATCAAGAGCGCCTACGGTCTGGTATCCGAAATGGGCACCGCTCCCAATGACGTCGTGTTCCTGAGTTATCTCGTCACGCACTTCACCAAGAAGTTCGGGAACACGGTCAAGGTCTCTCTCGATGGTCGCCGCATCAACGGCAACTGGCAGCTCGTCGTCACGTACGTGGACGAACTCCTGAAGGGTGAAACCTTCTACTATACGGTCTTCAGATTCGCAGACGGCCGCGTGGCGGTACAGAGTGAGAACTCTCGCCAGGATCGTTTCACTCGTGCACTGGATTCCATGCGCACGTTCTTCCCGCCCCATATCGTGGAAGCTATCCTCGACAAGCTCGAAGAAAGTATCGCCAGTGTCGATGAGGTGGGCCGCGCTACTCCGACCCTGACGGTCTCGCGGGGTGAAGTTTCCATCATCTACAAGGACGAGGCGTTGGAGCGACTGCACCAGATGGTCGCAGCGGCAGCCAACAAGTTGATCGGGGGTAAGGCATGACCGGCTCGACCGACTACGCGCTGCTGGTCTCCTTCCCTATCCAGGACGAAGCCTTCACCCTGGGCGTGGAAGCGGGCATCTTCTGGCAGCGCCTGTCGATGGGCGAGCGCGAATTCGAGTACTTGGCCCACACCAAGAACCTCGAATGCCTGACCCGCATGGTGACGGCGATGGATCTGCAGATGCGTATCCTGACCCGCGACGACGAGTGGATGACCCTGAGCATCTACCCCAAGCCGCAGGAAAAGGATCGTCCGCGGTTGATGTTGATCGACGGCGGCATCTCCTTGCTCACCACCAAGATGGCTCACGTCACCGACGTGGTGGGCAAGCACGAGTTCTTCCAGAAGCTCTCCAAGCTGAAGATGACTCCGGACTGGGAGCGTCACGATTTCCGCAACGTGCCGGAAAACGCACTGCACACCTTGGCTTCGATCTTCACCAACGAAGCGGTGTTCTCCGTCACCACCAATGTCGATTTCGATCTCGTGCAGGACGTGGTGAAGGACGCGGGACTCACCAAGTCTGAGGTCTACCTTTCGCCGATCTTCCCGAAGGGCTTCAAGTTCAATCCCAAGTTCCTGATCATCGACATGCGCAAGCCGCCCAGGTCGATCCGTGATCCGGAAGAAGCAATCCGTGGGTTGATCGGTCAGCTGCAGGTGATCTATCCGAAGGGCACCACGTACATCGTGCTGCACTAAGTGGACGGGAGGGGCTTCGGCCCCTCCCTCTATGTCTTTTTTTTTTTTTTTCCGGTTTTCTGCCCACTATATGGGGCGCTTACGCCCATTTACGCAGCTAACCAGGATCATGGCAATGTTGAAACACTTCGTACTACTCAAGACTTTCGAGCATGGTTGGCAGGCTAAGCAGTTTGTCATGATCCTGCATCAGCGACTGATGAGCAGCAAGTCCTACCTGGGCGCGTGGAGCTGGGCGCAGTCCACGATGAAGCTGCCCGACCACGACGAACTCTTCGAAGGTCCAGTCATTCTGGAGAACGGCTATCGCGACGTGATGTGCTATCGCGACAAGTGCCGCAATGGCGAAGGTGACGTTTACACCTTCCCAGCCATGAAGGACTGGATCGAAGGTGGCTTCTGCGGCGAGCCGCCGTCTCCGCCGCTGGAGTCCGACGACCAACAGCCACTCGGCGATCTCGGCAAGGCATTCGAGGTCATCCGCGTTGTACAACCACCCGATACCGGGGTCGAAATCAAATCCGCAGGGGAGCAGGCATGAACGCCGGAACCAACAAGCGCCAGTGCAGCTACCTCGGTGAAGGTCGCTATCTGGTCCGCAGTGCCGAAGGGTACGAAGAAGCCAAGCAGCAGGCGCTCAAGCAGAGCGGCTTGCGTGACTCTGGCGCCAAGCTGAAATACACCGGCGTCGTACGCTTCGGTTATCCGGCAGTGGTCTGGTTCTGGCCGATCTATCGCGGCAACAACCGCTGGGACATCTACGCCTGCTCCTACCACCTGAACACCTACATGGAGTTCATGCACAAGCGCCTGAAGGAGCTGGAGAACCACGACGCTCTGATCTCCGAACTGGGCTACACCAAGCTGGCTGAAGTTGCAGCAGAACGTGCAGCGGCTGATCCGGAGTTCCATGCCGACCTGCTGCGTCTGCTGGAATCCATTCCCTCCGAAACCAAGGAAGCCTGATGTTCTTCGGCCTGTTCAAGATGGTACTGGCGCTCGCCGGCCTGTTCTTCACCGGCATCGGTCTGTTCGTGTTCTTCAAGGTGTTCATCGCGCCCAAGGAAGAACCGATGGACACGTCCAATCGGATCAACCACCTGCGTCTGTTGTGGTTCGTCTTGACAAGGCCACAGCTGTTCGTCAAGACGTTCCCGTGGCTCATGAAGGATGAGCTGGAGAATGTCTCCAAGGCCGACGGTACGGACCATGGCCTGTTCCCCGATCAGCGTGCTGGCAACATCGTTCTGCTGGTGGATGATGAGACCACCAAGGAACTGGTCCTGCGGACATCGCGCTACCTGCACGACAAGGCCAACGTGGACACCGACTACGAGGTGGTGAATCACTTGTGCCATCTCTACCTGGCACCGCACCTGATCGAGGTACGCAAGCCCTGAAGGGCATAAATGGAGGAGAGGGTCGCCCCTCTCCTCTATGCCGCAAAATGTCGATTCCATTGATTTTCAACCCTATATAACTCCTGTGAGGTTCCATTCAAAAGACCTCATCCCTTATCACTCAAATGGAGAAACACCATGGCAAAGCCCAAAGCAAACAACACCAACGTCGCTCGTCGTCGCATCACCCCGGCGAAGAAGCCCTTCATCAAGCGCCTTGGTTCGGCCATCGTCGAAACGGCCAAGGAGAAAGACACCCAGCTCGTCGTCGGAGGAGCAATGGCCTTCTGCGTCGTCGTAGTCGGTGCCGCTGTGCTTGCCGACCGCTATATGGCGCGTCGCTAACCGCAGCATGCAACAAACTGAGCCGTCATTTCGGCGGCTCTTTTATTTCCCTTCCAATAAATGGAGTAACAAGAATGAACAAGAAAGCTGTTGAAAAGAAGAATGTCAAGACCGTCAATGATACCGCCGAGTACTACGAGCTGGTTGCCCGTCGTAAGAAGCTCGCCCTGCGTTCCAAGAAGTTGAAGGAAGCCGGCAGGGAAGTTCCGCTCAAGCTGCGTCAGGAACTGGCAAAGCTCAAGCGGGAAATCAACAAGGGCTCGGTCGTCCTCGGTAAGGGGTTCACCGCCCCGAAGGCGAAGGACATCAAGCTCGTCCAGGAAGTCACCGTCATCGACGACACCACGATCGCCGAACTGGCGAAGATCCTGGGCATGCGTCCGAGTGGTCTGGTGAGCCGCCTGTTCCGTCACGGTACGACCGTCACCGGTACGGTCAAGATCAAGGAAGTGAAGAACATCGTCAAGGTGCTCAACGCTATCGGCAAGGTCGAAGGCTTCAAGGTCACCCACGTCAAGCCCGCTGTTCATGAAGCTGGCAAGTTGGTTGATGCCTTCTCCAAGGCTACCCGCAACCGCCGTACCAAGAAGCCGGCTGCTGAAGCCAAGGAACTGACCCCGATCACCATCTCCCCGCGCGCCGCGATCAGCGACTTCGCTGAAAAGCTGGGCATCGGCAAGGCTGCGATGATCAAGCACTACTTCGCTCTGCAGAAGCCGGTCAGCGTCACCCAGACCGTTGCATCGGGCGGTCGTCGTCGTGCCCAGGAAATCGCCAAGAACCTGGGCTTCAAGCTGACCTTCATCACCAAGGGCGCAGCTGCCAAGAAGGTCTCCCAGTCCTCCAACGGTCTGACCCTGCGTCAGTTGGAAGAAGAGATCTACAAGGTCGATGGGCTGCGTGTGGTCTTCCGTGAACGTCCGAGCATGCGCTCTGGCGTGAAGCAGTGGATCCAGAAGATGCCGGAAGGTTCCACCATCGGTGATCTGTGCAAGCGTCTGCGCAATGCCAACAGCGAGCTGAAGGATATCCCGCTGGTCCTCACCGACCTGGCAGGGCAGACCTACACCTCCAGCGGCAATCTGAAGCAGAAGCTTTCGGAGATCGCTTTCTAAGCAGTACCCACCAACAACGCGTATAAGGAGATAACAGTGGACGTTGGTGTTTGTGAGAAGGTTGTTCCTCAGTCGCGTGAGTTCTACGTGACCCACTCGTTTGAGGGCAACTTGTACTTCAGGAACCTGCACTGTAGCACGGAAAATGTGCCCGTCCTGAAGTTGACGTGTGAGATCCCTGTTCTCGGTATGCAGCACGCAGACCGGGACGGGAGAATCGACGTCATGAAGTTCTGTACTTTGAAGAAGTTTGAGTACGAAGGTCTGAACGGCTTGGAACTGGGCGCCCTGCTTGGGGTGCTCAGTCCTCGCTGCATATGCCCTGAACTGCTCGACGAGCTGCCTGCGACTGTACTGAACCATATACAGATCGAGGATGAACGGCTCATCAAGGTTTCTGGAAGCCACTGGAGTGACTACCTCATCGCTAACTGCCTGGCGGTAAGTTGGCCGAGGGAAAAGTTCATCGGCACCTGAAATAAGAGTTGTATCTGGCTGTACACTGCTGTACCATGTATGGCGGAGGTAACCCCTCCGCCTTTCTTTCAAAATCAATGGAGTTTCACTTATGTGGGGCGATTACGTCGCAACGTTGGAAATCAGCCGCGCCAAGGCAACGGCGCATCGTTCGGGTCGCATCATGTTCTTTGATCGCGCCACCGACCTGTTCGCTCACGTCCTGTTCGATCTGGACCCGATCAACTACGAAGACCCGAAGGACTACCGTGGTATCTTCGTGATCGATGAGATCTTCACCAACATCATCGATCAACACGAAGCCGAGCGCTTCCGCGACATCATCGCCCTGTCGGTCCGCTTCCTGTTCAACAGTCCGGACTTCAAGGAACTGCACCGCATCACCCACAGCGAGATCTTCATCGGCGTTGGTGAACTGGATGAGAACCCGGTCCACAACGCGCTGTTGAATAGCTCGACCAAGTTCATGGTTGACGAGCACCACGAGGAAGGTGACAACGTCATCTCCATCGAGAAGCTGCGTGAGTTCGCGCAGAACGAATCGGTCAAGGACAAGCAGATCGGCATGTATACCGCCGGTCAGCCTGATCCCACCATGGTGATTGACTGCAAGTCGGCCTTCGCCACGCTGTAACACCCCAGAGGGCAGGACTCCGGTTCTGCCCTCTTCCCTTTCGTAGTACCCCAACGGAGAAATACGTATGAACAACAAGACCCCGCGCTACAAGGCTGTCCTCAATCTGCAGGTCGGCGCCAACATCAACACGCTCTGCAGTGACGGTAGCCTTACGGTTATCGACACCACCTCGCACGATCACGTCTCTCTTTCTTTTATGATCATCGACAAGGAGACGGAGATCGACAACGAGTACCTTAGTGTCCTTGAAATTGAGGGGAGCTCGGACAGCTTCTTCATCAATACCAGCGATGAGACGGAGCTCCTTCTGGCTCAGACGCTGACGGATGCAGCGATCAACATCCTGCATGCGGCGATGAAGAACATCTGCGACAATCGTTCGTTGATCAACTCGCACCACTATCGTTTCGACGAATTTGAGGTCACGTACAGCCAGAAGGATCCGCGTACTCTGTCCGAACAGGCTCTTGCGAGGAACCGGGCGTGCGTGTTCTTCAGCGAGGAACATGCCGAGGTTTCGATCCTCACCAATACGCGCTCGAATATCGTCATCGACCTGAAGGACACCATGGGTGTCTGCAAGGCTCCGCCCATTCTTCCCTGAGAGGTTCCCATGGCCAGCAAAACCTTCAAGCGGCTTACCGCAAGGTACACCCGCAAGCGCAACTCGTTCCTGCTCTACGCAGCCCTGATGATGATCATCTGTTTCTCGATGGGACTCATCCTTCCCCATGCCAGCGTCTTCGGTCCCTACAAGTGGCTGGTGTTGGCGGTGCAGTTGGTCCTGTTCTTCGTCACTGCCATCAAGGCGGTCGACAAGTTCTGGCCGGCATATTACGACTACATCCGACTGCGGAGCGTGGCGTAATTTGCTACACCTTCAGACCTATAATCTGTACAAGTCAGCGTGCACTGCAGCTCCTCCGATATCCCGAATGTAAGCACGGCCATGCGTGCTGATCATCTATCCCGTTCGTGTCCGGGAAAGCTCTATAGGGAGAGCCATAGTCGGAGTTCAAGCGCAGCACGTACCCTGCTTCATCGCCCCACCTCGCGAAGGCCTACTTGCTCGGGCTGAATCGAATGCGGCGTTGTTGCCTGACTCTTCCGCTAGGTTGGGGTGGCGGTTTATTCTAAGCATATAGGCTCACTCCTTCGGGAGTGGGCTTTATGCCCTTTTCTATCAGTAAGACCACAATGGAGTTTCAATGTACAGCCCGAAGTTCACCAAGTGTAAGCCCGGCTCTTTCCTTGATCTGCACTTCCGCGAGAAGTTTGGCCAGGCTTACATTGAGTTCGTCGAAGAGGAAGTTGACGAACCAGTAACCATGCTCTCTGGTCCCGAGTTCGAATTCGAAGAGGATGAAGCATGAGGAAGTTCGTACTCACGCTGGCACCCTTGCTCTGCGTCTGTAAGAGCAAGCACGGCTGGCTTATCATGACCCCGCTCTTCTTCTACGCCACCTCAATGGCTGCGATGATGGGTCCAGTGACCACCGGAGCCACGGCGTTCACCCTGAACACCACGATGATCACCTGGAAGTACAAGGGCGAGATCAAGTTCATTTATCCGTGGGGAAGTATCAAGACGGACCTTACCCGATTGATCGTGGGTAAGACGACCGAGGAGTTCAAAGAGACCGGCCATTGGACCAAGGCCTACACGCCAGACGGGTCGTCCGTGAAGGTACTCGAAGGCTACCTCACTATGGTCAACAAGCGCTGGCGCCGTCGTGTGCCACACGGTCGCAAGTATAAGGTCGAGGGTGCCGTAGGCTATATCAAGGCCGACTCCCTCGACGAAGCAGCCCAGATCGCAGAAAAGACTTACGTCGCACTCGACAAGCTGGGATCCCTTCTGACCAGCCTTACCAAGACAGTGGACAACCAGTCCGTACAAGCGTAACACCCCAACCCTTCTTGCAACACTAAAAACCAACGTCCCGTGGAGATACAATGAACAACAAGTCGCAGCTGTCCCAGAACATTTCGATCGAAGTCAACGCCTACACCGATCCGGTCCGCACCAAGGAAATCGCAGATAAGCTGCGCTCGATGATGGTGGAAGATGGGCCGCGTGAGGCAAGTCTCACCACGCACTTCTCCGCCGACAACAAGCCGGAGTTCCCTACCGCTACCATCAGTAGCAAGCTGCGCGTGCACGGTTTCGATGGCCGTCTGAAGATCGAACTGGAAGCCAGCGAAACCATCTTGACCAACAATCTGCTGATGGTCGAGTACAAGCGCAAGCTGCAGGCCATGAAGTTGGCCCGCGAGGTGTTCGACCTGATCACAGCTTTCAAGAAAGAAATCAAGATCGTCGGTCACGGCTTCGCGGCTGACAGTGGTCCCAGGGGCACCCCGATTGCCCTGGATCAGTACATCTCCCCGAAGGAGCGCGAGGAACTCAACACGCGCTTTGGCCCGCTTTACCTGCTCGGCCACCTCCATGACGTCGTCCACGGCGTTGTCGCTGAAATGCCCAAGTAACTGACCCACCCTCTCGGGGCGGGGGCTAACCCCGCCCTTTCCTTCGAGCAATACCCCAATGGAGAAACACCATGACTGCTGTACAGTTGACCCAGAAAATCGAATTCGCCGCCTGGCATGACGTCAATGGCATCCCGAGTGGTTTATGGGACGACCCCAACTGCGACTTCGAATCGCATATCGAGGGCTACTACAGCTACGGTGAAGTCGAGTTCGCCCATCCGCAGTTCCTACCCTACGGCGTGCGTGTACAGGCTCGCGCCGATACCAACATGCATCGCAACCCACTGGAAGTGCAGGACGAGCTGCGCTACGTGGTGACCAACGGCATGCTGCTGTTTGAAACCTACTACACCTACAGCGGCGCCAGCGTGGACAAGTTCCCGGCCATCGGTGTGTTGACTCCGGATGAACTGCTGATCTTCGGTGCACCGGACTGGAAGCTGTGGGAATCGCGTACCTTCGGCCAACATGACTACCTGAGCTTCAACATCGCCAAGCTGCGCCAGTCCCTGCCGTTGCTGATGCGTCACAACCTGGTCATGACCGGTAACAACAAGTACGCCTTCGCCGAGATCTACCGCGCTAACCGTGTGGCCAACTCGACCAACCGCTCGGCTACGCCGGTTCACCTGAATCGCGCCGGCGCCACGCTGACCCGTCGACTCGCCAATGCCTTCCCGACAATGCAGAGTTTCCTGGAACGCGGCGTGTTCTCCGCCCGTGCTTTCGAGATCCAGCCGATCTTGGAAGAACTCACCGGCATTCACCCGGACCTGGAGTTCAGCCACCTGCTGCATCGCGGCAAGTACGCACGCATGAACAGCGAACTGATCGAGCTGTACAACAAGATCAATCGCGTGATCCAGTTCAACCGTGGCGAAGATCCCCCGCAGGCGCTCTACGACCTGATCAAGCAGTACAGCTTTGAAGCGGCCTCAGTGGCTCGTGAAGACCTGCGTCGCTTCGGTCGCCAGCGCGATACCGGTTACCTCTCGGTGCTTCCCAAGTAAGCGGACATAAAGCCCTAGCCCTTCGGGGCTAGGGTAATTCCCGCATCTTTTTCTTTTTTGTCATCATGCTATGACAATGGGAGGACTTGATATGGTGACTGCAATTGGAATCGGCGTCAAACTCGGCAAGGCGGTGACCTGGTTCATCAAGGGCGGTTGGAAGAAGATCCTCGCCCTGGTAATCCTCGCTGCAATCGCCTACGGGCTGGTCATGGGCGTCATGCGCATCTACGATCACATCTACGATCGCGGTGCCGCTGCCCAGCTCAAGTTGGATACGGTTGCACTGACCGAAGCCAACCGACAGCTGAAGGAAACATCCGAAGAGCTGCGCAAGTTCAAGCAGGACTACGGGGACTGGATCAGCTCCGGCGAAAAGGTCGCCGGGGAAGTGGACGTGGGGCAAAAGGAACTGATGGCCGAACTGCGCCTGAAGTTGCTGGCCTCTGAACAGAAGGTCAAGGAAAAGGAGGAGTTGATCAATGAAATCCGCAAAAGCATCGGTCCGTCTGATGACGTTGCTAGCGCTGGTACTGCTGGGCTTGCTCGGCTGTACAACCAATCGCTCGAAAAGCCCAAGCCCGCAGCAAAACCTGCCGCAGGTAACTGATGAGATGATGAAGGTACGTCCCGAACTGCAACCGATTCCGGTTGGCAGCAAGGGGCGTGAGCCCAAGCTCAGCGACATCGCGGCAGTGATGCTCCCCAACAACGCCGAGGCTGTGGCGCGCGGGGACATCATCGAAGCCTGGCAATACTGGTACAAGGCCAACCGGGCAATCATCGAGGCAGCATTTGCCAAGTATGGCATCGCGCCTCCGGTTCTTACCGAAGACAAGAAGAGCAAGTAATGAGTGACTTTGAAAACGAGTTTGAGGCCGTAGAGGCCGAAGCTCAGGTGCTGATCAGCAAGCAGGAGATTTTCACCTTCAGTCCTGCCGAGATCTTCGCCAACACCCGCGAAGCCAAGTACAGCATCGGTGACGACGCATGGATGGGTATCTTCATGGGCAACGTGAACCCCAAGCCTGAAGATCTGCCCGATGCAGCTGTTGCTGTGGTTATCGTAGGCGTGGTCAACTTCCACAACAGCGTAGCCTACCGTGTGGGCTATCGCGGCGATGACGGTATGATCCGGTTTGACAACGACCTGATCGACGAAGAAGACCTCTACGATGATCCGATGTATCTGGATCGTCCTCGACAGAAGCCCGAGCGTGGCAAACGACCGGCGCTGTTCATCGTCAAGTAATCAGCTAGGCAGGGGGCTTCGGCCTCCTGCTCTATGCTGTCAAATTTAAAATCCGGGGTCAGTGGTATGTACAAACCTTATTCACTTGGAAGAGCAAGTCCAATGTCCGAATTGTCCCACGAACAGAAAACCAACCTGATCCAGCATCTGTTGTTCTTGCTGGACGGTGAACCACCGAGCGTGCTGGAAGAAGTACTGAAGCTGATCAGCCACGAGCCCGGCGAGAAGATCGACACCGATCCGATCCTCGTCCACGGCAACTTCTACGTCCGCCATGATGCACTGGCGATCATCTCCGACTACCTGAAGAACCACACCGTCAAGGTGAAGGCGCATTCGCTGTACGGCGAAGCCGGCAAGCCGTTCCAGACTCTGGCCGTCGACGTCTACCGTGACAGCGAAGGCATGCGCGGTAGCAGCCGCTTCAACAGCCTGGGCATTTTCCCTGACCCTTCCAGCTTCGACGTCAACGTCAAGGCGGATGTTGGTCCGATCGAACGAGGCTTCAAGGTCAGCGCCGTCACTCCGCCTGATCCGCGCGGTGTCCTGGAAAGCGGCTTCGAGATCCTCACCAGTGCGACCAAGTACGTCTTCCCGAAGATCGACATGGAACACGGCCCCAGCACCTTCACCATTGACGGTGAAGTGGTCGATGTGAACAACCTGACCGGCGAGCAGCAGGAACGCATGCGCCAGACCGGTAAGTACGGCTTCTATCGCCTGGTGGAAGAGAAGCGCTGCGCGATGGTCCTGAAGGCTGCAGAGAACCCCGAGTTCTTCGATCGCCTGACCTGGAACCAGCAGATCTTCAACATCCTCTACTCCACGATGCGCCAGAACTGCACCATGGGTGAGCAGGGGCAGATCGAGAAGTACCTGTTCGAAGGTGCTACCGGCAAGACCAGTCTCGGCCCGAAGCTGGCTCGTGGTGGTACTCCGATCAACACTCGCACGGATGCGGTGGAATATCTGGTCCACGCACTGGCCACCGTCAAGGGCTTCCATATCCAGATCGAAGGCTACGACCTGAAGTGGGAGCGTAAGTCGGCCTACTGCAGCTGCCAGATCGCTCGCACGATCAAGCGTGATCCGGAAACCAACCGCTGGACCATCACCGACGCCGGCGCATACGGCGACAACAGCGCATTCGTTCTGACCCCGGAACGCGCTGCTGATTTGATCGACGAAGCCCTGCGTCACGGCGAAGTTTCCTTGGATGACGACCATCCGTTCATGGACTTGCCGTTCACCGAGGTGGTTGCCATGTCCGCACTCGGCAAGGAAACCTCCGTACTGGTCTGGGGCCAGTGCACTCCCGTCGCCGAAGACAGCGCTCTGAGCAAGCTGTTCGAGCGTTCCCTCCTGCGTCACATCACCAAGGCCAACTGAGCAAGCCCATGAACGCCGACAACAACACCAAGCCCATGTCCCCCAAGATCGCCTCCGATGCGATGCACCTCTCCATCGCCTCCAAGATGTTCGAGCAGGTCTACGCCATCAACGAGCTGGCCGGCAATGTGCGCAAGCAGGGCCACCGCTCCGCGCAGCACCAGATGGATATCATCGATCTGGAAGTGGACGAGCTGCGCGACGGCATCGCTGCCAACGACCTGCACGAGATCATCGACGGCGTGGGCGATGGCCTGTTCACCATCATCGGCCTGGCCGGCCGCTACGGCTTCGATGCTGCCGAAGTGCTGCGTCGGGTGAACGAAAGCCAGTTCTCCAAGTTCGACAAGAACATGGATGACCTGCTGGACACCCGCACCAAGTACACCCGCCTGGGCGTGGAAACCTTCTTCATCAAGAAGGAATACCAGGGTGAAACGGTCTACGTCACCAAGGTCACCGAAACCGTCACCGGCACCGACGGTAAGGTCTACCTGAAGGGCAAGTGGTTGAAGTCGGTCAACTTCAAGGAACCGCGCTTCGATGACATGATCGAGCAGATCATCAAGCAGGAACTGAAGCTGCGCTGCGGCAACGAGCCCAACAACTCCGTGCCGGTTTCCGAATGGCCGATCACCCTGAAGCTGTACATGGCTACCCAGGAGATGGCTGTCCAGAAGCGTCTCCTGCGCGAAGCCGGCTACTTCCTGGGTGAAGAAGGTGTCTTCATCGTCGAGCTCTCGGACTGGCACGAGAAATACATCGCCGAGAAGGCGCAGGAACAAGCTGGCACCACGCCCGAGCTGAGCTAACGGCATAAGGGGAGAGCCCGCCAGCTCTCCCCTTACTTACGCAACCAGCCGGTCAATCGGTACTTCATTGATGTAACGGTCCGCATCTTCCTGCTTGGGGAAGCGGGCCAACATCGCGCCACTTTCGGTGTTGATCACATGGAAGGGATACTTGTCACCTTCCACTTCTTTCACGTGGGCCAGCTCAGCGCGAGTCTTCTCCGCCGGCTGTGCCTCCTTTTTGCCTTTCATTGCCGTAGCCTGTATGGGTGGGAGTGAAGGGAGGAGCAAACATGCAAACGACCCTCAATAACTATAGCCGTGAACACGGCGATATCGCGGCATCGAAGATGCTGCTGAAGATCGTCGAGTTGGTCCTCAACTACGATCGTCCGGTTGGCGCAGAGATCGCTGCCAGCCTCGTCCCGCGTGATGCGCGACCGTTTGCCGAGGAGCTGTTCGGCAAAGACTACAGCGCCCAATCCGGTTCGAAGGCAGTGGTCGATCTGACCAAGCCGCCGAGGGAAGCGGACAAGGCTGACGTGGACCTGCTGCTGGTCAACGACAACTTCAACGGTGGCAGCTACAAGATCTTGAAGGACGGCATCGAACCCTTCTTCCGCTCGGTCCTGTGGAACTCGGCCATCTTCAACTTCGAAGTGATCGAGATGCTGCACGAAGAGCGCAGCACGGCTGAGCAGCGCGAGATGCTGCACGAGCTGACCAACGTATTGACCGTGTGGAACACCAAGGAGAACTCCGCGGGTGATCTGGAAGTGCGTGACCTGGTCGTCCTGCCTCGTGGTATCGGCGGCACCAAGATCCAGCACGCCATCCACGCCATCGTCAAGGAAGTGTTGGCAACGCCGATCTCGGCCCCGGGTTCGCCGGAACGCCACAACCTGGTCCTGCTGACCATCGACGCCATCGGGCGTCCCTTCGTCTTCTACTCCAACCGCAACCACGTCGAACTGGTCAGGAAAGGGATCCGCTGATGTATGGCTTTGACCTGAACACTGAACTGGCCGGCCGAACCGATCTGTCCATGTGGCAGGTCAAGAGCTGGAAGGACGCTGGTATCGCACTGCCGACCTTCATGGCCATGAAGCGTGATCGCGGCGATGACGCTATGCCGATGATCGCCGGTCTGCGTGCTATCGACCTGGTGGAGCGCAAGGCGCCTGCCATCAAGGTCACCCTGATGGATGGCACGTCCTTCATCTGCGGCGAGTCGCAGGAGTTCTACGATGGTGATCGCTGGGTACGTCCCGGCGCTGGCACCGTGCTGCGTGCTTACAGCAACCACTACGGCAGTAGCAGGGATGCGTGGAACGTGGAGATTGACACCGTCGAAGACGGCCTGAACGTCGATCTGTATATGCCCAGCATCTATGGCCGCGACAACATCCTCCTCGCCAATCGACTGGTAGCAAGGCTTCCTCTGCCTGACAAGCTGAAGAACCTGATCGCTGACCTTGCCGTGGGTGCGTGAGCGCCAGCTAATATATGACGCCGCAGTTTGCTGCGGCGGATTTTAGCCCTCAAGGAACCCCTTTCAATGAAGACTCTGCAGCAGCGTGTTGCACGTGAGAAGCTGGAACAGGCAGTCGCCGATTCCGCCCAGCTGATCCACGTCGACCGCTCCGTCCGTCGTATCCTCCCGGCCATGGAGTCGGTGGGTGCACAGCTGAAGAAGAACGGCGGCAAGTCCCCGTTCCTGGCCATCGCCCTGCGCGCTGGCGCTCGTGAACTCCTGCCCCTGAACAAGGCACCGGCCATGGAGTCCTTCGAGGACGCCGAGGGCCTGCAGGGTGTCAGCGACGAGATCGTCGAACGCCTGAACGTGATGGGTCCGCAGGTCGCCGTGGAATCGGCCCGCGCCCAGAACCTGATCGCCGGCCTGAACTACCAGCTCACCACCGAATCGTTCGACGAGGAAGCGGCCGAAGGTGAACCGGTCGACGAAGACGGCGACGTGGAAGAAGAGAACTTCGACGATGGCGCTACCGAAGCCGACGCCGCTGCCGCCGCTGAAGAAGAAGCGGAACTGGCCGCCGCCGAGGACGAGACCGAGGTCTCCACCGAAGAGCTGATGGACGAAGAAGAAGCCATCATCGAAACCGGTGAGCGCGAATCCGAAGCCGAAGCAGCCAACGACACCCTGAACGAATTCCAGGGCGCCGTGGAAACCGTCAACGAAGAAGGCGGCTTCGCCGACGAAGCTGCGGTGGAAGAAGCCGAAGTCGCGCTGGAAGCCATCGCTGCGGTGTACAACACCCCGGCCGTCAAGCTGTCCTACGAGAAGGCTGACAACGGCAAGCTGCTGGTGTCCACCGAAGCCATCGACCAGATGCGCGGCAACCTGGTGATCTCCCAGGAAAACATCGCCAAGCGTGCGCTGGCAGCCCTGATCCGTCGCGACGTGGCGTTCTACAACGCCATCGAAACCGGCGCGTTCATGCTGGGTCGCCTGATGAAGAAGGTCGCCGACACCCCGTCCCAGCGCCAGCCGCGCAAGGCCGAAGTCGTCGTCAACATGTCCTCGCTGCACCGCAACGGCGAACTGCCGACGGACCTGGCCGGTCACCTGATCGGTTACGCCCAGCTGGCCGAGTACGTCACCGGTCGTTTCGTGGACGTGGCCAAGGACGCCTACCAGACCAACATCGGCCTGGTCAGTGGTCTGAACAAGATCACCGACGTCGAGTTCCAGCGTCGCTGGGCGGCCCTGCCGGGCAAGTGGCGTGATCCGCGCTCGGCCCTGACCGAGGCGCAGCTGCAGTACCCGATCCCGGGTGGTCGCCGCATGTTCGAGAACAAGTCCACGACCTACGACGGTACGGACCGTACGACCCAGTTCCTGGACAAGTACGCCAGCTTCAACATCCCCACCCGGATGTTTGAAGACTCCGACGGCACCCGCGTGGGCCGCATCCTCGTTCCGGTGCTGCCGCCGGAGAAGATCGGTGCGATCACCCGTGCGTTCCTGAAGGTCGCCCAGGGCTTCAGCCGCAAGCGCTCGGCTCTGGAATACCTGAAGACCTACGTGCTGGGTCCGGCCGGTGTTGCCATCTTCAACACCGCAGTGCACATGCTGTCCACCCCGGGCTTCCAGGGCGACCGCGACCAGCGCTTCTACGTGAAGCGTGCGCTGAAGCTGAGCAGCGAGATGCGTTACCGCGTCACGACTGACAACATGCGGATGTTCAAGTTCATCCTGTACTCGTACAACGCGATGGCCCGCAAGATGCTCAGGCAGTATCGCTGATTCGTCAGCGACATACGGAGGGGGCTCATGCCCCCTCCGCTATGCCCTAAACGTCCCCAATCCTATGGCAGGGTAGTACCTGCCATAATCGACAGACCCGATAGGAACTCTGACAATGGGGACGAACCACAAAGACCCCTTGGGTGATCTCGTTGAACAGCTGCGTACGTATCAGCAGTCGCCGATCACGGCACTGAAGATGCTCCAGCCGGAGATCATCTATCTCGCCGAGGAAGTACTTATCGACGGGGAGGGTCAACCCAACCGCGATGCCATCGCAATGCTTCGCAAGCATGGCTTCGATGTCGGTCCGCATGCGACCGAAAAAGGTGACTGGCTGCAAGGTGCAATCCAGACTCGTAATGGCTTGATCCTTTTCGGATGAGGCTTGAGTGATGGACGAAGAAACCAAAGAAAAAGAAGATGTGTCCGAGGCGCTGTTAGAGGCGCAGCACGAGGCGAACTGCAGATTCGCTGACATGCTGACACTTACCCTCAAGGGTGAATGTGGCTGAGTATTGGGGGAGGAGCTTCGGCTCTTCCCCTATGCCGTATTCCAGTGTATTTCAAACCTACACTATCGAACAGAGTAATCCCCAACGCATCTAACCAATCTATTGTAACCACGGAGAAAGACGTGAATAAGCGTAGTGATAACCAGATCAACCCGCACATCGGCACTGCCGGCTTCGTCATCGAAGGTCTGTACAACTGGATCTTCGCCATGGGTGGATCGCCCCATATCTGCATCGTCGCCAACTGGGAAGGCAATCAGCTGCCCAGTACGTTGCCGGTCCAGAAACAGCGACTGGAGAACGATGACGGTACTCCGGGTGCGGAGATCTCCATCATCGTCCTGAACCTCGGCGAGCAGGCTACGCGTGGTCTGACCTTCTACCGTGAAGGTGACGACCCGCAGCCGCACGACCCGGTGAGTCTGCTGTTGTTCTCTGCGCGTTCCAAGGGCGAACACTTCGATGCCATCGTCGACGTCGATTCGATTCTGTCGGCGTTCATGCTGGAAGAGTCCGGCAGGGGCATGTCGCTGGGTAACAACCCGGCTCTGAACGAGTACATTGAAAACCTCAACGCTGGCAAGCTTCCCACCAAGGAAACCCCCAGCAAGACCCAAGGCCGACCTTTCCTGAAGGTAGTCAAATAAGGAATCACCATGGACAGTCTTTACGACTTCCGCGAAGTAGGGGACGTGGAGTTCCTCAACCTGATGGCTGAACGTGGCATCAACTCCATCCATCATGACGAACGCGGGATGCTTACCTACCTGCGCGAGTCCGATGAAGGGGATCGCTACGTCCTGACTGATCTGAGGGCGGTGATCTATGGTCCCACTCAGCAGGTTGTGGGACTGATCCTGGTGGCTCGTGAAGTTGACTGGGGAATCTACCTAGCCGACTTCGCTTTCCGCGATGGCCACAACTCCCCCGAACTAATTCATGGAGTGGGTGACTTCATCCGCTCTGTGACGGCGAACACGCGTGTGTATGCCGAATACGAACCGCACGAACGTGAGCTGTGGGAAGAGATCCGTATCCCGGGTCTGGAAGAGTTCCGCACCGGCGTTCAACGAACCCAGTGGTGATTTATGTTTAACCGTAGCCGTGACAATCGACGTGGACCTGATCCGAGCGATGGTCCGTACAGCTATCAGGAAGAAGTCTTCAATGAGTTCTTCCGTCAGCGTCATCAGGCACAGGCTGAAATGAGGCGCGAAGAAGAGCGCATGCAGAAGCTCTATGCTGACTCCAACGCTCGCAAGACCAAGCCGCTGAAGAATCCGATCGGTAGCGAAGTCAAGGCGCAGATGCTGCATAGCGTGGTGCGGGTGCTGAACAACAAGATGGCTGATCTGCTGGATCGTTCGGTCACCACTCGCACCAATCACCCTACCATCATCACCCTGCCTGAGCAGCTGATGTACAACGAGCATGAAGAAGGTCCGTTGACACGTCTACTGCAACAGCTGACTGGTTTCTTCGTCGAACCCTGCCGCCCTCACGGTATCGGTATGTCGTGCAAGTTCTACGTTCGCACTGACCTACCCCGCCTGTTCCACGGCTACCAGGGTCGTGACATGACCAACCCCTTCGCAACCCTGAAGCCTGACGGCTGGGTTACCCGCATCTAGTGATTCAAGGACTCAAATGAACCAGCAAGCAGCTTCGGTCAGCAAGGCTTGTAAGACCGGTATCCTCAACGACGTTGCCATTCGCAACCTCTGCTCCGCTCCAGATCTGGAGACGATCAAGAGCGAGATGGATGAAGTCTACGAGGAAAGCTATCCGAGACTTTTCCCAAAGGGCGCGCGTCTTGGTCCACAGGACATACTGGCTGAGAACGAATACTTCTCGACCAGGGTGCGGAGGGTCAAGGAGATCGCTGAGAAGTACGTCGAGGACTGGCGTCCGATGATCGCACCGTTCGAACCGGGGCAGGTCCGCAAGTTGCCAGACCAGCTCAAGAACCCGAACATGGTCAGGTTCGGTCAGCGGGTCATCTCCTACGGCACGACCAGCTTCGGCTACGACGTGACGCTGGATGAGGCCGGTTTCAAGATCTTCTCCGGTATGAACGTTTCCGAGATCGATCCGATGGAGTTCGACGAGGAATGTCTCGTTGACGCCACGGTCCGCACTTGCCCGAAGAGCGGCCTGAAGTACATCCTGCTGCCGCCACACAGCTACGGTCTGGGTGTTACTCGCGAATACTTCCACATGCCCCGCGATGTGGTTGCGCTGTGCATCGGCAAGAGCACCTACGCCCGTGCCGGTGTGCTGATCAACGCTACGCCGATCGAACCGGGTTTCGCGGGAAATGTAGTGATCGAAGTCGCTAATCTGACCCCGATCCCCGCACGTATCTACCTCAACACCGGTATCGCGCAGTTCCTGTTCTTCCGTGGCGAGGAAGAATGCGAGACCAGCTACGCCGACCGAGGTGGTAAGTACATGGGTCAGCGTGGTATCCAGCTGCCTCTGATCTAACCTGTGGCCGGAGGGGGTAACCTCTCCGGCTATGCCCTAAGGAGAACGACGATGCCTTCCAAGAGTGAAAAGCAAGCTCGCTTCATGCGTGCAGCCGCTCACGACAAGGACTTCGCAGAGCGTAACAATATACCGCAGAAAGTTGCAAAGGAGTTCGTAGCCGAAGATAAGAAGGTCAAGGAGAGGAAAGGGAAATGAGCACGAAAGCCATTAAGGCGTGCCTGAGTCTGATGGTTGTAGCTGTAGTTTTCGGATTGCTGTTCTATCTGGCAAACCTTCCGACAGCACCGAAGGACGAAGCCAACCTGCTGGAAGCCATGGGGTGTACGACTACGGGTAAGAGCACTACCCAGTTCGTGCAATCTAAAGCGGCACCGGATGACAAGTACTCAGTCGCCCCAGTGCAGATCACTTACTTTGAGTACACCTGCCCCAGCGGCAAGAACCTTTGGATGAACAAATGAACGAACCCGTACCCTTCCGCATGTCTCTTGCTCAGGAGCGCAGGCTGGAGGCCAACAGCGAACATGTCGACAAGCTGGACATCTTCGATCCGGAGCTGGGCTACCTCGACAAGGAGCTGATCCTGGAACGCATGCGTACCGATCCTGCGTACTACTTCGAGAAGGTTGCCGGGTTGCCGCGCGACATGGCAAAGCTGGTAGCTACCGCTCCCAAGGATATCTCCCCGGCTGCCTTCAGCGGTATTCGACTCAATCCTTTCATGGGACATGGGAAGGATCGCACCCTGGAGATGGTCATGCACATCCTGGGTGATCACCATACCGCAAGCATTCCCTCGGGTGGGCCGTTGGAAGCCGATGTGCTGAAGGCTGCCATACGCAGGAACCTCCTTGCCCGAGAGGCGATGAAGAAGCGGAAGTTCGAGAGCATAGCGGACATCGTGAAGCGCGCAGGTTTGGACGACTACATTGACCTGAACTACACGACCTACAAAGCACGCGACAAGATCCGCAACCGTCGTCGTATCAAGCGGCGCGGCCGCAAGAACTAAGTAGCAAAAGTTACTCGTCGCCGTACTCACGTACCATCACGATTAATCACGAGAGAAAAGAAACAGATGGCAAGTCACAACACCCAAAAGTATGCCCCCGAGAATGATTGCTTCGAGCTGCTGGACACTGGCGAGGAAATCTCCCTGCCCGTGATCTACGGCCTGCTGCGCAGTCGTTTTCCAGCGCTACGGTTCTATCAGGAAGATCACGATCTTGCCAAGCAGATCGACGGCACTGTCACCGTTGAGCTGTTCCCCAATTCCGACCGCAAGACCGTCCGCCTCCGGCTCAACACCGAGAAGCAGCATGTCCTCAACAACGAGGTCTGCTTTGACATCCTGCCGCAGGCCGGTCGTCTGGTAGTTGACATGATTACCGCGATCATCAAGCGTGCAGGGCGCCCCGCTGAAGTCCTGGATACCGAACTGGCCACGATGCAACGCCATCTCGGTCGCGTCTTCGGCGGACTGCATGTAACCGTACATTACCTCAAGCTCTTTGAGGGCGAGTTCCTCAACAGCTGGGTCATCCTGGTTAGCTTCGAGGGGCAGTACGCGAAGATCGCACTGCCGTCCTATTACTACGAAAAGAACACCTAAGGGAGAAGTACCGTGGAAACCAAGCAGTACGCAGCACGTCTGCTGAAGTTCGATGAGAACAACGGCGTAAGTAAACAGGTGTTCGATGAGTTCTTCAACGAAGATATTGGCCTGCCTTTCAAGGAGCGGCTGACCAACAATCTGATCCGTGGTGAATACGGACCACCCCTGATCAGCGAACGCATGTCCATGTCCGAGCGCATTCATCGACAGGGATACATCAACGACTTGTCGGTAGCCCTGGCAGTCGTGTCGGTGGATATCCGTGAGGATGCCATCTACGGGATCATCCAACCCACCGGTCCGATGGGCCAGGCAATGGTCGAACATCTGGACAACCATGTCGATGACGTGGTCATTCTGGCCATGCGTTTCTTTGGGCGTACCGAACCAAGTCCAACTGGCGAAGGGGTACGTTGGTCGAAGATCCAGCGCATTATCGGATTTGATCTGACCAACGAGTTCGTGGATGAGAGCGGCGACGAATGAAGAAGAAGAGCCAAGTTCAACGTCACATCGTTGTAAACTCCGCAAGCTGGATGGCCGACCTCCCCGTGGACGTCCTCTGGCGACAGGAAGAGTTTCTCCGGACACTGATGTCGGAGAAACTGCCGATGTGGTTTGCGCCACTGTTCATGCGCTTTGCCGAGTACTTCTATAAGCCCACCAGCTATTCGACCCACATCTACCACAACCTGCGTGTACCGGGGCGTCGTATGTGGTTCCTGAGTTTGCATGGTCTGGGCAGTATGGACATGCTCAAGGTGCTCAACGTTACTCTTGTCAATACCAAGGGTGACATGCCGCCCCGGCACGAGAAGGCGATTGTCTACTCCCCGACCAGTTCTGACGAACCATTCAAGATGGAAGTTGAGAAGTGGTGTGGGGGCGCTGGGCCTGATGAACGTAAGTGGTACAGTCATGGGGCTGCCATGCGTCGTTTCCTGTACGCGCTGTTCCGTACCGGAGTTGAGATGTGGCTTGAACCGAGTGACGTGAAAGGAGCATTCACTGTGTGGATGTATCACGATCGCTCACTGATCCGTATGGACTTCCAGTCGCAGGCCGGGCAAGTCTGGGGAAGTCACTGACGGCATAGGCGGGAGGGGTTTCCTCCCGCCGTATTTAATAACAAGAATTGCTTTTCCTATAGTCACCAAGGGAGAAATACCATGGAAGAAACCACTCGCAATCCCAAGCGGCTGTATTTCCTGATCGTCAACGATGCAAGTCAGCTGGACAATATCGACCGCATCGCCCCGCTGGGTGAACGTATCAGCTGGGACGTCATGCGCGCCAATGCTACGGTCAAGGTGCTGGAAGATCTGGAGACCTCCAAGGAGACGCTCTCCAAGACCGAGATCGCTCAGCGCGAAGCGGAGTACGTCCGCGCTGAAGTGGCTCGACTGGCCATGGAGCGTGTCCACGCCACCATCTACGTGGAAACCGATATCTTCGAGATCGGCAACGCCACCGTGTATGGGAACATGAACCAGCTACAGAAGTACAAGGAGATTCCCTACAGCGTCTTCTTCGTCACCAATGTGGCCGGTGTCTATACCCAGACGCTGTGCATGCTGGTTCGTGCTGACCAGGATATCCGCAGCTGCAATCCGATGGCTCAGCTGCTGGCTGGTAACCTCTCCGGCCAGGCACTGAACCCGTTCAACCTCGACGAACTGCGCAAATAAGGAAGGGTCGTGTTCAAGTATCTGTTCATCGCAGACGCCATCGTGTTCTTGACGATGATGGTCCAGTTGACCGCAATCTTCTGGGCCAACAATCGAATCCTCTGCAACAACGGCGCAAGTCGTTGCATTGACGCCCTGGTGATCCACATGGCAGCGCCGCTGATCCTGCTCCCCATCGGCAATGCGGCGTTCATCCATGCTGTTTTCAATGGGGAGATGAATGGCGCCTATGACCCTTACCTGGTCCCATTGATCCTGGTCTGTGGCGGGGTCATGCCGATGGTTGCATCGCTGCGCGTTCTGTGCGAATGGCTCGACCGAGACAAACTCGCCCAGGCCGCTGGGCATGGCGACACTGACTGTATCTACCCAAGGGAGTAAGACGTGGCTCAGCCTACGATGGAAGTAATGAAGAAAGAAGACATCCGCATGGTTGTCGTGCATTGCACGGCGACCTATCCGGAGCAGTTCCCTGACGTGGTCAAGTGGGTGGAAAAGAACCACAGGGCGCGTCAGTTCGCTACCACGGGCTATCACTTCATCATCACTCGCGATGGCAAGGTGCACCATTGTCGCCCGTTGCCGATGATGGGTGCGCACGAACCCCTGGTCAACCGCATCTCCGTGGCCGTGGCTCTGGAAGGCGGGGTGGATGAACAGAACAAGCCGACGGCCAACTACACTCCGGCACAGATGCGTGCCCTTGCGCTCAAGATCTGGAACCTGCAGCTGACCTACAAGATCGAGAGCATCATCGGTCATCGTGATCTGGGCGTGCCGAAGGCGTGCCCGTGCTTCAACGTGGCACTGTGGTGGAACGAGATCGGCTTCTCCTACGCGATGGATTTCCACGGTAATGTAGCCAATGGCGAATCCGGACGCGTACTGGGTACGATGGCCAAGCTCATCTACGGACCACTGCCCGAAGAGTATCTGTAAGCCGTCATGCACAATCGAGTGAAAGTAGAACATGCCGGGGTGGTGTATGAAAGCATCACTGCCGCAGTAGAAGCAACCGGCATCGAACGTAACGTCCTCAACAAGCTCTGTAAGACGCCCGAGACCTCAGGCTGGCGTAAGCTCAATGAGGCCACTAAACCGGCCATGTCGTTCGCTGGGTGCCGCTGGGTGATTGATGGCGTTGAATATCGTTTTAGCAAGATCGCCGCTCGCGTACACAAGGTCAGTAGTGCTCGTATCCGCCACTGGATGCAAGACCCTGCTCGCCCGGACTGCTACCTGAAACTGGCGGATGGATCCACGTACAAAGACACAGCAGCTCACACCCTGCGTTTGCAAAAGCAGCGGGGATACATCGAAACCTATCGCGCCAAGAAGAAAAGGGAAAAGGCTGCCACATGAGTCACTACTACAGCTACGGTCAGCGTCGCAAGGTCGACTGGGAAGTGCCCCGTAGTCAACAGGGCTGGCGTTCGCGTGATCAACAGTTGGCCGACCAGCGTGATCTGATCGTGGATCGCATCCGTGCTGGCGCACGTCGCTACGCCAGGGAACTGTCCCATACCGACTACCTTTCCCATGGCGAATTCGTCATGCTGCTCAAGGTCGGCGAAGGGCGTTTCCTCACGGCCAAGTTCCCGCAGAACTCCATCCGTGAGCAGTCCTTCATCGTCATGCTGCAGAACCCCGAGCTGGTCCATCTGGATCGCCAGCCCTCGGGCATCTCGCACATGGCCGGGGACTACGACGCCATCGAAGCTGCGCTCAAGAACGACGAAGCCATCTTCTTCCAGCCCGGCTTCCCGCGCTATGGCGAAGACGCCAAGATCCTGCGCGAGTGGCAGGAATTGGAAGCCACCCCACTCCCACCACCACCGAAGACCAAACGCCGATGAGCGACGAGAAGATCCGTTTCGATGCAGTGATTGCCCTGGCTTCCGAGCAAGGCGCTACGCTGCCCATCAAGCGCTACGAAGCTGCCAGCGATTTCGCAGGCCAGCTCAAATGCATCCTGACCGATGCCCCGACGATCGTGAAGTTCTATTCGGCAGAGCAGGCATCGCTGATCATCCCGATCACGGTCATGAGCGGTTTCAGCTTCGGCACTGCCACGGCAGCGCAGGAAGATCCCCTGCTACTGAAGATCCTCGAAGACATCGCTCGTGACGCAGTCGGCGTCATCGGTTCGCAGATCATGCGTTCTGATCAGGGCCTGTGCCTGGTTGTTCCCGTCTTCTACGGCGAGAACGCTCCCAGCGCTGAATAACAGACGGGAGGCCCTTCGGGGCCTCCCTCTATGCTCGACATTTTCTTTTGGTTGTAAAAGACGACCCCTCACCAGAATGATTTGGAGACATACCGGCCAACCAAAATGAACACTCGAAACACCTCCTGCCAACATGGTCGGGAAGATCTGGAAGTAACTGATGGCATTGGTCACTTCGGTACGAAGACCAAAGTCATCGGCAAGGAATACAAGTGCCGCATCTGCGGCTATACCCACACAGACTCCAGCGGTCTGCTCGGTTCTCTGGTGAGCGACGATGGGCGTCATCGCGGTGGACAGCTTCCCGATCGTGTCGATCTGGAGAAGCGCGTTGCCACCGATAGTGACTGGGACAGCTTCGAATCAGCCCGTAACGCGGGCTGACAGCTTGAAGAAACAAACAGGAAATAGACCTACATTACCTAAGGGAGTCATGCTTTCAAAAGCTGAAGCTCCCTAGGGTCATGAGGTCTATCTTTTGTAGGCCAGCGTAATTTCTCCAAACTTCCAAATAGAGACCCTGAAACAATGTACTTAGCGCCTCCACAGTGAACTCCTGCATGCGAAAAGGGAGAGATCTGTGGCAGGAATATCCCTGCTAGAGTTTGCTCCAATGTTCAACCTGATCAAGTCCCTGCTGGTAATGTCGGTCGTACTGAGCCTGAGCGCCTGTACCCTCTTCCAGCCCAAGCAGCAAGTTGTCACCAGCAACGTTGTCATGGCGCCTGTCGAGGCCGTGATTCTTCCGGTCAACATTGAAGTTGATCCGCTCCCGATTGTGGAGCTCCCCGTTCCAATCATACCGCTTAACGAACGCTACACTGTGAAGCTCACCGATGCCGAGATCCAATGCATGGCACGGACGATCTATCACGAAGCCAAGGGTGAAAGTGAAGTAGGAATGCGCGCCGTAGGGTATCTGACCCTCAACCGCGCAGCGCATCCAGCTTATCCAAAATCCATCTGTGGAGTGATCCACACCAAATACCAGGGTAAATACGAGTACAACTGGGTTGGGATGAACCTGAAGATCCGCGAGCAGGACCGCTACGCAATGGCCATGAAAGTGAGCCGCGACGTCCTGACACGATCTGTCCCCAACCCCATTGACGACAGCCTGTTCTTCCGGAACAAGGCAGCCCACCGGCAACTGCGCTATGAACGCTACGTTGCGACCATCGGCAATCATCGCTTCTACGCCAGGCGATAGCCCCCAGTTTCTACCCTCCACTCCTGCAGCAGGGAGTGGGGGGTCTATTCCCTTCTGCTGCGACAACCGAAACCAAGACCATGAACAACGGCAAACCCACGTACTACGCACTTGACGACAACGATTTCCTGATCCGCGAACTGGGTCAGTACGATGTCAACATCGTGTCCGAAGCCAACGAGCTGACGAAGGAGCAGGATGGTGACTGGCTGGCCATGAAGGCCGACCTGCAGCACTTCCGCGCCGCCATCGGCACCGACAACCTGAGCCAGCGCACCTTCGCGCTGGAGACCAGTGAACTGACCCTCACCGAGATCAACGAAGAAGACTCGGAGAATCACGACTTGGTCTACTCGGGCAAGGACATCGACGAAGCGCTGAAGCGTCACGGCTTCTAATCCTGGTCTGCCGAGGGGGTAACTCCCCCTCGGCTTTTATGCCGTAACAAGACGCTGGTGTAAAAACCGCTAGCCCTGTTTCATCCGATGCTGGAACCAGCGCACCCAACTGAACACGAGAGAACACAATGCCACAGTACCACTGGATCGTTTCCAATTCCCGCGATGCCGCACTGGCCGAAGCCCAGCGCCGCAACTTCAACCAGGTCTTCACGACCTCCGGTCACCGATCGGATACGGTTGATGCCAGCTTCCTCGATCATGACGCTGCCGCCGACGAAGCCGTCGGCCTGGAGCGCATCTTCAATACCAACTTCGGTCGCCATCGTGGCGATGAGACGACCAAGTTCCTGGAAGAACTGGATCGCAATGGCAACGGTGACCCGGTCGCTTTCATCACCATCGTGCAGGACCACAGCATCGGCGACTTCCACTGGGCCGAACTGATGGAGAAGTGGGTGATCTACTTCTCGGCGCTGGACGATGTGACCAAGCGCCGCATCCAGACCCTGGAAGGTCAGCTGCTGGGCAGCAAGACCATCCTCAACGCAGCCACCGTCACCGCCCTGAACGAAGTGGACGGCAAGGTGCGCAGCAAGTCGATCAAGGCGCTGCGGAAGGACCGCTCCCGTGAGCCGCGTCAGTCCCGTCCGAACGATCGTCCCCGTACCGAGCGTAAGCCGGGCCCGGGTCGTGAACTGGCCACCAGCATGTCTGGTCGTCCGATCGAGGTGAGCAAGCCTCGTCGTGGGCAGGAACCGGATCCGAAGTTCCACGAGCGCAATGCGCCCAAGCCGGTGTTCCATGAAAAGCCGGCGGTGAAGAAGATGGAAGGTCCGTCTGCCAGCAGTGCCGAACTGCAGGACTGGCAGAAGAAGCTGTCCGGTCACTTCGGGGGTAACAATGGCTGATACTCCGGAATCCACCGAACAACCGACAAAGGTCCACGTTCCGCAGACGTTGGTGAAGGCCGTCGAGGAACTGCAGGCTCACAGCCTCATGACCATCACCGTGGAAGGTGGACACGGTGGCATGAAGGAAGATCTCGCGTCCTTGATCGCCGCCTTCCTCTCCAACAACTTCGACAAGAACCGCGTGTACCTCAGGCAGGACTCGCGTCCGAGTTGGACACGGTCTGATGAAGGGCAGGAAGATCTCCTCGAACACTTCGTCGGTCGTGGTCAACAGGGAATTGGTGAGCGCAGCTTCCTGGTACGTGCCGGCACTGGCGATGCCCCGACGTGGACCATGGACCCGCCCAGTTACGAGATCCCGGACAAGGGGTTGATGTTCCTGGATGCCGAACGCAAGACCCAGGGTCCGCAGCCGTTCTTGTTTCCCACCGAGGCCTACTGTCAAGTCGGTAAGTCCATGGCTGTCACTGCCATGGTGTTGAAAATCATCGAGTCGTCCCGCGAGGTTGCTGTTCGTCTCGATAGTCCGATCGTCCTCAAAGCGCCAGCAATGTGCATCGAGGCAGAGACTCAGGTCCGCAAGGTCATCCGTAGTCATGAGCAGCTTGATGATGACATTGTGTTCCTCTCGCCATCGGGCGCGCGTTCGCCATCACTACCGCCACCGGGGCTTTCAGCGTTCGGTCTCCTCGCAGAACCGATGGAAGTGGCAGTGCATCTGTCCCTGTCCATCGACTGCTCTCACCACACGATCGACTATGCCATCACCAACATCCCGCTTCTGCGTGGCAAGCGCAGCAAGCTGGAAGTGGTCGGTCTTATCCTTGAACTTGTCGACTAAGGAGTAACACGCATCATGTCCAAAGAAGAACGTACCCGCAAGGCCGCCGACGCCAACCTGGAAAAGGGGTCGGAGCTCTACTTGTTCGTGGACGGTGTCCTGCCGATGCTGGACAAGCCGCTGCCGGGCATCACCGATCGCAGTGCCAAGATCTCCAACCTGCTGGCCACCGATACCGGCCTGGCCGCCGATCGTGGCGAAGACATGCTCTCCTGCGCGGTCGACATGGCTACCGGCCGCGACGACCACCGTGGCGTGGAATCGATCGAGCTGCGCCACAACAGCGACGACACCGTCGATCTGCACGCGCGCTTCGCACCGAAGGAACGCAGCTGATGGACGAGGCGAACGACGACGTCAACTTGGTCGAACTCATCGACCTGAGCGATATCGCCAACCCCACGCGTCTTTCCACCGGCCTGCGCAAGTCCAACCTTGAGAACATGCTCGCAGCTGGGACCACTCTGGACCAGAGCTACGCGCAGGACATCATCAACGGTCACATCAACGCTGCCTTCGGCGAAGATAACTACCGTGGGTTGGATCGGATCGAAATCCAGCGCAACTTCAGCGACACGGTCGTGGTGCGAGCCACGTTCAAACCCAAGAGCAAGGACTGACATGTCCCTCACGTTCCAACCTGTGAAAAGCCCCAAGCTGTGTGACAACATCGGCAAGGGACTCATCTATGGTCACCCGATCGGTGCGCGTTTTGCACCGCCTACCGACGTGGAAGAACTGCGCCGTGTGGCTATGTCCCTCGGTATCAACGTGGACGAAGAGAAGGCCATCGTTGAAAAGTTCTGTGAACGCCTCAAGTCGCGCATGGTCGTGACGCCCCAGGTTCCGGTTCTGCCGGATCAACCCGAGGGAGGTGAGCATTCTGTCATCGTCCTCGATTCCCTTTCGCTTTATCTGGAGCAGAAGTAGTGTCCAATTCCAAGAAGCCGGTTTACGTCACCGAACAGGACGAGCCGATCGAAGAGCGCGCCCTTGCCAATGCGCGCTTCGATATCAACGCCGACCGCATCGCCGCAGGTCAGCGTGAAGACGGCAAGCTGCGCCGTGCCCGTATCGAAGGCCTGCTGTCCGAGAACGTCGGTTCGCACATCCGTCACCAGACCCTGAACGCGGCCCAGCAGGCGGCCAGCGGCTACGGTCGCGACTGGACCAAGCAGCCCAAGATCCGCCGCGAAGTGGACTCGGTCGAAATCGAAGAACTGCCGGGCAACCGCGTCCGCGTGACCGCCGAATATGGTCCGGTCAAGATCGAGCAGCTGCCGGGTACGCCGGGCTTCGGCGAAAGCTGATGCGGGTCGTGGATGAAGAGGACGAGGACGACGATACCCCGTCCATCGATATCCCGCGGCTGCGCGAACTGAGCAGGGCGTGTAACGGTATCCGCTCGGTGGGTTCGGACAACCCGAAACCACCCACCCGCAGAGCGCACATCGAAAACATGCTCGCCACTTTCGACGATGACCACTACAGTGATGCCATCTTCGATAGCGCAATCACCCATGCTCGCTACTTCGAAAGCAGCAAGCATTCGGCGACCAAGCGCCGTGGTGTTGACTCGGTTACCCTTGAACGCATCGACGACACCGATGATGTCAAGCTGACTGCAGTCTTCCGCAGCAAGCGTTAAGCAGTAGAACCGGTAGCCTCTTTCGGGAGGCTACCACCACAATCGCACACAAGAGAAAACGAGCAAGCAATGTCCAATATCAAGTACTCCCGCGAAAAGAACCCTCTGACCGTGGAAATCACTGGCCGACCCGGCGCTGGCAAGTCCTCCGTGGCTCGCCTGATCGCAGCGGCCTTGCAGAGCTCCGGCATGGATGTCATGCTGGCCTCCCGCGATGATCTGATCAACTACTCCACGGCTCAGGCCAACATGGAGAACGTGCCGGTCGTGGTAACCGACTCGCTCTACGATGGCCCGCTGTTCGATGAAGGTCACTGGAACTGGCAGCATGACGGCGACACCGTCATCAGCGGCGAGCCTTCCGATCACCCCATCCGCGACCGTGGCGACTTCTGGAGCAAGATCGAATCCTCGATCCGCGCCATCGGCCTGCTGTCCACGTCCTCCACTGACGACGCACTGGAAAACCTGGTTGACAACAACCTGGCCTCGCTGGTTACCCCGACCTTCACCCAGTACAAGCACCCGCGCCTGAACATCGAGCGCAAGGGCGGCCGGGTGTCCAAGATCGAAATCACCGTCTTCGGCCTGTTCAGCGCCGAGCCGTTCGAGCGCACCTACATCCTGTACGGTCCGGAAAACATCGTGTGCATGATGCGCAACGAGCGTGACCAGGAAGCCTACCAGGAAACGCCGGCCTCCAACGACATGGCTCGTCATCAGGTCGGTCTGGTCGAAGTGCCGAAGGTGCGCGAAGATATCCGGGAAGGCGTGCTGGAAGACGTCAAGGCGTACATGGCTGACCTGCGGGAAAGCTATCCGATCGACCCGAGGGAGACTGCTGTGGAAGTGGCGTTGGACCGCGCCGCAATTTCCGACACGCTCGCCAAGCTGATCAAGAACCGCTTCGGTCGCGAAGGTCTGATCAAGATCGACGTGGTCGTCCGTACGACGCAGATCCAGGTGGACGTCTACTTCGCCGAGGAGCGTCAGGTGCTCACTTTCGAGCGTCCGCCGGCCGCTCCTTACAGCACGCTGGTACGTCTGGCCAAGCTCACCAAGCAGGTCTGGCACAACCTGGTGAAGGTGGCGATGGAAGCGCAGGTCGGCAACGGCGCTCGCCCTGGTCAGTGGTTCAACAACGACATCTATACGGTCACCGAACAGGGCCTGGCTGTCAGTGTCAGCGCTGTGGTACGTGATCAGAACGATGTTCCGGCACGCGTGCTCCTGTCGTTCGATCCGACCATCCACCAGCTGGACAATGTCCGCGGCCTCTTCGAGGAAGTGAACATGCCGCAGCCCGATGGCGTGGTGCTCGTGGGTCAGGGGGTGAAGGTCGATTTCCTCAGCGGCCCGAGTCACGTCCTGATCAACAAGCTGACCACCAACATCGCCGGCTACGTGGCCGCCATCCGTCAGGATTCGGCCAACTTCGATGCGGACTCGTTCGCAAGCATCATCGAGGCGTGCCAGGCGGATCTGCAGCAGCGCCTGCTGTCCTTCGAGATCCCTGAACCGGTTGTGTCGGTGAAGGCTGAAGAAGGCATCCTGACTGCCAGCGTGACCATCGGCGCTTCCCAGGCGGTCCTGTCGGCCAGTTACCAGCAGATCCCGGCTGGTCCGGCCAAGCGTGCCGTGGCGAACTTCCACAACGACGTCAAGTCGGCGATGGATACCATCAACAGCCACATCGGCTCCGGCGATATTGGCAATCCGTCCGATGCCTTCAAGATGTGGGATTCGATCACCGCAGGTACTCTCGCAGCAGAAGCTACCGTCTACATCAAGGAAGACATGATGGCGGCCTTCCACACCTCCAAGGACGGAACGGTGGTTGCCAGCTTCCGCCGCCTCCACCTGCCGGAGAAGTACGACCCGCAGATGGGCCTGTTCCGCCATGACCCGAAGAAGCCGAAAGCGAAGGAAAGCGTCAGCACCGTCAAGGTTGACGTGGACGTTGGCGACAACTACCCGCGCGACAAGAAGCTGACGGCGGCTGCTCTGCGCAAGTCCTGCCGCATCCCGCGTGGCGTGGGTTCGCTGATCACTCCGGCACCGTCGGAATGGCCGAAGACCCGCGTGTTCCTGGTCGCGGCCGAAGGTGGCAAGACCTACCGGGTGCGTCTGCGTGCTACCAACGAGAAGACTGCCACGACCGAAGCCAAGCCGAACAAGCTGGCCAAGTTGGGCAAGCCGGTAGCAGCCAAGAAGGCTGCGAAGAAGAAGTAAGAAACGAGGGGAGCCTTCGGGCTCCCCTCCCCTACCTTAGAAAGGAGATTCATGGCTCTTTCCCGTGTTGCAACTCACCTGCCTGCGCGTCCTGTCGTCAAGGAGCCCAGCCTCCTCACCCACGATCAGGCGGAGCAGATCAACCGGCTGATCCTGCGTGGCGCTCCGTCCAACAAGACGACCTACTCCGCAGTGCGCCCGTGGCTGAAGATGCATCTCAGCGACAAGGACACCCTGACCAAGCTCGAAGAGATCGTCGGCCATCGCGTCCAGGGTGTCGACCTCGACCAGTCGATCGTTTCCACCCTGCCCCGCCAGAAGCTGCCGAGCGCACAGATCTTCACCCCCACCGGCGTCTACGGTATCCGCGAGCGCGGTAAGCGCAAGCGCACGTGTGTGTTCGTGATGATCCATTTCGCCAATGGACAGCACTTCATCACCACCGTCGTTCCGGCGGACAAGTAACACTCAACCTTTTTCTTTGCCACGATAATGACCAATCCCAAAATCGAACGCACCCTTGTGGTGGCCGTCTCGCATCTGCTGACCCAGTATCAGCATCTTCCGCCGCAGTGGATTGCGGCCGATGGCAAGACGCGCATTGTCGCCACGAACGACTTCCGTTACGTGATCGACGAAAACAACATGGTCGTGAAGAACTCCGACCTGACCATCCTCACCGATGGAGCAACGTTCATCAGCGGCGGCGGTACTGATTCGGATACACGCCGCAACAATGCGCACCTGGAAGAGTACGCCGATGGTGTGCACTACATGAAGCGCGAGAGCAAGGTTGCCATGACGCTGCGCATGGCTGCCGTTGTTCGTGGTCTGCCGGAAGTGAAGGACTTCATCAGCCCACGCATCTATAGCACCCAGTTCGCTGACAAGCGCAACTCCACTTTCGGTAGTGAGATCCATGGTCGCGTGGTAGTCAAGCCGATCGATGGTGCTCGCGGTATCGGGCAGATCGTGGCTGACATGGACAAGGTCACCCCGGCGGCGCTGATGGTCCTGATCAAGGGCGCGGCCAAGAAGGAAGATTTCCTGACCAGTCTGGAATCGCTCAAACCGCATGTGGAGTATCACATCGGTCACGGCGACATTGACGAAGGTCTGGTCGCTCTGGCCGAACAGGGCTTCTTCGTACAGGAGCAGGTGTCCAATGTCGTAGCCGAGTATCGTCTGATCCTGGACCATGAGTCGAAGATCGCTCTGACGTTCAAGCGAAAGCGCGATACCCTGCCGCTGCATCAGGACAGCAACAACTTCGATCACAAGCAGGCCACCGGCGTTACCTGGTTCCTGGACGAGGCCAAGCCTGCCGGTCAGTACGAACTGAGCACGGTCTTCAACGAAGTCAGCACCGTACTTCAGGAGCTGAAGATCCCCCTGAACTCGGTGGACCTGTTCATCACCGCTGACCACAAGTGGGGCATCTTCGAGTACTGTCCGCAGTACGGCACCGAGGGCATTGACCAGAAGATCATGGCGCCGTTCCTGCGCGAACAGATCGAACGACTGCTCGGCATCCGTCAGGAGGGCCTGCACTACATGACCCCTGCAGACGTCGCTCTTTCGATGCAGGCCGTCGGTATTGAAGTGGCCGAACGCGGCTAAGCGACATAATGGGAGAGGGGGTAAAACCCCTCATCCCAATGATTTTCAGTTCTATATAACCTAGATGAAGTAGTACATCTAACTCACTCTAGCAGGGAAGCTCCCATGAAAATCATTACCAAACTGGCTGGCTTTGCGCTGGCCGTCCTTATGCTGTCTGCTGTCGGTTTCTCGGCCTACGCTGAAATGCAGGCCAACAAGTCCTCTGGTGCTGCTGTGGAATACAGCAACAGCCAGGCGTCTTTTGCCAACGAGATTTCCAAGGCGTTCTAAACGGAGATGTAAGAATGCGTCAAGTCACCTATCGCGGTAAGCTGTATCTGAACTGCCTCACCCTGGCAAATCAACACCGCATCCCGGTTGCAGAAGCTCGCCGTCGCGTCAACTCCAAAGACCCACTGTACAGTGACTATCAGTGGGCGGATGATGAAGAAGCCCGTACGTTTGAGATGACACATGTACCGGGTCGTTACAAAGTTGTGATCGGTCGTCAACGCTATGAATCCTTCGAGGAAGCAGCGGACGACTACGGGGTTACCAAGACCACCATTCGTCGCCGGGTGGAGTCGGAGTATTACCCCAACTACTACACCTTGGTTATCGCGCCGCGTTTGCGCGGCTAGTGGAGACACATGAAGCTACCGATGGCTCCCCCACAGACGAGTTACGACGGGTCATTCTTGTTCGTAACAGATCCGGGGGACGTAAAGAAAATGCATGGTTCGGTGAAGGCAACCGTACCGTTGAAGGAGTGTCTGTACCTTCCTCCTGAGATGGGCAGGCAATTGAAGGAGGATCTGAAGTTTGGTCCGGCGGGCGAACTGTTCCCGGACAACATGATCCAGTGGCAGCCGCTTCTGGCTAACCAGAACCTGCTGACGCCTGCCTTCGATGGGACGCTGTTCACTCTGGTAGCCTTGTTCAACTTCCGAGTCAATCCTCTCAATCCTACAGGTCGCGTGGTGTACGCATTTGTCAACGTGAAGCGTCTGATTGCATCCGGACGTATCTTCAACAAGTGCTGCTTCGTCTGTGCCGCCGCCGACCTGCTGCAGACTATCTACAACTACGAGGAAGCCCCTTAATAAACGCCCTCCCTGTAAGGGGAGGGTAATCTCCTCGATCTTTTTTCTTTGCCAGTACGACTATGCTATAGCGGGCAAAGGCCTGCTTTGCTCACTCCCAGAGGCACTTTCATGACCAACAGTCTCCACGACCTTTTCGCCTCCATGGAGGCTGAAGAGGCAAACGGCACAGCTCAGAAAGAGCTGGAGTACGTCTTCTACGGCAAGCTGACCGACTTCACCGAGCTGGAGCGGGCGGCAGGCAAGGAAACCCACGAGCAGTGGGAGATCCGTGTCGAAGCCGGTGACAAGAACCCCTACCCGGGATGCGTGCGTGTGCGCCGCTACCAGGGTGAGCGTTACGTCCAGTGCATCAAGGTCATCACTCCCGGTGAGGACGCCAAGGACGAAGTCGAACTGGAAGTCACCAAGGACATCTTCGAGTTCGTCAAGAAGCTGGCCACCGGTGGCAGCAACAAGGTTCGCTACATCTTCGAGATCCCCGAATCGCAGAACGTCTGGGAAGTTGACGTTTACGTCAAGCCCGACGGCACCTTCGAGGAATGGTGCAAGATCGAGATGGAAGTCAAGGAGCCGGTCGATGCCGTGCCCAAGCTTCCGGTCACCTGCACCGATGTGATCGTCAACCAGTACAAGAACCGTACGGAAGAAGAGCACAAGAAGATCGAAGAGCTGATGCGCACGGTCTTCATCCTGGGCAACCAGTACCTGGCCGGCGCCAGCGATCTGGGCAAGCCGAACCAGGGCGGTACTGACTCCGAGCCGGAAGGCGAAGATGGCAGCCAGACCCCGAACCCGGATGAAGGCGAGCGGAAGCCTGATCAGACCGGCGAAGAGAAGCCGGACACCGAGGACAAGTCGGAGGGTGGCGATGAAGGTTCCGCTGAAGGTGATGATTCGAAGGACGAAGGCAAGGGAACCGAAGACGGCGCCCCTGCCACCGAATCCTTCAGGTCCGACCCCGATGGCACCGTCGCCGCTGCCGACGTCGAGGGTGACATCAGCGAAGCCCAGCGGGCACACCTGAGCGAGCTGTTCGCTGGCGACATGATCGTCAACGACGGCAACGAGCAGATCTGCCAGGAGCTGGAGAACCTGCGCAACCGTGGTCTGGTTGAACCTGGCGAGCAGGAAGGCGTCTGGCGCATCTCCGAAGCCGGTCGGGTGTACTACACCGAGAACTACCGCATGGATGACCTGGTGGCTGTGGAGAGCTATCTGGTGGACATGCAGGAGATGGCTGACCGCGTGGAAGCACTCGGCAGTGAAATCGGTGTGCTGACCCCTGTCGAGATGATGGACGATGCACGCACTGCTCCGCTGCTGGACGAAGCACGCGCGCTCTCCGAGCAGACCGCTCTCTCCAAGACCTACCCCACCGAAGATCCCAACACCATGATCTCGCTGGAGTTCGTCAAGAAGCTGTCCTCGCGCATCGACGCGGGCATGGAAGCTGCACGCGATCGCATCGCCCTGCTGAAGGGTCGTTAACAACATACGAGGAGGGGCATCGCGCCCCTCCTCTATGCCGCATTAAAGGCTTTTCAAACCTACATTACCTAGCAGAGTCAACCTTTACGTTAATCTGGATAGACCAGAATCATTCTTTAAGAGAGGAGAACCACCGTGACAATTACTCGCACCATCACCGTCTTCACCCTGGACGGAAACATTGATCACTTCGACGTGGAAGACGTAGCCGCTGCCCTGAAGCCGTTCTATGCTCCGGGCCCGACTGAAGTCATCGATGTGACCCTGGATAAGGAACAGACCGCTTCCACCATCGGCGGTTTGCAGACCCATCGTGGGTTCGTCAAGATCGATCCGAAGCTGGTCAAGGGCAATCGCCTGAACTGGCCGGCAGTGCTGCTGTACTACGCTCCGATGGACATGGCGCAGGAACTGAAGAACGAGATCGACAAGCACATCCGCGAGACCTCGCTGATGCTCAACAACTTCGTCCTGCTGTCCGGTCAGCTGACGGGTAAGTACTTCGCCCTGTTCATCAAGGACGACGGCGCCGAGCCGGAAGATGCCGTGATGGACGGCCCGATGATCATCGAAAATCCCAACTGACATGAAGCTGGCGGTTCCGATTGATCTGGTCGCTACGGTGGGTCGTGAAACGATCCGCCGTCTGTACGAGCACTCCATCGAGCCGGACTGGTTCATTCACGCCTACTTCTACAACTGGCGTGAGCTGCGTTATGCGAACGAGAACGACGCAGAGCACGAACTGTACAACGAAGTAGCCGATTGGCTGGAGGAGTATTTCTTCGATCGCTACGATCAGGATCTGGTGAACTCCTCCGAACATCTGCGTGATGAGCTTACCGAGATGATGTGCAAAGGGCTCCTACGCGTCTATGACGAAGTAGCGCCTGTGCTGGGACCACTGATGCGGGATACGTTTGCACAGGACGAGTATCGCGATCCTGTCCACGTAGATCCGATTGTTGAAGAGCGAAGGGTGATTATCGATGTCCGGGAATTCGATGACCTCGACTAAACTCTACATAGAGCCTGCGGGCTCTGCTGTAGTGGGGCGACGTCTGGTGAAGATCCTGGCCGAGGCTCACCTCGACTGGGAGATCATTTACCACATCGTCCTGAAGTACTGGCTGGTCTACTCCGACTGGCAGAAGAACTTTGCGTCCATTGAAGATCTGACAATCGAGCAACTGATCAGTTACATCTACTCCGATGAAGACCCCGGAGAGAATGCTGGCCAGCGAGAATCAGAAGAGATTGTGGAGCGCAACTATCAGCTCATCTTGGAGGTCTTTGAGAAGGTGACTGATAGCCTGCGCCCTTACATCGATCCATTCGATGCGAGGATATGCTCCTACGAGTTCGACGCATTTACCAAGAAAGGTGTGTTCCTTACCGTCTACTACGATCCACAATTCTAAGGGAGTCTCATGGAAACCATGACAGGCCAGATCTCTCGTGATCGCTCGTACAGGCTCAACGAGGCTGGCCTCATCCTGATGGATACCTCGGTGCGTTCCGCGCCACCGATCTACAGTATCTTCGCCCCCACCTGGGACATGGTGCGCGGGGTGAAAGATGGCGTCCTGCCGTATACGGACGTTACCTACACCGAAGCTGACTACACCCGCGACTACCGTCGCATGATGGTGGCCAGCTGGAATCAGAAGCGCCGGCAGTGGAAAGAGATCATGGAGCGCAAGTGCGTCTACGTGATTTCCTGCTACTGCACTCCCGGCCACTTCTGCCACCGCCATCTGCTCAACGATATCTTCAAGGAGATTTCCTTGAAGTACAACCTTCCGTACCACTACTACGGGGAGTTCGAATAACGAACCCTAAGGAGATATATGCCCACCGTGCCGTTAAAGATCTCTGCACATGTGCTGCGAGATATCGAGCTGGACTCGCAGTATGAACTGGACACCATGTCCGATGGGACAGAACCGGCCCATTGTTACAAGCTGGGATACAAGACGGCCCGCGAGCATCTCTTCGAGCGCATCAGGCAAGCGATCGCAGATGAGCAGCGTCGTGACAAGATCCGTGGTCTGTTCTTCCTCACCGATCTTACCGCCGAGTATGACCGTACTGACTTCCCCACAGACGGCAAAAGTACACCCGCAATGCCTGAAGGCTTCTACGTGGCAACTGCCCGTCTGCCCGATGGCACCCTGTTGGACATGATGATCTCCTGGGATCACCGGGAAGGTCTGGATACCGACGACTACGACCCGCGCGATATTGCCGAGTTGCTACGTGAGCAAGCGTACGCCCGCTATCCCGAGTTGGGTCAGTTGGAATCTCTGGCATTGTCGACCTTCAAGAAAACCGAAGACGGCAAGTTCCAGAGCTTTGTCATCAACAGCCCTCGCAACTACAAACCCATTATCAACGGAGATTCAACTTGAAAGGTTTCCTCGAACGCGCCAACGACAAGATCACCGAGCAGAACGTCCCCTACACCGAGATGCCCTTTACCAAGCGCAAGTTCTATCGCGAAATGGTGATGGAGACCGTGGAAGAGGCGTTGGCCGAATGTACGCGTACCCACAATCTGACGATTCGATGGAGCGCGCTCGACGACCCGAGCGGTATGAGCATGATGCCGACCCTGGCGATCAATGCAGCAGCGGACCGACACGACGATATCGAGTTCGCACTGCGTCCGTGCAAGCAACTCCTCCATACGCGTGGCCTCCACCTTCGACTGACCCGCACCAAGGACGCACTCCTCGGCCGGCTGATCGACATGTACCTGATGGTCGATCATACCGTGATCCATGGTAAGGTGGTCCACAATCCCTACACGGTGCTCGCCAATATCACCAAGGCAGGATGGGTCCACAACGTCAACCCGTTCTGGGTGGTTAAGATGGATGGGATGTTCCACAATCTCGAACGTCACGAGGAAGGACCGAAGGGCCTTGTCGGCGTCAGCGCATGGCAGTTCATGATCGACTACGCGCTCTCTCGTTACAACGTACGGCTCCTGACCCACTGGAACGACCACCGTCACAAGGAAACGATGGCGGCCTATATCCCCGGTTACATGAAGAGCGATTCGCCGATCTTCGAAGACGACGTTCGTTATCTTCTGGCCTGCAATAACAAGGATCTCAGATACCTGTCGAGCAGGGCACCTGAAAACATCCGCGACCAGGCGCGTCCGGTTATCCAGGGTCTGCGCTTCTCCAAGACCATCGGCGACTTCATCCAGCACTGCAAGTGTTCTGGGATCGGCACGGACTTCATCCCGGCTGAGTACCAGCTCAGTTCAGCTGCGAACTACAACATCACCAAGGATCTGGAAGCTGCGATCCTTTGGACTGCGATGGTAGGTCCGACTCTCACCACCTTGGACCAACGCATCATTGAAGCATCGCGTCTGACAGTCGACATGGAAACCGGCAGTTGGACCACCGGAGCGCCCGTCGACGATAGCCCGGTGGAGCCGCTCTTCAATCTCATCCGCAACTACGAGCGCGCTACCAAGCTCAAGTTCTTCAAGGAGTAAGTTGTGCGTAAAGATCCACGCCTTACCTCGGCGTTTGCGGAAACAGACGTCATCTTCCAACAGTGCCTGCTCAACGTAGTGTCCGCTGACAAGCTGATCAAGCAGGCCGAGGACCACATGCAGGTGGTGCTCAAGAGCGCTTACCTGCACGGCCTGAGTAAGCTGACGGATCGTTCGAACTACATCCGTCAGTATCTGGGATCGTACTTCCAGGCGGCCAACCTCGAAAACATGGTCAACCTTATCAGGGGTAGGGTTGAGGGGAGCAAGTTCGTACTGAGGGGCACCTACGAACCTTGGTACGAAGACTACACCGATCCCGACTACATGCGCTGCATCGGTGAAATGCTCCAAGGTCCGACGCGTCCCCTGACGCCTGCTGATATCCGCACTGTGTCGGAGAACCTGATCCTGGGCTTTGATGCCAAGAAAGACCAATGGCGCATGCTCAGTCCGCTGAACGAGATGGTAGCCAGTCTGCCCGAGAACGACATCTACGTTGAGTTCGAGGTGGAGGTCACCGGTGACTCGATGTTTGTAAACCGCAACTACCAATCGCCCCTTCTTCCTTCCTAACGAGTAACAAGAACCATGGACCGTATCAACGCAATTACCGTACTCAACACCGACGCCGGGCGTCGGGAGCACGGCGGTCACTCCAACGGATGGGCTGCGGGTGTCAAGCTGCTGGCTGATCGTCAGGAGCACGACATGAAGTACATGAAGATGGTCACCCTGGGGGATATCGAAATCAAACCCTCCATGGCCGTGTTCCTGTATGAGAACGACAAGGGTGTCCACACCGTCGGCGTTCCCTACGAGACCATCTTCCACCCCGAAGATGCCGAAGGCTTCAACCGCACCGGCGCAGCTCTGCTGTACCAGATGACCGTTGCCATGGCCGAGTTCACCATGCGTCACGAACTGCCGCCCTTCGATGGCGAGATCGCACTGATGCTCCTGAGCAGTGAGCAGAACTCTCCGATCGCTGCAGGTGAGCCGGATGGGGTGAAGGTTTCCTTCTTCCCGGCCTCTATCGAGAAGGTCATCACCTGCTACGAGAAGCGCACCGGTAAGCTTCCGCCGCTGGGTGGACAGTACCGCAACGGTGGCCTGTCCGGCGTGGCAGGCGCATTCGGTCTGCAGGCTCAGTTGCAGATCGCTCGTGCCAAGGGACGCAAGCGTGCCGGCAAGGCGAACAAGAACAAGAAGACCAAATCCAAGCCCAAAAGGATCCACTGACATGAGTATCGTAGTCGTCGACTCTGATCTCACGCTGGTCGGTGACTCACGACGCAGCACGATCCGTTCTGGCGTGGCTGTCAAGACCAACGACAGTCACCCCAAGCTGGTCTCGCTGGCGGACAAGGAAGTGGTCTTCGAAAGTGCCAAGGTTATCGCAGCTGCCCGCTGCGGTAACGTGAAGACAAGTGAGTTCATGCTCTCCTACCTCATCCAGGGTAAGTTGCGCAAGCTGGCCGTCCAGTCCTCCAAGTTCAAGGCATTCAATGCCAAGCCTGGGAAGCTGCTGATCCTCACCGTCAATGGTCTCTACCTCGCATCCTACAAGGGTGTGAAGATGAGCATCCAGTCGGTGGACGCTCCGTTCGCCATGGGCTCGGGGGCTTCGTTTGCAATGAAGCTGCTCAAGCGCACCTCGATGAAAGCACCGGAAGTAACCGCATTGGTATGCAAGATGTATCCCAATGCAGGAGGTCCGTTGATTGGCGTCACCATGAACCCGCAAGGGAAGAATGGTCCGCTGGTTACGGCCTTCAGTATCCTCAATTCCGATGCTGCAATCACCCAAGCCCTACATAGTGCCTGTATCAGCTTCACAGGGGCTGCTGACGGCAAAGACAGGGTTCTGATGGGTGGTAGGCGCAGGACCGACAACACGCAGCTCTACGAGCGTCTGGGAGTTTCTCCGTGAGTCTGATTTACATCAAGAACGATGGTGGGGCTACGCGAATCGTGGCCCCGATTCAATCCATCAACATCAGCGCCTTGTACCATCGTCGGGGCGAGGATGATTTCAAGTTCCATGGTGAGGCAATCGTTGCCGCCGGTTACGCAGTGGGATCGCTGCACATCCCCGAGCAACCGATCTTCCATGGAGCGCATGACTTCGCTGAGGCCATCAACGAAGGCCTGCTCGATGCAGCGCCGTTGGCAGAACTACCCATGTTCGACAAGGGCAAGATCCGCCACAACGCAATCGACTTCTTCGTCCTGACTCCGACCAAGCTGTACCGGATTCGCGGCGACTGGGATGACAAGGGTGAAGTCCAGCACATCGGTAGCTTCGTCAACCTTGGCGGAGTGCACGAGCTGTTCATCGGTTTGCAGGGCCAGTTCCTGACCATGTTCCCGGCTGACCTGCTCACCCCTGATCCGATGCCGGCGATCTATCAGACCGCTACCATAGTTGCTCTCCAGGGCATGGACTGGACGCCTCTTTCCTCCAGTCAGTTGACCGACCTGACCACCACTGGTCTGAAGGGTGGCAAGATCGAGTGGGAGCACAAGCTTCATCAGCGCCATCGCACCAGAGCTGACGTGTGGGACATTCTCACGCTGAAGCAGAACGACGCATAAACGGCTGGGAGGGAAACCTCCCAGCTATGCCGTCTCTTTTTTTTTTGTCCCCGAAAAGGCCGGAACTTATCCTATGTTGACCCTGAGTTCTAACCCTCTTCCACCCCAAGGGAAAAGTAATGGCCATCTACTTCATGACCGGTTTCGATCTGTTCGGAAGCGGCGACAATGCTACTAAGAACGGACCCCTGCTCGGTGCGGGTCTGTTGAACCATCCCAGCAAGCCGACCATCGGTAACACTGCCGGCAAGGATCACAGCATCGGTGTGTCCGATCTGGATCGATACAAGATGGGTAAGGGTGCCAACCGCCGCAAATCTCTCACCTGGTGGGCCGGTGAACAGCAGATGGGCGGCACTGTTGCAGCGACCTTCCCGCTGCCTGTCGGCGTCCACGGGACCAATGGTCAGAATACCGTATTCGGGTTCCGTTTCAAGAAGCAGAAGATCAATCCGGTGGGTGCGACATACCCGAACACGTGGTATTCCATCCTGTCCATCAATAGCGGCGTGTACCTGGCATTCTCGCCGGCGGCAGGAACGGTGTACTTCGGCGTTTCCACCAACTCCATCCCCTATCAGTTCGTCGATGGGCAGGAGTACTATATCGAGCTCAGGATGCTCCGCACCGGTTCAAGTACTGCTTCGTTCGAACTGTACATCGACGGTGTGAAGATAGGCACCACCTTCAACGGTTCGATTACCGGCCCGTTCACCACGTTCGCACTCGGTAGCAACGGCTCCAACTACATCTGGAACATGGCCGCCTCCTACAGTGATATCTACGTCAGCGACACCCGTCTGGGTCCGCAGATGGTCATCAGTCGCCAGCCGACACTGACGCTGGTGAAGAACTGGAAGCCGTCCGAAGGTGAGGACAACCTGGGTTTGGTCACCGGTCCCAACACTGGCGATGATACCAAGTATATCAGCTCCCCGGACCTCGGTAACCTGGGCGATCGTTATCGCTTGGAGTTCAACCTGCCTTCGCACCAGAAAGCCTACGCGGCGTCGCTGTTCGTGCGCGGTAAGCGGGATCAGGCGTCCACGCGTCGTGTCCTCTCCACGGTATTCGGCCCGGCCGGTACGACGCTCGATCCGGACAAGCGTATCAACACGCTCTTCGACACGGCCGCATTCCGTACGGATCTGCTGTGGTCCACCGAAGATCAGAATGTGCTCACTCCGGCAAATCTCGCAGCGCTGGAATTGACCCTGGTCTCCCCGCTGAGCTAAGGAGCTTGCCATGACTGCCCGAGTTTCTTCACTGGGTGCCATGTTCCTGCAGGATGACCAGGGCACTGCCTTGGTCAGCTCTCTCGGTGCGATGATCATGGTCACTGACGATTCTCCGATGTTGGTGAGCACCCTGGGTATCCAGATCCTCATGGACGCCCAGCCTGACATCAATATCCCACCCGAGTCCGGAGCTTTCCTCCAGATCCAACGCGTTTAAGGTGATTCATGACCGACCTGTCTATCGAGGCGCAGGAACTCGTTCTGGAGTTGATCAACCAGGACAACGACCTCAACCTCACCAATGAACAGGTGACGCTGGAAGCGCCGGGCGCTGTCGTGCCCGGCGAACCCACCACGGCAATGCGGGTGCGCTCCAAGCCAGCTTTCGAGTACGGCGGCTATGTTAGTCTCTCCTACGAGCGACTGCATTTGCAGCAGGTGATCGACAAGGCTGGCGGGATGAGCATCCTCACGCCCAAGGACGTCACCTTCGAACAGTTCATCGGTTCCATCGCTGAGCTGTACGACATCAACTTCACCACGTCTGAAATCGAACCAGTTGGCGTGTTCGATCTGTCCCAGGGTTACGACCAGCTGAACGTTCAGGTCAAGGCCAAGGACGGTTCGTACGCCTACTACGGCGAGGGCGTGATCGTGGCTCACTTCGATTACATCCCGGTCCCTGTGGATGAACTGGTGAGCGCTGCTGGCAATGTATCGACCGCAATCCGGTCGGGTCTGTACAACATCTTCTACAACGCCCCCGGTGGCGGTATCCCTGTCGCTGGCTGAACAACCAAGGAACCCCGATGAGCACCAACCCCGAAGAAGTCATCCAGCGCCTCAACGAAGCTGCCGCCGATACCGAAGCCAGCAACCTCCTCCTGCGTCAGTTCATCCAGGGCGCTGACGATGAAGTGGTTGAGTTGGACGACGGGAATATCCCCACGCTGCGTGCAATGCTCGAAGAGATCCGCAACCGCGCTGGGTCGCGTCGCTTCAACATCAACTTCTCCGTCAACGACCTGACTCGTTACGAGATGAAGGCCGAACCGCTGTTCGGTGCCATCATCGGCGAAGATATCATCGTCGATCGTGCACTGAGCTCGTGCGTGTTCAAGCTCAACACTGCACCCACTGCCGATGTCGCTCTCCAGATCAACCTGGGCGAGTATCGCTTTGACGTGGTGTTCGCAGCTGGCAGCAAGGTCGGCGTAGTGCAGAACGCCAGTGAGGATCTGGTCAACGTCTCCCGAGGCGCTGCCTTGGAAGTGTCGCTGAACAGCTACGCTCGTGGTGCCGCGCAACTGCGCCTGATGATGGAACTGATGATCGTACAGATCTACTGAACGGCATAAATAGAGGAGGGGCCGAAGCCCCTCCTCTATGCCCTCAGGCACCCCGTCGATTAGATGGAGGTGGCTTCGGTGACGTGGACTTCGGCAGCCGCCAGCACGCGCGGGCAGATGGAGTCCAGGCGGCGAGCCTGCACGGCGATGTAGAAGTCGCCCAGCAGTGCGCCGGTTTCGGTGGCTGCAACGCCCGGGAAGGCGTCGGCGTAGAACGAGGCACGCTGGATTTCCTGGATCAGGTCACCGGTGGCCGAGAAGTACGCGTCGGTGATGTCCACACCGGCCGCTTCGTCCTTCAGCGACAGGCTGCCATCGGCGTTCTTGACGGCGACCAGGTGCAGGCCCTTGGTGCGGTCGGCGGTCTGGATGAACACTTCGACGGCGTACAGGTCGAGCACGGCGGCGCCGTGGGTCTTGTCCAGCAGGCCGATCGAGAACGGGATGTTCCAGTCGCCGGCTTCCGGCACGGCCACGCTGTACTTCGGCAGGGCGCCATCGACCGGAGCGAAGGTGTTGATGTCCTTCCAGATGCGGGCGCCGATGGCCACTTCCAGCTCGCCGTTGTTGTTGGCGACCAGGTGGTCCGACGGGTTGCCCGTGCCGGTGAACAGCTTGCCATCTTCGGTCTGGAACGCTTCGTTGACCGAGACGTCCTGCTGCACCTTCGGCTTGATCAGGCCCGAGACGATGCCGGTCGGGTACTTCAGGCCGTTCAGGACGGTCTTGACGATCACCGAGCTCAGCGGCGGCTTGCCGTCGGTCAGGATGAGCTTCAGCTCGCCGATCCAGGCGAACGAAGTCGCCTTGGTCTTCAGGGTATATTCCAGCGGGAACTCGCCGGTCGGCAGGGCTTCGAAGACGACGTCGTCCTCGTCCAGGCCCAGACCGAAGGTTTCGTTCAGCTCGGACACGACTTCGCTGGAGTTGGTCAGGCCGACAGCGCGGACTTCCACTTCCGGCAGGCCGGCGTCGGTGAACAGCTTCTGCAGGTCCAGACGCTGGTAGGCAGCGGTGACCTCGCCGCCGAAGCGGCTTTCCGCCTTGGCGGTGATCTTGACGGTCGAGTTGACCTCTTCACCCTGGGTGGCATCGGCCACCGGCTCGGCAAAGTCGACGTCGTCGAAGGTCAGCGGACCGTAGATCATTTCATCCACGTTCTCTTCGTTGACCAACGCGAGCAGGCGATCCTTGCTCTTGTCATTGAGCGACATTTTGATACCTCTAGCTAGTAAGGTGGGTGCGCAGTGGTAGGCTAAGTCCGGATGTTATCTGGACCCGCCCACATAGAATAGATGCCCTTCTAGGATACCGATTCCAAAAACTTTCACCTATACATCACCTAGTTGAAGTAGTACAACCAATCGCCTCTAGACTATCTACCTATCGACCATTCCAATCCCGGAACGGTTGATAGGTGGGTAGTTTTTCAGGCTCTTCTTTTTCTTTCGTACCACCAAGGGAGAAACATCGTGACGTACCGTCCCCGCAAGCATCGTCCTATTGAAAAGCCCGCTGCCAAGAAGGCAGCGAAGAAGAAGGCGCCGCCGCCGCGCGTGTCGCAGGTACAGAAAGAGGCTGCTCGCAAGTTGATCGAGACCGACGCAGCCCAGAACGAACGCTACACCAACCAGGCCATCCATGACCTGTTCACCCGCTACGCTCCGCGAGTTCGCGATCTGAGCTTCGTACACGAGCATGCTCCCTTCGAGGCCAACATCTACAACGGCCTGGGTGTGAGCGAAAGCTACGTGCGCAGTATGCTGCAACTGGCATGGACCATCTTCCCCGACACGCTGCGCAGCAGCTATCAGGGTAAGGAAGTCGAGATGGGTTCGCCAAAGGGCTGGCTGCCGATCAACTTCCTGAAACTGGCCGAAGGTCTGAAGTTCGGCGGTGACACGGTGATGTTGGCAATGGACCGACTGGACCGACAGCCGGACATCTTCGACGAACTGCTGGACCTGCCGGTGCTGATGGGTACGCGAGTGCTGACCTTCACCGGTCTTGTACTCTCGCTGAACCTCAGCGAGCTGAGCGAAGACCCCAAGCGCAGCAAGGAAGAGCAGGATCTGCTCGAACGCATGTGCGGCTACTACATGGGTCGCATCGCGGCGCAAGGGTTGATCTTCCGCTGCGGCTTCATCAGCATGGCGACCGAGCAGCACGCCGGCGCAGAAGAAGCCATGTTCAAGCACGTGGATGAACGCTTCCAGAGTCTGCTGGATATCGCAGATGCTCCGGACGCACTGGCCAATCCAAACCTGGCCAAGTTCGAAGAGGCCATCATCCAAGCCTCGACCTATGGTCGTATCGGGAGCTATGTCCGCATGGGCTTCCTCGACACCATGGGTTACTTCGACGATCTGCTCACCAAGCATCCGGAGCTGATCGAAGCACCGCTCGACTCCCTGCATCACAAGGGATCCAAGATTACTCTCACGACCGAAGACAACGCACTGGTCGTGCGGGTGAACTACAAGGCCACTCGTGGCCAGCGTAAGGCTACGGCTGAGTACGTCCGACCCATTGAAGAAGACGAACTCGAAGTAGCTCCCCAGCAAGAAACCAAGTCCACTCCCAAGAGCAAGAAGGAAACCACCATGTCCGCAACCGCCCGTACCGTCTCCCGTTCCAACGTCCGCACCATCCCGCTGAGCCAGGGTGCTGGTCGTCCCAACGCTGACCATCAGCCGACCACCTTCGCGCAGGACGCCAAGGACTTCGGCACCCGCACCATGGCCCGTGGCCAGACTCAGATCCGCCGGCAGGCCAACAAGGTCAAGAACGTCGTCACTGAGACCCTGCACAGCAAGGAACGCCTGATCGCCATCGGCGTGGGCGTGGGTGTCGTCGTCGCCGGCGTTGCCCTCTACAACTACCTCAACAACGACGGCAGCGCTCTGAACGAAGCCTAAGTATCGATCGCAACACGTCTAGCGGAGGGGAGTAGAGAACTACTCCCCTCTCCTATTGGACGGAGGAAAGAGACGAATGTCCGTCATGATAAAACAACCCGCCATGCGCGATTTCTTCACTCGCTTTTTCGAGAGCCTTGATCAGTTGGCCAAGAACATCGGCTTCCTGTTCATGCATTTCGTCCTTCGTGGCAAGGTCGGCATGTTCGACTATGACTTCGAAGAAAACGAAGAAGACGGCCTGATCCACATACGTGGAAACGGCATTGAACCCAACCGCTACATCAAGTTCCGTATCGAGAACCGCTGGATGGCCGGCAAGAGCAAGTTACCCCCATCGGCTGTCCGCGATATCTTCTCCCGCATCATCGGCTCCGGGCTTCACACCACCGGCTTCCTCTACAAGGGATACTGGTACACGCCCTACGGAGCACCCACTCGCCAACTTGGTGGTGACCACAAGTTCACAGACTATCGCCTCTGGAACAAGGACACCGCCGCCCAACTACCTAAGTAAAGGAGCATCATGAACGCAGTCGCAGTCGCCGCAACTGAACCGTCCGTCGGTGAGATGGCCCTGGCTATGGCCAAGGTCTTCCACAACGTCTTCTGCCCCACGGCTGAATGCGAAGCCGGTTGGCGCAAGATCGCAAAGATGTACAAGGAAGTGGATCGCCGCACGGCCTACTTCCACATCACCGTCGGTCACAACAAGCTGGTCCTGACCAGCTATGATGACCGTGGGCGCCAGCTGGTTAGCGCGACGCGTTCCTTTGATCGCCCCAAGGGAAAGCATCCGGCCCGCACCCTCACCGCAGACCAGATGCTGGATCTGGAGCGTGCGATGTTCCACCTGACCGAGCATGAGCATCTGCGCAAGATGGAAATGCACACGCTGCTGGAAGTTCACCTCCCCAACGTGGTCGATGAGATGAACCTGTCCATCGCCCTGAGCGATGACGGCCGTCGACGTTTCCGTGTCGAACGCAACCCCAAGTTTGACCCGACCATCTTCCGCAAGATCTAAACGGCATAGGCTCCAGCTACCCTCGCGGGTAGCTGGAGCTATGACCTGACTCTTTTTTTTTGCCTTACGCGGCGATCGAGCTCATCTCGAAACTATCAAACCATGGCATTTCTTCACTCGTTCCGATCGCACCACCGCCTGGCTTGCGCAAGGTGGTGTCCTTACCGTTGAAGTCCCACAGCAACGTTCCGATCTTCTGGAACGGTAGAGCGAAGTACATGTCGCGATCGTCTGTCTGATCGATGAGTCCTCGATGCTTACCACGCTGGAATGTGAGGTAAGCTCTTCCATCCACCTTGACGATGTGGATGTAGTACTCCAGATCGACTTCCTGATCGATACCCTTACAACCGTCCCAGTAACCCAGGTTCGCCACTTCCTTGACGAAGTCCGATTCTGAGATACCGTCACGCAGCTTCTGCTTTGCATCGGAGGACAGCTGGTGCGGGGTCATGATGTGGATACCCTTGGCCGAGCCAAGGTTACGCACACGACGGATCAGATCCTTGATCTCCGCGCCGGTTGCACCATGAGTACAACCAGCCTTGTTGAACATGGCCAGGTAGTCGATGACCAGCAGGTGGATCTCATAACCCATTGCCTCGAAGCGATTGATACGATCCTGCAAGCTGGCGTATGAGAAGTCCGACGGGTTGACGCGGACCATGTTGATTTCATAGCCCATCTGCGTGAGCTTACCGATCGTGTACTCGGCAATCTCTGCGGAGGTGAACTGAGTGGAGTCAACCTTGACCCCCTCCAGATTCTCCTTGATGAACTTGAACATCCACAGCAGCTTATCACTCACCTTGTCCTCGGTGGAGATAAGCATCATCATCGGCTTCTTGGTCTTGTCCTTCAAGTAAGGCGTGTTGAACATGCACGCTGTGGCGAATACAGCGTTACACCAGCCCGACTTGAACTTGTGCTGAAGCGCACCCACCAGAGACATGTCGCCACGGCGCAGGCCCTTGTGGTGGCCGAGCATGCGCATGAAGCCTTGGTAGCCGACAACCATGACGCCGTCGGTCTGGTTCTCTTCCTTCGCGCGTTCAACCGCGCCTGCAATCTTGGTAATGTCATCGAAGGTCAGATCGTTGTCATCTTGCTCGATGACAGCGGTGGCATCGCTCCGATAAGGTTCCAGCTTGTCCATCAAGTCCTGGACGTAGGTGCGCCAGTCAATACTACCCGAATTGAACATCAGGGTACTGGAGGCAGACCGGACCAGGTTGGTCACCGCATTGTTGCGATGATAGTGGATCAGGTCTCGACGATGGGACAGCGCTTCGTCACGGATCTTTTCCTGGTCGTCGAGGTCGCGGATGCCTTGCTCAATGGCATCAAACAGCCACGTCTCGTCACCCACGTTCACACGTATTCTTTGAAGCAATGCTTCCTTGTCTACTGACCGCTCTGCTTTGCGGTCAATGAGCCAGAGCACTGTTGCGCGCAGCCCCGTCATCACCTCACGGCCATGGTCAGTTTCGATCATGGACTCAGGAAGCTTGATGGAGTTCAGCGTCTCACGGATGAGATCGTCAGAGCCAGAGCCGTAGTCGGCAATCTGGCTTTCGCGGAACAACAGAGTTACCGCTTTTACGAGGAGTAGTTTTGCATCCATTTGTATGAACACTTATTCTTAAAGAGGATTTGCGATGAAGATGCTGTTCGCACCGCTCTGGATGATGCGCGCCATCGAGGCTGCGTCCCTCCCCAGAAGTGCACTGGTCAACATCCCCCAACTTTTGGGCATAGTATCACCTGAGGATGTAAGACTTTATGTCGGACTCAATTACCGACTGGACGACATCCTTCCTGCGCCGATCGTCAGCTCCTTCCACTGCAGCGATCTCCTCCCGTCGATCAACGAATGCGAGGAAACTCGCAAGCGTTTGGACCTCGGTGAAGACTTCCGTGCAGTGATTACCGACAAACGTATGAAGGAGAGCGCCGAAGAGCTGGGCAAGTATGTACTGTCTTGTCACCCATTCTCTGAAGACACGGTGCTGATTTATCAGACCTCCACCGTGGGCGTCACCGACATGGCTTCACTGTACACCGATGTCATGAAGATCCTGAATACCAAAATGCCGTTCGAAGAGCTCATGACCGAGCCCTGCGCTCGTGCATGGCTGCGACACACCCTCGATCAGCAAGCGGCCTAATAAGGCCCGACAACCGCATTAGGCTTTTTGCCTATTCTCCAGAATGCGCGTGATTTCCTGTATGGTATGGACAGGTTATCCCCGCAGGTGGAGGCAGTCCAAGGACAGGGTCGGGCGCGTTACAATCTCGTAGGAGGATATTCTATGGGAAAGTGATCGTCCTTCGCCCGATCCTATTCACCAAAACCGTCACCGTCAAGGAACCCAGAAATGCAGCGCCTCAACATTGCCTCGCGTCCGCACAACCCCTACAAGCAGGGCATCGACAACCTGAAGTCGCTGGTCACCAACCAGTCTGCCAACTTCGGCGGCAAGGAAGCGACCAACGCCATCCTGTCGATGGAGAGCCTGAATGACAGCGCCTTCGCCTCCCTGGAGCGCACTGCCCAGGACGTGTCGGCTTCGCTGGAAAGCCACTACAGTGGCCTGGAAGGCGGCACCAGCATCAAGCTGACCGACGCCCAGAAGACCGCCGGCGCCATGGTTGCCATGGCCTTCGCCAACCCGGGCGAATACGCCAAGGCTGCACTGACCAAGAAGGCCGTGTCGCAGGAAGGCGTGCGCATGTCCTACGCCAGCAACTTCGGCGCCGCCGGCCTGCTGGACTACACCGACACCGTCGAACCGGCCCTGGAAGCCTTCGACGACCGCGAACTGCAGAACTCGATGGCCTACTCCATCCAGTTCAACGTCGAAGCCGCCCGCCAGGACGACGCCGCCGAGCTGGCCTACCCGACCATCGTCGTGGGCCCGGACCAGGCTGCCATCGACGTGACCGTCGGTCGCTACCAGGTCCACAAGGAAATCCGTCGCAAGTCCGACGGCACCGAGACCAACTGGCACCTGCGCAACCTGATCGACGCGCACCGTGACGCCACCATCCTGGCCGACGAAGAAACCCGCGTCTACCCGGTCGTGGCCGAAGACGACAGCAACGCTGCCTCGTTCGTCGACGCCGCCATCGTGGGCGAGCGCGTCGTGCAGGTGTCGGGCTTCGACATCACCACCGCTCCGCTGGCCGTGCGCAAGAAGCACGAAATCATCGGTCTGTCCGCTCACCCGGAACTGATGGCCAACCACATCCTGGACAACAGCGACGCGCTGGACGCCCGCCTGGCCCTGGAAACCCTGTACGTGCAGCTGGCCGCCGGCGAAACCGCCATTCCGGTCGACGTCAGCCGCCTGCCGCTGAACAGCTTCCTGAAGACCATCGAAGGCCAGAGCAAGGATCTGTCGCTGCGTTTCACCAGCGTCGGCATCCCGCTGAACGCCAACACCCTGACCGTCGACCAGGTCAAGCCGGCCATCGTGGCCGACCTGGAAGCTGCCAAGTACACCGTCAAGCTGCGCCTGCAGGCCTTCGGTGATGCCAACGTGCAGTACGGCACCGTCCGCGTGGACGCGCCGGAAATCGAAGTCTTCGCCATCCTGGACGAGAACTCCGAACTGGTCGACCTGAAGAGCGGCGCCGGCAAGGCCATCGTCGACAAGCTCGTCGATGCCAAGATCGTCGGCTACGACCTGAAGGCCTACCGCACCAACAGCAACCGCCGCACCCGTGGCATGCAGCTGGACGTCCAGTGGGAAACCGAGCGTTACGTGATCCCGCTGGGTTCGCCGATCAGCGCCCCGAGCCCGATCACCGCTTCGCGCGATGCTTCGGACCTGAAGGCCCTGACCAACGCCGTGCGCATCCGCAACAGCAACAACGCGATCACCACCATGTTCAACTACGCAGCCGCGCTGCGTGACTACGTGGCCGGCCCGCAGATCAAGGGCTCGATCGCTCCGCTGGAAGGCATGGGCCGCTTCCTGGTGACCCCGTTCTACGAAGAGCTGGAACTGGATCTGGAGAAGGAAATCAACTCCATCCGTTCGTGGGACAAGGCCTTCGACGTGTCGGCCTGCCTGGTCAACGCGGTGCGTGACATCACCTACCGCATGTACCAGCAGTCGGGTTACCAGCAGGCGCTGGACGCCCACGCTGGCGCCGGCAACAAGCCGATCCTGGGCCTGATCACCGACCAGGTCATCACCCGTCACCTGATGGTGCAGGGCGATACCCGTACCTGGGCGACCGTGTTCGACGAGGCCAAGCAGGCCGTGTCGGTCGACAGCCGTGTCGATGGCCACATCGTCATGTTCTTCGTCCGTCCGTCGGCGCAGGGCGCTGATCCGCTGGGTTACGGCAACTTCGCCTGGATCCCGGAACTGACCAGCTCGGTGATGGTGAACCGCAACGGCGCCACCATCAAGGAAGCGATGGTCCAGCCGCGTGCGCGTCACTTCAACAACTGCCCGATCATGGCGATCATCAAGGTCAAGAACCTGGACAAGGTGCTGACCCTGAAGACCAGCCTGGCCATGGACAGCACCGACGTGACCCCGGACGCCGGCAACGGCACCGGCGGCAACGGCTCGGCCCCGGGCACCGGTGGCAACGGCACCGATCCGGGTGCTGGCGGCAACGGCGGCACCGGTGGCGGCACCGGCGGCTGATAGTTTTGGGGACGCCGGGTGGGTCAGGCAAATCCGCCACCCGGCAACTCAAAGCTGTTACACCTAGTTCTACCTGCTTTCTGGCAGTACGGTGGATCAGAGGGGAGGCTTCGGCCTCCCCTCTGGTTTTTCCTCTATGCCGTCAAGCAAAAAATCTTGAACCATACATCATTGAGTTGTAACAGGATAGTTACGACCAAATCGATTTGGAAGTTCCATACAACTTTTTAGGGAATGCCATGGGTAGAGTATTCCGTGCAGTGGTCACTCGGGAGAGCGAGAACCTGCGCGTGGAATCAAACAAGCGAATGGCTGCGGAAAACCCTTCCTGGTACAGTAAGGACATCAGTTTCCACAACGGTCTCGGGATCACCGTTGATTCGACTGATGTATTGGGGGTTAAAGCGAGTGTACCTTCTTATTCGCGTAAGAGGGTAGACGGGGTATTTGAGATCGTTATCGTCTACAGATGGCATCATTCTGTAAATGTCGACATCTCTTCAGTATCTTCTGGAGTAGCCGAAAATCAGACTAGGGTGCGTAGAGCACTGATCGAAGCACTGGACAATTCGCGAGAGATGCAGGAGAAGTTCCGGCGTACTCGCAGTCTGCACATCACCTTCACTCGGGAAGACCTTAGGGACAATGGTGGTGCGTTCTATATCCGTGAAGTCGACATGGTCTTCTCGGAAGCAGATTTGGACAGTGTGATTGTTCATCCGCGGTCTGTGGAAAGTAATATCGAACGACTGTATGCCAAAGACAAAGAAGAAGCCCGAGAAGGCTACTTCGGATTCAACATCAAGCTAGTCGACAATAACGGCAGGCACGGCACGCAGTATCTGAATCTCAATGGTGTCATTCATGACGTCCACCCTGTGAGCGTACCGGGGGTAGATGACGGCGTTTATGTCCTTACGCGACCGCCAGCTACGGCGGGTGCTAACTTCCCATCCTCTCCGGTCTTGGAGTGGTGCACTCTCGAAGATGCACGGAAGAAGTATCGACTCTATGGAAGCTATCGTGACGCCGAATCTCTCGGCGACTGGAAGGCGGAACAAGAGCGTAAGCGGGAAGAGGCGACACAACAGTTCAAGACAAAGGACATGGAGAACGTCCAAACCTTGACCGAGATCAAACGCGAATCTGATCTCATTAACCACCACCGGAGCATGGAAATGCTGCTGAGGAAGGAACGATCTGAAGAGGTCTCACTATCCCGGAAAGAGCATACTGAGTTCTGGAAATCGGTGCCAGCCATACTGACAGCGATTGGTGTAATCGTCACAGGCGTAAAAGCGTTCTCGATGTTCAGCAACAAGAATTAGCAACAACCATCCTTAGCCCGAGGAAGAGATGACGGACAAACATTACTCCAGGCTGCTCAGGGAAGTCACTCCACGACTTAACCCTGACATTGCCAACGGCCTGGCAACCAAGCATGTGCCCTATGTGGACAAGATGGTGGATGACATCTTCCGCACGGCAGCCGCCGGTTTCCCGGAAGGGCTGAAGTACGACGGATTCGTTCGCTGTACCCCGAGGGAGACGTTCAGGGAGATCACCAAGCGCGTCAACAGCCAAAGGACTTGGGAAACTGCTAAGACCAGCGCACACCTGAACAAGTACATGTTCAGTTACATGGGTCAGCCTCTTGACCCCAGGTACATCTTCCTGCCCAACGTCATGGACGGCGGTCTGATGTATCTGCGTGGCTCGCTGTTTGCAGTAGCACCTGTTTTGGCGGACAGGGTATTCAGCATCAATGCCACATCGATCTTCATTCCATTGCAAGGCGCCAAGCTCACCTTCGAGCGAATGTATTACACCTTCATGCGTGACAGCATTCAGGTTGACGCGCACTTGATCCATGCCTCGTTGTACAACCACACGGCGGAGGGCAAAGCTGAACTGGCCCGCCAGCCGATCCGTGGTAACTCGACGATGGCACACTACCTGTTCTGTCGCTATGGCGTTGAGGAGACCTTCAAGCAGTACGGAGGCACCAACATCGTCGTGGGCGACTCGGCAACGATCACTGAGGAGGCTTACCCGAAGAAAGACTGGGTGATCTTCTCCTCGGCACAGATCAAGCCTCAGGGGGTTCGTCTGAAGATCGGTCATCCGGTCTCGGACATCCGCATGGCAATCCCTCGGGAGAACTATTCGGACGCTGTGCACATTCTGGTCGGCAGTTTCTTCTATGCCATCGACCACTTCCCCGAACGGTTCCCGCTGGAGTTCGCACTTGACATCACCCGATGGCAGCTCGCACTCGGCATCTTCCTGTTCGGCGAAGGCCAGAGTGAGGGTAAGATCCTGGAGCGGTTGGACGATCACCTTGCATCGCTCGACACCTACATGGATCGCAACTCGCGCAAGAAGCTCCTGGAAGATGGAGTGATCGTGGAGACGGTCTATGACCTGTTCTTCCACATGATCGACACCTTCCATGGCCGACTGACCGGTAATGCAAAGGACATTGCCAGCATGTACGGCAAGCAGTTCGTGATCCTGAGGTACATCGTCTTTGACATCAACAAGGCGATCTACAACTTCAGCTTCAACCTGCGCAACTCGAAGAAGCCGATCTTGAATCCCAAGGAGATCAACGCCGAGCTTCGGCGTAATCTGCGGACTGACCTGATCTTCCAGCTCAATCAGCCCACGCACAACGAAGTTACTTCGGTAACGTGCCCTGGTGACAACAAGGTCTTCAAGATTACCTCGCGTCTGGTGGCCCAGACCAGTACAACGGGTGGTCGTGGTGGCAATAAGGGAAGCATGAGCGACCCGGCAAGACAGCTGCACTCCTCCATGGCCGAGGTGGGTAGTTTCCGAAATATGTCTAAGAGTGATCCCACTGGTCGGGACCGCGCCAATGTGTACGTGCGCCTGTCCCACGATGGACTGGTGGAAAGATCGCCCGCGCTTCGTCCGATCCTGGATGACGTGCAACAAAGAATCCAACGGCGTTAAGCCAAGAACTGCGGAGTAAGCCAAAAATGTCACGTTCTCGTTCCCGCCTTCCCGTCGACCCGGAGTTTGTCGACAAAGGCTATTTCGTCCGTGGACTGCCCGAGCGCATCCCGGACCGCTACATCCCCAATATCCAAGTCCCCGGCGCCATCGAGCGCGACCTGCCGCTGATCGCCGGCACGGTGCTGCGTGAGCTGCAGGAAGAGTACGGCCGTCACGAGCTGCGCAACTTCCTGTACAACATGATGGCCGACCAGGAATTCGACAACGAAGACTACGACCGTCTGGTCGGGTCGGTTGCCGAAGCCTTCTTCTTCTTCTACGAAGGCGAGCGCATGGAGGCCGACGAGGCCCTGCGCAAGGCTACCAAGATCGTGGTGCGCTTCACCATGGCGTTGTACGTGGAGAAGTACCGCGAGCTGGATGAGTACGTCGATGGTCGCATGGGTCGTGAACTCGATGATGCCATGGAAGATGGCCGTGATCTGATCGCTGACATCGAAGACTTCAACCGTGGCAGTCGCCGTGGTGGTCGCGGCCGTGACCGCGATGACCGTGATGATCGTCGTGGTGGCGGTCGTGGCCGTGGTCGTGAAGATGGCGGTTACCATGGCAACGGCACCCGTGGCTATCGTGACAGCGGTGGGCGTCGTCGCGATGAAGAAGAAGAAGCAACGGCAACCCGTCGGGGCGGCATGGCTGGCGCGGTTCGTGCCAGCAACAGCAAGAACGATCGTGCAGATCGTGAAGATCGCCGTAGCCGTCGCGACACTCCGCGCGAAGATCGCAGCCGTGAGTTCTCCTCCAGTGCAGTGGAAGAGGTCTCTGGCAACGACCTGCATGCGGTGGAAGAAGAGCTGCATGCCTCGCCGCGTGGTAGCAACTACCAGAACCACGAAGCACAGCGCAAGGCTGACGCCAAGAAGGGTCCGGCGATGCCGAAGCTGTTCGATCGTAGTGCCGGTCGTACCGTGAGCGCAGCAGAATCGGACAAGGATGCAACCCTGCGCGAGAACATCCGCAATGGTCGTCCCTATGACCGCGTCGATCTGGAAGACGGTTCCTTCGTCATTCCGGAAGTGCTGAGCACCTACAAGAAGACCTTCAGCCCTGAGCAGCCGTTCGCCCAGGTCTACGACCCCAACCTCTTCGTCAAGTTCCACCGGATCTATCCGGATGGTCGTGTCGAGGAAATCGTGAAAGAGCGCAACGAAGACATGGACTACCTGGACCTGGAAACCAACGACAACCTCAAGACCAAGGCGCAGCATCAGCGTCGCCAGGGTCGTGTGGATCCCCGCTACGATCTGGTGGCCAACATGCACAAGAAGGGCGAAAAGATGGTCGGCACCGAGCCGGTCAAGCCGGAAGGTGCGGAAGAGGGTGATGAAGACGCCTTCAACCAGCTGGTGTTCGGCGCCGACATGGATATCGGCGACGTTGCAACCACGGTTCCGGCCATGTCGGTGGCTCAGGCCATCGCAATGACCGAAGTGGTGTCGGTGGACGGTGAGAACGACGGTGAAGACACTCCCAAGGAGTTCTACATCGACATCCTCACCCCGCACTTGACCGAGGCCAACCTGATCGGTACGTTCCTGGCCATCGGCAAGGAAAAGACCGTGCAGGCCGCACTGGCCAAGTTCAGCCAGCTGCAGGGTCAGGAAGATGTGCCGGTCCGTCTGTGGCATCAGCTCAACGATGCTCTGACCGCCCGCATCAACTACGTCCTGAAGAACTCGATGGGTCTGAGCTGGACCATCGATACCGCAGCTGACGACTTCGGTGATCTGCTGAAGACGATGCAGGCCAAGCCGGCTGTCGGTGTGGCGGCTGCCAACCTGCTGAACTCCAAGGTCGATGAAGTGATCAACGCCGTGATGCGCGTGCTCAAGGATGACGAGCTGGCTCGTTACACCGAAGAGTACGGCAAGCCCGGCGCCGGCATGCATTGGCTGGTCTTCGCTCGTCGCCAGTCGGTGACGCTGTTGAGCTGGTCCAGTGCGGACATGGGTCCGTCCCTGGTCAATGGCGGTGTGGTGTCGGAGAAGCTGTACCCGGCCCTGCACAGCTCGCTGGATCGTCTGCTTCAGCGCACGGCGATCGTGGGTGGTGAGTTCTGCCACCGCTACCTCGTGACCGAGGACAACGTGGTGTACGATCTGCAGGTCGGCTTCTTCAACAACAGCCACTACGTGCTGTCGCCGTCGCCTGTCGACATCATGGGCTGATGTAAAAAGAAACTGCAGTATGCAATAATGTGGAGCTAAGGTTCCTTCCTAGTGCCAAAGCTCCTGACGTGACAGTAGCCACAGCTACACTGGTTAACGACGGTTGACCAGTAGGACGTTTGCACCGCCCCACCTTCCACCGGGGCGCTGCGACTAATCCTCCCACGTTACAACCTGCATATCCCCCGCCCCGTTCTGCGACGGTGGCGGGGGTTTGCTTTTATGCCTTCTACTAAATGGAGTTGTCCGTGAATACCCCGATGTTCTCCCTCGAAGACGATACCAACACCGTCTACGATCGTACTCCCCTGATGGCCACCATTGGTGCCCGTCTGGCCCATTTCAACGACCGGATGGAATACCGCAAGCTGGAGACCCGTCTGGTCGTCAGTCCCGAGGAGGCGCAGGAGCGTCTGCCTGGCGAATTCGTTGCCGTGGAGTTCCAGACCGAACCCACCGAAGACGAAACCTTCGCCATCCGTCAGGAGCTGGTCCTGTCCGGCCTGTACATGCGTGCTCACCTCGATCCGGATGTGCAGTCCATCGAACAGGCCAAGATCATCCTTGGCATGCTGGAAGTCCACTGGCAGCCGCTGTATGACAACGTGATCAGCGTTGTCGATCGCATCCAGAGTGGCCTGATTACTCCGATTACGATCAAGAAGAAGGACGAGCTGGGCGAACGTGAGACTACGTTCTTCATGACCGTCTACACTGTCCCGAGTGGCATGCATGACATCGTGCTGGACCAGATCAACCTGCCGCTGCGTGTCAAGCTCAACGAAGCGCTGCGTAACGACGGCATCCGCTTCACCATCACCTACTCCCGTACCGAGGGTGACTGGGTCTACTCCTTCTTCGAGGAGGATACCGACAACCCGGACAGCATCCTCGACGTCGACGACTACAACGACCTGATCGCTCGTGCTGTGGCAGAACCTGCCAAGTTGGCAAAGTCCGACAAGCTGGCAGGCCGTACCAAGTTGCTCAATGACCTCATCGGCAAGTACGTGCTGAGCCTGAACGATCTGGTCAGTGGTTCCAACAGTGACCTCACTCCGTTCCATACCCAGGCCATGTACGATGAGCTGATGGCCAACGAGTTCACTGCAGCTGCCAACAAGCTGCGCGAGATCGGCGGACATGATGGTCGTATCGCCAACAACGTTGCGCACCATCTGTTCGTGCAACTGACGTTGGCTGATCTGACCGACGACAAGACCGTGATCGCCTAACAACTTCATATCGCCTGGTGACATAGGCGCTTTAGCCCACTCCTATCCGGGGGGTGGGCTCTTTTTTACCGTCTTCTTTTTTTTTGTCTTCAGGACATAGAGGGAGGCCCCGAAGGGCCTCCCAGTTCCTATTAACGCTTGGCCTGTTCCATCGAGACGAGCTTGACGGGCAGACGGAAGGCGCCATCGGTGTTGGCATGAGCAAGACGCTTCATGCCATCGAGGATGACCACACGGCCATCTTCCTCACGCACGCCGATCAGCGGGTAGCTGTAGTCGGCACGAGTGACCAGACGCGGGGAGAGCGAACCAGCCTGCTGCAGGTTGAAGCGCATGTCCCTCACTTCGATCAGTTCAGGCTCGATGTTGTGGGCAGCGCGCAGCAGCGGGTTGATCGGACGACTCACAGCATCGTAGAAGTAGGTGCGATCGTCGGCTTCCTGGTAGAGGTTGTCGATCGATTCAGTGGAGGCTTCCTCCTCTGCTTCGCCGGTGTCAGCAGCATCGGTGGTATCATCCGCTGCCTCTTCCTCCTCACCAGTGTCCTCCTCCTGCTCCTCTTCTTCCTGCCCTTCGTCCTCCTGCTGTTCCTCCTCCTCACCGGTATCCTGAGTTTCGTCAGGGTTATCCTCGGTTCCGGTATCCATACCGAATTCGTCGGTGCCAGCGCCCGGTTCCTCGCCACCCGGCGGGGTGTCATCCGGCGGAGTTTCGTCTTCAGGTTCACGCTTCTCGACAAGCTTCTGGATCTTGTCGATGTACTTGCCGAAGACCTTGTACATCACCTTCATGTGCTCGGCCGAGGACTCGTAGATGTCCACCTTGCCAACACCCTTCTCGTCCAGCTCCATCAGGTCGAACAGTTCCGGCATGATGTTGTTGGTACGCAGGTACTGGCGCAGGTAGTGAGCCTTGGTCAGCGCCACCAGTCCTTCGATGGCCGAGGCAACGTCGGTGTTCTGGTCATTGCCCGCATCGAACATTTCCTTGCTGATGTAGGCCGGCAGCACTTCGTCCAGCGCCTCGCGATACTCCTTGTAAGCCTCGACCTGAACCTTGACCTTGGTCGTGTCCGGAGACGGCAGTTCACAGATGATGGCATCAATGAACAGCTTGACCACGTTGTCGACGTTCAGCTCCTGACCGTGGGACGCGATGTACTGACGAACCTCGTCACCCAGCTTGGCCTTGTTGTCGATGATGATCTTGCGCAGACGATCCAGCAGCGTGCCGGAGTTGTAGGTGTACTTCTGCACGAAGTCGGTGACATGCGGGCAGAACTGTTCCTGCGTCTTCATCACGCGCTTGGTCAGCAGCAGGTTGTTGGTCACTGCCGTGGTCGCAAACTCCGGACCCTGGGCGTTGTCCACCATCTCCACCGGGATACCCAGTGACAGCGAGTGGTTCTTGCGCAGCAGGTTGTCCAGATCCAGATCCGGCTTGTTGACCTGTGCTGCGAAGTCCTCTGCGTTGACTTCCGTGTTCGGGTAGCCATCGTTACCACTGACCACCACTTCCACACCCGCGTTCTGCAGGAAGGAGATGATGTCCAACGGATTGGAAGCGCCCAGCGGGTAAGCCTGCTGACGGTTCTTGGAGAACTCGCCGATGATGAACTCGACGGTGTCCACCGGATCATCGTCACGTTCATCGAGCTTGATGTTCAGCTTCGTACGACCCACCGAGTTACGCAGCGAACCCATCGTGTTGGCGAACATCAAGATCGCGCGCATGCCTGCGAGGATCTTGGTGTCTTCCAGCAGCGAACGACCGATGCCGAACTTGTTGTAGTCGATGGCGAAGTAGGTCACCATTTCAGCCGGGACGTACAGCAGACGCGTGTCCTGGTTAGCCAGCGTACGAGCAAGCATGATCCGGAAGACTTCCTCCGGACGAGCGATGGTCACGTTGTCACCGCATGCGCCAGCACGCAGACGGGCAAGCATGTTCTGCTCAACCATATCCGAGTAGGCACGCTGGAGCGACTCGCCGTCGATCTCGTTGTTGCCCTTCATTCCGAACGTGCCACGATGCGTCGACTGGATCAGCTGACTGATCATGTCGTTGTTCGCGTTGACGTTCTGGTTGAGCTGGTTGTAGTAGTCGTCCTGCGTGGCCTTGTTGACCAGGTGACCACGTTCGTCACAGACCAGGAAGTAGCCGATGTGATCGGACGGATCAGACGGCACGAACACTGGGATCACAGCTTCCGACGGCGCTTCGATGACCAGCGGATGACCCTTGGTCTTGGTCTTCAGTTGGTCACGGGTGTACAGCGTCTGCACCGGCATCGCGGCGTAACGACGCTGACTGTACAGAGCCGACTGGACTTCCTGCAACGTGGGCTTGCCGTCCTCACCGATAGACTCGGTAGCAACGGTGACCTTGGGCAGGTTCAGCAGACCCTTGCGATTGTTGCGACGCTTGAGGATAGCATCGCTGCGGTGATGGATCGCTGCCTGCGCAAGCGCGGGCATCTTCAGCATCTCCGGATTGTCACTGATGAACAGCTTGCCGGTAGGCTTTTCAGCCGTCGACTTGAAGGGTTGGAAGGTCGGGTTGTAGCGCACCTGCGCCGTACCAGCGGCCGATCCGAACGACTCCATGGCAAAGCCCACGCCAGCGGCCGTAGCGCTGCCCTTGGCGGCCTCTGAGGACTTCTCCGGAGGTTGGCCCAGCCAACCCAGACACTGGCTGTCAGCGCCTTCCACGGCGATCTTGACGGACTCCATGGAAGCGCGGGTCGGGTTGTTGATGACGTCGTCGATCGTCGACTCGGACAGGATGATCATCGGGCGCGAACCACGGTGATACAGGATGTCCTCCAACAATGTCGGAAGACGGCTGTCCATCTTATAGACTTGCGAGAAGTGGGTAGAAACCACGTCCAGCAACAGGCCGGAAAGCTCGCTGTCGAAGATGCCATCCTGGACGCGATAGTTCAACTTCGCGTTGACCATGTCCTTCGGGGACAGGATCGAGCTGACCATGATCTGCATGTTCAAACGCAGATCCGGCAGCAGCTGCATCAGGTTGGCCGAATCGGTGACATTGGTTGCGGTGTTGTCGCTGAGCTTGGTGAAGAACTGATCGCCAGGCAGGTTCACTTCACGACGGCGGTGCAGGCTGCCGTTCTGAACTTCCCTGTTGGCGTACACCAGCTTGGAGACCAACGAACCGAGCTGCGGGCTGTTTTTCAAAGACCCGATCTTCGGCATTGCCTTACGGCGATCGCTGTCCTTCGAAAAGACGGGCGGCAGGTTGCTCATTATCCACTCCAGTACACAAACATTTAAGAAGGGAGGACGCAGCGGTGTCCACTGCGTATTACAAACTTTACGTCGACGATGTGCTCGCTCTGGCGCGCTCGCTGGTCATCAAGTCCGCTGACGCCGCTGAGGCGATCAATCAGTACCTTCGTGAACTGGGTTACGAAGTACGGGACGAAGATCCCAGTAGCTGGCGCTACTACAAGAACATGGCCGGCGAATATCATCCAGCGGACAAACTGATGTATGTCACCTCGCTGGACACGCTTCAAAGAATAGAGTTCACCAAGGAAAGTTTGGCCGAGCATCGCGTCACCAAGCGCGAATACTCCACCCATGGGGACTACTACAAGGAGCTGCGCGCCAAGTATCCCCGGCAGGTCAGCTTGATCAACGGCATCCTCAATCCGATCGATCTCACCGCTGGGTTCACGCCCAACGACTCCGACGCCGAGGACTTCTCCACCATCTACAACTGCGCTGACGGTACGATCTTGTACTACGACCAGACGCTGGTGGAGAGCAACGAGCGCAACCTGATCCCGGAACTTGAAGCATGGCTGCGCCGTGTGATCGTGCGCTGGCTGGTTCCGGCTTTCCAGCTGACCGACGACATGTACATCGGTGCGATGTTTGCTGCCATCGGTGCGAACATCCCCGGCAAGCTGATGGCAATCCGCGATGGCAATGCCCACACTCGATATGCCCACAGCTTCCACATCCGCGAGTTCCTGGCCAGCCACGGTAAGCTGGACACGTTCATCGACACGCTGACCAAGAAGCAGATGCTGTGGCTGTATCGTAACATCCGCTACATCGAGCGCAATCCGGGTAAGCAGGAAACCTTCGATGACCTGCTGCAGAACCTGCTGACCGAACGTGGTATCCCACTGGCCAAGTGGGACATTCGCCATGATCTGGAAGACCAGCCTGAGAACATCGAACCGGCGGCACGTCTGTTCCGCACTGCGTTGAACTTCGGCTTCAACCAGACCGGTGACGACGTACGTACCGTGGCACGGATGCTCGATGCAGAGCAGCCTGCGGCAAAGGATAACGCCGCAGTGCAGGGCTACGAAGAGCCCTTGATTGAGGAAGCCATCCAGACTGCTGCGATGGACAAGTTCCCGACGAAGGTGCTGGAATCGGCAATGCTGGACCTGACCGATTCCATGCCGTTCACGATGTCGGACACGCTGCTCAACCACTGGATCTTCTGGAGCAATAACGATCGCTTCACACCGGTAATCACCGTACCCGATCCGCGCTCGGGTGAAGGTGTACGCATGACGGTGCGTAATGCGTTCATCGTTTACCTGTGGGCTTACAACAAGGCCCGTGGTGTTGATCTGGTTCGTCTGCCCAAGCTGGAGGCGCGCCACATCCTGCGTGACCCTGCCCCGCGTCCCTCGGAGCTGTGGACCATCGTCGATCGCAAGTACATCAAGGACAACATCATAGAGGCCCTCTACGAGGGTCACCCGGACATGATCCCATCCAAGATCATCTCCACCGTGACCTTCTACGAAGCCTGCCAGGACATCTACAACTACACCATGCATCAGCGTGACGTTTACGCGACGCAGGAACACGAGATGACCCGTGGCATGACCGAGGCGCTTGCGCACCGGTTCTTCTACAATGTGCCGGTGGACTTTGGCAGCACACGCTTCTACGAGGATTGGCTGACCGATAACAACTACCTGATCCACGACTACAGCGTCTTGGAACTGGATCTGTTGGCTACCGGCATCCTGCGCGCGGCAACTGGCATGGACAGCACCAACACCAAGTCGGCCAAGGAGCTCCAGCAGGCGATGATCTCGCTGATGGAGCAGCTGTCCAGCTACGCCATCCAGTTCATCTCCTCCATCAACTCCGATGCGTTGAAGATGGCTGACTTTGCGGTCATCCGCCTGGGTGATGACTACACCACGGCTGGCGATGTCACGGACCTGTCCAAGCTGGCAGTGCGGGTGCTCAGTGCAGATACGCTGGCTCGCCATGAAGTCGATTACGACATGATCGGCGACATGGTGGAGTTCGATGTGTCTTCCACCAAGTTCCACGAGCTCTCCACGGACATGTCCGTTGGGTTCGAAGGTGGCGTGAAGCGTGAAGTGACTGAGAACGTGGACATGCTCAATGTCCGCTTCTCCCTCGTCCAGGAGCCTTCCAAGACGTTGGCCAGTCAGATCACCAAGACCACGTTGTCTGCTTTTGATGCCACCGCTCGTTTCACGGCCGGTAAGTATCTGGCAGCAGACACCAATCCGCTGCTGGCAATGCCCAATGGCTGGTCGGTGATTCGTCGCATGAACGATGACAACACTGCCGCAGTGTATCCTCACAACGCTACGATCGCTCGTACCGGCGCTGTGGGTGCAAATGCCAAGGTGCTGGTCACCGCTATCCCTCCGCGCAATACGGCAGAGGTGGAGCGTTACACTGGCGTCATCGAGCTGCAGGCACCGCTGTTGAATCTGGCCACGTACTTCACTGGCGCGAATCTGCGCTGGGACGGGGACGTGCGCCCGATGGACGTCTACGAAGTTGTGGACTGGCTCAATCGCAAGTACGGCATGGAGCTGTCGCGCGATGAGTTCGTCTATTCCGCCATTGCCTCCAATGCAACCACGGTGACGATGACGGCTTCGGCCAAGAGCATGCGACTGACGGGCAGCTTCACTGTCCAGATTCCGGCTAGCGGCTTCGTTGCTAAGCTGGCTGAGATGTTCGGCTAACGGCATAAGGGGAGGGGCTTTCGCCCCTCCCTCTATGTCCTTCGACTGCCGGTCGCAGATTAGGTCTGCGGCTTGGACAGGGTGAAGTGACCCAGCACGCGCGGACCGAAGCCGGCCTTGCGGATGGCCACGGCGGTTGCCGACTGCACGCCACCGATGATGGCTTCCAGGTCAACCAGCGCCTGGAACTTCAGGCCCGAGGCAGAGGCCACCAGCGGGATGTCGTCCAGGTCCACCACGGCGTCGCCGGTCACTTCCTGACGCAGGAAGTAGTTGCCGTCTTCAGCCATGAACTTGTAGGACACCTCGCGGTTGCCTTCCACGCGCAGACGGAAGTCGTACAGACTTTCGATCTTGGCGCCTTCAGCCAGCGAGGCCGGGTTGGCCAGTTCGAACAGCACCATGAACTTGGCACCGCCGGTGACGTCGTGACCACCGTTGGACCAGGCCACCTTGCCGTTCATGTTGGCGCCGACGCCGACGATGGCTTCCTGGTTGGTGCCCACTTCGTAGAACACGTGGTCCACGATCGACGGATCCATGCCCGGGTTGGTCAGCGCTTCGGTGTAGGCGTTGACCACCTTGCCCACGTGAGCCGGCACTGCTTCGGGGTACTGGAAGCCCTTCAGCGTGGTGTGGGTGATGTAGTTCGGCAGCATGATCTTTTCAGCGATCAGCTGGACGACCATCTCGCCGAGGTACACGTACGAACCCGGCTTGGCCTTGACGGTCAGTTCGGCAGTACCGAACTCGCCCGGGTAGGCGCCGATGACTTCGACGTCAGTCGGTTCCAGCTTCAGGCCGTATTCGGCGTTCAGCGCGTCGAGCAGGGTTGCGTCGGACACGACGTCCTTGGCGGAGAACTCGACTTCCTGGTCGATGAACATGCGATCCAGGAACAGGCGCTCGAAGCGCGTGGTGACCGGACCGTACCAGTAGCTGGTCGGCGAAGCGGTGACCGTACAGGCGGTGTTGCGCTCGTCCTGGTTCTTGCTCAGTTCCACCGGCGGCCCGAAGATCAGCTCTTCGAAGGTGAAGGTGGCATCGTTGTCATCGTTGATCAGGTCCAGGAGGAGTTCCTTACCCGGCTTGTTCAAGTAGTCGATCATTTTCTAAGTACCTTTTGGGTGGAGCGGGGATGAGGAGACGCTCACATGATTCGCGAGAGTCGGTCGCTTTCGGCTATTACAGGGTGAACTCGACCGGGAAATCGATGAAGAAGTCGGGCTTGTTCGGGTTGCGACGATGCTTCAGCTTCAGGCGATAGATCATCTGCCCACGGCGGTAGTACCAGGTCGAACCGCCACCGGTGGCCGAGCCGTAGCCGACACCGTACGTATCACGCAGGATGCGAGCGTAGGTTCCGACTGCCGGCTGGCTGCTGCCAACATCGACCAGCATCCTCATGGCGAAGTTGTTGGTAGGAGCGGCGTTGAAGCGAATCGGGTAGGTCAGCCCGTCATCGCTCCTGAGCGGGGCGCCAGTGCCATTGGCCTCGGCCAAGATCACCTTCATCTCCGGACCTTCACCCAGGGTGCCGATTTCGATGACGCTGATATCGTAGTCGTCCAGGATAGCGGCGGTCTTCAAAGCCACGCCGCCCTTCGAGGCAGTGACCTCGATCGAGGCCGTGGAGGAGCCCTGGTTGCTGTAACGCCATGCCATCTGGCGCACGCCGTCGGTACGGTCGAGCACCCGCACCGGGATAGCCGGCGGGGTATTACCGCCCATCCCCAGTTCGATCTTCAACTGCAGATCACCGTAGTCCTTGGTGAAGGCTGCGTAGTACGAGCTACCCGATGAGCGAGTCGGCACCTGGACTTGGATCGGGTTGTTCGGCGACGGGATATCGCTGTTGGGATAACCGAAGCCGTCCAGATCGGTGACGAGGATACGTGCCGACAAGGGCATGCGCTCCAGATCAACGAAGAGCGGGAACTCGCCGGTGTAGGCGAGATTGTTCGCCTTCGCGCGCAGCTTGTACGGCTCGGGGATTGCGCCGTCTTCCTGCGGCAGCAGATCGAACTCGTCGACCTTGAAGTTCAGGTCGTAGGTGAAGTTGAGGTGGCAGATGATATCGGCCGCCGTGGCTTCCTTCGGCACGGACACCGAAACGTCCTGATCGCCGAACAGCGTTGCCAGATCCAGACGATCGTACTTGACATCGACGAAGCTGTTCCACGGAGAGTCTTCCGCAGCAGCGACGTTCAGGCCCGTGTTGCCATCTTCCGTGGAGGCAGTGGGCTCACCGAAGACAATCTGATCTTCGGTGATGGTGGAACCGTTCTCGGCGTTGATCAGATCCAGGATCAACTCGGAGCCGGACTTTGCGAGAGGACAGACGTCCATCTAAGTACCTGCTGTGGTGGGTGAAGCGGTGGGATTAGAAAGCCGGATCCGTGCGGAAGTCCAGACGTACGACCAGCGGCTTGCCCTTGCCATCCTTGCGTTTGGCGGTGATGGTGAGATGACCTTCACCATGAGCACGGCTGGCGCCGGAGCCAGACCAGCCACGGAAGCCCGGGAGTATGCCGACGCCCGGCTGGATGGACGAACGGAACCAGTTGCCGGTGGCTGCGTTGTTCACAAGAGACCAGTTGCGCGTACTATTGTCTTCCAGCAGCCACTGGATGGTCTGCGGGTTGGAGGGATGCACTCGCGCGATCGCTCGGCGTGTGAAACCAATGGCCATGTTGTCGTTCGTCTGGCGATTACGACTGAAGGCCTCCACGCTGATGTCGTACAATTCGAGCAACTCAGCCGCAGTCCAGTCCATCGCGTTGACGCGTCGGAAACCGCAGGAGATGAAGAAAGCAGACTGCGTAACGTCACCGCCAATTTTCATCTGCGGCAGGATCATCACGCCGTCTTCGTAAGGCCAATTGAACTTACTGATGTTGGCCCGACTACTGACGTTGCGATGACTGGTGGACACATCGCCACCGACGTAGATGAGCAGTTCACCGTTGTTGGCCGAACGCATGCCAGTACGCCACTGGTCACGATCACTTGCTGGGGCTTCAGAGTAGGCGCCGAGCTGAGTGATGCCGATGAGGCCGGTTTCGTTGGCGTTGTAGATCACGTTGTTGAAACTGGGCTCGCCTGCGTTCGGATAGGTGAAACCTTCCAGGTCCGTCTTCAGGAGGCGTGCGCTCAGAGGCATCCGCTCCAGATCAACGAACACGTCGAACGTGCCGGTGTAGGCCAGGTTGTTGTCGAGCGCTTCGACCTTGTAGAGCTCAGGCAGCTCACCGTCTTCAACCGGCGTCACCTTGAACTCATTGACATCGAACTTGGTCCCGTAGGTGAAGTTCAGATGACAGATGATGTCGGCAGGTGTTGCAGCCTTCGGGACGGAGACTTCAGCGCGCTGACCGTGGAACAAGGTGTTCAGGTCAAGGCGATCGTACTCCACGTCCACGAAGCTGTTCCAGGGCGAGTCGACAGCCGCCGTCAGGTTCAGCTTGGTGTTCTGTTCAGCATCAGTGCCTTCGGGCAAGCCGAAGACAAGCTGCTCCTCAGTGATCGCCGAGGAGTTCTCGGCGTTCACCAATTCGAGGACCAGCTCCTGACCGGTCTTTGCAAGGGGACAGACGTCCATCTAAGGTTCCTCGTGTTACGCGGAAACAGTGCTGACCATCGTCATCTCGACAGGCTTAGCGCGACCGGTCTTGCGGACGAGTTTCAGCGTCGCGGTGAAGTCACCGTTGCGGATCCAGATACCGTTGTAGATGATACCCGGGCCCGCTACCTTGCGTTCGGTCATACGCAGACCGTTGAGCAGGCGGCGAATCGTGATGGTGGTGGAGTTGTCGATGAGGTCATCCAACTGGAAGACGTACATCTTCTGGTTGCTGTTGTAGGTCAGCGGGATGTTCAGTCCGATGCTGCTCTGCCACACCAGGTCATTGCCAGAGCGCACCAAGGCACCCGTCACGATGAACGGAGCACCGTCGCTCTTGGTGGTCAGCTCAATGGACATGTCGTAGCCGTCGGCGATATGCGCAAACGTGTTCTGCGCAGGATCGAGTCCGAGGTACATGCAGAAGCGCCACGGACGTCCACGCCACGTGTTGCCGCCGCCCGGGGGAGAGCCGGTCGGAGTTTCGGTATTGAGGATGATGCTGCCATCGCCCCGACGAGATGCCCCGCTGGATGATTCAGTGGCGAAGTTGGTATGGCGAATACCCCGCCAACCGACCACTACTTCACCATTCTTGGCGAAGTTATAGCCGACCCGATTGTCCACGCCACGACCGATCGCCACCGGGTAACTGGCCGGCATCGTTACGTTGTTCTCAACGATGATGTTGTTGAGCGAAGGGATGCTTTCGCTGTAATAGCCGAAGCCATTCAGATCGGTCACCGTCAGGCGAGCCGACAGCGGCATCCGGTCGAGGTCCGCGAAGACCTGCAGCGTACCGGTGTAGGCGAGGTTGTCCGCCTTGGCGGTCATCTCGTACAGTTCGGGCAGCTCACCGTCCTCGATCGGCTTGATGTCGAACTCATCCACCTTGAAGGCAGTGCCGTAGGTGTAGTTGAGGTGACAGACCAGATCAGACGTGGTGGCGCCCTTGGGCAGTGAAATCTCCGCCCGTTCATTGTGGAAGACGGTGGCCACGTCCAGTCGATCGTAGGAAACGTCGACGAACTTGTTCCAGGGTGCGTCTTCGGCGGCTGCAACGTTGAGGGCGGTGTTGCCGCCCTCGCTGTTGGCCGCAGGCGTACCGAGCACCAGCTGCTCGGCCGTGATCTCCGTGTTGTTCTCGGAGTTGATCAGGTTGAGGATGAGCTCCTCACCCGATTTTGCCAGCGGACAGATGTCCATTGTTTACTCCTGTTATGCCTTGAAGTCGTAGAGGGTAACCAGCTCGATCGCAGCGCCCTTGCCGTCTTTGCGCTTGAGTTTCCAGCGATGTTCGGTCTGGCCGATGTATGCGTACCGACCTGTGCCCAGTTGAGTTACATTCAGACCCTTGTGGAACGGTGGGACATCTGCGAGGGCGATAGCAGCAGTGCTCTGGTTACCATTGGGCTGGATGGATGCAATCCAGAAGTTCTTCTCGCCGATCTTCCTGCTACCGGCGTTGTAGGCGTTCGTACCACCCTGCAACTTCAGGTCGTACTGAAGCTTCCCATTGGCGTCGACTCGACTGACCATGTCACGGATTTCGGTGACCCAAGAAGCATTGCTCGCCGGCCTGCTACGCGAAACCAGCTGAATGTCATATTCCTTCATGACACGATCATCGCCGAGCGCATCGATGTCACGGCTCAGGCCTAGGGAAACGCGCCAAGGCTCCATCCTGGTGTTGATGATAGACGTCTTCGGGGTGCGCGTGGGTGTTGCCCGCACCTCACCACTGACAGCTGTTGCCTGCACCGCACGGTTGTAGACGATAACTTCACCGTTCTCGGCGTAATCAACAAGCCCACCGGTATCGCCGGGGATATTGGTCACGCCGAGACCGTTGGGCAGGCCCACGGGCTGCGAGGCGAAGTAAGCCGGTTTGTCCAGCGTACCGACCGCCCCTTCAATCGGATCAGTCCGCATCTTCAGATGCAGGACGATCGGTTCGGCAGGACCGACCTTACGCTGCAACGTCAACGTGGCTTCAACCTCACCGAATACTCGACGGATGGTTCGCCCATCGACGGAACCAGACCAAGCAGTCACGCCAGGCATGGAGCGGTTGAATGTACCGGGGTAGTCGTACGTACGAATCATCGTCCCGCCGCCGGACAGCACGCCCATGACGTCGATAGAACCTGCCTTGGCAGAATCCGGATCGGCCTTCCAATAGATAGCATCGATACGCTCAGGAGCATCGATGAGCGTATAGGTGCGCACGCTACGCTGACTGCCGCCGTTACCAGAGACAAGACGCAAGGTTGCGTCGTATGTATCAGTGATGCCCTTGGTGGTAAGGACGGTCGTCCCATCAGAGGACTGAATGCCGACGAGAAGTACGGGCTCCGCATTGCCCTGACGCAAGGCTACCTTCGGCTGCGGGATAATCACCACGCCGTCGACAGCATCACGAGGACCATAGAAACGACCAACTCCAGACTGATTGGCAGCCAGGGTCGGATCGTAGGTGGGAACTTCGTACATCATGTACGCTTTCACTTCTCCGTTGTCACCAGAGAGTGCACCACGTCGATATTCCGGGATCAGTGACGGGTCGTTGGGACGACCATAGTAACCGAAGTTACCGAAGGCGCTGTAGTCGGTATCCTGATCGTACACCACGTGGTCCAGCGACGGTCCCCGGTACGGGTACTTGAAGCCGTTCAGGTCCGTGGTGAGCAGTCGGGCCGACAAGGGCATGCGATCGAGATCGGCAAATACATCGACCGAGCCCACGTAGGCCATGTTGCCAGCTTTCGCCGTGACCTTGTACAGTTCCGGCAGTTCACCATCTTCCTGCGGAACGACGTCGAATTCATTGACGTCAAACTTCAGGTCGTAGGTGAAGTTCAAATGACAGATCAGGTCAGCGGCAGTTGCGCCCTTGGGCAGGGAGACTTCCGCGCGCTCGTTGTTGAACAGCACCGCCAGATCGAGACGATCGAAGGTGGTGTCAACGAAGCTGTTCCACGGCGCATCAGGTGCAGCCGTGAGACGGAGGGCGGTGTTACCGCCCTCCTCGTTCGATTCCACTTCACCGAAGATCAACTGCTCCTCGGTGATGCTGCTGTCGTTCTCCTGGTTGACCAGGTCGAGGACAAGCAGCTTGCTGGGCTTTGCCAATGGGCAAACGTCCATGGACTACTCCTTACGATGCGATGGCTTCGGTGATGATCTCGACCACCTTGGCACGACCGGTCTTGCGGGTCAGGGTCAGCTTGGTCTTGATCCGACCGCGATAGATCGACATGCGCGTACCGTTGACCGAAGTTTCAGTGACCTGCATGCCCGGGAACAGTGCCTGACTGCTGGTACTGAGGAGGGACTTGTAGGTGGTCTTGCCCGAGCCGGTATTGGACATGTTACCAACGACAGCACCCGTTTCCTTGTTGACCAGCCGCAGACGCGTGGCGTCGGTAGGCAAGTACTCGGCGCGGCAGGTGACCGTCTTCTCGCCCGTGCCATTGGGGAAGGAGGTCTTGATTTCCACCTCGACGTCGTAACCTTCCAGGATGTCCTGGAACTTGGTCTGTTCGGCAGTCAGCTGGAAACCGAATGCAACCTGCCAGCTTCGAGCATAGCCGAAGTTGCTGTGCGAGCCGGTGGCGGTACGGATCGGGTAGATGCCCTCCGCATTCGGGTCAACGCCCACGCCGCCGGTGGTATCCCAACCACCCGTGGTATTGAAGGCACGCACGAACGCCACTACCTCGCCATTCTTGGCGAAGTTGAAGCCCTTGCGGTTGTCAGTGATCCCGCTCGAAACAATGGCCGGGACGCCAGTCGGACCCAGGACATTGCGTTCGAGGATGATGTTGTTCAGCGAGGGCGTGTTGGCGTTCGGATAGATGAAGCCATCCAGATCCGACTTGGTCAGACGATCGCTCAACGGCGAACGGACCAGATCCAGAATCAGGGGCACCTGACCGATGTAGCCCAGCGAATTCGGTACTGCCTTCAGGACGAACTCGCCCGGGATGTTGTCTGCCGACGGCGCCGGGGAGATCTCCATCTCCAGGTGGGCCAGCTTCGTGCCGTACTCGGCGTTGATGCGCGAGACGATGTCTTCCTTGGAAGCGCCCTTGGGGACGGACACCTCGATCTCATCGCCGAAGTAGCGCGGCAGCTCGCGGCGGTGGTATTCCACCTTGACGCTCTTGTTCCAAGGGGCATCCGGAACCGCGATCACCTCGGTACGGGTGTTGGCATCGCTGCCTTCGATCGGCTCGGCCAGCGTGTTGGGCAGACCGAAGTCGATCTGCTCGCGCTCGATGGTGCTCTCGTTCTCGACGTTGATCAGGTTCAGCAACAACTTGTCGCTGGTCTGACTCTGGTCAATTTCGCTCATTGGAAAGACTCCTTTGAAATGGCTGGGTGGATGTCTAGTATCCCTCCTAGGACATAGGATTGGTCTTTATAAAAGGACGCCACCCAATCTTATGGCTACCCCGAAAACATCGACGCTTTCGATGCTTTCCTTTTCCCTTTAACGGAGTCTTTGCATGCACAGCCAGCCTCCCTTCCCGCGAGGTGGACACTCGTCCCCCGGGAACTTCTCGGATCAAGATAGTTGGAGCTCGGCCCCGCCGATTCAAGGACGTCGGCCGTCTGCACAGGGTCCGCACGATCACCACGATCACGGGCACTCCCATCCGCGCCCTGATCCCCGACACTACGAGCACTTCCCGCATCAGCATCGTCAGCCTGAAGCCTGGCAGTGTGCCGAACCGATCTACCCGTACAACAAGCCGGGTAAGCACGTACTGGTCGATCTGATCAACCGTGCCAACGAGACGGACTTCGCACCCGACCAGTTGGAGCTCAGCGCTCCAGCCGCACTGGGCAACACGCTGACGCAGGTGCACATCACACCGACTCGCAAGACCGGCTGGTGCAGCAGCGAGACGTTCACTTACCATCGCATGTTGATGGAAGCGTATCTGGGCAAGACGCACATCCACTTGCACGTGGACGCCCGGATGACCAAGGAGAGCGTAGCGCAGGCAATGCGTGATCGCTACCGCATCTGGTTGGACATGGAAGACTTCGACGTCGACTTCTCCAACTGCCCGCCGAGCTGGCTGCAGCGTGGTCATTTCCTGGCTCGCCTTCGCTTCCGTCCGAACTGCCTGGTCTGGATCGGCGCGATGGAAGTCATCCTGATCCCGGACAATCGCCTCAGCGCGATGATCTGCGTGACGGACCTGTCAGGTTTCATCTATCCCGATCACCTCGGTGGTCAGGGTCGCAAGCAGCTGGCCGAGTCGTACTACCAGGATCTGGAAGGCACCATCCTCTACCAGAACCTGTTGAAGTATCGTGTCGGTGAACCGGTACGTACCCATGACGGCAAGTGGCGCGATGGCACGCGACTGACCGGTGACTTCTGGATCTCCTCCCCGCAGGAAGTAGAGTTCAATGTCTCCGGCGCGCGCATCGTCTACAACGGCCGCAACGAAGGTCCGTTCCACTGCGGTTGCAATGACTACAGTCATGTGCTGGTGATCGAGCTGGGCCCGCTGTGCAAGAACCTGCGCGGCAAGCTGGTCATCCCCTACGACGTGCGTCGCGAACAGCCTTACTGAGCCCGTGTAGAGAATTACCTCCAGCACGCTATCGTATAGCGCGTCTTACGTCAAAACGAACAAAGGTATTCCCACGTGAAAATCATTACCCGTACTGGCTACGGCTGCCTGCGTCAGACCGAGCTGCTGATCGGCAAGCCCTACAAGGCGCTGCCCAACAGCACGCTCAACGAGAAGTACGAAGTCCAGGCCAACGTCCTGCCCGAAGCTGGCAAGATCCCGTACATGGGCTACTACACCATCGGTCAAGGTGGTCACCGCAACGAAACCGGCGCTGACGGCTTCCCGCTGACCAGTCCGATCGACCATCGTCCCACCGACGCTGGCCTGTTCCGCCCCCTGCCGTTCGTCATGCGCGAGCTGACCAACGACCTGGACGCTGCTGCACGCGCTCGCTATGGCATGCGCAAGATCATCCAGGTGGATGGCCGCAACTATGTGGCCTACTACCTGAAGAAGATCCCGATGGATTCGGTGTCGCCGGACATCTACTACAACAAGGTAGTGGACGGCCAGGTCACCACCACGCCGTTCCGTCCGGACAACAGCAACCTCAATCCGACCGCTCCGGAATACCCGAGCACCGGCACCGTCACCACCTCCGGCGATTACCTGTCCGTGTCGGCGATCCTGCCGCTGGACTTCACCGCCAACGACGTGGCCGAGTTCGTCAATGCCATGCGCATCCTGTTCAAGGACGAGCGCTACGCGGTGATCTCCGAGATCGGCATGGTGACTGCTGCGACCAAGATCGTCACCGGTCCGGGCCCGGGCAACACCACGATCCAGTACGAAGAAGCAGTGGCTGCACAGATCGCTGCCCACATGACCGGTCACTACCCGGTGGGCTTCACCAATATGGGCTTCAACCTGAAGGTGAACCTGGGCGCGACCGAGCCGATGTTCAAGCCGTCGGCCGTTACCACCGGTAACTGATCCAGCGAGGTGTTCTTATGCTGGTGATGCCGGAACGTGATAGAAAGTACCGGGTGTTCGGAGTGGACCCCGGTGGCTACTGTCTGGGCACGGCAGTCTTGGAGATCGACTTTGAAACCTCTACTGTTGAGGTGATCTTTGTCGATACGATCCATGCCAGCAATGCTGATGTCCGATACCCCGTGCTGCAGGAAGTGCACGGGGGTCGGGTTCCTCGACATCGGATGCTGGAGGACGAGATTGCGCGTCTCCTGCGCACATTCGAACCCAACTCGGTGATTTCCGAATCACCATTTATGCGCAAGTTTGCCACGGTCTTCCATGCGCTGGTCGAATGTGTTTACCTTCTCCGTTTCGCACTGCGGCAGTATGATGAAAACATCCCGCTGCTCGCTGTAGATCCTCCATCGGTGAAGTTGGCAGTAGGCGGAACTGGTAAGAGCGATAAGGACGCAATGAAGCGTCTGGTTTGCAAAGTACCCAATCTTACTTTTGCCGAAGGCATCGATTACGATTCACTGGACGAACATTCAGTGGACGCGATCGCAGTGGCCTACTGTCATTGCGCATACCTGCTTGGTTGCGCTAAAGAGGTCAAACCCAATGAAAATGCGCGACGCCGTAAAGGTCGTCGGTGAACTGACCCTGGCGGATTTCCCCTGGGGTCAGCGCATTGTCGACTACACCAACGATTTCCTGGAAGAGGCTGAGGTCACCCTGGCCACCACGGGCGTTGAGCTGTTGGCGGAGATCAGCAAGCTGCCTGCTGAAAAGCAGGAGACGCTGCTGGCCCTGTCGTTGAAGATTCGCAAGCCGGAAACCAAGCCGGTCAAGAAGGCAAAGAAGAAGCACGCCGGACTGATCGAATCGCTGGTGAAGAATCCGCGCCTGCTGATGCTGATGCTGGCCCTGACGGCATCTGTTGTCATCGCGTTCCTGGTCATCTTGGCCGTCAACGCCGCTGCCGTGAAGAACGGTACTGCACCGGATCAGGGATTGATCGATGCGGTGTTTAAGTTCCTGATTGAACTTGTCAAGGCATTCTCGGGCGCCGGAGTTCCTCCCACCCCCGCGATGTAGCGCACCCTAGTCTGGCTGCGCGATAGTGAAGCAGGTCATATCGCCCCTCCCCGAAGGGAGGGGCTTTATGCCGTTTATTGCTCGTAGTTGAGTTCCAGTGTCAACTTACCCTCTGCAGCGTAAGGCATGAACTCGGTAGGGACCGGAAGGTTCAGTATACCAATCTTCGGCGGGGCGTTTGGATTGGTGGTTGCAACCTCACGGGTCGCATTCTCAGCAATCTCGAACATTTCAAGTTGAACATCGTTGCCACCGCTGCGTTCGAACACGACCCTGAGTCGTTTGACCGCCCAGTTCACCGTCGTCGAACCATCCGGGTTGACGGTACGGTCGTTGAGCATGATGGTCAGAGTATCGAACTGACTACTCCCCTGCCCGCCACCTGTGGAAATAAGGACACGTCCAATGGTAGCTGACAGTACCCGGGAAGCGTTGGTGGTGATCAGGTATCCGATCGGATCATCATTCCTGACAGTTCCCGCGTAGCGTCGGAAGCCGTGATAACCAATGCGGGGTGTGCCGCCAGCGCTTGCGCTATCCCTGCCGGTGAAGGCCTGGAAGGTCAGCGGCGTGGTCTCAGGACCAAGTGGGTCGGCATCAAAGATCGGAACCATGACCCCATTGATCTTCTGCCAACCCTTCTTGATCTTCACCATGGCACCGTTCAACTTGATCGAGGGGGCGACGGTTGTCATCGCCGTCCCCTGTTTGATCAGAAGCTCACGCTTCCTCGCCATGGTCTACCTCCTTACCTTCGCACTGGGCGATGAAGCCGTTGGTGCGGAAGTGGTCGGAGGCAGCGGTGATCAGATCGCCGCCTACCGCGTAGTCGCCCTCAACTTCCAGCGGTCCGTTCTTCTCCGGATCCCACTCGCCGGTGATCGTGAAACCATCCGGACAGTAGGCAATACCCTCGTAGCTGATCTTGTTGTAGACCAGCTCCAGGTTCTTGTGCTCGGGAGATTCCCAGATCGCCTTGTGGGTTACTGCACGCACGCCCACCTTCACATCGTCCTTGACGGAGGTGGTAACGCGTGCCTTGTGGCCATTGACCCGACGGACCATCTCATCGGCGCTGACCATCGACCGCTTGCCCGGAACGACGAAGTTCAGGAAGTTGTCGATGGCGATCTTCTCCAACTGCTCGATGGTGTAGTTGCCATCCTTGATGAGCACACCGAGCTTGATGCCGTTCAGGTACGGCGTGGCGTTGGCGTAGTCGCGATCCTTCTCCGGCTGGTTCTTCCAGAACACCAGCGTGTAGATCAGAGCACGGAAGTTCACCGGCTGGGGCGCGCTGTGCAGCTCCAGTCGATTGATCCGCATGATCGCCCGGTAGATCGTGGAACCACCTACGGGGAGGTTGTTGACCACGAACATGCCGCGATTGATGTCGACGATACCTTCTTCATCAGCCATGGCTTACGTTCCCGTCTGGAACCAGACCGCCCCTTCGGGCAGGGCGTTGATCTCAGCCGTCGTCGGCGCAGCAGAGCTGACCGTGAAGGACTTGACCTGTGCCGAAGTCGGACGATTGCTCACGCTGTCGGCGATGGCCTGATTCATCGAGGTGTTGCTCGGCCGATCGTTGACGGCATTGCCGATGGCCTGATTCATCGCGCTCGTCGTGGGGCGGTCGGAAACGGCATCGGAGATCGCCTGGGCCATGGCGGTCGTGGTGGGACGATTGCTCACCGCCGAGTTGATGGCCTGGGTCATCGCCGTGGTGGTCGGACGCGCATTCAGGCCTTCGGTGAGCTCCTGCTTGCTCGCGTAGCCTTTCAGCTTTTCCGTCATCTTGGCCACGAAGTCTTCGATCGACTTCTTCAGTGCCGCGATGAGACCGGGGGTATTGTCGCTCATGGTTACCTCTTATTTCCAGATGAGAGAGCCGGGCCTGCTTGGCAGACCGCCGCTGACAGGGATGGACTGGCCAGCCGGAACCGTGGACAGACGTCCCGCACCGTACCCGACGACCTTCCCCACCTGCATGCGCTCAACGGCGGATGCATTGGTGGTGATCGTACCCAGGAACATGCGCTGCATGTTGTCGGGATACTTGGTCTCGGTGATCTGGTAGCTGGGACTGGGCACGGTTACTGCGTAGACGTAGAACGTCGTGTTGGCCGGGTTGGCTTTGATGTCGGCCAGGTTGATCGTTGCAGGCTGGAGTTCATAATAACGTCCGCCGAGCACCAACGGCTCCACCTGATTGAGCGAGACCGTCCAAGCCGACGCCATCTGAGCGCTCGCCAACACACGCCAGTTCTCGCGGTTGTTGTCGATGGTCCAGTTCTTCATGTGTTCAGCCGTGGTCGCCGCAGGAGCGATCAGAGCCTTGGTCACGAAGTCGGCATCGGTGTTGGTGTCGATCATCTCACACAAACCCATGCCAGCCACAGCCACCACGCCACGCAGGTTGGGTGCCGAGTTGGAACGACGGATGACCGTGTAGGTTCCATCCACTACCTTGCCAGTGGAACGACTGATCGCAAAGCGAGAGTCGAACATGGCTGCAGCGCCGGAGTTGTTGTGACTGTTGCACATGCGCAGACCGATCAGGTACGCATCAGCAGTCTGGTAGGCCTGGAAGTATGCCGAGCGTTGGGCGATGGACTGTACGCCGATGGTGTACGTACTGGGTCCGCCGGACATGCGTACGCTACCGATGGCATCCTTCAGCGTCGGAGTGATTGCACCCGAACGTCCAGAGTTCAACGTCCACGCCCACGTCTGCGTCGAGCCGTCTTCGAAGACGACCGGTACATTGAGGATCGGGGGGAGATCCGCCATCTCGGTGGTGATGATCTCCAACGCCATCGAACGCACGACATTGGGTGCCATTGCAGCCACCACAGCCGCTCTCAGGTTCTCCAGTGCAGCGGTGGTGATGCTGATGGGTACGGAGGCCGTTCCATTGGCCGCCAGACGCATCATGCCGCTCATCCGGATGTTGTCCCCTAGTACGCCCAGGCTCGTGGTCACCGTGCCGTCAGTGGCCACTACGGAAGCAGGATAGGTGGTGTCCTGATAATGTCCCGGGGTGTCGGAAACGAACTGGCGGCGTGTGCTCGGAGCCCAGCCCTGATAGCTGCCGTTGTACAGTGACTTGTAGGTGAAGCCGGGCGTGCCGATGGAGAAGATGGCGTGAGCTGCTGTGCTCTGGCCATCCGCACGACGACCGAAGCTGTGGACCAACCAGCCCGAGGGGATCGGGACAGGTGAGCTGTTGAACTGACCCAGTGCCGAAGGTGCAGGCGGGAACGAGTTGTCGTTGGTAGCCCACGGGTTACGCGCGCAGGTCATCGGAAGATAACCATTGACCTTCGGACTGTTCGGGCCAGCGGCAGCCTTGCCACGATTGAAGCGACCCGGGCTGAACTGGTAGTAGCCATCAGAGAAGACGTACACCGTGCCGTCTTCGGCCGTGGTCAATGATACCTGCTGATCACTCTCGCCGAAGCCGTAATACTCACCACCCGGGATCGTGTAGGACGGGCCGCTTACCGTTGCGGTATCGGCGGTGTCACTGACGATCAGGCGAACAGGCGGATTGTCCGGCAGCGAACCCTTGCCTGTGGTTACTTCGAAGTAGGAGGTGGTCGGAGTGAGCACCATCTCGTATTCGAAGTTGAAGCGATGGGTCAGGTAGCCGGAGTAACCACTGATGCTGGTACGACGCACGCCGCGGAAGCTACCCTTCACCCTACCCGATGCCGGATCATAGATGGAGAACATGCCCGGACGATGATTGACCGAGACCAGCGGACGCTGGGTATCGCGAGAACCCGGTGCGTGGATGAACGGCTTGTCAGTCATCAGGCGCGACACCACGCACTCGGACAAACGATGGATGTTGGCCGGAGTGCCTGCACGCGGTTTTTCGCCGTACAGATCCTTGGTGGCGCAGTTGGTGATGCGGATCGGCTCCACCAGCGCTTGGTTGGCTGCGGAGAAAGCACTGATCGGGAAGAAGTGCACTGCCAGATCAAACTTCTGCGTAGCCGTGTCGCGAATGTCCGACTGAGTGACGACGTAGACGCCGTCTGGAGTCAGGATGCACTCGCCGCGATGCAGGTAGTCCGCAAACCAGGTCGGGTCGATCAGGATACCGCGATGGTTGGCTCCGAAGATCGAACCATCCATCAGCGAGATGAAACACTCGCCGAACTCGCCGGTGGTCAGGTTCTGCACCTTACCAGCGATCACACCCGCGCCACCCTGGAACACGTATGCGCTGGTTTTGCCAGCGGGGAAGTACGGTGCCTTGTAGCGGTTGTTGGTGTAGATCATCGTCGGCTTGGATGCCGTGGATGCGTCCTCAGAGTAGCAGAGGAAGGCGCCGGTGTTGCCACCATCCGTACCATTGCGGATCAGAGCCACCGAACCATCCGGCTCCACGTTCAGAACCGACCAACGCATCTCCTGATAGCGGAAGGCAGCCTCGAACGCCCCCGACATGTCAATCGGGTATTCGTTCTGTCGACCATAGGAGATCACCGGACAAGCATCTGCGGGGAGCGTCGTCTCCAGAGCCGACAGGGTCGTCGGCCGATCGTAAACGTTCACCTGCGCCGCAGTGACGCCGTGGGGATTGTCACGGCGCGCAGCGTGCGCTTGGATGCGATTGATGATCTCCCAAAACCAATCCGAGTAAGACTTGCCACCCAGATTGGTCGTGTTGTCGGAAGTAGTAGCCGCAACGGGCTTTTCCTTCGACTTTGCGATGGCCTTTGCGAGGAAGGCATCCAGCTTTGCCTTCATCGCCGCCAGTCCCTTGATACTCATCATTCACCCTTTCTGTCAGTTCCAGTTCAGCGGAACAATGTCCTGAGGTGCACCAGAGGCGACCGGGATTGCCGAACCGATGGGAGTGGTGGACGGGCGATAGTTGCCCAGGCGCGTCACCTTGTTGATGTTCAGCGAGGAGATGGATGCTGCACCGGTGATGATCGTACCGATGAACATGTTCATGGCCGACTCCGGAACTTCATCGAGCTGGATAGCGTACACCAGCTTACCAGCCACCAGTCGTACGTAGACATAGAAAGTCTTGTTCGCCGGATCAGCGACCAGTTCGTTGAGGAAGACCGTGATCGGCTCAATCACATATTTACGTCCAGCCAAGATCACATCGGTGGGCTCGGTAAAGGACACGTTCCACTGCGCCGGTTTCATCATGGACAACAGGACCAGATTCGTCGGCGACTTGGTGGTCAGGTTGTACAGCTCTGCCTCGGTGTCACCCTCGACCGTGTAGGTGATCTTGGAGAACGAATCGTAACCCGAGTTACAGCGCGTGATGCACATGCCCTTGCCGGGAATGAACACTCGCTTGGACACCCCGTTGCTGACGTCGCTGACAGAGACGCCTACCTTCTCGAACTTGCGCGTCGCCTTGTTCAGAGCCCAGCGCCACGTCGGATAACCGGAGCTACCAGAGCGCTGGATGTGACGTCCGCCGTGCCCACTGAGGAACCAGTAGTTGTCAGATTCGATCATCGCCATGGCGCCGGCTCGTCGCTGCGTGGACAGGTTCATGCCGATGCTCGTTACGTTCGAATCAGACGCTACGTTGATCAACGAAGCATCGTCCCACGTGATGCCGGTGATCGTACCAGACTTGGTGTTCGGCTCTGCCAGGATCATGGCGGTACTGAGACGAGCGTTGTCCTGCAGGTACGTCGCCACAAACATTGACGGACCCGTACGCGGAATCATCCACTCTACCGTGAAGTCCGCTTCGTTGGCAGTCAGTGGCGGATTGAAGGCAGCGATGACCTTCTGACGCATGGTATCGCGCAGCGAGTCAAACAGCGCCGCAGTAATTGCCAGGGTGTGCGTGTAGGTGAGGTCTGGACTGATACCGCGATAGATCAACGTACGCTGACCATGAACCAACGTCACCTGATCGACCGTGAACTGGTTGAGGTTGCTCAACTTGGTCTCGGTCATCATCATGTACGTCAGTTCAGATACCCCTGTCTTGAACTCTCCGAGCTCCTGACGATACGCCCTGGGGATTGAGCCTTGCAGAGTCCCGAAGTCCAGCGACTTGTAGGTGAAGCTGGTCTCGTAACCAACGTCCCCATAGGCCATGTGTTCCTGCCATCGCCCCGTTGCGGAGTTACCTTCGCAGTGCGTCATTACCTTGTTGTTGCCAAGGAAGATGGGTGCTCCGAAGCGACGACCGAATGCACCACCGAATTGCGGAGAGAACGACACGCTTGAGCCGTACGACTGAGGAGTGTCAATCGTCGGATTCATCAGGCTAGAGATCTTGGTCGTACCCACGAACTTACGACGGATCAGCTGATGGCTATAACTACCCCACCAGTTCATTCGAGACGAGAGCTGGCAGGGAACCATGGATCCGTCGGGCTGACGTTCGTTGACGTAGAGGTAGTCGGTGCCGCGATCACTCACCTCACTACGTACCCGTGCTTGCAGCTTGCCGGAGTAGATGAGATTGATGCCGTCAGTAACCACCTTCATCGGAGCGGTAGGCGGCGAGACCGTACCCAGCTGTTCGATCGGCCACGCCTTTTTGTTGACGAAGTCTAGCTTGAACGTCCATACCCAAACATTCCAGGTGCCGCGAGAGGCCTGACCCGGAGGCGTCCAGTTGAACTGCATTTGGTTTTCAAAGTTGGCGTGGTAAATGCCATCTTCCATGGTCCCGTGGATACCGGCTCGGTTGGCGGGAGAGCGAATCATGGTGATGCTGATGTTGGCCCCATCCGGCGTTTCCCACTGAATCAGCGGAAGGGTAGCTGCATTGGAGCTGGTGCCAACCTGAGTCATCTGCACGGTGTCCTGATTGGTGCGCGTCTGTCCGTAAAGATCAGTGACCTCCCAGCCCGTCTCGTTACGTACCTCGGTGATGTTACCTGCGCGCACCTGCGAGGCCGCGATAGAGTATACCGAGATGGATGCGCCGTTGGCATTACTGCCACGGGGGTTCAGGAAGTAGATGCGGTCAGCGTGCATGACCACGTCAACTCGGCTGCAATTGTAGCCACTGTCGACATCCATCCATTCAGCCGGGATCAAGTTGAGCGGAATGAAAGTGCCGGTATGGGAAGTATCGTCGAACGTCCCCCCGGCCAGCGCGATGAAGACGCCAAGCTGACCGGCGTCATTGCTACTGCGACCGAAGACAACATCACGCGTCGAACGGAACAGCATATCCGGGTAGTGACCAGATGAGCTCAGGAAAGCGGGGGCGTATCGCCGCGAAGTAACGCGGATGTTCAGCGCCACGGCCTGGTTGAGCGGATCAAGTACGTAGGAGTAGTAGATGCCCTTCACGCCACCATCGGTGCCAGCGCGAAGCATGACCAGCGTGCCGTCGTCCTCGATGTTCAGAGCGACGTGCAGATTGTCGGTTGGAGCGATGGCGCCTTCGTAGCTGCCAGACACGCCCACCGGAAGGAAGTTCAGTGCGCCGTAGCGACTGATGGGAAGGATACCCACAGGAACTCGGCCGGCCAGCAATGTATCCAGGTCGGCCTTGGAGTACGCGTTGATCTGCGAGGGCGTTACGACGTGAGGATTGCTGCGCTGAGAGATGTGGTCACTGCTGCCAGCTTTGACGTTGGCGATGACCTGCGCCTTGGTCTGAGACATCCACTTCAGAGCGTTGTCGGCCTTGGCCACCAGAGTTGCCTTGGCACGGAACAGCACACCCAGTCGGGTGAAGAAGCGATCAATTGCCTGCTTTACGGGTGAGGTGTCCATGTGTCTACCTTGTTGCTGAAATAAAAGGAAATAAGGGCTCCCTGCCCGATGCATAGCATCAGGCAGAGAGTAGACCTTATCAGCGTATCCACGTGGCATTGAGTGCAGTCGGGTTCATTGGCATGTCGTCCGTACGGGGGATGGCGCTTCCCGACGGGATGTTGGTCACGGTGAATGTATCCAGGCGCTGCCTCGACACCCCGAAAGATGCCGTGATTGCGCCTGCCGCATTCGTGCGCACCGTAGCCATGTACATGCGATTGAGTGATTCACTGAGCCTTTCGACACTGACCACGTAAACAGGAGATCCTTCGCTCATGGCGACGTAGACATGGATATCCTTGTTCGCGTACTCAGCCAGAGATCCGAAGATCTGACTCAGTCGCATGGTTGTCGCCCCGATGGTGAAGAAGCGACCCAGCATCAGTACTGACTGCGCCCGGACGGTGAACTGGTCACCTGAGTACGGCCAGATCAACAACGTATTGGTCATCCCCAACCCCGTTGCCGAGATCGGAAGAATACCCGACGGAATCAATCCCGCCAGCATCGTGTCAATCTCAGGGATGGAGTAGCAGCCAATGTTGGCAGCCGTGTCAACATGCGGATTGCTCCGACTGTTGATGTGAGCCGCCTGCGTCGCTTCCGCTTCCGTGGTAAGCGCAGCAGCGGTTGTGTTCTCCAACCTGTCCGCATTGTCCGAGGCATAGGCGGCGGCCCTCTTGGCCGCCGCCAACTCATTGATAGCCGCGGGGATACGATCAATGGCTTCCTGCAGGTCTTGCAAGTCCTGTTCTCTACTCATTGTCGTATCCCCTTGGATCAGCCCAGATCGGTTGCTGCGTCGTTGAACGAGTCGGTCAAGCTTGCGATCAGCAAGTCCATGTCGGCACTTGCAGAACCGAAGATCTTCACTTCCTCGAACGAACCCTCGCCCAGGCCCGCGAACAGGCGCCCGGTGATCTGGTTGTTGTACATCCGACCCGGTTTGATCAGCTCAGCGGCCGTCAGGTCCGAAGGTGCCCAGCCCGACCCCGACCACTGCTGCACGGCACCGGTACGGCCATCGATGATGGTCGGACGAGAACCGGGGAGCGAGTCGTACAGGAAGCGAGAGGGGTTGTTCATCCCCAAGTAGCCGATGCTGACCGGACCATCGAACACGGCCAGTTCCGGCAGGTCGTCCACGGAGAACGAGAGCTGCGCAGCGGCCACGTAGTTCTTCAGACGCGCATCCGTCGGCTGGATGGTAGCAGAGCCGGTGGAGTCGAGGATGAAGTCGGTGGTACGGACGGTGAAGACCTTGCCGACACGAGTGACGCGGATACGGCAACCGCCCAGCTGGTAGGCCCAGCCGGTGTTACCGGCGATATCCGCACCGTTGACACGGCGGGTGTCGTTCTGCACGCCATCGCCCCACTTCAGCTTGTTGGTCGACTTGATCAACTTGCTGTCGCGCTGACCCAGGCAGTACTGAATACCCATCAGAGCCATCGGAGCGGTGGTGTTGCCAGCCGGAACATGCTGCGTGGTCAGACCAGCAGCGAAGCCCAGAGAGCCACCCGGAGTACGGGTCACCGTGATGGTACGCACGATCCCGCCGTCATCCACTGCACCGATCACCAGACCGGCCAGACCCTTCGCTGCCGTGCGGCCATCCACCAGAACCTCGAAATCGAAATCTTCGAAGGTCTCATTGGACAGCAACCCAACAACTCGCGGACTGGTACGGCTGTTCTCGGTACGGCCGGTGGCGGTGTTGTACGTCCACGCAGCGTTGTCGGCCGCGTCGGCGTTGGGCTCACCCTCGGTATTGATGGACACGCGACGGTAGGTGTTGACCAGCTCGGTCGGATCGTCCGCATCGGTCTGCATCGAGGCCAGCTCGGAATCGTTCAGCACGATACCCAGACGGCTCACGACACGGCTCAGCGAAGCACCCGGATCACCATTGTCTTCATCCGTGAAGAGCACCTGACCACGCTTGCCGGAGTAGAGAGCCGTATCCAGCTTCTTGCTCAGACGAACGTCGACCTCGCCGGTGGTGTAAGCACCGACCTGAGCGGCCGACACTTCATGCGGGTTGTCCTTGCGATTGGCGTGACCATCCACACCGCCGGAGATCAGCGGCATGACGAACTGCTTGACGCGCAGCGGGGTCATGTAGCGCGTGTTGAGCGCGCCATCGATCGCTTCCTGTTCCGTGGCGACGCCATAGTTCAGGACCGAGCCGAGACCAACCTGAGCCTTGGACACCTGATGCGGGTTGTCCAGGTTGCCGATGTGCGGACCGACCACGTCGTTGTCGTACGCTGCCAGCGCCGTGCGGAAGCCCAGCGGGGTGACGTACTTGTTGTTGACCGCAGTGGTCTCCAACCGACCTGCCGCCTGCATTTCTGCAGTGGTTGCGATGCCGTAGTTCTGCACCGAACCCAAACCCACCTGAGCAGCCGACACCTTGTGGGGGTTGTCGGTACGAGCAGCGAAGGGATCGAACACGGTGGCCTTGAAGTCACCGACGACAGCCTTGACCAGCGAGGGCGTCATGTACCGCGTGTTCAGCGAACCATCCAACGCTTCCTGCGTATTGGCAATCGCATAGTTCTGGACAGAGCCCAGACCCACTTGCGCCTTGGACACTTCGTGCGGATTGTCCTTTCGGTTGGCATGCTGACCCACAACGTCAGTCAGCTGCGCGGCAATGGCCTGCTTGGTGCGCAGCGGCGTCATGTAGGTGGTGTTGAGATCACCCGACTCGGCCTGCTGCTGCGTTGCGATCGGGTAATCCTGCACCGACCCCAGACCCACTTGTGCCTTGGTGACACGATGCGGGTTGCTGTAGTTGGTCACGTGACCGCCGGTCAGCTCACCACTGATCTGATTGACCATGTAGCGAACCAGCAACGGCGTCATGTAGCGGTCATCGCGCTGACCATCCAGAGCTTCCTGCTCGGTAGCGATCGGGTAGTTCTGCACCAGACCCAGACCAACTTGCGTCTTGGATACCTTGTGCGGGTTGCCCAGATCGTTCTGGTGCGTGGTGAACAGATCACCCACCTGCTTCTTGATGGCCTGCTGCGTACGCTGCGGGGTCATGTAGCGGGTGGCGGAGGTGCCGTCCTCTGCCTCGCCAACCGTGGCAATGGCATAGTTGAGAACGTTACCCAGGCCAACCTGAGCCTTGGTGACGTTGTGCGGGTTCTGCTTGTCCTGGAGATGCGCTTCCAGGCGCTGATCCAGAATCGCATTGACACGCAGGGTGACGCCCGCCGGGGTCATGTAGCGCTGGTTGCTGCCACCGTTGCTCGCCTCGGTATCCGAAGCGATCGGGTAGTCGGCCACGTTGCCAAGACCAACCTGGCCCTTGGTGACCTGGTGCGGGTTGTCTTCATCGTTGGCATGTTCGTCGAACAGACCGCGCATGGTCGTGATGCGACCGTCCAGCTGTGCGATCTTGTTGTTGACATGTGCGATGATCGCATCTTCCACGGCACCGGAACCGGTCAGGATCGCAGTGACCATGTTCTCCAGAACGGGGATCAGGTACTCGAAGCCGTAGAGGTCGCCGATGTCGTGGAAGTGGTCCGATGGCGCGAACGTCTCGGGCAGGCCGATGATGTCGCCCCAGTAGACCGGGCGGTTGTCGATGTTGAGGTTCTTGATCGCATCTTCCAGCGCACCAGCCGACACGCTGAACTCACCACCCACGACCTGGTAGAAGATCTCCAGATCGGCAGGCACCTTGGTGTCGGTGATGACGATGGCGCAGCAGACTTCCAAGCCCGTGACGACAGAGGCGTCCTGGTAGAACTCGGTGCAGACATACTGCGTCTTGGGTTCGAGAACCTTGCCGGTGGATTTGACGCGGACCCTCAGACCTTCGGTGTAGAAGGCGCCGTACTTCGGGACGATGACACGATTCTTCCGGCTCGCAGAGGTCGCACCGATGTTGTGCGGTTCCGCCTGAACCAGATTGTTCGTGCTCCGCCCGGTCAGGTCCAGGGGATAACGAATGATAAGCGAGGGCATGTTGACTCCGAAAAAGCTTGGCGGGATGATTAGTCCCGCCTAACCGGATGAAAGGACTTAGGCGGCGATACCGAACGCAACGTAGCTCCAGCCCTGCACACCGATACCATCCCAGCGGAAACGGAAACCGGTAGCACCAACACCATCGACCGTCTGCAGCGAGCGCGAGGGCGAACCGTTCGTCACGTCGTGTGCCTGAGCGACAACAGACGGACGGCCGTTGAACTGACGCATGAAGCCGGTGAAGATGTTGTTCTGCGAGCTGTTGACCCAGCCGAAGCAGACCAGGACAGGTCCGATACGTGCAAAGCCACGCTGACCGTTGGGCAGGTTCTCCATGTTACCGGAACCATCGCCAATGCCGAGCGAGATCAGATACGCACGCAACGCATCAGCCGGAACGTAACGACCACCCGTACCGTTGCCGATATCCCACGCCGACGCCGCCGGCCAATCGTTCAGACTGCCCAAGCCGACGTGCCACTTGTTCGTCTGGTGCGGGTTGTTGGTGTCACCGCGATGCAGTGCGATGTTAGGGTCCGGCTGGGAGAAGGTGTGGATTCGACCGAAGACAGAACCGTCCACCTGAGCAACGATCTCGGCGCCATTCCAGGACAGGTAGATCTGGTTGCCGCTGTTGTTGCGGACCTGCTTGTAGTCTTCCACCGAGCCCAGGCCAAGCTGGCCCTTGGTTACGCCGTGCGGGTTGTCGCGTCGCCCGGAGTGAGCATCGGTGTAAGCCTTGGCGCGGGATTCTGCGGCAGAGGCAACAGCATCGGTCTGTGCGATCGTGTAGGCACCCACCTGTGCAGCGGTCACCGCATGCGGGTTGTTGCGCAGTGCGACGAACGGATCGAAGACCGTGGTCTTGAAGTTGTCGATCGCTTCCTTGGTACGCAGCGGCGTCATGTACTTGACGTTCACCGTACCCTGGATAGCTTCCGGCGACGTGGCGATCGCGTAGTTTTCCACCGAACCCAAACCGACCTGCGCCTTGGAAACAGCGTGCGGGTTGGTCTTGTCGTCGATGTGCTTCTGCAGCAACTTGCCTGCCTGCTCCTGGATCGCCTGCGAGGTCCGCAGAGGCGTCATGTAGCGGGTGTTCAGGATGCCGTCGCGGGCTTCCTGTTCACTTGGCACGGCGTAGTTCTCGACCAGCGCAAGGCCAATCTGCGCACGCGTGACGCGATGCGGATTGGTGTAGTCGGTGATGTGCTCGTCGAGCATCGTGCCCGCCACAGCCTGCACCAGCGCCTTACCCGACGCAGGCGTCAGATAGCGAGTGGTCAGTGCAGCAGCAGCCGCTTCCTGATTGGTGGCCGGCGGATAGTTCTGGACCTGACCCAGCCCGACCTGTTCCTTGGTCACCTTGTGGGGGTTGTCCAAGTCGGTGACGTGGTTGAGCAGATCCTGACCAACGCCCTGGGTGATGGTGTGCTTCAGACCTGCCGGAGTCACGTACAGGTCAAAGGCCGTACCAGCCAGGGTCTTGGCGTTGTCAGCCGTTGCGTAGTTCTCAACCAGCCCCAGTCCGATCTGCGTCTTAGTGACCGCATGCGGATTGTTGCGGCGAGCCACGAACGCGTCGAAGTCCGTACGGATCTGGAAGTTGATCGCCTGCTTGACGCGCAGCGGCGTCATGTAGCGATCTTCAACCGTACCCTGTTCGGCCTGCGGGCGCGTGGAGATGGCGAAGTTCTCCACCAGACCGAGGCCGACTTGCGCCTTGGTGACCTGGTGAGGATTGTTGCGATTGCCCAGATGCTGGGAGAACTCATCGCTCTGTCGGGCATAGATGGCGTCGACCACCTTCTCCAACACTTCGACGGTTTCCTTCATGCCCACCAGATCGTCCAGATACCACTCATGGTCGGTCGGCGGGAAGCGGGTCGGGCGATCGTCCACCTCTTCCCAGGTGGTGATGCGCGGATTGCCGAGCGCATTGGCGACGATCTCAATCGCCTTCTGCGAGTCGACAGTCCAATCGCCACCAACGCACTGGTATTCAGCCAGCTCGATGACGCCGGCCAGCTGCTTGTTGAGGATGGTGATCGAGCCGTACACCGGCTTGGCAGTGGAACGAGACGCACCGATGAAGAAGTGCGTTGCCAGCCAGTCCACGCCGTGGATCATTGGACGACGGGCGCCGTTTGCCTCGCGGAAGAACAGCTTCATGCTGTCCTTGTAGTACGGCGCCGCATTGGGGATGAGGAAGTAATACTCCGAGCTATTCGGAGGCGAGATGACCTGAAGCTCGTTGGTCACCTTGTTGTCGGGCTTCGTCCCCGTCGGGTCGAAAGGCCAACTGACTTTGTTGTCCGGCATGGTTGGCTCCAGCTGTGCGATGACGCTACCTAGGTTGTTAAAAATTACATGCACCATACCATAACGGGTCGGTCAGGCCTCTGAGGTATCGTATAGATTAGGCAAAGGAGCCAGTGATGCCCTACACGTACAAAGCCGCCCGCGTGCGTGGGCGTTTGAGCAGCTCGGTCTGGGAAGATATCGATGCAAGCAACATGGCCATCGATGATCTGCTGACGGATTACTCCAAGGTCTACCTGACCTTGCGTCATCCGTTGATCGACCACGACCTGTTCCTGCTCCTCTCCGATGCCCAGGAGATGATCCCCAACAAGATCCCCTCCTACAAGGTCAACGAGTGGCTGGCGATGATCGGTGATCGCACGCTGCCTACCATGGACAAGATGCCAGATCCCTACTACGGTAAGCTGCGTTACAACGACGCCTTCCGTGCAGGTTACGGCATCCAGCCCACCGTCTCCACGATGCATCACGACTCGGACCTGCCCACCAGCGCCAAGCCTGACCTGATGCTCACCAAGGCGGGTGTGGACTACCAGGAGATGCACAAGTTCTGTCTGGCCTCGGTCAACGGCATGTTCCATCCCACTGCCGCCGGTCCGGATGGGTTCTACATCCTCGACGGTGCGCGCCAGAGTCGCATCGCCAACGAATCGATCGTGGGTCTGTACAACTTCAAGCAGCTCGGTGAGATCGAGATCATTCCGATCACTGCGGACATGCTGTACAAGACCCATCCTCGTCAGGAGTACAAGACGGCGGTCAATCTGCAGATCCCCAAGTCCACCTCGGGTAAGGCGGTGCTGATGGTCATCGGCGGCTACCTGCACATCCTGGACAACAGCTACAAGCAAGTGGGGGATGGTCTGATCAAGATCGACTTCGCCAACCTGCCATGGCTGGAGCGCTACTACGAGTCGCGCAAGCTGCTGGATCTGAGCATGCTCAACTTCAGCGAGTCCTCGGTCAACGTCGATCAGCTCACGCTGGAAGACCTGTACAGCGAAGAGAACATCATCGCGTACATGACCATGGCCAACTCGTTCGTAGTGCTGGTCGATACCGAGCAGCTTTACATCGATCGTCACTTCGTTGAGAAGACCGGACTGAACGGGCGTTACATCTCCCACATCAATCCGGACATGCCGCTGTTTGGTGGCATCGGTCGTGTGTACGAATACTGGCCGGTGGAAGAAGACGGCGACTACGTGCTCCAGACGCTGGACAACACGGTGGACATGTTCAACGCACGTACCACCAACTGGAAGTCGCAGACCTCCATCGACAACACCCGCTACACCAAGAACCAGTTCTTCTTCTCCAAGGCCTTCTTCCTCGAAGTGGGCCGCATCGAGTAAACGGCATAAAAGCATAGAGTCGGGCGCAGGCCCGACTCTATGCCCTAACCCGGAGAAAGTCCTTGTTCAACCCTCGCCGACGGCAGTGCTTGCCTTCGGCTGGTTCAGCTCCTGGATGGTGCGAATTACCTTGCGGGTATCTTCGCGCATCTGGACGAGATCATATTTCAGCCACGCCGGGCATCTGGCGATCACCTGGGAAATCAGGAGATCCAGATCAGCACCGCAAAGGGCACCCAGACATGTGAGGTCTTCTTTCCGGGCTTCGTCCTTCCACACCAACGGGGTGAGGAGAGATGGAAACTCAAAGGCTTGCCCGTTCTCGCGAACGAGCTGCTCGAAGACCGTATTGAGCTTGGCCATCACCATCCGGTCCATACGCTTGCTGGCGGACAAGTGCATGTAAAGGGTAACGGCGAAGATCACTTGCTTGACGTGCAGAGAAACCGCACGCGAGAAGAAGTCACTGAAGAAAGAACCCAGCGAGGACTTCATCGACGTGGAAATGGATCCGCTGACATTCATGTAAGGTGTCTCAAAGGCAGCATCAACGTAAAAACTCCCTGCCCCCTTGGTAGGAGGCAGGCCCTGGTTTTAGCGCGGCAACAGCACGAGGTTGGAGTACGGGCTCGAATAGATCGCCGCATCGTCAACCGTTTCGACAACGGTGGCGAAGCGGAAAGCCTGCCCGGATTCCTTCCACGTTACGACCGTGACCTTAGGCGACAGTTCCGCAATCGCGCTAAGGGTATTACGAACAGCGATATCCTGCCCCAGGGTCAAGCAAAGCTTCGCCTGCCCCTTTTGAGTATCAGTGTCGAACCCGACCATGGCCTCGAAGGACTTCATGGAAGTACTGACTTCAGGGAGAAGCTTGGTCTTGCTTGCGGACTTACCCGGGGTGGATACATAGAGTAGGTCGGTAATGTCGGTGTAGACCATTCCAGCCTTACGCTCCAGCGTCGCCTCCAGGATACTCTCCAGCGTACCGAGCACTTCCAGCGCCCGGAATGCCATCCGAGGCGGGTTGAGTTCTTCGGTCAGCGGGAGGTGGCGTGCCGTGTTGGACGACTTGGAGTTCTTGTCGTCATCCTGACGAATCTGGTATACACCGCCCACCAGCGAGACGTCCAGACGACGCGAGTTACTGCGCGTCATGAAGGTGTCGCCGTATTCGAGCAGGTCAGCGTACACGTCCTTGTGTAGGATGTTCTTCAACTTGCCAAAGATCAGCGAGTTGGCAGTGGAGCGATCCACATGGTTCTGGTAGGTGCGAACCAGCTCCATCACCGGATCGGTGTGCTTCAGGAACATCACGCTGTAGCACGAGTTGGCAATCGGCTTGCCATGGTATTCGATCTTTTCCTGCAGGTCACAGGTGTAGTAGATCGTCCGCCCATCCTTAGACGCATTCTCGGTGCTGATGTGGGTGTTGAACAACCACCCGGACTGGTAGATCAGTCGATTGCGATCGTTGTCGCGATTCCAGTAACCCTTGCCTGGAGTGAGGTCACGTACGGTCAGCTCGACTTTGTTGATCGATGCAGACACAGCACGCGTTGCCAGGCTGTCGGCCAGAACGTTACCGAGGTTGCCGCTGTGACCCTTGACCCAGTTGTAACGAGTCTTGACCCCAGCGCCTTCCACTTCACGCTTCAGCGCGAGCAGTTGTTCCCACAATTTTCGGTTAGGCACTTCATGGCCATCCGGGCGCATCCACCCGCGACTTTCCCAGCCCTTGTGCCATTCGGTCATGCCCTTCAGCACGTACTGACTGTCCAAGTGCATGGTCACCGCTTTGAGCCCGTGGTCACGGACAAAGGTGAATGCTTCAATCGCTGCCATCAATTCAGCGATGTTATTGGTAGATCCGTCAGGCAGCGTCCCGAAGAAGTCGACGTAATCGACGACCGTAATCGAGGGCTTGCCAGATGCTTTCATTTCGTAGCCACCCGCTTCCGGGTTGGCCTTTGGACAGCCCGAACCTTGCTTGGGCGCTTCCAGTGTGAAGGTGTAGCCATGAATGCCCCAGCCGCCTGGGCCGCGTGGTGGCATGCACCCGCCGTCGGTATAGAGTACCGCGTGGGTCGCTTTGATTTCTTCGTTCTTCTCTGCCATGTCACAACCGCCGCTAGTTTCCTATCTGATTGGCGGATCAGGTAAAGAAATACTAGCGGCGACGCGGGCCTCCCGTATCGAATGCCGGAGTGACATCCTGAGTCGGTGCGGTCGAGGTGACAGGCGGTGCAGGTGGGACTTCGTCTCGCTTCAGAGCCTCGATCCTGTCCACGAGCTGAGAGGTTTCCGGCGTGGCATTGGCAGCCTCACGTCGAAGTGCTGGAGTCTTGCCATCACGGGCCAACAGGGCGTTGGTCAAGTCAGTGACGAGCAGCAGAGACTCTGCGTACTTTGCCTCAAAGCGCACAGACCTCGTACGCTCCAGTTCAAGATCCTCAGCAAGTGTCTTGACTTTCCCCTGCTCCACTTCCAGCTGGTACTTCATCAGTGTTTGCTGATGATACGTCGTACCGGCCTGAGTGTTGTAGGTGATGACCTTATCGGCCATGTACAGAAACATCAGGAACAACATGACGTTCAGTACAGTCATCGCAGTGATGATCTTGTTCTTGCGGACAACCTCTTTCAGATCTGCATTACCCAGGACCACTTCCTTGAGGAAGGGCCAGATAGCGAGAAGCCCTTTCAGCAGGCTGTACAGCATTTTACGTTTCCCCCGTGGGAGTAATGGTATGGCTTCTCATAGTGATCTTTCTCCAAACTTCAGCACCGAGGTGTTTAGATGCTTAACCTGAAGGGCTTTATGGTCATTGGACCAATGGCCGACAACGCACCCAATGTCGTGGCTGACTTCGGTGAGATCTCCGCCAAGGCGCTGACCTACGCAACCGATCGACTCCTGTATACCTCGCCTGAGGCCAAGGGTGTGGGTCTGGTCGTCTTCCAGAGCATCGAGGAAGGTGACGAGGCGACGGTCGAGCCGCCGTTCGATATCCACGACAACATCCTGAAGATCGGCGCGTGGTGCTACAACGCATCCGAGCAGGGCATCATCACTGGCACCCGTGAGGACTTCCTCACCGCCCTGATGAATGAGTGGGGCGACAAGATCGACAACGTCTCCTTCGGCGACCTGGTCACCGACGGTTCGCGTTGGATGCCGGAGTTCCTCACCTGGCAGCTGACCGCCGGTACGAACGTCCCCGAGAACCGACTGAAGATCTGGTTCTCCGACAAGGCCTTCCGCCTGCAGTACGATGCGTACACCATCCGCGTCGTGCCGCCGATCGACAACCTGGATGACTTCTTCGCCGACCCGCTGGACGTACAGGCGCTGGTCAACCTGCGTTCGGTCTCCGAGACGCTGGAGCGCGTGGACGCTGCTGCCGATGGTTCCCCGTACACCACCGTGCGCGCCGACGTGTTCGACTACCAGGATCCCCTGGACCCGACCTTCAAGGTGCCGACGAACTGGACCACGATCCACTACGGCATCGCGGGCAACAACATCGACACGATCAAGGAAGAGATCGTCAAGCACATCCTGGAGAACTCCACCCACCCCCGCGAGGACTGGGTCAAGATCTTCCCGGATCTGTTCACCAGCACCGAGTTTATCATGATTCCGAACTGGCTGCAATACGCCACGGAAAACAAGACTCACCAGGCTGGCATCTTCTCCCCGATCCTGCGCCACAAGGACGGCTTGCAGCTGGCGCGCTGGGCCTGCAAGAGCCCGGGTTACAACGACGATCACTTCATCGAGTACGGCACCACCTTGCCGGTGATGTTCAAGTCGATGTCGCTGATGGTCGTGGGTGGTCCGGAGAATCGCAACGGCACCTTCCTGCTGACCGATTACGTGAAGGACTACATCAACGTACCCTCCACCTCGATCGACTACTCGCGCCAGTCGCCGGAAACCCGCGAATGGACCCAGCTGCTGTCCACCCTGCTGGTGGCTGCTGAAACCATGACCGAGTTCTCCGACGTCCCGCAGAAGGTCAATCGCCTGATCCGCAACGGCGTCATCTACGCGGCGGCCAGCTTCAACAAGGTGCAATATCTGGTCGTGGCCAAGGCGTGGCTGGAAAAGCAGTCCATCCCGCCCGTGCCGCAGACGTGAGGTGATTGATGGCGAGTATCCTTCCGCCCATTGAAACCCAGGGTCAGTTTGAACTGCGCTCGCCCTGGGCTGCTGACGCGGCCGTGGTCTACACGGTCAAAGCAATCCGTACGTTCCCGGAACTCCTCCAGGCTGACATCGACATCTTCGCTGAGTTCTATCAGCCGATGGGCCTGGAGGAGAGTGACTACTTGGCTGACCAGTTGGGCGATGCTTGCATCGTCACGCTGATCTCGGACAAGAAAGCCACGATCAATGTCCCGGACACCTATATCGCCAAGTACCCCGATCAGGACATCGTGCCCTACATGCGCACGATCTTGGCGGTCAACTTGGGGATGGTTCCCAAGGACATGCCTCTGGAGTTTGTGAGTGAGCAGGTAGCCGCTGCCGTTTCCTCGTCGTTCGGCATCGTACCTGCAATCTCCCTCGCTCAGGGGCCATCCACCGGCGTGGTGACCACGACGCAGCATGAAGCGCTGGAACGGGCGCGAGCTGCTGCGACTACCAATCGTGACACTACTGAAGCCCGACTGATTGCCGCCAATACCGAGATCGCTCGGCTGCAGGCAATCATCAAGGACTACGAGCGCCAGATCATGGCACAGACCACGATCACGTAAACAACATACGGGGAGGGGCGCGTGCCCCTCCCCTATGCCGTCAAGTGTATTTGAGATTCGGTGCAGTCACGCTGGTCGAGGCCTTGACCGTATCTGCTTCGATCGTGCCGCCGGAGATCGTACCTGTCATCTTGGACGTGCCAGTGACCACCAGGTTGCCGATGGTAGCAGTGCCGAGCACGCCGAGGTTCTTGGCGATCTCCACGTTGCCCGTGACGTCCGTATCCGGAGCATCGATGAGCACGTGCTTTGTCTTCATGGAGATCTCATTGCCCGCCGTCATCTCAATCTTGTCGGCGGCCTTCATGAGGATCTTCTTGCGGTTCAGCTCAACCAGCGTCTTGTCGGCGTTGAGCAAACGCAAGATCGTATCCACCGAGTCGAACTCGAACTCGTTGCCCTTCTCATCGGCAATGAAAGCGGCTCCGTCTTTCAGGTTGACCTGAATGGTGAACTTGGCCTTCTCACCGTTCTTGGTGGAGTTCTCGAACATGAAGTACTGTTCGTGGGAGGACATCTCGATGTAGTAGCAGTTGCCTTCCTTGGTGCCGTCTTCCTTCTCACTGGTCACGCCAGAGATCGAGAAGCGAACCGTCTCCAACTTGCGCAGGTTCAGGTCAAGGTCCAGACAGTGCCAGTACAGCTGCGGGGCGTCGCCGAACTTCAAGACGATCAGGCGCTCACCACGACGTACGTTTGGCGGAGTCTGGCGATTGTTACCCCCCAGGTTCAGCCACTGCGCCGACGGAGTGATGGTGGTCTCCACTTTCTCGGTGTAGGCCTTACCTTCACCGTCCACACCCTCCACCTCGATCTCTTCGTTCTCGGCAGTGATCTCACCATCGGCCATCGGGAAACCTTCCACCAGCCACACGCGCAGTTCAGTGGCAGGCTTGTTGTCTTCGTCGGTTTCGATGGACAGGTTTTCTGCCGCGTAAGCAAACGAGTGGAAGTGGAAGCCTGACGGCAGTTCACTGAGATTGCCGGGCTTAGCTTCGTTCATGGACATACCTTCGTATTTAGTTACGCGCCGTTCTCAGGTTATGTAGAACAGCACGAAAGGGTTCGTATGCGAATTGAAAAGGTCGAGCTCGTAGGATATACACGTCTTGCCACGTTGAACAACATCCACGAGTTCATCTATACCCCGACCTCAGACTACCAGCTGATTCTGGGGACAAACGGGAGCGGTAAGAGTTCGGTGATGCGCGAGATGTCTCCGCTGCCTCCGAACAAGGAAGACTTCACCAAGGGTGGTCGTAAGGTCGTTCAACTGACCCATGACAACAGCAACTACATCTTCACCTCGCTGATGACTGGTGGCACTGGTAAGCACAGCGTCTTGAAGGACGGGGTGGAACTCAACACCAGTGGACTGGTTACGTTGCAACGTGAGATCGTCAAGCAGGAGCTGGGACTGGATCAGGAGCTCCATGACCTGCTGACCGACCGTATCCGCTTTAGCCGTATGCGTGCACAGGAACGTCGTCACTGGATGACCCGACTGTCCACGGCCGACTATGGCTACGTCATGAGCAAGTACAAGGAGTTTGCTGCTCGTGCTCGTGATGCTGAAGGTTCCATCAAGGAATACGAACGTCGCGTGATTCAGCAGACTGCTCGACTGCTGGCACTGGAGGACATGGACAACCTCGACGGACGCATCGCTGACCTGACCGCCGAACTGGTTGAGCTGTTCTCTCAGCGCAAGACTGACCTGCCGCATCTGAACAACGTGTGGCATCAGTACAACCAGACCATCGAGCAGCTGGAGCGTGATTCCAAGGCACTGCTGAAGATCAACTCCTTCTTCCCGGCCGAATACAAGTTCGGTAGCGTTGAGGAGATGCAGGAGCACATCTACAAGCTGCAGGGCGACCTCAGTGGTGCTCGTGGTCGCTTCGACGTGTACTCCCGTGACTACGCCGACATGGAGACGGTGATTCGAGCACTTGAAGAATCTGGCGCGGACAGCTTGGACAAGTTGCGGGAGATGCAGAACAAGCTGGGCGCTGACATTGCGGCGATCGATGCGCAGATCATCAACTTCGCAGGCGCCAGCCCGAACAAGAACACGCTGTCCGATTCCCACGACGTCATCAACACCTTCGTGGATATCTTCTCCAACCTGCCCGACAACTCCAACCGCTACTACACCAAGCAGCGGCGCGAGGAAGTGCGACAGGAGTTGACCGAACTCAAGCGCCAGATCCAAGGCGAAGAGAACAAGGTCGCCTCGGTAGAGCGCCGCATTGAGATGATCATGTCGGCCAAGGATTCCACCTGTCCCAAGTGCGGGTACGTGTGGAAGGAAGGTGTCAGCGAGAACGAGATCGATGGCCTGTTGGAAAACAAGGCTGCGCTTGAAGCTGGCGTGAAGGTGCTGGAAGGTAAGTGTGTTGACCACGAACGCTATCTGGAAGAGATCGATGCGATCGCCTTGCAGTACACCCGCTACACCAAGCTGTGTCACGACTATCCGCGTCTGGGTCCGCTGTGGGATTACGTGGCGTCCAACAACTGCATGTCGCACAATCCCAAGATGCACTCTGGGATGATTCACACGTGGATCAACGAAGCGACGATGTTGGTGGAGCGCGCACAGAAGGTCGAGGATCTGGATCACATCGAAGCTGCATTGCGCAAGTCTGACATTGCAGGTGGTGGCGAGGGTACGCACTACAGCAAACGTCTGGCTCGTCTGGAGCAGGACATTGCCAAGACCTCCAGCGAGATCGCGGTCCTGTCCAGTGAGATCTCTTCGCTGACCACGGTCAAGTCCCGCATCGATGAACAGCTGGCTCGTTTTGCTGATCTGACGGTACGCATGTCTCAGGCTTACGAGCATGTCCAGAAGATCATCGAGATCGAGAAGAACAATGGCATTGAAGGTGTGATCTCCACTCACCAGACTCAGCTGGCAGCGCTGCAGCAGAAGATGACGGAGAAGATCACCCTGACGGCCATCATCGAAGATCTGCGCAAGGCCATGGAGGAAATGGAAGTCCGACGGCGTGCACTGCGAATCATTGAAGAAGAGATGTCTCCGAAGAGTGGTTTGATCGCTTCTTTGGTACTTGGATTCATCAATGCGCTCACAGATCACATGAACTCTGTCATCGCTCCTATCTGGGAGTACGACATGACGATTCAGTCGTGTTCGATGGATGATGGGGATCTGGACTACAAGTTCCCGTTCATGGTGGCCGCTAGCAACAAGGCCATCAGTGACGTGTCGGAAGGATCGGACGGGCAGGTGGAGTTGTTTGACTTCGCCTTCAAGCTGACGGCCATGGTGTATCTCAATCTGCAGAACTACCCGCTCTGGGCTGATGAGTTGGGCAAGTACTTCGATGAGACGCACCGCTCGAAACTGATGCTGTTCTTGAAGAACGTAGTGGATGATCGCACGATCACGCAGGTGTTCCTCACCTCCCACTCCGCCACTCAGTACATCACCATGAATCAAGCACAGGCCTGCGTCCTCAATCCTGCCAACATCGTGGTGCCTGATGTCCACAACGAACATGTGGTAATGCGCTAAGGAGGAAAACGATGGCAACTGATTTTGTGGAAAAGAAGTTCACGGCGGCTGAAGTAGCCGCCCTGCTCACCAGTGCCGAGGACATGGGCGGTGGTCTGATCAACATCTTCGGCAATGATGTTGCCCAGGTGCTGATCACCGAAGGCGCAAGCACGGACACCATCCGTGCGCACTACCGCAAGGTGATGCAGGCGCTCAGTGAAGGCTTCCTTGACCTGCGTGCACCGAACGTACAGAAGACGGTCTTCGTCAATCTCGTGCGTCGTATGGTGCAGGCTGGCACCAGCTCGGTCACCGAGATGGACAAGGAAACCAAGCGCATCCTGACGCGTTGCTACTTCACCAGCACCTACGCGGCCAGTCTGCTCAAGAGCATGCATTTCGATCGCATGGCTCAGAGTCAGTACGTGTACATGGTGCGGGACGCGGCATAGAGGGAGGGGCTTCGGCCCCTCCCCTTATGTTGTTACTTGTAAACGCGCTTGAGGTGCTCGTAGCTCTCGCGGTAGGCATTGGCAGCCAGAACCGCGTGGTAGTACAGCGTGCTCAGCGCTTCGGCACGCGAAGCCATGCGCCAGCCCATCTCGGCCATGTACTTCAGCTGCGGACCGGAGATGCGTTCGAAGCCGGGTTCACGGTTGGTGATGCGCTTGGCCAGCTCACGCATCAGTTCGTCGGCACGATCCAGGTAGCCGTTGAGCTTGGACAGATCCAGCTCGTTCATCATCAGGGCCAGATCGTTCAGGCGTGCACCAGTGCGCTCGTAGGACTGAGCAGAGGGGTACAGCGAACCGAACGGACGATCCTTGAGCTGATGGCTGGCGCTGTCGGAGAAGCAAGCCAGCAGGCCCTGCAGCGTGTCAGCCGGACCCTTGTCCGAGAGCATGCTGCTGCGGCCGGAGGTGATGCTCTGCAACTTGGACGGCTCGCCGAGCATTTCACCCAGCCAGCCCACGCAGTCAGGCAGCTCGGTCACAGCAAAGCCGGAGAGCTCCTTGTAGGACTTGTGCAGCTCCTCGACCATGGTCGGGTAGTCGCTGACCAGCCCACGCGGGATCGGCAGCTCCGCCACGGCCAGCGAGGTGTAGGGGTACTTGCTGATGAAGTTGTGGATCTGCAGCGTATTGAAGCCAGCACGCACCTTCAGATCCTTGCTGAAGGCTTGCTTCAGGTAGGTGCTCACGCCCTTGACGAAGGTGTCCAGTCGGCCGGTGAAGGCGTTGATGTACTGGTCGCCGATCATCGCTTCGGTGGAGATCTGCTCGCTGAGCTGCTGGACCTCGTCAAGCCCCTGCTCTTCTTCGACGTCATCGGGCAGTTCAATGTAATTCATGTTCGAGTTCCTTGACTCAAGGTTGATAGGGGTGCGTGTAGAACGCTGCTCATAAAAATAAACGTACGGACGCTATCGTTTGATGATTTCCCAGACAACAGGTGTGCAAAAATGTCGTTGATTGGCGGTTTTACCCAAGCCCCGGAGTTTCGTCCGAACCTGAACATCGGTGCCTGTCTGGACATTCCCACGGGCAACTACTTCAAGGGCATCCATGATGAGATGATTCTCAATGGCGGCCTGAGTCACACCACCGGCATCGTGGCGCGTGCGAACATGCACAAGTCCTCGCTGATGCACCACATGTACCTCACCACCCTGGACCGACATCGTTCGTCCGAGGGTAACTCCTATGACACCGAGTATTCGCTCGGCAACCCGCGCCTGATGTCGCTGGCCAAACACATGCCGAACATCGGCGGTCGCAACCTGCTGGCCGAAGGTCGCCTGAGCATCACCACGCCCGCCGAGCAGGAAGGCGATGAGTGGTTCGAGCAGGTCAAGGAGATGATCGAGGTCAAGAACAAGAACAAGTCGTTCCGTCAGCTGACCCCGTTCGTCGATTCGCAGGGACAGCAGATGTCGTTCCTGTATCCGACCCCGATGGAACTGGACAGCATCAGCCAGTTCGAAGTCTCCACGATCACCAAGAAGCGTGAAGACAACAACATCGGCGCCAAGGAACAGAACCCGCTGGAAATGCACGCGGCCATGGCCAAGAGCCAGATGGTGCGCCAGATGCCGAAGCTGGCTGCGGCCGGTGGCATGTACATCATGATGACTGCTCACGTGGGCGACGTCATCAACATGGATCCGCACAAGCCGGCACCGAAGAAGTTCGCCATGATGAAGGGCGACGCCAAGGTCAAGGATACCCCGGAAAAGTTCACCTTCCTGCTGAACAACTGCTGGCACATCACCCGTGCTGTGCCGCTGATCAACAAGCAGAACGGTACGCCGGAGTTCCCGCGTGGTTCGGACGATGCCCTGAAGGGTGACACCGATCTGATGGCCATCTCCATGGTCAACCTGCGCGGCAAGTTCGGTCCGTCTGGCCTGCCCATCGAACTGCTGTGCTCGCAGTCCGACGGCCTGCTGCCGACCCTGAGCGAGTTCTACTACCTGAAGAACTCCGACGGCTTCGGCCTGGGTGGTCATGACCGCGCGTACTTCCTCGAACTGCTGCCTGACGTCAAGATGCAGCGTACGACCGTCCGTGGCAAGTGTGGCGAGGACAAGCTCCTCCAGCGCGCCATGGAGATCACCTCCGAGCTGTGCCAGCTGGTCAACCTGCGTCATGACTTCGACCGGTCCCTGCTGTGCACTCCTGCAGATCTGTACAAGGATCTGAAGGAACGTGGCTACGATTGGGATGAACTGCTCGGCGGTACTCGCGGCTACTGGCTGTTCGAGAACGACGAGAAGATCGAGCCCAAGAAGTTCCTCTCCACGGCCGACCTGCTGCGCATGCGTAAGGGTCTGTACAAGCCGTGGTGGTACGACGGCGCGGCGCGTTAAGCGCCGCCTTCACCGAGACAGGACAATGCGTTCACAATTCCCCGAAGTGGTGGAGAAGCTGATCAAGATCTTTGATCAGCACGGCAAGGGGCTGCGCGATGTGCAGCTCCTGCTCAACGACACCTGCCCGGCTGGCTGGAGCCATCTGAGCAGCGAGAGCATCATCGAGGCAGTCAACAAGCACCTGCGCATTAAGCTAGGTCTGCTGGCTGCCGATACCTTCGATGCCCGCGAGTGCCTGATCCAGGAAGACTCGGTCGGGGACTGGGTATATGGCTTCAAGACCTACGTCATGCCGGCTCTGGTCAAACACGAGCTGGTCTGATGGTACACACCGACGATTTGAAAGAAGACGAGCTGAAGGTCATTGTAGCGGGTAGCCGTGGCTACTCGAACTATGACTTCGTCAAAGCGCACTTGAAGCTACTGCTCGATACGCGCGGAAAGTTCACCGTGGTCAGTGGCTTGGAAAAGTCCGGCCCGGATATGCTCGGCGTTCGATTCGCCGAAGAAAACAACCTGAAGTGGGAAGGTCATGCTCCTAAGTGGGACGACCTCGAAGCTCCCGGGGCGGTGATCAAAACGAATAAGTATGACAAGCAGTACAACGCCAAAGCGGGTATGGACCGCAATCTCGCTATGGCGCAAACTGCAAGCATACTGGTCGCTTTCTGGGACGCCAAGTCCCCCGGCACTCGCAACATGATCATGGAAGCGAGAAGGCTGAAGCTGGAAGTGATCGTTTTCATCGTGAACGTGGAGAAGCAAAGTGGCGACGAAGAACCGTAAGGAGGCCATGGACTTGTACGTCGATGTCCTCACCGAAATGTTGGGGAGTCGCGAACAAGCGCTGTGGCACAAGGAACAGCTCTTCGATCCGATGAGCGATGCCGAGTTTGATGACCTGATGGCCAAGTTCGAATCCGGTGAGGAGATTGCTCCGATCATCGTACCGAACCTGACCGACGTCAAGTTGAAGATGGAACGCAACTTGGCGGTGGCCGAGAAGTACGAGATCCCGATCTTCCAGCACATCGAGATGACCGACGCCGTCACTGGCGTTCCGTTCGTGACCCCCAAGAAGTACATGGTCGTGGACATGCCGGTTCGTCTGCAGGTGGAAATGCTGGACAAGAAGATCAAGATCCCCGAAGACAACAAGCACGTCGACGAACGTACTGGTCAGCCCACTGGTCCGTCCAAGGGCAGCTCGGTCTCCTTCCCGGAACTGCAGGTCATGTCGGCGCAGGGCTTCAACGCAGCCATCAAGGAACTGCTGCGCTGGCGCGGGGGCGACGAGGTTGGCTTCCAGGCCATGAACCGCCAGATCGTGGACAACGGCACCGTGCGTCTGGAGACGCTTGCTCGACTGCCCACCAAGGTCAAGAGCACCGAAACCCTGGGCGCCTACTTGATGGCTGCCCATCTGGACAACAATCTGAATCTTTGAGGTAGCTTTCCATGGAACACGTGCAGTCCTTCGGCGGTAGCGTCAATGCAATCTTCGACGCTGTGTTCGTCAACCAACTGCGTCTGGCTGGACAGGGGCGCATGACCGAGAAATACTTCGGCCACCTGATGGAACAGCTGGAGGAATTCGCCCACAACACGAACGTGGCTCTGTTACCCAATACCGACGGAGCCGTGATCGAACAGTGGGTGGAACTGCGTGCCAACGTGGACATGTTCAAGCTGATCATGAACATCACCATGGAATTGCGCTTCCACCTCAGCGGCGAGGACAACTGGGACGATACGGTCAAGGCCATTGGTCGTTCGGCCTGTCGTCTCACCAGCGCAGACTGGCTGGAACAGGAAGATCCTGACTACCAGAAGAACTCGCGCGATGAGGAAGAGCTGATCAAGCTGATGAACGAGAACCCCTGGCTCGTCACTGTCCAGCTTCTGTACTGGGCTCTGCAGCGCGTCATGGGTGATCAGCGCAAGCTGCGTATCTCCTTCATGGAGGAAACCGATGGCGAGCAGAAGTGACGACTACCACCACCGCATCCACGTCATGTTGGATGTGTTGCTGGATACTCGCATCGCAACGGTAGCCAGTATCGACGGGGAAGCTGCGGCGAAGATGCTTGGCAACCCCGCCTATCTGGAACGCCTCCACGATGACATGGAGGAGATCACCGAAGGGCGTGTCTCCAACGCTGCTTATCGCAAGGCATACGCAGAGCGTGACGTGAGCATTCTCGCACTGGCTCGTCCAACGGGCGCGTTCAAGGCGCTGGATGACCTGAAGCGATCACTGGCTGCCAACATTCCCAACACGCCGTTCGCTGATGGCTTCTCGTTTGAGATCAACGTCTGGCCCTACCAGATGGATGCCGAGGACATGGTAGCCATCGAGTCGGCTGTGGCGTTCTGGTTGGGGACGCGCACCAGCATCAAGGTGGTCAACATGCCGCTGCGAGATCTCCATCCGTACCGGCTGTCCAACGGTTACAGTGCAGTGTTCCTCTACTCGCTTGACGAGTGGGCAAAGCTGCACGGTAAGGATGTGATGAACATGCCGATCCGTACCGTGTCGTTGTTCTGTCCGAGGCTTTACAAGGACAGGGCGCTGACCGAGAAGGAATGTATCATCGCTCCAGACAGTGCGGCGTTGGATCCCTTTGCCGAGACCGTGAACATGTGGCGTGACTTTGTGGGCATCGTCTTCTTCCCGGCGGCTGTCTACTCAATCATGTCCTAACGGCATACAGGCAGGGCGCGAGCCCTGCCTGCTGCTATACCCTATTTCTTTTCCTTGTCCTGACCGTCGCTCACACCTTGACGCTGCATGCGCGAGGTGAACTCGGCGTAGTTCTCCGAAGACACGCCCACCTCGGTTTCGCCTTCGACGAACACCGGTTCGGGCAGACGCGCTGCGTCGTCGGCCTCGTAGGCCTTACGACCCTTGGCTGCGTTCTCCTTCAGGAACGGGTCGGTCGAGCCGTCGTCCTTGAACATGCGCACCACAGCGCTTGCCACCAGGCGATCGTTCTCCGCACCCTTCTCGGCAATGCCGAGCTTCTTCTTGCCCAGAGCAGTCTTGTCCAAATCGGACAGTGCTTTGAGCACAACAGTACCGCCCTTGGGGTCAGCGACCAGATCAACGTCTGCGTCCTTGACCAACTGGAGGCGGCGTGCCTGGGTGTACTTCAGGACCGCATCGTCATCTGCCGGATCACTCGGCATGTATCGATCGGCCAGTTTTACGCACTCTTTCTGCATAGCCGTTCTCCATTGAAAAAAATCACAAGCCTATATCATTCATGGGAAGCTGCATTCAAGAGGTTACATGAACATCTTCAAACGTCTGATCCGATTGCTCGGATTTGGCAGGCTGCGGGAAGAAGTAGTGAAGGATCGCCTTCAAAAAGAAGCCACGCCGTTGCTGTATCGGAACAAGGAACTACTTGACCTTCTGGAACCCTCCGGGAAAGAAATCCCTCGGTCCATGCTCCGTCAAGTCACGCTGAAGACCCACATCGATGGGGCCGAAGCTTTGATTTCCTCCTTGCTCCTCACTGCCAACGGCATTAAGACTGGCGACGGGTTCCCGCCCTCCGCCGTCACTTCCATCCAGCGCGATCCCGAGTTGCGTACGATGGAAGAGTTCCTGGTTACGATGGACGGACATGTCCTTAGTGCCAACGAGACCCTGCCAAAGCTTCAAGAGTTCTACGGCAGGCTGTGCAATGCAATCGAAAGTAAGAAAGAAAACGAGGGGTACTTTCAGCGCGTCAACGAGAAGTTGTTGGAGGATGTGGCCGAGGTTGTGGCCGCGTTTAGCTTGATAGCCAGAAAATGGAGATAATGTCGAAGTGATCGACATCATTACCACGGCTCCTGAGAAAGCTCAGAAGTCATGACCGAGAAAATCACCCGGCTGCTATCACTGCCCGACAAGGGTAGAATGAAGGCTATCGGTGAACTGACCCGTCTATGGCGAGATATACTCGCGGAGCGTCAGGTCGGTCCGTTGCATTGGGGCAAGTTGATGGTGGATCACATCAACAAGTCTCATGGTCGTTCGAAAACGCATTCCAAGAAAAGGTCTACGGACCGTGGCAACCTCAACAGGCAGTTGGCTCAAAACAACATGTCCTGGAAGATGTTCCGCCGCGCGATCCGTTTCCTGAACCCGCGCAGATCGTGGATTGAGTTTCACACGGAATGGGATGAGGGACCGAACACGGTGATCTCACTGGACATCCACAGACGTCCTGGTGAGACCTTTACTCCGGTAAAGCCCTCTGGAGAAAAGTTTGATTTCGGAGAAGAACCGCAAGATGTCAACCTCGGAAAACGAACAGGTCGGACCGGGTAGCGATGGAGATGACCACATCAACATCTACACCGGGGGTAAGACCAAGCTAGGCCGTTTGCTGAGCAACTTGGCACCAATCGGTTTCATCCACCCTCAACACGGCAAGTTCAACACCGTGGAGGGGTTCTGGTATTGGGCGCGATGCGGTTACATTGAAAAGCACTGGGAAGACTTCTCCACCGCAAGCGGCTTTGATGCCAAGCGGTTGGGTAAGACGCTGCCTCGCGTTGAGGCGGCAGATTTCCATGAGCAGATCAAGAACGTCATCGAGCTCAAGATCCGGCAGAATCAAGAGCTGCGCGAACTGCTGCGCGAGTCGACCCTTCCGCTGTGTCATTACTACTGCTACGGCAGTGGCGACAAAGTGAAGGTGATTGACATGAGTGAGAAATACTCGTGGCAGATCGAGCACATCAACTCCATCCGAAATGTACTGAAGGGAAATACACGAAATGACTGAGTTCAACCCGAACCGCGAAGGCATCGACCACATCAACATCAACCGCAATGCGCGGTCGGCGTTGGGTCGCCTGTTGCATCCCGCTACCACCCTGCCTCTGGACCATCCCGAACACGGGAAGTTCGCCTCTCTGGAAAACTTCCGGATGTGGATCAAGACGGGGATGTCGGTGATGCGCCTGCGCCACGTACCGGTGAACCGGGCCATCGAAATCGCTCAGACCCTCCCGCGTGGGAACGTCACTGCTGATGCGATGGAAGACCTGCTGTGCGAAGGCCTGGGCTTCAAGATCGAGCAGAATGAAGACCTGGCCAAAATGCTGCGCGAGTGCAAGCTGCCGATCGCCGCCTATCACGTCCATCGTGACGGCGACAACAATCTGGTGGTGAGCAACTACTCCCAGCCGCTGGACTGGATGCTGCAGCATCTGGCACTGCATCGCCACTGCTGCTAAGTAATGATGGCCCTCTCCCGTAAGGGGGAGGGCTGTTATGCCCTTACTCTTTTTTTTTGCCTAGCTTATGACAGTTCCAGGGAATCACGACTATGGCCAAGCGCCTTGCTAGCACCATTTTCTCCAAGGGTGCCAAAGATAAGATCTTGACGGTTGACCCGTACAAGATTGCCGATACCGTATCTCGCAACAACATCACCTCCAAGCTGGCAGGCATGGCAGGTGGCCTGACTGGTAAGCTGGGCGCCTTTGGTTCCAAACTGGGTAAGCTGGCTGACGTCAAGGGCAAGATCTCTGCGGTTAAAAGTAAGATCGATGCCGTCAAGAACTCGGCGGCACTGAAGGCCGTCAAGAACGGTATCGCCACTGTCAAGAAGGGCGTGGAGACAGCCCGTAAGGCGGTGGGTATCGCCAAGGGCATGGTCAACGAGGCCAAGAAGCTCAAGAACAACCTGACGGACATCAAGAAGAATCTTGCTGGTGACGTCAAGTCTGGGTTTGCCAATGCGACCAAGAGCTACCTGCGCGAAAACGCTGGGTTCCTCGGCGATCGTCTGGCTAGCTCGGTTTCGGAGAAAGGCTTCAACTTCTCCAACCTGAAGGACAGTGTCAAGCAGGATGCACTGGGTAACACCAACCTGCTGAAGAACAACCTGAAGGTCATCTCCAAGGACTCCTTCGGCAACATCAGTATCGCTCGTTTCAAGGACAAGGACGGACGTGAGTTCGTTGACTCTGCCAAGGGCATCAAGGCGCTCACTGGTGGCAGTGATGATTCGATCAAGGTCGTCGATCTTGAAGCTGAGCAGGCCGTGGCCACGGCTACCGGTAAGGACATGGTTGCCACTGGCATGTCCAACCAGCTCAAGGACATGTTGGCCAACATCGAGCCGGAGAGTCGTAAGGAAGTGGTACTGGGGATTTTCCCTCAGGCGGCTGCTGTTGCTGATTTGACGGCGATCTGGTACATGCTCTCGGTAGTTCCCGGCAAGGTCATCTGTGCGCGTTATCCGGACGCTTGCGAGATGATCATGCGTAACTACCGCAAGCCGATCCCCTGCACACAGGAACAGGAACAGGCTGAGTGCGCCACGCTGCGGGACGTGCTGGGTCTGATGCAGGAGAACTGGTGGTACACCGATCGCAATGGTTCGGCTGTGATTGACATCACTGCTTTCTCTGAAGCCAGTGGTGATGCCCTGACGGTATTCCGTTGGGACGAACGCTTCGAGACGGCCATCCTGCTGGCTCCCTTGTTCCCCAACGTGGCGGTCAAGGATCAGGTGCTGGACTATTTCCCGTTCGCTCCCGAATTTGGTTGACGACATAGAGGAGGGGCGAAAGCCCCTCCTCGTATGCCCTTTACGGACGATCCGAACCACGGTACAGAATGGAGATCAGTCGACCCGGCTTGGAGCCCATAGCGTGGACACCAATACGCGACGGAGCGATCCAGTTCTTACCTGCCACCATCTGACGGGTAATGGCCAGCTTCAGACGGCGACCCGCAGAGGTCTGATCCTGTAGCGACAGACCACCCAGCAGTGCCAAGTAGTCAGTGAGCATGTTCTCATCGTCCCAGGTAGAGCCCAGGCCAAGAACGGCCAACTGACCCAGGGCCTCACCCGCATTGTCGGTGCCAGTCAAGCCACCCACAGCATTACCGATCGTGTTACCAACCGGGGTGGTGGCTGCCATCTGGCCCGCAGCAACTGCAGCGGTAGCTTCCCACGAACCCTGAGGAGCGATGGGCATGAAGAACACGGTGGACAGATCGACCATCGAGAACGACACGTCCAACTGCAGCGGCTCGAAGTCTTCGGTGAAGCCGATGTTGCCGGCGCCGTGCGTGACGTTGATGTTGTCCATCATCGCCAGACGCGACTGCATCATGCCACGGCAGTACGCCTCACACAGGAACGGCGAGGTGTAGGACTGCTTACCCGTAGCCAGCGGAGAACCGCCGGCGAGGATGCAGGCCAGGGGGACGTACAGATGGAGCAGGCGCGCCATCTTGTTGCCATATGCCGAACGCAGGGTCAAGGAGAAGTCCATGCGGGGCAGCGAGGCGCGGGAGGACATCCAGACCTTGGGGATTTCGATCTGGGCATTACCTGCCAGTGCAGCGGCGCCAGCCATGCCGAACTTGTCAGCAGCGCCTGCAATGAAGTCAGACGCGCCCTGCGTAACAGCACCTACGGCCTCACCTGCAACACCGCCGAACAACTTACCATCGGCGAGGTTGGTACGTGCGGCTCGGTTGGCCGAAGCGATCGAGTTGATCTTCTGGGAGATCTCCGACTCACCTGCCTCGTTGGAGATGCTCAGCTGAGTCGGACCGGTGTAGTCCACACGCAAGCCCAGGAACTGCGAACCGTCCTGATTCTCGCCGTGGAAGAAGGAGGTCATGGCATCCCACCACTTCGCCTTCTGACCGTTCTCCATACCGACCTTGTCCGAGCCCTGCTCGACTGCGTCAGCGTTCTTGATGGCGAACGCGCGATCGGCTCGATCTGCGTATGCTTTCAGGTACGCATTGGCTGCCGTCCACTTCGCATCAACGCCAGCACCACCGTCCTTTGGATCCTGCAAGAAGTAGCTCTTCGGATTGGTCGGGGAAGCGTAGGCGCCGTAGATATTCTTCATGGCCGCGCCGAAGCGTGCCATGAACGGAGTGTCCTTACCAGGCAGGTCGTCCTTGAAACCCTTGCCCCGGTAGTTACTGTCCATCACACGGTCAAGCTGCTCGTTGAACAGGTTGGCCTTGCGCTGCGCCTTGCCCGCGATCCAGTAGACGTCGATACCACCCCAGCGATGGAAGATATCCGGCTGGACTTCGTAGTACGCCTTCATGTCGTCGGAGGTGAAGGTCGAGCGGTCATCTGCCCAGCGCGTCTGCTCCTCTACCGTCATGGCGCGGGGAATGATCCCCATGTTGGTTGCCAGTCCATTGACGATCGTGTTGACTGCATCCCAGTACAGCGGCATTGCCTGATTCAGCGAGTAGAACCGGCTGGATGGCTTGCCGAGCATGTAGTTGAGTGCGCGGTTGACCATGATCATCGGCTGGGCAGGTAGCGTGGCCACTGTACCCACCATCTTGCCAGCCTCGTACATGACGCCAGGCACACGACCAGTGCGTGCCATGATTGCCATGCCGGGACTGTACATGTTCGCGAAGAAGTTCAACAGCGAGTTGAACTGAGGTACGCCGAAGCGAATATACAAACGCTGCGAGCGACTATCGATGGCTTCTTCGTACCACCGACCCATACCCTTGTTTTCAAAACCCTTGGCACCGAATGCGGTGATACCGTAGGCCTTGACGTCCGCAGTACGGGTAAGCTGCGGTGGAGGGTTGATGACAAAGTTGCCGCCCAATGTGGTATCGGTGAACCCGAAGTCCACCTCGCGCAACGTGCGGCGTTCAAACTCAATGTCGTCCATCTTTTCAGCGGAGACGAGAAAAGTCTGACGCATCCAGTCGCGATCGTGACGGTTAAGGGTTGCCATCTTGGGTTCTCATGTCAAAAGAAAAAAAAAGTAGGGGCGGAGGTTTCCCCCCGCCCCTTTCCACTTTATGCCACGTCGCTGCGCAGACCAAAGTCAACCACAGGGGTCGAGTTCTGGGCTGCATTCAGGTTGGCTTCACGGCGAGCCGCTTCCCGCTTGGAGCGAGTGCTCTGCTGTACCATCAAGCCATCCTTTTCCACCGTCCTTGCGGGCGGTGCAGCGGGGGTGGGTGCTGCCTCAGGAGTGGGCTCTTCAGAAGATTGGGCTGGCATTTTGAGAGCTGCCGGATTGTTACCCATCTTCGTGCTGATGTCGCGCAGGTGCCCTTCCATGGAACGCATCACCAACAGCTGCCTGTTCATGATTTCCATCACGCCACCGGTCTGAGCCTGCTGAGCACTCTGAACGGCACGGCTGTTCACGTCTGCCTCGTAAGACTGACGATAAGCCGCTTGCTGCATCTGAGCCTGCGGATCGGAGTTGGCCGTACCAGCACTGACCAATCCCGTACCACCAGCACCCTGATCATTGCCTGCCGGGTTTGCCGGACGCGGTGCTTCGACGTACTGGGCCGGAGTTGCGTTGGCTCCAGCCGGAGGCGCTCCTGCCATAGCCAGCGCAGGGTTGGGAGCTCCGGTAGCCGAAGGAGGCATGGCACTGGCCGTGTAGCTGGCCGCCTGCCCCGTGTCGCCTTCACCAGAACGGGTGTTGAAGCTACCCGCACCGATGGCCGCAATGTCACTCGAACCGTAGCGATGGCCCCGTACCAGCTTGTCCAGATGGGCAATCACGCCACCCATCGTCTTGGGACGACCGTCACGCTCGAAGTAGATGTTGCGGTTGGCACTTGCCGCTGCCGGCATCGCCTGTGCACCAATCGCCTCGGAAGGCGAACGCAGTGCACTGACAGCACCACCAGCGCCCATGAAGTGCGCCATGTACAGATCGGTATCCGTCGGTTCACGCCCGATGCTCTTACGCAACATCGCAGCATTCTCCTTCAGGAACTCGGCACCCATCAGAGCGTTGGCACGAGCATCGAACTGATGCGCATCCGGCGAGATGCCGTACTTCGCACCATACTTCTTCAGCATCGACTGCCAGGTGCTGTTGATGAACTGATACAGACCCTTGGCTGAGGACGTGCCTGCGCCGACCTGCGGACGGAAGCCCGACTCAATCGACGCCATGGTCATCATCAACTTCGGATCAACACCAGCCATCTTAGCGGCCGCGATGATCAGCGGACCGATAGCCTTCGCACCCACTGCACCAGGTGGCGGCATGGGGAGGTCATTGACACTACCGCCCGTACCGTTACCCGGATGATCTACCGTCTGCCCCATCGGACCGGGGTTGGAGTAGTTACCAGCCTGGTAGCCGGTGTTCATCATCGCAGGACCACCCGAACCCATACCTGAGCCAGGCGCGTAAGCCGTGTTCATGAACGAGTACGGAGTGCTAGCCGAGGTCGGCGCCCCGCTCGTCCCTGCAGAACCTGCTGCCGTCCGCGCCGCTGCCGCTGCTGCATCGGCCGAAGCCTGAGCCGGAGTGGTGTTGTACGCAGAGTTGGCCTGCTTGTTCTGATTGGCTTCACGCACAGCGTTGGGGTCGATGCACGCCATACCACCAATGATCGCCATCTGGAACGGTCGTCCGGCCATCTTCTCGTAGAACAGCTTCATCGCTGCCTGCGAGTTGGTAATGGTCTTTTGAGTACCAGAGCGACCACGCCCCATACCCAGGAGGATACAACCCTGGGAGTCAGCCTTCTTACCGTGCTCTGCCGACCCTGCCGAGTTACCGGCGTGGATCAGAATTGCCGAACGTCCCGGCACGCCGTAAACCTCGTAGGCGTAACCGAATGACGTTGTCTGACGACGAGCACACTTGTAGACACCCGTTGGGATACACGACACTCGGGCCGCATTATTCTTCCATGGCAACTCCAGCGTTTGGAACACCGTACCGTCAGGCAGCTTCAGCGTGCCGTAAGTACCTTCCAGATCAGAAGCCTCTCGATCCAGAACCAACTGCATCGTGCCGTTGAGCATGATGGGTGCCATCGGAGGAGCCGCCGCCAGTCCTTGGCCGGGCTTGTATTGCATGTTCATGAAACCAGGTGGCGTTGCGCTCACCCCGCCTGCGGTTGCCGTCGGGACACCGTTGTTCCAGGTGATGGCAGCATTGCCTGCGGAGACGGACGCGCCGTTGGCTCCAGGTGCGGTCACATTGGGCTTGTTCTTCGCCTGCTCCCTTGCGCGAGCAGCCATTTCCATATCAGCGTCTTCCTGACGCTTGTCAGCCCAATCGGTCAGCGGGGACATCAACGTACTCATGCCGGGCGTCAGGGCCATCGACGCATCGGAGATGCGCTTCATGCCACTGAGGATTCCCTTGCCATCCTGCTCGATTCGAGCGATAGCCAGGTTCAGTGCCCGGTCAACGTCAGCTGCCTTCATCTCCAGCGGTTCACCGAACGGACCTGCGGTAACCTGCAGGGGATCGGGACCAACCTTCGAACCCGCCTTCACCAGTTCGAGCTTCTTGTCCTTGTCCAGCGAGTCGTCCGCATCATTCAGAGCCACGTTCGGCGCAATGGTCTTCATCGCCTGGAACCAAGCCAAGTACACCGGCTTGAATCGACGAGTCAGCCACACATCGAACAGATTGCGCTCTTCCTGATTGTTGGTGAACCAGCCGTCGTCCAGACCGAAGTGCTCGTAGATCTCCTTCATCGACAACTTCTCTGCGGAGATGTCCAACACACCGTTTACCATCTTGGTGTGCGGGGCAACCATCTGCTCGAAGTCGACGATCTTCTCGACCCCACTGGCATCCTTGTAACCCACACCGTACTGCGCCATACGGAATGCACGGACCGGGACGTAGGTGCCGTACTTGTACTTCTTCCACGCCTTATAACCGACGTAGCCGACTGCAGCGGCAACAGCAGCCACTGCAAGCACAGGCAGACCAATGGTCGCCATGACGCCGCCACCTGCGACCGTAGCCGCAGTGCCAGCGCCACCAGCCGCAGCAGCAGTACCAGCCGCCGCAGTACCAGCCGCAGCGCCACCGGTGAGCGTGGAGGCTGCCGAAGCTGCCATCATGCCGGTCGACACCATTCCTGCGGTATCGGCCACACCGTTGACGATCTTACCGCCGGTCGAGTCATCGCCACCCAGTTTGTCAACCAGATAGCTACCACCCAGACCCATGGCTACGCCCGTAGCGATACCACCCAGACTTGCACCACGCGGGCGGAAGCGAGCCAGACCACGACCCAGGCGACCAAAGCGCGGAGCACGACGTACACCGGGCAGCGGCGGCGGGCGAACAACACGCGGAGTAGCACCCGTACGCGGACGAGCCGGCAGGCCACGGCGACGACGGAAACGAGCAGCGCGAGCTGCGCGGTTACGGCGCCAACCACCACGCTTACGACCCTTGGTGTCCTTCCTCGGCGCACGAGAACGACGACGCTTGCGACCATCGGCATCGACGTAGAAGTCGCTACCGCCGCCCTCGCCATCACAGCCACAGCAACCACAACCGCAGTCACCGTCACCATCCCCACCGCCACCACCCTTCTTACCGAAGAGCTTGTTCCACAGGCCCTTGACCTTACCACCGATACCAAACATGTTGGCGACGATGTTGTCCTTGGACGAGGCCTTGCCAGTATGACCCGGACGGTCGCGGGCATCCTCCCCGTCACCACCGCCGTTCTTTTCCTTCTCCTGCCAGCTGCCATCGCGCAGGCCGTCACCGTCGGTATCACCGAACACCGGCTTGGGCAGACGCGCATCAAGCAACTCGTAGATGTTCTGCAGAACGTTCAGCTGCTTGTTCTGCACATCCAGCTGGTTCTGCAGCTGGTCGCCGATATAGCTACCCACGCCGACGAAGACGTTGGTGATGCTATCCAGACGAACACCGGACAGGAAGTCCATCAGTTTCTTCGGAGCAGCAACTGCCCACTTGGTGAACTTGCTCAGACGTGCAGCAATGTTCAGAGCCACGTTCACCGCAGCGTGACCGATGCGACCACCCAGTGTCAGGCCGAACGGAAGACCGTTGACATCCACCAGGCCGCGCTTGATATCGTCGGTGGTCAGTACGATGTTGCCATCGCTGTCCATGACGGTATTGGTACAGTCACGCCAGCTCATCACGATCTTGGTGCCAGCATCGCCATCCTGGACGAAGTAGTTGCCGGACTTGATCTTGATGGCCAACAGGCGAGGTGCCTGCGGTTCACCGCGAACGTAGATGTCCTTCTCGGCATCCATGCGAGCCAGTGCGCCGTTGATCGTGGTGCGGACGAAGTTGCCAGCGCGGAACGGAGCAGTGCTCGTCCACCCCAGCGCCTTCAGGAAGCCACGCCCGCCAGCAGTCAGACCTGCCAGGACGCGCTGCCCATTGCTGTTGTAAAGCTGCTGATCGAAGTCGTAGGCGGTCAGGACGATGTTGCCAGACTTGTCCTTGACCGGACCACGGATATCCGACAGCTTGGTAATCACCTTGCCCGTGGTTGCATCGAAGTATTCACCCAAACGCATCAGGCGAGCTTCCAGCAACACGCGTCCCTGCTTGTCACGGACGTCGGAGATGTAGTTCAGTGCGGCCTCTGCGGAGTTGGCGCCAGCAGCCCAGCCGATACCGGCAGCGCCCTTTACACCCGTCCACGCAGCGCTACCCAGACTACCCAGCATACGACCGAGGAAGCTGCCAGCAGTCCTGCCGCCACGCCATGCCATACCAGCGCCAGTACCGGCCGCGCGACCACCGGCAGCCAGCTTACCACCGATCCAACGGAAGGCATGCTCAGTGCCGCCCCAGAAGCCCTTGCGGCGGGTGTACGCACCCGGGAGCGGAGGAGGGCCACCGCTACCACCACCACCGCCAAACTGACCAGAGGCCAGCATCTCGCGGATGTCACCCAGCAGTTCCACCGTGGTGGTTGCCTGCGCAGTGATGTTGTTGGCACGGATTGCGGAGATCAGCTCACCCTCACCAGTCACCGATTCATTGATGCTGGTAATGATGTCACGAGCGTTGACCTTACCATGGCCTGCGCCAACCGGTGGTTCAGCAGCTTCAACAGCCCGCTGGTCCATGATCTTCTGGCGACGCTTGGAGATACCCTTGGCTCGGCGACCACTATTGATGGTTGCACGCGAGGGCGGAGTTGCTGCGCCGATCGGAGCAGGGGTGGCCGGTGCGATGACCTTTGCCACCAGAGCCGCCGGTACGCCCGACTGCTCAGCCAGTTCCCATACCTCATCGGGATATTCGGTGGTTGCATTGGCGTCACGAATGCGTCGGAACGCTTCGTTATAGTTCATGCGACCAGTCAAACCGCCCTTCTCGATCAGTCCCAGCGCTTCCATCAGCTCACGCTGACCTGCCTCGATATACCCCTTGGTCTTGTCACGGGGATCGTCGAGGTTGTTGCGCATTGCGGTGTACTTCTCACGCAGCTTGGAAGCTCGATTGACGTCATGGATGCGGACGTCGAACTTCTCACCCTGACCCATCCCCATGGCTTGCGCAAATAGGTCGGCAATTTCCTGCCTGATCTGCGGAGCCAGCTTCTCGTCGTAGTAGTCCTTGTTGGCGTAGTTGCTGACACTCCAAGGGTTGGCACTCAGAGAGTCTCGCATCAGCTGATCTTTCAGGGCACCTTCCGCCGCCGGAGAGATCTTGTTATTACCCGCAACCGAATTGACGAACTCGCCCAAGCTGTTGCGAGCACCGGTGGTGTTAGCCTCGCCGAACATACGCCACGCTGCGTCCTTGACTGCCTCATCCTTGGTCGTGAAAGAGCCACGGTCGGCGTTGTAGACGATGCGCTTGATATTCGGGTTCTTGGACATCATCACCCGCTGTGCGTGCAAGATGCGCGACAGGTATCCGGGGATGACTTCGATCAACGCACGATTGGCGCCATTGGTGAAGCCGCTGTGCGTGTCACTGTCCAAGATCGGCGAATCGCCGAGGCTGGAGTTGAGCATGTGGGTCGGGATCAGCTGCTGTGCCATACGAGCCAGCGTACCCTTCCAACCGGTCTGCGTGGTGCCACGCTGAGCCAGCTCGTTGAACATCTCCGGAATGCCGGTGGTGAAATACTTCAGCGCACTGCCGCCACGCTTCAGTTCCGGCATCTGGTCGGTGATCTGGGAGACGAACTGAGCGAAGCGATAACCTGCCTGCTCTGCCAACTCGCCGCCAACCATCCCGCCGATCATCTCGTGCGGACCACCCCCGTCGCCAAACTCCTTGGCAGACTCCATGGACTCGGCCAACTGCCGACCCATGTTGAACCCTTCCATCATCTGGCGGGTATAGGTGGTCATCACGTTCTGGATGTTGGACTTCAGCTGCTTGCCGAAACCACGAACATACTCAGAGGCCTTGTTCTGCACACCACCGATCAGACGCTGCTTCAGCATCTGTCGGTTGACTTCTGCGGTCTTGATCTTCACCGCATCGGGCAACGCGGTGTTCTTGGTGATGCTCTCCAGGAACTTGTTGCTCAGCTCACTGGACTTGATCGTGACGTCGGTCAGATCTCGCATCATGAACAACTGCTTGAACTGCAGCTCCAGCGACTTGCGCTGATAGCGAGCAGTGAAGTTGTCCTGGAAGGAGACCATGCGGTCGATGCCGGCGCGAGTGGTTTCCAGCTGCAACAGTGAGTTGTTGTGCTGGTCGTCCTCGACCTTCTCACGAATCGTCCTGTCCACCTTCTGGTGGGCGTAGACGGCTTCGGAAGCCCGCATGTTTTCCTTGAAGATCTCACCAATGGTGGTGTTGATCTCGTTGTCGTCCTGCTCCTTGCGACGATCCTGTTCGGAACGCGCATTGTCGAAGTAGGACTCCTTCTCGGTCAGCAGTTTGTCGATCCGCGAATACAGCTTCTCGGGGATGACATTTTCTACAGATGCGAGCAATTTTTTGGAGGTGCGCTGAATCTCTTTCAGCGGTGCCCGCATTTCGGTGGCGGCGTTATTGTATAGATCCTTGGTGGACGACCACGTCGAATCGGCAACATTGAACGCTTGACCGTAACCGTCGGGCAGGGCACGCTTGATGAAGTCCTCGATGAAATGCTTGTCGGAGACCGTCGACTTTGCGCCCTCGTACATGCCGGCGGCCAGTTTGGTCGTCGGGCGGCGATTGTCCTTCTCCGGCTTGAAGTCGAATTCATCCAAGCCAAAGTCGAAATCGCCGAGGTCCAGCCCAGAATCGTCCACTTTGTTATTGCGGGCGTTCTTGTTGGGCGGCGGACCCTTCTTGTTCTTTCTGTCGTTCGTCGAAGCCATATCTCTACCCTGGCCCTTTATCAATACCCGTCTATAGAATTAAGGAGTAGGCCGCTGTGAATCGGCTCGACACACCATTCAATGTCAGTATCCTGGAGATCACTCCGGAGCGACTCAAAAAGATCCAGCCTGTCACCAGTCTGGACATCTACGAGTCGGTCGGTGGTCCGCTCCATGACGACGGGCTTTTCTCCCTGAAGATCTTCGGTCGTATCGGTGATCCCTCTCGCGATGGGCGCTTTGCCTACATCGACGTGAAGGTGCCGATTTTCCACCCGTTCATCTATCGCACCATCGTCAAGCTGAAGGGCTTGTACGGCGGCATCCTGACTGGTCAGGCCTACGCTGTCTGGAACGATGAGTTGAAGGACTTTGAATCCTCCAACGAAATCGATGGCCAGACGGGGTTCCGCTTCTTTATGCGGCACTTCAAGGACATCCAGTACAAGGAGAACAAGTCGGACCTGCGTTCGGCTCGTATCGCTCTGATCAAGAAGTTCGTGGATCGGGCTACCACCACGAAGGTGCTGGTCCTGCCCGCTGGTCTGCGTGACATCGAAACCGATGACTCTGGTCGTACGACCTACGATGAAATCAACGATATCTACTCCCGTCTGCTGAGCATCTCGCGCACGGTGGTGGAGACCGAATATGACGACATCGGCCCGTCGGTGAACCTGCCGCCGCTGCTGTTGCAGCGCGCCTTCAATGAACTGTACGAGTACATCGAGCGGATCATCACGGGCAAGAAGGGGTTCATCCAGAAGAAGTGGGGCTCGCGTCGTGTCTTCAACGGCACGCGTAACGTCATCACGGCCATGGATACCTCCACCTCGGTACTGGGTGCTCCCAACGCACCGAAGTTCTCCGACACGGTGGTGGGTCTGTACCAGCAGTCCAAGGCCATCCTGCCCAAGTCGATCCACGCGCTGCGCTACAGTTACCTGCCCGACATCTTCTCCGCCGGTGCCAACCAGGGCTATCTGGTCAACCCGAAGACGCTGGAGTCGGAGCTGGTCGAACTGCGTCCGGATGACTACGATCGCTTCAACTCCACCGAAGGGTTGGAGAAGGTGATCTCCAGCTATGGCGAAACGCGTCTGCGTGATCGTCCGCTGCGCCTGGGCAAGAAGGGTCACTATCTGGCGCTGGTCTACACTGGCCCTGACATGACCTTCAAGGTGTTCAGCGACATTCGTGATCTACCTGCTGATCGCGATCGCGCACATGTTCGCCCGATTACCCTGTGCGAGTTCATCTACCTGTCCGGCTACAAGATCTGGAACAAGGACGGCGCCTTCGTGACGCGTTATCCGGTCACCGGCATCGGTTCGAGTTACCCCTCCACGGTCTACACCAAAACCACCACTCGTGGTGAGGTGCGTCGTGAGCTGGGTCCGGACTGGGAACCGCTGGACGAAACGCACACGGCGCTGGAGTACCCGATCTTCAACCCGTCGCTGTGGCTGGACGCGCAGGTCATTCCTACTGCACGTGTGGCAGGCATGGGCGCCGACTTCGACGGTGACATGTGTAACTTCACCTCGGTGTACTCCGAGGAAGGTGTCGCCGAGATCCTGAAGACGCTCAACTCCAAGCGAGCGTTCATCGATCCGCGTGGTGGCATGAACGCATCCGTTGACGTGCAGATGGTGAAGATGGTCCTGCACAACCTCACCAGCACCCCCAAGAGCTTGGCCAAGCGCTAAGCTCTTTCAGAGCGAGACATTTCCATGATGCTGTATCAACCCTACTACCGACGCTTCGGCGTGCGGCGCGCCAGTGAACTTGCCAAGCCAAAGCTGAGCAAGACGCTGCTGATGCAGCTGCCGATCAACTCGATCCTGCACTATGTGCCGGACGATGAAGTGTCCTACGGTATCTCCACCGACGATCCACTGCTGCGCAACGAGCGCCGCATGGTACAGGTGGATTCGGTTACCGAACTGACCTCGCGTCTGGGTGCCCCGCGTCCGCTGCCGATCCCTGCCCAGAAGCTGATCCGCGACTACCACCAGCGCTACCGTCGCACTCGTCCGCTGAAGAACATCGATGCGGTCATGCGTGATCCACGTACGCTGCTGGTGTACAACTACGCCATCCTCAGCCACACCTCGCGCTACCTGGGCAACTTCTTCGCCGGCTACAACAAGTGGTACAACATCAATTCCACTTGCTGGCAGAAGATCAGTGAGACGGCCAAGCTCAATCGCCAGAACTTCCTAGTGTGCAAGCTGCCGGACACGATCCCGTCGATGACCCAGCTGCGTCGTGGCATGAAGGACATGACCCGTTCCACGCTGCAGATCTTCGACTCTCCGGAGAAGCTGTTCATCCTGGAGCTGTGGAAGTGGCTGGGTCCGGAGCGTCATCTGTCCATGCTCTCGCAGGTTGCTGCCGAGGACATGAAGCACGTCAACCTGATCTGGCAGGAGTCGGATAGCTGGTTCGTGCTGAACCTGGGCCTGCTTGATGGCTGGCGCAAGCCGACCGATCTGGAAGTCGAGAACGGCACCAAGGCTCGCAACGGTCTGCCGGCTGAGAACATGCAGCGTCGTCTGCTGGCCATGCTGATCAATCTGCAGGAAGCTCGTACCGAAGTCGAGCCTGCCGTCATTTCAGACGATTCCACCCAGTGGGTCTCTGAAGATGATGCCTCGGCTCTGGAACTGGAAGAGCAGGCCGAGATCGAAGCGCTGGCTGACAAGGCACCCAAGGCTCAGACCGCCGATGACAAGGCCGCCGAGAAGGCACTGTTGCGCGATGCGACGATCATCTCCTTTGCTCCCGAAGAGTTCGAACTCAACGAGAGTGAGGCGGAGACCGCTGAGATCGAAGGCAATATCGATGGCGACCTCGAAGCGCTGGAGAAGCTCGCTGAGGACGTCGAGAAGGCCCGCGAACAGCAGGAAGCTGCCGAGGCGCGTGGTGATGGCGTGGACAACCCTGCAGGCGTTGCACCGAAGCCTGAGGAGCCTGTCCGTACCCGCAACGAGGAACTGATCGCCGGCGTTGCTGAACGTGCCCGTGGTCAGGCGCTCTACGGTCGCATGTCGGCTGCTGAGCTGCGTCGTTTCGAAGCACTGGCCAAGTCCTTCATGGACATTCCCAATCCGATGGGTGGGGAAGGTTCGCTGGCTGACTTCATCCAGATCCAGCCGGAAGAGATGCAGATCGACACAGCTTCGGCTGAGTTCAACGACATCCCCACGGTATACGACAAGTCGATGCTGAAGTCCACGCTGGCTGACTTCACTCCGCGCTACGTTACCCAGTACCTCCAGAAGCACATCGCTGGCATGGTCATGGGTGTTCAGAACGCTGGCGTGGCGGTGACGCAGTTCAACGTGGAAGCACATGTCGATGCAATGAACGACTACCACGCCTACACCGTGCGTCTGACGCCGGTGGATGGCAAGCCGTCCACGCTTCGCTTCCGTCTGCCGCGTGTCCGTAAGGATGGCACCTACCTGGCCAACGGTGTTCGCTATCGTCTGGCTACCCAGCGTAACGAGCTTCCGATCCGCAAGGTGAACAGCCGCCGTGTGGCGCTGTCCAGCTACTACGGTAAGCTGTCGGTGTCGCGCAACGACAACGTCAAGTACAACCTGACCAACTGGCTGGGTAACCGCATCGCTGCGGCTGGCAATGATCAGGAAGACACCAGCGTCACTGACCTGCGTCAGGGCACGGTGTTCGACCACGAGCTGCGTGTTCCGCGCATCTACAGCCAGCTCTCCCAGCGCTTCCGTTCGTTCACGGTGCAGGACGACGTGCACCTGTTCTTCGACCACAGCACTCGCTTCAAGCAGTTCAAGGACAGCGCTGGTCTGTCGGCTATCGAGAACACCAACAAGGGTGTGATCTGTGGCTACAAGGGTCCGGCTCAGCTGCCGATCTTCGTCGACGACACCAACACGTTCTATATCCACGAGGATGCAGAGACGATCGTTGCGCTGGGTGACATCTACGCCTTGACGGGTCTGGATCGTGCCAAGTCTCCGATCGAGATGATCGAGCTGACCGTGTTCGATCGTGACCTACCGCTGGGCGTGGTGCTGGCCTACTACGTGGGTCTGGAAACCCTGCTGAGCGAACTGCGTCTGAACCCGCGCCGTGTACCGCGTGGTGAGCGTGCCCATCTGGCCGAGGACGAGTTCTCGGTGGTGTTCAACGATGAGACGCTGGTGTTCAAGCGCGATGGTTCGGTTGCCTCGATGCTGATGGTTGGCTTCAATGTGTTTGAGAAGTCGATCCGCAACTACAGCGTGTACAACTTCGACCAGAAGGACATCTACTACACCGTGTTGGAAAACAACGGCGTGGGTGTTCGCTATATCCGCGAGTTGGAGTCGATCAAGGATCTGTTCCTCGACCCGATCACCGTGGACGTCCTGAAGGAAATGGGCGAACCGGTCAAGTTCATCCCGCTGCTGCGTCGTGCCGCTGAACTGCTGCAAACCGACTGGGCGCCGCAGGAAACCGATACCGACTACCAGCGCTTCCGTGGTTATGAGCGTATGGCCGGTGCGGTGTACAACGAACTGGCGCGTGCTGTGCGTACGTTCCGTGCTCGTCCGGGCGCTACCGGTGGTGCGATTGAAATGTCGCCCAATGCGGTCTGGATGGCGATCGCCAAGGACACCTCCCAGCGTATCGTGGAGGAAGCCAACCCGATCCACAACCTGAAGGAAATCGAGGAAGTCACGTTCAGCGGTACGGGTGGTCGTTCGGGTCGTTCGATGGTGAAGCGTTCGCGCGTCTACCACCGCAATGACAAGGGCAAGATCTCCGAAGCAACGAAGGACTCCGGCGAAGTGGCAATCACGACGTCGTTTGCTCCCAATCCACTGCTGACGAACTTGTACGGCATGTCGCGCCACTACATCAAGGGTGCCGATGGTCCGTCTTCGATCTTCTCCACCCCGGCAATGCTTTCGCCCACCATTGACCGCGATGATCCCAAGCGTGTGAACTTTGCGAGTATTCAGCACTCGCGCTCGATCGCCGCCGATGGTTATCGACCCACTCCGTTGCGTACCGGTTACGAGCAGGTGGTTGGTCAGCGTACGTCCGACTTGTTCGCAAAGGCAGCAGACAAGAACGGCAAGGTGGTCAGCGTTACTGAAGATGCGATCCTGGTCGAGTACGAGGACGGCACATCTGACAGCGTGGAACTGGGGCGTCGTTTCGGCATCATGGCCGGCGCCACGATCCCGCATCAGGTCGTGACTTCCTTGAAGGCAGGCGACACGTTCAAGCGTGGCGACAACCTGGCCTACAACTCGATGTTCTTCGAGAAGGATCTGTACAACAAGAGCAACGTGGTGTGGAAGGCGGGCGTACTGGGCCGCGTCGCTCTGCTGGAAAGTGTGGATACCTTCGAAGACTCCTCTGTCATCTCTGAACGGATGGCCAAGGAGCTGACGGCCAACGTAACCAAGGTTCGCGAGATCCAACTGTCCTTTGATCAGCATATCACTGGGTTTGTCGGGATCGGCGACGTGGTGGACGTCGAAAGTATTCTATGCACCATCGAAGAGTCGACGACTGCGGAGAACAAGCTGTTCGACGATGAATCTCGTGAGACGCTGCGTCTGCTGTCGTCTCAGACCCCGCGCGCTAAGGCGCATGGTGTCGTCGAGAGAATCGAAGTGCTTTACCACGGCGAGATCGAGGACATGTCCCCGTCTCTGGCAAAGGTCGCTCGTGCGTCGGATTCGGCGCGTCGGAGCCTGGCCAAAGCATCTGGTCAGCCCTACGTTTCGGGCATGGTCGATGACTCGCTCAGCATCGGTGGTCGACCGCTGTTGATGGACAACCTGATCATCAAGGTCTACATCACTGGCAAGTCGCCTGCAGGTGTTGGTGGCAAGATCGTGGTGGCCAACCAGCTGAAGTCCATTGTCGGTCGTGTCATGGCTGGCGTGAACGTCACCATGGATGGTAAGCCGATCGATCTGTTCTTCGGGTACAAGAGTGTCAACGCACGTATCGTGATGTCGCCGGTCTACATCGGTACGACCAACACGATCATGATCGCAATTTCCAAGAAGATGGCTGAGATCTACAGAGGGTAACCATGAGCGACAACAACCTGCAAGACATGAACCAGGCCGTGGCGAGCAATGCCATCGCGCTGGTCTGCGCCGTCACCAAGCGTGTGGCTGGCAACTCGGCCTCCAACCGCATCGACGGTCAGACCATCACCGACAGCTCGCTGGCTCTGGTGGTCGGCGGCAAGCTGCAGAACAAGCTGGCTCCGGTCAGCAAGAGCGAGGGCTAAGGCAATGCTGAACGATTCCGCAGTAGGCGCCAGTTACGCACTGGCACAGCGCCTGGCTGATCGCGGGGAACGTCTGGGTGTCATTGACGGCACCCCGATGGCTTCGCTGCTCAACGCGTGCTTCGTCGACGTCCCCCGTGACGAAGGCGACACCGAGTTGCAGGCGCCGTACGTCATCAACAGCCGTCGTGTCGATGAGCGTGGTGTGTGCGAGCACGACCTGGTCATGGAAGAAGCGGCCAACGTCATCGCCGAAACCGTCACCAAGAACCTGGACTGGGCACGCGACATCGTCGTGCCCACCATCGACGAAGTGCTGGCTGGCGTGGACAAGTACGTCTCCGATCGCATCGGTGGCCTGTCCGATGCGGTCCGCGTGGAGCCGCAGTTCTGGCCGCGCATCTGGGACAACCCGATGCTGTCGGAAATGGTTGCTCCCTACGCCGATCGCGTGGCGGCTGAATACCTGCCGACCCGCCCGATCTTCCCGCGTGCTGAAACGACCGAAGACTCCGTCAAGGTGATGCTGACCGGCATCGGCTCGATCGACGCCGACGTGGAAGCGCTGGCCTCGGAGATGAACGGCGGTTCCTCGAACGACCTGACCCGCTACATCTACAACAAGGTCTTCTCGACCGAACAGGGCGCGGAGAACGAAGCCCTGGTCAGCAATTCGATCGGCAATGCCAACACCCGCCTGGTCGAGTTCCTGATGGCGCGCAACCTGTTCATGTCGATGCCGGAAGGCATGGCCGACGAGTCGTCCTACCGTGCCCAGATGGGTGAGGTCATGGCGACCCTGGGTCGTGTCGTGCATCGTGCGCTGGTTGACCGTGGCGTGATGGAGAAGTCCAAGCGCCTGGGCGTGATCTACCCGGCAGGTCCGTCCGAAGACCCGAGCTGCCCGAGCATCATCTACGTGGACGGCGACGTCTACACCAAGTACTTCCTGGAAGAAGGCGGTTCCCCGGAAGTGCTGATGGGTGCGATGGTCACCGATCGCGAGATCAAGATCGAAGCACTGCTGGCGCAGGCTGACCGCTACGTCAAGGCGTGGGGCAATGAACAGCGCATGGTTGCCATGCGTGTCGAGAACAACAAGCTCGACGTCGTCCGCCAGGCCTTCATCTTCGTGCTGCGCGAAACGGCTGCCAAGATCCCCGACGAGCTCGAACCGCTCGACGTGGAAGTGCAGTACAAGCGCATCGAGGGAGCTGTCAGCACGCTGGCTGGCCGCGACATGGACAACCTGTACATCACCGCGCGTCATCTGGTGTGCACGCTGTTCTTCCCGCACACCATGGCCTACAAGCTGCTGCTGGCGTTCGACGACGCTCGCCGTGTCAGCCCGGACATGGAAGCGCGTGATTGCGCGCTGCTAGCGGCCATCGACATCCTCGTCGACTGGGTCGCTCCCCAAATCACCATCGACAAGGCGTAAGCTAAATGGACCTGAAAGCTCTGTTCTTCAACAACCGTGACGCGAGTAAGGTCCATGCAGCTCTGAAGGAACTGGAAGACGGCCAACTGGTGGCGCTCAAGGATTGCAAGATCTACGTCCCTGAGCGCTACACCGAGAAGAGCCTGGCCTTCTTGGGTCAGGAGGTTTACATCCTCGGTATCTTCGGCATCGTTGTCGAGGGTCAGTGGGCCGGCGTTTCGTCCGCAGCAGCCATCATGCGCATCGAGCCTACCAGCACCGATCGCGTGGACGTCGATGGTGAGCGCTACATGGAGTTCTTCTTTGAGAAGGGCTCCACGGTCGTGGCAAATGTCAACCTCGTCAAGACGGACACCTTGGTGTACCTGATCTTCGATGAGTTCCACTCCAAGGGCAACGTGCCGTTCTACATGAACCTGGAGGACGTGGCCAACGTGTACAAGTCGGCAAGTTATCATGCCGGCATGGGCATCTGCGACAACCACGTCATCATGGAGATGTTCACCGCGTCCATCGCGCGTAATGCGAAGGACATGGGCAAGCTGGCTCGCCAGAGCTTGACCTCGCGGCTGGAAATCTTCAAGAACCCTCCGGTGTACGTGCCGTTCCGGTCGGTGACCTTCGGCGCTTCCAACACCCTGTCCAAGTTGATGGGTAACTATTTCGATGAAGGCCTGAACAGCGCGCTGCGTAATCCCAGCACGCGTTCGGAACGCATCGAACAGATGCTCCTGACGTAAAAAGGATCTCCAATGAGCTACATGGGCGCAAAGCCTGTCCAGTCGGCCAAGTACGAATGTACTGCGCTGGTTGGCGTCAACAAGGCCGGCACGCTGAAGGCAGACGCACGCGGCTACTACGACAACGTGGTACTGGGTGCGTTCGACTACCACAACAGCTCCGGTGCTTTCTATCCCTTCGAGGATGCCAAGCACCTGTTTGAATCTTCCTCGCCGCTGATGCGCAAGATTGCCACCGGCAACCTGCGTGGCGAGTACGGTCATCCGCGCAAGGGTGACATGGACATGCGGCAGTTCATCAACCGCGTCTGCGACATCTACGAGCCGAACATCTCCCACCACGTCGCCCACGTGCGCATCGACAACATCCGCGAGGCCAATGGCCGGCAGGTGATCGCCGTACTGGGTCGCGTCAAGCCGGCTGGTCCGATGGGCCCTGCGCTGCGTGAAGCGTTCGAGAATCCCGAAGAAGACGTGTGCTTCTCGGTGCGTTCGCTGACCGAAGATGGCTGGGTGGGTAACGTGCTCCACAAGCGCATGAAGTCCCTGGTCACCTGGGACTACGTGAATGAACCCGGCATCGCCGTGGCCCGCAAGTGGCACAACCCGTCGCTGGAATCGTTCGCCATTTCGCCGCAGCAGCTGCGCATGGCTCGCGACATCCAGATGAAGGCGAGCAACGGCATGGAGTCCGCCGCATGCTCGATGCTGAACCAGATCGAACGCGACCTGGGCTGGGCCGGCGGCAGCAACCGTCCGCCGAGCGCCGACTGGAAGTAATTTCCAACACGGCTCAGCAATCATTTGGGAGAGTGCTTTCCCCGGGCACAACTCCCATGCAGACGATGACCCAATCGCATAATCGTCCTAAGCAAGGTGGATCTCTCTTTGGTGCATCAATGAGGGATTCTTAGCGGTACGCGGATCTGTGGATCTGAAGTTGTAGGCTCGTTGTGCAATGACGCACTCCTCGGCCGGGTTCCCCCCTGTTCCCTTAGCCGGGCGATCGATAGCGAGAATGCAGCCTGTAGTAATTGCGAGGTGGTCGCTACTCTTTGACGATTACTACGGGATGCGTTTTGCATCAATGCCGTATGGTATAGACAGTCGAGCAAAATCTTGGTCAAGTTCTGGAGGGATTGAAAACCTCCCTTGATCTAGGCTATACCCGGGATCTGGAAAGTCCCAATGGGTTAACTAGCTATCTTTCCTGTCGAATGAATCTCTGGCCTGAGCAAATCGGCCTTTGATTGTTGGACCTGTGTCCAGCCTACAGCCGCTCAACTTTGGGAGCGGTTGTGGGAAGCGCACAGTCGCTTCAAGTGGCCTTATCTAGCGCCACATCAGAAACCTCGAAACTAACAGGGCTAATGTCCTGAATTGCCTAGCGGCATAAAAGCAGGTTGAGGGCCACGGTTGCGACCGTGCGACCCTCAGCCTTTATGCCCTTTGCCAGAATTCGATGCCAACATGTTTCACTTACACACTACCGTAGTAGTACTACTCGCTAGGAAACTGCGCCCATTTCGTAATTCGATTCAAAACGGTTTGAAGCATATATCATCCAATTGACCTACCAACGCAGTAACATCTTATCCCTAAAAAAGTACATCGCAGTGCTACACTGTGAAGTGCCCTGCTGGGTAGTTCGTCCCTAAACCAACTGGAAAAAGCACCATGTCCAACAAGACCATCTTCGAAGGCGACGCCAAGGTTCGCGAGCACGCTGACCGCATCAAGAAGGAGCTGTCCTACAACTCCCACGGTCAGGCTCCCGAAGGCCTGGGTGAATCGATCTGCACCCCGATCTTCGAAGAGTTCGGCGTGACCCCGGCGATCCTGAAGAACGTGAAGAACGCCACCGCGCTGGCCGTGGCCGCCACCGGCCTGGCCCATGGCGAATCCTCCAACGACGTCCTGAACGGCAACAAGGACATCGATCGCACGACCCTGTCCTTCAACATCGGCGAAGACCGCGTCACCCACACCTACCTGCGCACCCGCGAATCCAACGATCCGCAGAACAAGGGCAAGACCATCGTCAAGCATGGCGCCCTGTCGACCAACTACACCACCCGCGCCGGCGACGGCAGCCGTGGCAGCCTGAAGGCCGTCAAGCGTCACCTGGTCGCCCTCGGCGAAGAAGTCCTGAAGTAATCAGCTGCCGGCCTGCGCCGTGGCACCGGACTAGGGGAGCAGTGCTCCCCTGGTTCGCTATGCCGATACAACAAGTGAACAAGGGGATATGAAATGCTCAAAGAACGTGCGGAGTTCATCCAGAGACCTGCTATCATCGAGAAGGTCCAGAGGCTCCGTGACTACAACTACACGGACCAGGAAATCATCGACGAGCTGAGCAAGAAGTTTGCCAGCATGCTGAATCCTCTCGGTGGCGCTTTCAACCGCCTCGACCTGTACCACATCAAGACCGAATTCGAAAACCTCGTGATCGATCAGCCTGTTACTGAAGCCGAAAAGGCTCGGGCTGCAACGGAGAAGTACCTGAGCGAATCCTGCTACCAGATCCTGAGTAGCGAGACCACCGAAGCATTCGACACGGCAGCGACCGTAGTGATCGATCCGTTCGGTCACATCAAGGCCAACTTGCGAGCATTCAAGTCGGTCATGTCTGTAGCGACCTCCACCTTCGAAGATCGCGCGATTGAAGACATCGTTGAATCGATGACCAAGTTGCTGACCATCTACAACAAGTGGGCACTTGGCCGCGCAGACGACAACCAGCAGATGCATGAACTGACCAACGGCTTCCGCGCTGTTTATCGTCGGATCATCACTGGACAGCCGGCACCTGCCAGCATCCAGACTTTCTGGGACCGTCACTTCGGCCGTGGGGTTGTCGAAGACGCTGAAGAATAATTGCTTGTAGAAGGGCGAGGAGCCGTCGCCTCTTGGCGGCTCCTTTTTTTTTTGTCTTTTTTTTTTGTCTCAGGGCATAGGGGAGGGGCGCGAAGCCCCTCCCTCTATGACGTTTACAGCTGGTTGGCAACCTGGTTGATGTGCACCGGCAGTGCCGAGATACCCAGCTGGTAACCAGCAGTGGGTTCACGACGCAGGAACCGGATGTAGACCAACTGACCCTGGAGCAGATCGTTGGGCACCAGCAGCTCAGCATTCCACTGGCTGATCGGGTACTCGATCTCGCGGCCACCGAACACCAGCACGAAGTAGTTCGGCTCGGGAGCCTTGACTTCGCGTTCGGCGTTGTACAGCGGCTGGGTGTTGTAGAACACCTCGTCCAGCCAGCGCTGCAGGTTGGGCAGGCCGCAGTCGATCTTCAGCTTCCACTGGTTCACGTTGACGAAGGTCATCTTCGCCTCCAGGCCCAGACCGTACGGCGGATCCTGGCCCGGACTGAAGCCGATGGACCAGTTGTTGGTATTCTGCGTACCCGGCGCCAGCAGTGCAACCTCGAAGGTCTGCGGGTGACGATACGCAGCGTACTTGCCGTCGACCTTGTTCAGATCAACCACGTACTTCAGCTTCTGCACAACACCGTAGGCGGTGCCGTCGAACGGCGCCGAACCTTCGGCCAGCTCGATGAGCGAGGTGACGTTGTAGACCTCCTCGCGGTCGAGGTTGTACAGGAAGAACTGCATGCGGTAACCGACCAGTGCAGACACCCAGGTCGGGTAGGCGAAGAGCTTGACGCTGTAGGCGCCATCCAGCATGCGCGTACGGGCCCAGTAACGCTCGCTCAAGTGCTTGTTGATCGAGGGGCTGGCGTTGTAGCTGTACTCCTCTGCGCCGAGCTTGTAGGCCAGCGTGAGAGGAATGACCTGGTCTTCAATGGACGCCACGTAGTTGTCGATGCCGTACAGGCTGAACTTCGTGCCATCGATCGGTACGCGACGCTTGGAGCCATCGCTGTAGTTGACCACGCCCATCAGCTGCAAGCCCGGGACCGGCAGGTTGATCGGGAAGTCCAGGTACTTCGGATCGGCGTTGGAGATGAACGGCGAATCGATGGCGATGGAGGAGATGTACTTCTTACCTTCCTCGCTCGCACGAATGAAGCCGGTGTTGTAGATGATGAACTTCTGGATCGAAAGCGGACCGCCCTCGTCATCGTACACCACCAGCGTCACCACTTCGCCGTCTTCCAGCTTCTGCATGGTGTAGCCACGCATGCAGGCCTTGACCGAAATGTTCTGGCTGTCCTTGTGCTCCATGGCGACCAGTTCCAGCGGGATGAAGTCGCCGAGGAACGAACCGTTCATGTAGTACGCAGAGATGACTTCACCGGTCTGACCGATGTTGGTGCCCTTGAACACCTTGTAGCGCGTGGCGTCCTTGCCGTACAGGCGGGTACGGCGATCCGGCTGCATGCCGTGCGGGATGACCGAGGTGTCCAGCAGCATGCGGAAGGATTCAGAGCGGTAGCCCGGACCCATGCCCAGCAGGATGTCGAACTCGTCGGTGATACCACCCTGGCTCGGACCGACGTGCGACTTCAGCTTGGAGATGGACGTGGTGTAGTCCACCTCGATGACGCGGAACAGGCCTTCCACCCAGGACCACACCGCATCGCCCACGTTTGGCACGTATCGACCATCGGTGCTGTGACCGTAGATCTCCTCGATGCTCCACACGCGGAACGAGCGGTCCGGATCTTGGATGGGGACCAACGGCTCTTTGATCTCGGCCATTAGACGTACCCTTCTTTGAGTCGGATGAAACGATTGATGTCAACCTTGTCATCAAGGAAGATCTTGATGGCGCGCTGGAGGAAGCTGTACTGGTAGATGTTCAGCACCGTCTCAACGTACAGGTTGTGCGGATGGATGCTCACGTAGTCGCTGTTCACGCCCTGACGGACCGGGTCGTAGTCGAGCAGGTAGACGTAGTCTGCCAACGCGTCACGTACTTCCTTGTCCGAGTAGTAGTAACCAGCGCCACTGAACTTGCTGATGTCCAGCAGCCCGTTGATCATGTCGTACATCACCTTCGAGGAGAAGGGGCTGTAGACCTGATACAGGCGCGGGATCGGCGAGGTCGGCGGCTTAGCCGGTTCCGGCAACTTCATGGTCAGGTAGTCTTCGACGTACTTGTCGTTGGCCTTGGACTTGGCACGCATCGAGTAGGTGTCCTCGGTGGTCAGACCACGCAGAGGGATAACCGGCTCGGTGATCAGGTACGGCGCACCATTGCGGATATTCTGCATCTGCACACCCTGATCGTTCTCGGAGAAGATCAGCTCGTCGCGGTGACGGAGCGTGCCTTCCACGATGATGCGAACCACCTTGTCGTCACGCACATTGTAGCGGCGATTGCGACTGAGCAGCCCATGCTCGACATAGCCGAACTCCGCAGCCGGCTCACGGGACATGTCCGACTGACAGAAGCCAGTGGCGCGGACCGTGATGGACTGACGAGCGTTGGCCTGATCGATGTACTCCTTGTTGGTGATGATCACCTGCGGCCACTTCACGAAGTAGTCCAGGTTCTCGATCAGAGGAGCACCATTGAGCCACAGGTCCAACTGACCCGGTGCCAGATACAGCGGACCGGTGAAGGTCTTGCCCAGCATCGTCTGCTCGGCAACCACGCTGAACTTCAGCAGGCCGTCGATCGGCGCCATCGTGAACTGATAGGCCAAGAAGCGATCGTCGCAACCAACTGCGGTGAACGTGTCAGCACCAGTAGCCCAGGTCACCTTGCCGCCACTGATGGCGTACTTGGACTGGTCACCGGACACATCCTGCCACTCGCCCTGACGGACCTCACCACGCCAGACCGGGGCGGTGTAGAAGCGGTAGTTGTACACCAGATCGATCAACGACTCCTTCTGTCCGAAGACGAAGGGCGCACTGACGCCACCCACACCCACCACACCTTCCACCAACGTACACAGCGCATTGCGCGGGACGTAGTTGATGTTGTCGCTGTGGGAATAGAAGCCCAGCAGCCGACCGCTGCTGTTGTACTCGTAGATGGTCGAACGGTTGCGCAATTCCACCGGCAGGTCCACGTAGCGACGCACGCTGTCCTGCTTGACCTTCAACGGCGAGTCGCCGATCAGCTTGGCAGTAGCGTTGTAGCCGTAGGCATCCTGCACCATCGGCACCGTGATCGCAGAACCCTTGGATCGCATGATCTTCGGGTACATGGACTCTTCCAACTTCGGCGCGTGCCAGAACGGTACGACCGAGTCGATGCCCAGCAGCGCCTTGCGCAGATCCAGCGCAGGCAGGCGGTAGAGCTCCTTGATGCGATGGTGCTCATCCACCAGCGGACGATGGTAGCCGCTGTGGCGGATGAACATGCGCACGGTCATCTGGTCGGTGTTCTTCCACAGCCCCATCGCCTCCCGCTTGGAGGTGACATAAGAGACCGGGATGCCGTAGTCCTTGTGGGTCACCATGCGCACCGCGTCTTCCTGATTGCGGTGATACAGGCTGCCCTTCCACTTCGTACCCTGCAGGTTGAGCAGGTATATTTCCAGGTCGTCACGATAGTCAATCGTCGAGTCGATCTGGTTCTTGTAGTTCAGCAGGTACTTGCGCTTGTTGTCCAGCGTGGAGACGTAGTTGTCCAGATCAGAGATCTTGAAGTCAACCACGTTCTTGACGGTGGTGTCATGAACGTACTCAACGAGTGCGCCCTTGTCCAGCGTCATCGGAACGAAGTCTTCGACGTAGATGCCATCGACGAATGCCAGTGCCATGCCACCCTTTGCCTTGCGGTCGCGGTAGCGGCGCTGCATCAGCAGCATCGAGTTGACATCGTTCATCACCAGGCCTTCGGTGAAGATCACGTTCTCCTTGCCACGGGAGCGTTCGGACTGGAAGTAGGCGTTGCTGTACAGACGCAGGAAGATCGGCGTGTTGTCCAGCTCGACCAGTCGCGGCTGATCCTGTACGGCCAGCAGGACGTTGCCATCCTCGTTGACCAGGAACCAGCACTGGAAGCGTGGCAACTGCAGGCCGCTCTCGGTGTAGATGTCGCTGTACAGGTACTTGCGACGCATGTTCTCGCTGACCGTCTGCCAGATCATCTTGTCCGGCATCAGACCGATCAGCGGGGCGTGCAGCTGACCGATCTGATAAACGTGGTAGCGGTCCTTCGGCGTCGGCAGGGGAATCGTATCCCACAAGACGTTCGTGGTAGCGATGTCCCCTCGTGGCCGGGTCAGCTTGGCAGGCTTGAAGATCACCTGCTTATCCTGATCCGGCGTGCACCACACATTCTGCAATGCATGGGCTACGAGGAAATCAGTCATTCTCGTACTCCGATCATGTTCAGCAGGTTGAAGGTGAAGGTCTTGCTCACCTGCCCCTTGTCCAGCTTCTGGAGAAGCTTGGTCAGGAACGTACGGTGGTACAGACGATCGTTGAAGGCCGCGTACACCATCGTGATCCAGGTCGGCGGATGCTCCAGGGACACGTTGACCATTTCCTGGTCATTGGTGGAGAACCACGAGCTGCGCAGGATCGTGTACAGGAACGGGACGGTCACCTGATTCAGGCGCGGGGAGAACGTGCCGTTCTTCAGCAGCTCCACGAACTCGTCGATGTTGTGCGGGGTGCGGTGCTCAGCCATCAGCTCGGCAACCGTGTTGGGGTTGCTGCGGGTGAGGTTGGCGATGACCGTGGAGAGACGGCGACGGGTGATTTCGTCTTCCATCTCGGTGGCATCTTCGAACAGCCCCAGGTAGTACCACGCCGCAGCAATGGCGACGTTCTGCTGCTCCTGAGGGTTCAGATTCAGGGCGCGAGTGAGGTTGTCGGAGATCCACGTTGCGAAGGCCTTGGGCGCAATGTCGCCCAATGTAATGAACAGTCCCTGTTCTCCCTCTGCCCAGATCCGGGAGAGCACGCCTCGCATGACGATGAAATCATGCTGGCTGTGATCACGAACCTGGAATACACCCAGTCGGTCGACGGCGGTATACGGACGCGTGTCGACCACCCAGTAAGTCTCACCCGTACCACGGGTGATTGCAATCGGATGCCCGAACTGTGGGATGACTTTGTTGCTCGGCGGTATTTCTTTCACCTTGTCATATACGGTGCCCGACTTCGTCGTGGCATCACGCAGCTCGCCCTCAATGAGCGCCACGTTGATTTCCTTCTCGATTCGACCGAGATTGTAGGCGCCCAGGGGCTTGGTCTGATAAGGTTGGAGGATCATGTCGCCGGCCTTTGCTCTGAAGTTGTAAAAAGATACTCGTTACGCCTAAAGTATTTCCGTATTACTATGATGTACGAGCATCGCTAGTCGCTATAACATTCGCCCACAGGAGCCCCTGATGACTGCACTTCGCACCGCCGCTCCGTTCGCCAACCTGCGTGGCACGTTGGACCGTTCGCGGACGGCCCCGGTCTATGACCCGGAGCTGATCCCGTCGCACTGCCCGATGTTTTACGTTTTCGCAGAGAAAGGCCCGACCCTGCCGCAGCTCGTGAGCGGCGCGGGCTTCGAACAGATGTACGGCATCAAATCGCTGGACGCACGCGGCAAGTTCGCCACGCACCAGCTCCCGTTCGTCAAGCTGATGAACGCCAACGCCAACGCCATGTACGTGCAGCGTGTGATCGATCCGGCCGCAGCTGACGCTGCCACCTGGGCGCTCTACGTGGACATGGTCAAGGATCAGATCAAGCAGTACGAGCGCGGCACCGATGGTCGCTTCAAGCTCGACACCAACCAGCAGAAGATCCCCACCGGCGAAACCGTCGAGGGCTGGATCGTCCGCCTGGCCTGGGGTGAACACGTCAAGGGCGACCTCGGCGCTGCAACCCAGACCGTCGGCAAGATCGTGTCCAGCACCGGCGAGCAGTCGGAGATGTTCCCGATCTGGGAAATCAGCGTTTCCGATCCGGGTTCGTACGGCAAGAACCTGGGCATCCGCCTGTCGGCCCCGAACGTCAACTCCCAGCCGGCCGGCTTGGACGAGGCCACCATGGTCTCCAACAGCGCCTACCTGTACCGCCTGGCCGCCGTGGAGCGTCCCAACGCTGCCAGTTCGGCTGTCGTGCAGGAAGGTGTCAAGGGTCAGCGCTACCTGGACTTCTCGTTCAAGGACGGCGTCATCTCGGCCGAAGACCAGGCCTTCTTCATCGGCGACTCGCTGGTGGAAACCTGGCGTGAAGTCGAAGACAGCGGCGTGCTGCGCAAGCAGGGTCCGTTCGGCGCTCAGTTCATCTACGAGGACAACCTCAAGGAAGTGCTGACCCGTCTGTTCGAAGCCGAGCAGCCGCATGGTCTGCTGGGTGACAGCGACGATGCCGAAGAGCACTACCACCTGGTCAACTTCCTGACCGCGACCGACCAGTACCTCACCCCGTACTTCGCGGTGGAACTGCGCGGCCCGCTGCAGGATGGCCTGCTGTTCGATGCTGCCTCCACGCATTACGCGGTGGGTGGTGACGACGGCAAGACCGACGCTGCGACCTTCAACGAGCTGGTGCGTGAGCAGGCTCAGAACTTCGGCGACATGGAAGCGGATCTGTACGACACCGCTGTCTACGACATGTCCGTGTTCTACGATTCCGGTTTCGACATGGAAACGAAGAACGCGCTGCTGTCGATCATCGGCAAGCGTTACGACGTGGCCGTGATCGTGGCGACGCAGGACGTGGCACGTCCGATCAACTCGCAGGAAGCCGACTCCTCGGCCGCCATGGCGCTGTCGACCCGTGCCTCGAACTACCCCGAGTCGGTGCTGTTCGGTACGCCCGCTTGCCGCGCTGCGGTGGTTGCTGGCGCCGGCAAGCTGAAGAACCAGTCGATCTACCGTGGTCTGCTGCCGTTCACCTACGAAATCGCGAACATGTGCTCGAAGTTCATGGGTGCATCGAACGGTTTCTGGTCGGACGAGTTCTCGATGGACGAGTGGCCGAACAACGTGATGTCGTCCTTCAAGGACACCAACATCGTGTTCCGTCGTGCCGGTGCTCGTGACGAAGACTGGCGCAACAACATGATCTACGCCCAGAACTTCGACCGTCGTTCGGCGCACTTCCCGGCGTTCCAGACCGTGTACCAGGACGACTCCTCGGTGCTCAACTCGCTGGTGACGATGTTCGCCATCGTCGAGGTCGAGAAGATCTGCCAGCGCGTGTGGCGTCGTCTGACCGGCAACTCCAAGCTGACGGCGGACCAGTTCGCCGAACGTTCGGATCGCCTGATCAACGCCGAGCTGAAGGATCGCTTCGGCACCCGCTTCATCTTCACCTCGACCACCACGTACACCCCGGATGACACCCAGCGTGGCTGGAGCTGGTCGACCCAGGTGGACGTCGGTGCCAATGGCCAGATGACCGTGGGTTCCTACACGATCGTCGCCCGTCGCCGTGCCGACATGGAAGCGAGCCAGACGGGGGCGTAAGCCCCCCGATGGTCACGCCCTGAACCCGTTCACTACAACTCAGGAGTTACTCCATGCGTTTGAAAGACGCTCTCGCGGGTCAGAAGGGTCCGAACCGCTTCGGCCACGCTCCGACCCTTGACACCCGCTACGGCGCGTCGATGGGCTTCACTCCGGATTACAAGGCGTACGTCTCCAACGCGCCTTTCGTCCGCCGGAACCTCTTCGCGCTGCTGCTGGAAGCCCCCGCTGGTTTCCAGAACCTGCCGAACCCGGAATACTGGGTTGGCGCCCTGAAGGCCCTGATCGAAGAGCAGTCGCTCGTGATCGAAGGCCTGACCGGTACGCTGACTGCGTCCTTCGAAGACACCCCGTTCGGTGGTGCCGGCGAAATGATGCAGGCAGTCTCGGACATGAAGCGCGAGCGCTCCCAGCCCTCGCACACCGTGAACGAGAAGTACGGCCGCTCCTGGAACAAGTTCCTGGAAGGCTGGATGACCGGTCTGATGATGGATCCGGAAAGCAAGGTTCCCACCGTGATGGCCAACAGCGTTGCTGCCAACCGTCCGACGGATCTGCTGCCGGACGTAGTCGGTGCCACCGTGCTCTACATCGAGCCGGACCCGACCCATCAGTGGCCGCTCAAGGCTTACCTGACCACCAACATGATGCCGGAAACCGGCGGCGAAGTGCAGTCCCGTCGTGACCTGACCCAGGCCGGCGAAAAGCTGGACATCCCGATCCGCTTCTCGGGCGTGACGCAGCAGGGCGAAGGCGTGCTCCGCTTCGCCGAGCAGCAGATGCGCCGCATCAACATGACCGGCGTGAACCCGAACCTGCGTCCGGCGTTCATGGATCGCATCAGTGCCGACGTGGCTGCCATGTCGGACACCGGTTACGTCGAGGCAATCAACCGCCAGGCGAACACCGCCATCAGCCCGTAACTTGGGTTGGACATATCGGGAGGGGCTTCGGCCCCTCCCTTTATGCCGTGATTCCAATATCTTTCAACCCTATATCACCTTACTGCAATAACCTTTGTAATCCGAACAACCAATGGAGAAACACGTGATTATCCTGACGACCATCCTAATCATTTTCACGGTGGCTGCGGTTGGCTTCAATGCCGCAAACATCTACAGCTGGGCCAATCACATCTACTGGCGACTGAGAGGGCACGATCACCATCATTTCGATTATAGTGGCGGGGAGTATCTGAAGGGGGAGCAACAAATGGTGTACGTCGAAGTCGGATACTTCGTAGTCGCCACACTGGCAACAATCTTGGCTATACTTTCGATTTACGTTCATGCGGTACTTGTGATCAACTTTGCAGTTACCACGGTAATTACATTGGGTCACGCAAGGGGCATTCGTCACCAACGCCTCAACCCCATTTCCCATCGTTTCCACTTGTAGGAGATAGCCGCTATGGCTTCGCAAGTCACTCCGAGCCAGCTGCGACTGGTTCGCGTTGTTGATGCACCGACCGCACCCATCCACGTTCCGGCCAAGGTCGCCCCGCGCAAGAACTTCGTTCAGCGCGCCTGGGAAGACGACCCGGCAGCCGTCGTAGCTGGTGGTATCGTACTGCTGGGCGTTGGCATCATCGCCGGCGCCCTGATCCACGAGCACTTCTTCGAAGAGCCTCCGCAGTTCCACTACCTGTAAACCAATCGCAAAAGGAACCGTGATGTTTGTAATCAATCTGTTTGACGTGCTGTTCGCTGCTGTTGCATCCATCCCACTGCTGTTCTGGGGCTGGGTCATGACCCGCACGTGGAACAAGAGTAAGGCCAGTCGGAGCATCGACACATTCTGGACCAGGTCGACCCTGGCCATCGATCATGGTGACAAGCGTTACCGTGCACATGGCATCGTTTGGAATGGTGTCTTCTTCGCTCTGATCGCTTGGGGCATTTTGGTTCCATTGCTCATCGCGATATTCTGGAGCCGCTCGTGGATCGTCCTGATCCCGAGCGGCATTTCTCTTTACCCCATCCTGAGCATGGTGGGTTATCGTACCTGGTGCTCGACCCGAGTTTCAACGACCGCATAACGGAGCTTCAAGCAAACATGTCCATTTTCATCTTCAGCATCATTGCAGGCGTCTACCTTACCTTCAAGGCACTGCGTCTGCTCAGCGAACGCTCCCGCATCATTTCGACGGCCAGCATGCTGCCAGGTACTTTCCTTGGGGAGGTCAAAGACGCAAATAGTCGGCCGTTGCTCTTCTGGTTCGGTGTTCTGCTGAGTTGCTGGCTCTGGATCGTCCTGGGTGGTATCGCGTTCTACTTCATCTACGATGACTACAACTACGGCTACGACAAGATCCTGCTGTGGCCGCTCATCTCCGCGATCGCCTGTGTGCTGCTGCGCTTCAGCTCCCACACCGTGTACTTCACATTCGGCCGATAAGTTTCCTTAGGAGATCCCGCTCTGCTCACCGAAAGGTGGGTGGGGCGGGAGATTCTATGGGACTTATTTTTTTGGTGTCTGGCTATGATTTTGTTCAAAGAGGACTGGGACAAGTATTACAACCCCATCCCAGACTACAACACGACGAACGAAAGCTTCCTGAAGATGGCCTCCAAGTACAAGGCCATGGGAATCCAGAACTACCACTGGCATCTGGCGCTCATGCAGCCGGAGCTGTCTGGAGTGAACGCACACGATCCGGACCTCGATCCGGAGATCAAGCTGATGATCAGCCGCGAGTGCAAGTTCAATCCGATGTACTTCTTCCGTGAAGTTGTCCGAGTGCCGCCTCAGGGTGAACCGGAGGCTGTGCCGCTACGCGCCAACCGTGGCAACATGGCGCTGTACTGGAGCTTCTTCAACAACATCGACTGCTTCCTGATTCAGCCGCGACAGACCGGCAAGTCGGTTTCAACTGACGCCCTGTCCACTTGGATCGTGTACATCGGTGCGCGCAATACCCGCATGTATCTGATCACGAAGGATCATGCGCTGCGCAAGGCCAATATCGACCGACTCAAAACCTTCCGCGATGAACTGCCGCCGTGGATGCTGGAACGCTCTGCCGCTGATGCCAACAACAGCGAAGAGATCAGCTACATGGCGCTGGGTAATCGCTACAGCACCGGCGTGTCGCAGGGCGACCCCAAGGGTGCTGACAAGCTGGGTCGTGGTCTGACCGTGCCGGTTCTGCACTTCGATGAGCCGCCGTACGTTGACTACATCGGCATCACTCTGCCGGTGGCCATCTCCTCGGGTAACGCGGCACGAGAGAACGCCCGAAAGAATGGCCAGCCCTCGGGCATCATCTACACAACGACTGCGGGCCGAAAGGACGACCGCGATGGCGGCTTCATCTACGACGTGCTGATGGGCGGTACGGTGTGGAACGAGGCTTACTTCGACTGCACGAACAACGCCGAGCTGATTGAGACTGTCAAGGCCAACGGTCGCGATAAGGTCTCTCCGCTGCTGAACATCACCATGTCCCATCGTCAGCTGGGTCTGACCGACGAATGGTTGCACGTGGCAATGGCCAAGGCCAAGATCTCCGGTGAAGCGGCTGACCGCGACTACCTGAACATCTGGACCTCTGGTACGCAGAGCTCGCCGCTGACTCCCGCACAGAACGAGGCCATCCGTCTGAGCGAAATGGAGATCGTGGAGAACGAGATCCATCGTGAGGGTCGTTACGCACTGCGCAAGTACTTCGACTCCGAAGACTTCATGTACGTCCACGACAACAGTCACTTCCTGTCGGGTATGGATACCTCCGATGCGATCGGACGTGACGGCATCGGTCTGGTGGTGTCCAACGCGTACAACATGGCCACCGCTGCTGCTGGTACGTACAACAAGACCAACCTGCTCCAGTACGCCACCTACGTGGCACACCTGCTGAAGAAGTATCCGAACATGACGCTGATCATCGAGCGTAAGGGTTCGGGTCAGTCGGTGCTGGACATGCTGCTGATGCTGCTGCCGAAGATGGGGATGGATCCCTTCAAGCGCCTGTTCAACCGTGTGGTCGATGAAGCCTCTGAGAAGCGTGATCGCTTCGAGGAAGTCTGGCGTACGCCGGAGACGCACCGCAGCGTGGAGTTCTACTCCAAGTACAAGGAGCTGTTCGGCTTTGTCACCACCAAGAGCAGCCGTGACCTGCTGTACGGAGACGTGCTTCAGGAAGCAGCCCGCAACTGCTGCGATGGCGTCATCGACAAGACGCTGTCCAACGAGATCCGTTCGTTGGTCATCAAGAATGGCCGACTGGATCATGCCGCCGGTGGGCATGACGACATGGTCATCTCCTGGCTGCTCAACCACTGGCTGGCTCAGTACGGTCGTAACCTGGAGTACTACGGTATCCCGACCAAGCTGCTGCGTCGTGCCGTTTCCAACACTGGTCGCGCCTTGCGTCACGAGGAAGTGCGTCAGCAGGAGGAGCAGCAGGATATCCAGAAGGAGATCGATGAGCTGGCAGATCGCCTGAAGAGCATCCGTGACCCGATGCTTGAAGCCAAGCTGTCTCATCGCCTGAAGGTTCTCCAGAGCCGTGTGGTGGTGTCTGATGTTGACGCAACCAGTGTGGATGAACTGCTGCGTAGTAGCGAGGACTCGCGAGGCGTCAGTCTGAAGTCCGATGCAATCTCTCGCCGTCGACCAATCGATTCTGATACGCTGCGCAATGGTCTTCGTGGGAGGCGTGCCGATCCGCTGCGTGAGTTGGCGGTCTGGCGAAGCTGATCTGTATGAACCCTTGTAGTGCATTTAGAACAGGAGAGTTGTAATGGATCGCTGGGCACAGGTACTGAAGAAACCAACATCAGTGTTGTCACTGATCTTCTGGCCACTGTTGACCGTGGTCCGATTGCTCATGGCAATCCTGCGTGGGTTCGGCTGGGGCTTTGCTCGGGATAAGGGACATGTGTGGGTCGGCTTCGGCCGACTTGTACCCGGGCACTTGGAGGAGTTCTCTGCGTTCTGGAACTTCTTCAAGGTCGGTAATCGTCTGGGTATCAACCTGACCCTGCGACCGGATACGGAAGACGCTTACACGTTGCACGTCTCCATCCCCTATCTCTTCTCACTCCAGATATCACTTGATGTCGGCTTGTCCAAGTTCCGCAAGTTGATATTGCGCGGTGCCAAGGACTACTGCTGGAAGATCGTTTACTACACCTCTGGCTTCTTCGAGGTGAAGGTGCACTTCCGACGGTTCGACGGTGAGCGAAAAGGTACTGGCTTCAATTTCCAGATCGAAGATGACGGTCATCACGAGTACCACATCGAGAAAGTTCAGTTGGTTCGTGGATATGGTCACATTCCTGAGACCGACCACATGCCTCCTGAGAAAGTGAACGTGGAGATTGCCGTTGAGGACGTCTTCCCGATCAACCATCTCGGTCTGGTCAAACTCCATGATCGCACCCGTCGCTACACCTGCCGATTGGTTTCCCCGATCGGTGTAGTGGAGCACGATCCTTCAGGCATCAAGTTCCCGCGCACGATTACGTTGGCTGTCGAAGAGTCCACCTTCCAGACCACGGCTGTCTCCAGCGTCGGGCAGGCGGTTGACCAGTACGGTTACTACCTCGCCCAACTGAGGGCATAGAAACATAGAGGCAGGGCGCGAGCCCTGCCTCTATGCCGTTTACATCGCCACTATCTCTCGAATCTCGCCATCGAGATTGTCCCGGCGCAATTGCCGGATCACACGGTCGAGGTAGGCGTTGATCGCCAGGTAGTGCGGATACTCGCTCCATTTCAGGAACCAGTTGCTCATCATTGGGTAGGTGACGGGCTCCATACACTGTGGGTCGACACGGTCGGCCTGAGAGCCGGAAACCATGCCTGATACCACGAACACACTCTTGCGACTGGATGGAATCCACCATCTGTCGTAGGTAGTGCGATAGACGATACGCTTGCACACGACCGTCAGCTCCAAGACTCCCTCGGTGCCGATCGAGAACTTCTTTGTGGAAGCCTCATTGGATCGTTGATACGTTTGCGTATGGGATCTGCCTGTTACGTGGTGGCACAACACACCCAAGTAGAAGAGGAAGAACTTCATCGGGGCCTGCCTTGGGGTTGGTACTGCCTACTACGAGTAATGCTCCTTGGCGAACGCCCGCAGGACGAGGTACAACATCACCGACGTCCGTACCGAAGAGATCACGCTCTCGTTTCGCGTTTTCACAGCCTGCCTGACAACCTTGTCGGAGAGGGCTTTCATTTTCAGAAGCGACGGATCAACCATCCTGGACGCCATGTAGAGCGCTCTCAGCCGAGCGATCAAAGGAACAAGGATCGAGCCGCTGTTGGCCAGAGTCTTGTCGTTGAGCACAACGCTGTACGCGTGGACAAGAGTCTCATCAACAAGCTGCTCGACTTCGGGCACACCCGGTACTCGGTGGTTATCCGAGATCCAGGTGAGCGCCTCCTCAAGCAGTTTCTGCGGAGTGGTGCGCATCGACGAGATGATCACCTGCACCAGCTCCGAACGGATGAAGGTGGGGCGATCGCCAATTACGTCGTGGAGGTAGCGGGTGTAGGTCGTGTAGGTGCGTTGCTTGTCCTTCACGATCACTTGTCCGTTCAACTCAACCGTCGAGGACGTGGACCGCAAGGTGTTGCCACTGGCACGCACCTCGTAGAACAGTTCCGTCAAGTTCTTCACGTACTCACGCAGACGCTGCTGGATATCGGTGATCATGTAACCCACGGCGGCGTCAGGACCGTGCTTTACGATGGTGTCGTGATGCACCGAGGTTTTGGACAAGATGTCGTCCGTACGAAAATCGATCAGGGCTCCCCAGCTGCCAACGATCTTCAGCAGGAACTTGCGCGTCATCGCAGCAGCCGTTGCCTGCGCTACCGCCAGATCGCTGGGGAACTTGAAGTTGTGTGCCATGATGGAGCTGAGGAACTTGTACTGCAGGATCGTCAGCACATCCTTCATGCCCGTCTCCTTCTGGGAGGCGGGCAGCTTGGAGTGATAGATCGCACTGACCAACCAGCAGCAGCTCTGGTTCATGGCGTCAGTGATTCGAACGAAATCTTCGTTGATCGTGGGCAGCGCGACGATACGGCTGCGCAGTTCTTCTTCGTCGATGTTCAGGATGTCGTCGAACCATTCCGCTCGCTGTTCGTCACGGAAGCGGAACGGGTAGTGACCCAGCAAGTTCGAACCGAGGAACTTGACATGGTCAGGGTTCTTGGTGGCGAACTCAATGCGGAATCGGTGAATGCGCTTCATCAGCGCCAGATCAATCTTGACGTCCTTGCAAACATCTGCAAAGACCGTCTTCAGTGACTCGGCCATGTTCGCCTACCGTGTTTTCTAAGGGGGGTGCATAAAATGGGATCGGAAATCTTTTGAACTCTATATTACCCTTGTGAGCGCATGACTTGAAACATAGTTCTCCGCTCGAATGTCCTTCTTCGCAATTCCACATATCGAGTAATTCATAATGTTCAAATCCCTCCTGGCTGTTGCCGGCGTCGTGGCTGTTGGCGCCGTTGCTTATACCCTGCTCACTGAAGAGAAGGGTGGCACCGACCACACGGTCGTTGACGGGGAGACCACGATGCCGGACCTCGGTGGTGGTGAATCCGCCGCACCGGCCATCTGAGCAATCAGCAGTAAACCATTACACCCATAAGCTATCATCTGGGTGTAAATACTTAGATACGTTCTGGCGTCCTGTAGCGTCCTCTAGGGGACTTTGATTTGGCGACTGATGGTTGCTCGTACAACTATCCCCGCATCTCCTACAGGGCGTTCCAGAGCGTTCTGATCCCGCAGTAACCGTCCCATCAACAAGAGCACAAAAAGCACAATGAACACCGAAACCCAGAACAACGCAACCCTGATCTCCCTGGCCGCTGCCTTCCTCGCCAACCCGAGCAAGGAGACCCACGACGCTTTCCTGAAGGAAGACCTGAAGGACGTCGAAGGTCCGGTCGATGTGATCACCTACAGCGAAGCCGATCACGACTACCTGGTCAACACCATCAGCCAGCGCTTCCCGGAAGCCGTCGCTGCCGCCGGCGTGGACGTCGAGGAAGACGAGCCGGTCACCGGTGCCCAGGCTGAGCTGACCGAAGCTCCGGCTGGCGATACCGTCTCCGACGCCAACGACACCGCCGCTCAGCCGAGCGAAGTCGATCCGCTGGTCCGCGAAGCCGTCCTCAGCTTCCTGACCCACCCGAGCGAAGAAAGCTACAACGGCTTCTTCGTGGCCATGGCGCAGACCGGTTCGGTCGGCACCCCGGACGAGTACTCGCAGGAAGCCCAGGAAAAGCTGGCCGCTCACCTGACCGAGTTCTACCCGGAACTGGCCGAGCTGGCCGACGAGTCGCTGGTCACCGACGAGCAGGAATCCACCCTGGAGCGCATCGATGCCGTCATCATCGATACCACCGTGGAAACCGAAGCCCGCCTGGAACGGCTGTACGCGGAACTGATGTCCACCGACGAAATGGTGCGTGGCGCCTACTGCCAGGCCCTGGGCATCAGCCCGAACAACTACGAGACCGAAGACCAGCTGGTGAAGGGTCTGGCTGAAGGCCTGATCGCTCTGGAAGGTGAAACCATCGGCGAAGTTCGCCTGGCCGCCACCCAGAGCCTGCAGAACAACGTGCGCATCCGTCGCGAGATGGAAGTGCGTCAGGCGCAGGCTGATCACGTCGAGGGTCGTCTGGACCCGCGCGTGCGTGGCAAGATCTCCTCGATCATGACCAACCGCTACAACTTCCAGTCCCGCTTCGGCACCCTGCACACCCCGGGCGCCTGGGCCGCCTCGGACCAGCTGGCCACGGCCATCTCCGAACACTTCGAGCTGCTGCAGGGCAACGAAGAAGTGACCGAAGAAATCAACCAGGCCATGCTGGACGTGCTGGAAGTCGGTGGCGCTGCCCTGACCGCCGAGTTCGAAGCTGCTACCCGTGGTGAAGCTGCGATCGCCTACCTGGATCGCTTCGCTTCCTTCCGCGCTCGTCCGCGTCCGGCCTCGGCGCCGGCTGCTGCTGAAGTCGCTGAAGAAGCTGCTGCCTCCGAAGGCCCGGCTGCGTAATCGTTTCAACGCGTGCTTCCACTGGGGAGGAGGGGACTTCGGTCCTCTCCTTCCTGGTGGTTTTATGTCTGTAGTAAAAAATTACTCCTAACCCCTTTTATCTGAATGGAACTTTCTCTTCGGGGGAAACCATTTAAAGGAAGGGGGTATGCGAGAAACTTTAGGGACGGGGTAGAGGAGGCGTAGCGTAGCTACTAGCCTCCGAGAAACCTTTCTATGCCCTCTACAAGACCCTTAGCGCCCAGTGGAGTAGAAACTGATAGGGTTGGGGTATACTACGATCCAATCAGTGGATAGCCATGAGTACCTAGTCGTGTCAAGTAAAGTCGATGTATACAAGCAGCTTAAACCAGCTGCCTTGAAGAAGAGCCTCAAGTTACCCTACTTCAACAATCAACGTGGGGATGACGTTGAGTACAAGACCGGGATGAAAGCCTATCGACTGGCTGACCGGAAGTTATACCAACTCTTGAAAGAAGCACCTGAGCACAGTGACCAGCGTCGGTATCTTAACCACGCCTACGAACGACTGCTCGACTGTATGCCCCAGCCCAGTATCACACGCAGCGCTACCAGCCTGCAGGTGTACTTGGATCAGCTGGAAGCTTTGATTGCCGTGTGTGAGCAAGCCGCCAGCTAATCTTGTGTAGCTTACTCACCCATTCCTTTGGAGTCTGACATGCGTGACCTTTCCTCCCTGCTCGACCCCAGCGCTGATGCCTCCAGCCGCGTGGACATCCATGCTGTCCAGAACGAAGACAGCCCCTGGCAGAAGTACCTGGCCGAACACCTGCAGATGAGCAAGGTGTACGTCCTGGACGCTGCAGTCTCCGCTGAGAGCATTTCGATGGAAACCCAGCAGCTGGAACAGGCTGCACTGGCTGAGGCTGCTGAAGAGAATCCGGTCTACCCCATCCAGCTGTACGTGCTGGACAATGGGCAGGACTACACCGAGATCCATCGCGTGCTGAACAAAGCACACGCTGATCCGGACCACACTGTTGTCGTGCTGCTTGCCCCGCAGGCTGCTGACACCGAAGTCAAGGGCGATGCAGCACAGCTGCTGGCCGTACATGACCAGCTCGCCGGTAGTGGCGCCAAGGTCTACACGACCATCGAAGAAGCCACTGACTACCTGAACTCCCTGGTGTAAAAGCCAGAAGTGCTGAGCAGGCCTTCGGGTCTGCTCAGTATGCCGTAAAACCTGAAGTACACCCACTTAGCTATGAGAACCCTCAAAGGAGTAACACCATGAAGCGCAGTCACTATCCGCTGAACCCGCTGTGCCACCTGGCCGCTATCGGCTACTGCTTCCCCGATGAAGCCTTCCTCACCCGTGAAGGCGCCCCGAACCTGTTTGATGGTTCGATGGCTCGTCCGATGGCGACCCACCTGCTGTACTGGTTGGCACAGGAGGAGAAGTTCCTCAAGCACCTGCCGGATGACCGCAAGGACTTGTTCTTCAAGGCCGTGGTGATCGACCAGGAACTGCGGGTGAACGTCTACCACGCCTTCGGTCCGGAAGACGTCAATGAAGACCAGCTGGACACCAAGCCGATCTTCTCCAGCACCTGGATCAACGATGGCGAGTTCCGTTGGCTGGTCACCCCGATCCTGCACAACCACGTGACCAAGCGCGGCTTCTTCAGCGCCAAGCCCAAGCGCACCATCGAAGCACAGCTGGTCAACATGCCCAGCACCGCCAAGCGCTACCGTCCGACCGAGCCGTTCAGCTCGTTCAAGATGCGCCTGAATGACGTCCAGCTGGCCATGGTCCGTGCCCGCATGGATGCCAAGCAGATCATCAACGGCGACGTGTACGCAACGGCCTAATGGTTATGGGGGAGCCTTCGGGCTCCCCCTACACCTATCTCTTTTTTTTTTTGGTTCCCATATGGCCATCGATACCTACAACGTCTTGCCTAAAGGGTTACTGATCCCCACCCCCGAGGAGAAGCCTGTGACTGCTTCCATTGTCGATCTGGGTATCGGCATCATCCAGCGCAATGTCGCCAAGATCGTCGAGGCCATGTGTCGCGAATTCGAGGTGAAGGATCTGCGAGTCACCATCCAGATCGCCAAGACTCACAAGGAAGACTTCGTGGATGTGGATATCCATGAGATCGTCTGCGCCCTTCCGCCCAACGACTTCCAGGGCCGGTTGATGCGTGCAGTGCGTTGTGACTTGGATCGCATCAAGAAACAGAACGTCAACATGATCACCATCCGCAGTCGGATCAACTATGCCGACAAGCGCGTGGTGACCGTGCTCGCCCACACGGCGGCATAAAGGGAGGGGCACTTGCCCCTCCCCTATGTCCTTAACGACCCGAGGCCATCAAGAGTTTGAGACTGCGCTTCTTCTGCTCGTAGTCGCCCAGAATCGAAGTGACCTTCCATTCCTTCTGCAGGAACTCCTGGTACAGTTCTTCCGCGTCAGCGTAACGCTCGACGATGTTCTTGTACGAGCCCACGCTGAAGCCACCACGGATCTCACCTTCATCGATGAGGATTTCCTGATGGTTGAAGATGTAGGCCTTGGTGGCCAACTTGGCGCCCTTGGTGAACTTGTGCCAGCTGCGCGGGTTCAGTGAGGAGAACTCGGCATCATAGCCCACGATTGCGCGCAGGAAGATGTTGCGCGGCAGGGCCATGTTGTCTTCCACGCAGATCACGTTGCGACCGACCAGGCGCACGTAAGCGGTGGACACCAACGGGATGGGGAGGTGTGAGGACAGGATACCCGAGGCTGCATCGAGCATCGGAGAATGGCCACGCATACCCATGTTGGTGGTGCCCATGATCGTGCCTTCGCCGAAGGTCACATTCAGAGGCTGGATGATGTCGCGGTTGTTGGTGAGTCGATCGGGAATCTCGTAGATCACCCGGAACTCATCAGCGTACTGCGGCTGCAGACCCACCAGAGGAATGGTGACCTCATGACCGCCGGTCAGGTTGAGATCTTCGATCAGTCGACCGTAGAGAACCTTCTCACGCAGACCGGTTTCGTAGTTGATCGGCGCCCGGTAACCATCGAAGCGCGACGGCGGATTGAACACCTCGTTGAGAATCTGCACCGGAATCGTGGCAGCGATTTCGCGCAATGCTTTGTTGATGACGGACATGGCGCCTCCTGGTTTCAATTTCTACACCCCAGACGATGCTATGAACCGTAGGGTGAACTCATAAGAAAGGGGCTGTTCAATGAACTTGGAAGAATACCTGCTCAACCGCATGGGCGAGGAAGCTGCAGAGATCACGCAGGCGTCCACCAAGATGCTGTCCTTCGGCATTACCCACCGTGTACCGTCCAACCGAATGGCTGCTTCTGACTGCCTGGTGGGGGAGATCAACGACGTGTTGGGCGTGGCTGATTTCCTCAACGAGATCGGCGTGGAGCTGTTCGGTATCGGTAAGCCGCAGGCCCGTAAGGCCAAGATCCAGAAGATCATCGCCTACATGCAGGTGTCCATCGACGCAGGTTGCCTGACCCTGACCGACGAACAGCTGGACAAGATCAACGCCCGCAACGAAGGGCGTCCCCTGATGCATCGCCGCTCTGATCCGGTGATTGCAACCTTCGAGAAGGAATCGGCATGAGCTCTCTGTTCGTCTGCTGCAAGTGCAATACGGTGGACACCACGGTGGAAGCCTATTTGGGCCGCCAGTTTGATCTGGCCAACATGCAGTGCACCAAGTGCCAGACCGGAGTGTGGCACAACTACTTCCCGATGCTACCCTACAACCCTGACAAAGACAACGTCATCAACAAGCCCACCGGCATCGGTTTGGGATGACGCGATTCATCGTCGATTACGACAGGAGGGCCAGCGTACCCTCCTCCGTGAAAGCCTTCGAGCGCGTTGCCAATAAGGAACGTCGCGGACATTACCGACTGGACCGGATGTGGTTCTTGAAGATATCCGTGCGTGTCCTTGGGCTAGTGGCGCTGACTCGGGACAGGGACGACCTCGCAGTGGTCACCACTGAACTGTTCCATTACCTGCCGATGTTGGAATTGTTCCCCGATATGGCTGAGCCAATCGCCGAGGACATCCTGGAAGAGGTCAAGCGGATCTCCACGTTCCTACCTGACCACATCGTCTTGGATAGCGACAAACCCCGGTCTTGCGAGATCGAAGACCATCGGCACGGAGCACTGCTGATCTGTATCAGGTAACTGGCCGGGGAGAACCCCGGCCTTTATGCCGCAAGGCTCTGTATGGCTCTCTAAGGAGCGCGCGGAGTAAATAAGTACTCCCATAGCCTTTTCTATGTAGAAGAGCCCTAGAGGCCATTCTAATGAGTTTCAGCCATACACTATCTCAGTGAAGAGCACTAGTGGAGTTTCACCATGCGTCGGGCAATACTGATCTACGACATCTCTCGTGAACACCGGGATGTCCGCAGGATAGTGCGCGATGCGTTGCATCATCGCGAGAGGCTTCCCATCTTGGATAGCTTCAACGAAGGTCGAACAAATGCGGCAGTCAGGTTGTGGTTCAGCTACTTCCTGAATGAATACTGCTACGTCAACGTTCCGCCAACCTTCGCCTTCCGTCCTGACCCAATGCTTGAAGATTTCTTCGAGCGCAGAACCTCGCCTCAGTTGATCACTCTCAGCATCAAGCTCCGGATTCCAAGGGAGCTCTGCGAAGAGACTCCCGACATTGACGTTCGGGAGCGCGATCTGATTCTGACCTATAACAACTTAGAAACATCGAGATGGACGTGACATGAGACACACCGCACGGATTTACGACCTTGGCAGTCTCGCCAAAAGGATGACCCGGAACATCGAAGGGTTCCTGGAGATGTACGGCGATACGAAGACCAAGCGTCCGAACATCACTGAATGTGGACAGATGCTGGTCGCCGTCCTGACCAACGAGATCGATCGCCGCGCCTGCTGGGCAAGCCCGATTGGCCATGAGGAGTTGTTCGCACAGCTCCTGCCGTGGTCGAAGAACATCGAGAAGGGCGAGGTGTACGAAGACTTCTACACTCAAGTGATCGATCGCGCAGTGGTTGCGGTCAATCGCTGGCTGGAGGTCTTCATGGAACGTGACAGCTGGATGATCTGGGAAGTTGAAATGATCACCCCGCTGACCATCTCCATCGTACCCAAGCAAGACTACCGAATCGAAGAGTGGACCCGCCTCAAGGAGAGCGGGGCGCTGGAGAAGCTGTCCAAGCGCGGCCACTGAACCAGAGAGCAATACAATGTCAAGCACTGTGCTAGGCGACATTCAGGGTCTTTTGAGATCCTTCGTTCAAGACCTCCAGTTTGCCTGCGATTACGACGATCCCAAGCATCTTCACCTTGATGCCCTGTCGGTCGCAGAGGTCATCCTTGATAGTTACTTCTCGGATATTGAGCTGCTGCACCGCTCTGCGGTTGACTACCTCCGGCGCTATTCGATCCAGCGCTGGAAGAAAGAAGAAATCATCCAAGCCTTCAAGAACTCGCTCGAAGATTACATCCATCGCATCATCCGGATCCATCCCCGCTACCACTATAGCTACCGCCTCGGCGGCAGTGGGGTTCTGGAGATTACGCAGATGGACCTCGACCCCCAGTCCCCTCCTCCCAAGTTCCATTGCGAAAGCGATGACGAGGAAGGGCTTGAGGGCATGGGGACTTTCGTACCCGAACGCCAGAGAAGAAGATAATGGAACAGACGCTTGTCATCATCGATGCAAGCAGACTGCTCAAGGAGATGGCTCCCTACCTCGAACACCTCCGGGTGTTCGGGGTGGATGAGCCTTCTATGCTCGCACATCTGTTTGCACTAATGCGCGCACCCAATCAAACCGAATACCTTCGGAGGATGTCGCGCGATCTTATACTGGAGCTTGACGAGAACTTCTACTCCAGCCAATTCCCACCTAATAGTAGCGGCGATGTAAAATACGATCGCGTTGCACATGCAATGACTGACGCGCTCGGTGACGGCCTCCAAGTCCTGATCCCAACGCTCGAAACGATCCTAGGAGAGTATCGGCACTCCGCAACGCTGCATGGTTTTGTGGGCCGAGACATAGTGGTGGCTGTAGAGGCTACCGAGAACACTGCCGATGAAAATGAAGAAGATGCTTCTACTACTCCCGATGCGGGAAGCGGAGAAGCGATTGCAGGAGGTGGAACAGGATCTGGATCAGCTGCCGCTGGCCTACCCGTTCAGTCAACTGGTCGCCCTCACGTTCCGTCTCTGGATGATGATCGCAACACTGGATGACGGTGAAGACAAGACCAGCGCTGACCTGGTCTACGAAGACGATGCCTTCAAGCAGGTTCTGGAGAAGCTCGTCGCCGAGGACATCAACCTGTCCGAGTTTGAGTACGACGAATTCGTTAAGGCGCTAGCCACGTTCGAGAAGGGCGTTGGCAGGCTGTACGCCGAACTGGCTCCGTACCTGAAGCCGTTCGAGAAGTACATCAACCGTAACAACGACAACGCTATCAACTTCCAGGGCTGGCTTGCCAGTGATCTGGTCGTCGAGCTGGAAACTGAAGAATGTCAAAGTCAGGCCGACCAATAAGCCTGATCTTGCCAACTCGCGACATCATCTACGACCACCGTTTCAATGAGTCGACGTTCAGGCTCATGAGACAGACGGCCAAGATGCTGGGACGCTTCACGCTCCAGCAGTGGGTGCAGAACGAGTTGGACAAGCGCAGGTACTTCACCCGCTACGTCAGCCAAGCAGAACTCCTGGAAGATGCCGTACTGTCGTACATCGTCGAGCCACGAGTGGATCTAGCAGAGGACGTGTTAAGGAAAGCGCACAATCGCCTGATGGATATCGTGCTCGACTACAACGACACGATCGGTCCTCTGCTCGGCGGCTTCTGTGAGCATGAAGTTGACGTAGAGCACATTCGCTTTGATGACTGGCTCGGTACTGACATGATCGTCGCTATCGACCGGTTGTAACGGAGAAAGAGATGGAACCCACGAAGGAAGAAACTGACTACCTGCTCCAGAAGGTAGTTGAAGACGTCAGTCATCGATATCGTCATGCGCTACCGTTTGACACCAGTCCGTACTGTACGACCAAGCCGAACATGGCGTACTACAAGGAGGGTAGTGGCGAAACCTCCAAGCTCGGAAAGGATGTGATCCACAAGGGCTCGGTGATCCTGTCCACCAAGCGTGCCTTCGAGGACTTCGAGCAGACCGCCGCCATGATGTCCAACATCAACTATGATGAGGATGAGATTGGCGCAGCCATCGTGAACTCGATCCGCACCGGCAATCCAGTCATGGCCAAGTCCATGGTCAACGATGAGGATACCGAGATCCTCCTGCGGGCCACCGAGCGACTCAGGCAGGGCGTGGTCAATGCGGTCAACACCGCCAGGCTGGATCATGCGGCGATGGACAAGGAACTGGTATTCGATGGCTGGTGCCATGGCGATATGGTGCTGGAGCATATCGAGATCCGCGAAGAACGCTGATCTTATGACACCCAGTTGACATAGGCTCATCATGACCCCGCTTTCGAAGCTGCCACTGAACTCCACCGTGTCCTTCGAGCTGTACCCGTCGTTCGTCATCGGCACCGGTTACAGCTTCGCCAAAGTCCTTGCACATCTGGATGCCGACACCGCCAGAGCGCTGGGCGTGGACACTGCCGCCAAGCACACCAACGTTTACCCGACCCTACCCTCGGATGTACCCAACCGCGCCAGCGCGTATCCGTGGGTCAAGCTGCGCCTGCAGAATGGCGAAACCGTCATCATCGGCGTGGCCTGGATCAAAGAGCCGACCATCAAAGTCCTCAACGCCAAGCGCGTGCGCTGGGAGACCAACATCAGCAGTGACGACGATGCCGCACTGATCGTTCGCGTGCTGGCTGCCAACGGTTTCCAGGCTCTGGACATGGAAGTGGTCGAATAAAGATAGCCGGGTAGGCTATTGTATGCAGAAGCCTGGGTCGTTTCTGCGATGCTTGTACTGGCTTACCCGCACTCTTTAGCCAGGCCTTCGGGCCTGGCCTTTTTATGCCCTATTTTCTTTTTCTACATTCCGGGGCTATCTAGTGTACCTTAGGCGGAGCAGTACATGAAACACTTTGTCATGGCAAAGGATGACTACAAACGAGACGTCAATCTCGTCCCTGCATACATCCGAGATTGTGCCACCTACCTGCAATTGGATACCGGGATTGACTTTGACGAATGCGTTGACTACGTCCGCAAGCAAGTCGGCCCGGGTGGTCCCCTGGAAATCAAGTCCCCGGAGATCATGTGCCTGAGCAAGGACACTCCGGGTAATCGTGTCCAACGAACGATGCCGTGGGACCAGTACATCGGCGAAGCAGTTCAAGCCGGTGACATCATCAGTCCCACCTTGGCGGTCTACGCCAATCCCCTGCGTCATGAGTCCATCCTGGGCAAGTACGTCAGTGGTAACCTGAAGAAGCGCTCGACTGCAAAGCACGAGATGTTCACGGCGCAGTCTGAAGCGGATATCGCCAAGCTCAACGGTGACATGGTTGCTTACCGTGAGTTCTCGGCACTGGCCGGGCAGAAGGACGCAGAGCAGTCCTCGACGAAGGTCAAGAACAACTCGCTGTCGGGCGCACACGCTGCACAACACACCCCGCTCTACAACAAGTCTTCGCACAGCACCCTGACCAGTTCCTGCCGGTCGGCGACCTCGTATGGCAATGCCAGTAACGAGAAGTTCCTGTACGGCAACCGTCATTACTGGTCTGCCGAGTTGGTCAAGGCCAACATCATCTCGATCATCAACACCGCAGACCTGGGTAAGATCGCAGCCGCATTGAGCAAGTACGGCATCGTCTACCCGACCATGGAACAGACCATGGCCTGCATCACTCGCTCCAGTGACCTGTACTGGCGCGACGCAATTGAAAGCGAGTCGATCCGTGCACTGGTGGATCGTCTCAGTCCGGTACAGCGCGCTGCCGTGGTGTACGTTGGTGACTTTTACCACCTGGCCGAATACAACCGTGACTTCTGTCATGAGTTCCTGGATCAGCTGTCGAGCAAGGCAACGGCCCCGCTGTCGGTGGAAGAAGCATCCGAGCACATCGGTGCAATGGACGATGACCTCAAGGCTTTCGTCTCGATGCTGTGCGAGAAGGAACTCTACGGCACCAACCTGAAGAAGTTGAAGGCAGAGAACCCGGAAGGCTACGGCATCATGGGTGCAACCGCCAAGGCGATCCCGTTGGTGCTGGATGCCTATGCGGACATGATTCAGGCGCTGTGGGTCACCAACTGCATGCCTGCATCGATCGCAGCTCTGCCGACCATTATCCGTCGTTGCGCCATTGCCTCGGATACTGACTCGACGATCTTCACCACCCAGCACTGGACCAAGTGGTTCGTCGGTACGCTGGACTTCTCGCCGAAGTCGCGTGCTATCTCCAGCACGATGGTCTACCTGGCATCGCAGGCTATCCGTCACGTCCTGGCAAAGCTGTCGGTCAACATGGGTGTCACCCGTGAACACCTGCACAAGCTGGCCATGAAGAACGAGTACGCCTTCCCGGTGTTTGCTCTGACTGGCCGTGCCAAGCACTACTACGCCAACATGTCAGCCCGAGAGGGTAACGTGTACGTGGAGTTCAAGAAGGAGATCAAGGGCGTTGCGCTGCGTAACTCCAATGTGCCCAAGCATGTGAATGACAAGGCACATGGGCTGATCGATGAGATCATGGATACGGTCTACAAGGGCGAGAAGCTCTCGATCATCAAGATCAACAAGACCATCGGCAACATGGAAGACAGCATCCGCAACTCGATCTTGAATGGTAAGTACGACTACATGACCCGGATGCAGATCCGTGACGTGAGTTCTTACACCAAGCCTGAGTCCTCCGTGTTCGTGTACTACGACATGTGGGAGAAGGTATTCGCTCCGAAGTACGGTCATGCAGAAGCTCCGCCGTATGGTGCGATCAAGATTGCCATGAACACCGAGAAGCCGGCAAAGCTGAAGGCGTGGTTGGCAGAGATCGAAGATCGTGCACTGGCTGAGCGCATGATCAAGTGGTTGGAGGCGAACAACAAGAAGCACA